CATGCAACAGCTCGCTTCATTCTTACTTGTAACTATCCCAATCGTATTATTCCTGCTATACATTCGCGGTGTCAAGGCTTCCACGTCGAACGTACTGATATTACAGAGTTTACTGCTCGTGTGGCTACTATCCTCGTCGATGAAGGTGTGGACTTTGATCTTGACACCTTGGATAATTACGTAAAGGTAACTTATCCAGACCTTCGTAAGTGTATTAATCTAGTACAACAAAATGTTAATGAAGGCAAACTAGCTGCTCCTAACAAAGGCGATCAAGGCGAAGCAGACTGGAAGTTTGATATGGTTACCTTGTTTAAGGCTGGAAAAATTAATGAAGCACGTAAAATGTTATGTGGAAAACTACGTGCAGAAGAAATGGAAGAAGTATATACATGGTTGTATAATAACGTCGAAATCTTTGGATCAGAAGAAAATCAAGATAAAGCAATCTTGATTATTAAACAAGGGTTAGTTGATCATGCATTAATTATCGATCCAGAAATTAATCTTTCAGCGACATTAATTAAATTGGGTAGACTATGAGCAGCCGATATATGATTGTTACCTACTATCTAAAACCAAATGGTAGGCATGACGAAATTACAGAATTTAAAAATGCATTAAAAATGAGACACATTCAAACCGCTAAAGTCATCTTAGACTTTAAAGAAAGAAAGTGTATCAAAAATGGTCTCAATCCAGAGGCCGGTTATGAGGACATGCTAGAATTTTATAAAAGAACGATAGGGGATCAATTGACCCCCCATCTTCCTAATGATCAAGAGTCACCGTAGATCGATAGTATCTCCTTTACCGCCTCGTGGCGTTCTACATCTTGTATGTCAAAGTGAACAATGTCCACATATCTATGATTTTTAAAGTCGTTATATAACTTTAAAAACTCTAATAAGCCGTTGTTTGATGGACGGTCTGCTTGTTGTAAGTCCCCAGTTACAACCATTTTGCTTCCTTGTCCTAATCTAGTCAACAGCATTTTCATCTGTGACGGTGTGGCGTTTTGCATTTCATCTGCTATGATGACCGCATTTTTAAAAGTTCTGCCGCGCATATATGCTAGAGGACTAGTTTCAATCACCCCCTCACGTACAAAGTTTTCAATTTCTCTAGCATTAAAGTTTTCAGCGAAAACATCAAAAATAGGCTTGGTCCAGGGTTCCATTTTTTGATTTAGATCCCCGGGCAAGAATCCGTGTTGCTCGTCAACACTTACAGCAGGTCGAGTAATAATGATCTTGTCTGCAGAACCGTACTTTAACTGATCAATTGCCCACTGAACGCCCAGCATGGTTTTACCCGTGCCCGCAGGCCCGATGGCAAAAATTATCATTTTGTTGGGATCGTTAAGTTTTAGTAGATAAGTCTCTTGACTTAAATTCTTGGGATAGATTTGAACTCGCTTACGCTTCTCGTTTAATCTATGATCAATATTTATTACGTTGCTTTGAAAACGTGGGTCATACTGCTCTTTTTGCTGAACTTGCGCTCTTTTTCGCTTCATATAAGGTTAGCCCTCCTTTTTAGGTGTTAGGCACGGACCCTACCGTAGTGTCCGTCGGCCGAACACAAAGATATTTAACATCTGCGACAAAAAGATATATGTAATGATTAAATTTTCGCGATAAATACAAAGGGAGATATTATGGTCGATTTAAAAGATATTATTAATAACATCGAAAACATTTACGGCAGCAATAATAGCTTAAAATTACTTAAAGATTTTGAGCGTGTTGTTGATGAGCTAGATATCTATGTTTTCGATAACTGGATTGACGGAGAGCTTGTTGCTGGTCCTAATGAAAGTCGTTACTTTGTAGAATGCACTTTTATGTGGCCTAAAAAACAAATGCCTGAACCTAAGGGCGGTCTACGTTTAATAGAATACGGTTGTAAAGTTGAGTTTGGTGAAACACGACTTGCTAAAGTAAGAAAAATTAAAAAACCAGATGATATTCGCCCTGGTACAAAGAAAGGCAAAATTGATCACGAAGATGTCTGGTTAGTTCGTATTACTATGCCTAAAAAATTAATGGCTGACGTAGATCGAGGCCATAGAAATTTAGATAGCAACAAAATAGAAGATGTTGTTAATCAATATGGTGCAGCAGCAGCAGCGCCAGATGCCAGCGAAGAAGCTGTACAGGATATGACAAATGCATAAGCAACTTAACGAAGGTTTAAGAACCAACGACCTTAAAGATTTAGTATATTCACTTTTTGAAGTTGACACATACAAATCTAAGATGGGAGAGGACAAAGATGTTTGTGTTGTTAGCTTTCAGGTCAAAGATCGATCTCCTGCACGTGACCTAATGGAATTCATTGAAAAGGGTTATCATTTTGTTTTAGACGCTGACGTTAGTTCAGGCGAAAACGAAAAAGGTGAATATTCAGTATTTGTAGAATTAAACCGAAGCCCTAAGCTAGCAGAACAAATTAAAGAATTATGTTACGGAGTTAAAAAATTAACCGGCGTAGATGATTTTAAATTTAAATATCACAGAAGTTCCGATGTTCACGAAGTTAACGAAGAAACATTGAGAAAAATTATTCCCGGTGATTCACGTGCCTACGAAGAACACATGGGCCAGGTTAGAACTGAAGATGTAAAGCGTTTTTTTACAAAAACATTAATGGATAACTTAACTCTAAACAACAACGTGATAACAATTCACAAACCGTTTGATGTTAAGGTACAACTAGAAATTATTAAAGACGATACTCCAGAATCTATTTTAGAAGCAACAGAAGGTGCATATGTTGTTGACGAAAAAGCAACTAGTGAAATTTTCTGGCTTACAAAAGTTTTAGGCGATTACAGCATTAATAAGGTTGGAGAAAATTTTATTTTTAACAACGGTAATCGTTCTATGTTATTGAAAAGGATCGAACAATGAGCTTCACATTTAACTTTACTAGAGATCAAGTAGCAGATATCATCAAAGGTAATCCATATATTGATCATTGGTACGAAGCATTAAATGAAATTTTACCAGATTATGAAATTAACACCCCCCAACGTGTAGCAGCTTTTATGGCACAATGCGCACACGAATCAGGTGGATTTCGTGTATTAAAAGAAAACTTAAATTATAAAGCACCTAGTCTACGTAAGATTTTTCCTAAGTATTTTACAGACGATGCAACAGCTAATCACTATGCTAGTTTACCTAACAAGCAAGAAGCTATAGCAAATCGCATTTATGCAAATCGTATGGGTAACGGTCCAGAAGACTCTGGCGACGGTTATCGTTACTGCGGTCGCGGACTAATTCAATTAACAGGTAAAGAAAATTATACCTGGTTTGCTGCCAGTTTAGATATTCCTGTAGAGGAAGCGGCAGAATACCTACAGACATTCGAAGGTGCTGTGCAATCAGCTTGCTGGTTCTGGGAAACAAACAACCTAAATCAATGGGCAGACAAAGGTGACATCCTAACATTAACCAAGCGTATCAACGGTGGTACTATTGGTTTAGAAGATCGTATCAAACATTATAATCACGCATTACACGTTTTTGGAGCATAACTTATGTGGATGCTAGCGTGGGTACCGGATGCTGTACTAATTTATGCTGTACACCTAGTATTACTAGCAGGTGCCATTGGTACATTTTTAAGTTTCTTTTTATTACATAGAATTGTACGTTGGTTCCCTGCACTAGCACCGTATCATTTACTTTTACAAATTGTCAGTGTTGTATTATTAGTTGCTGGGGTTTATTTTAAAGGTGGCTACGATACTGAAGCAGAATGGAGAGCTAAGGTAAAAGAAGCAGAAGATAAAGTTGCACAGGCAGAACGTGCTAGTTCAGACCTTAATAAACAATTAAGTGAAGAAAAGAAAAAGAAACAAAAAGTTCGTGTTGAATACTACAATACGGTTAAAACACAAATTCAAGAAGTTGAAAAAATTATCAATGCAGAATGCAAAATAGACCCTCGAGTAAACGAGTTAGTTAATAAAGCTGCAACTAATCCAGAGGCTAAAAAATGAAAAAATTAGCACTTTTATTAGCAGTAACTTTATTAGCAGGATGTTCAACTGCTCCTGTAATTCCTAAATGGCCCGAGGTTCCTAAAGAATTATTAGAAGCTTGTCCCGATCTAAAAACCGTAGATCCTAAAAATGACAAACTTAGCGCCATTGTTGAAGTTGTAGCAGACAACTACAAGGAATATTACGATTGCAAAGCACAGGTTGATAATTGGATTTCATGGTACAAAGGGCAACAAAAAATTTGGGAAACACTTAAATAAAGTTAGTATTTAAAGGAGCGATGAATGGCATTAATTGATTCAGTGTTAAATTTAGTTAACAAGCAACCCAAAGATCCGGACGCACCAAAGCCTCCAGTGGGATCACGCAGCGAGCGTGAAGCAAAACTAAAAGACAAAGCAGGTATGGTTATTTCTGTATTTGCATTATTATTAGCGGTTAACGCATGGTATAGTGGCAAATTATCTAGCACGGTATTAAACAATACACTAGGTGCTAACAATACATGGGCACAATATCAAGCCAAAGCAGGTCGTGGAGTTAGCTACGAGATTGCCGCTAAGACAACCGCTGATCCAAAACTTAAAGCAGCGTTCATGGCTGAAAAAGAACGCATGGATGAAGACAAGAAAGAACTTGCTGTTAAAGCAAAGGCCATGGAACACGAGCGTGAAATTGCTAAAAAGTCTAGCCCATGGATTGGTTATGCTTCAACAGCGTATCAATTAGCTATTGTTGTATTATCTGCAAGTATTCTTGCAGTTAGCATGGCAATGTTCTGGGGCAGCTTTGTAGTAGCGGGCGCCGGAGTATTATTGAGCCTAAATGGTTTATTCCTTTGGTTCTAAAATAAATTAGGAGCGGACAATGACTGAAGAAGTAAAGAGCGAAAGTGAAAAGAAAAAAGAAGATTGGATGAATGCTAAATGGCGTCCAATGATGGGTTGGATGTATATGGTTGTCTGCATGATGGACATGGTTGTATTTCCAATCTTATGGAGTTTGTTACAAACTCTAACACATAGTCCTATTACACAATGGAATCCATTAACCTTACAAGGTGCTGGTTTATTCCATATCGCAATGGGTGCAGTATTAGGTATCGCGGCATTTGGTCGCACACAAGAAAAACTAAATGGAGCAAACAATGGTGGCGCACAACCAATGGCAACAAGTAACCCTTCAACATTTGGCCCTGCTACGGCAGCACCAAGCAGTTTCCCAGCAGCGACTACGCCAGGTTTCGGAGCACCAAGCTCCCCAAGTAGCTTTAGCGGAAGCAGCTTTGGAGGCGTATCTAAGCCAGCAACATTTGGGGCACCAGCTGCACCGATGATGAGCAGTACAGGTAAACCAATGCCGGTTCAACCTGATCAACCAGAAATTTAAGGAGATAGTATGAAACACATTATTTTTGTAGCAGGTCTTGCATTAGCAGTTTCTTCCCCTGCATTTGCAGCCGATGCTCCTGCAAAAGCAGAAAAGGTTTGTATTAAAACTACTGATGCCAAAACAGGTAAAGAAGTTGAAAAATGCAAAACTATGAAAAAACACGAAAAGAAAGAAGGAACTAAGGTTGAAGGAACAAAGCCAGATAAAAAATAATTTGAGCTCAGTAAATCTTAATTAAATAAAAGGACTACTTGACGTGGTCCTTTTTTTATTGTATAATAGTATTATGGATTATTACTCAACACTAGGTTTACAAAGAGGTGCATCTGACGACGAGATTAAAAAGGCTTATCGCAAACTTGCGATGAAGCATCATCCCGATCGTGGAGGTGACCAAAATAAATTTAAAGAAATATCTACTGCCTACGAAGCATTAAGCGATCCTGATAAAAAACGGATTATTGATATGGGCGGAGATCCTAATGCACAACCAGGAATGGGCGGCGGATTTTACAACCAAGGCCCATTTGAATTTCACTTCGGTGGCGGCATGCCGGGCATGGACGATATTTTTTCGCAGTTTGGATTTGGACGTAGGCCAATGCGAAGAAATAGATCTGTTAACATTAACGTAGAACTTTCCTTAGAAGAAGTTTTAAAAGGCAAAGATTTAAATGCTGAAATTACTATACCCGGCGGGCAAAGAAAATTAATTAATATTTCAATTCCTGCAGGCGTAGATCACGGCCAACAAATTCGATATGAAGGTATGGGCGACACAACCCTACGAGATGTCCCGGCAGGAGATTTGATTGTTAATCTTTATATTCGAAAACATCCAACATTTATTAGAGAAGGCGATTCTTTAATCTTTGAACATAATATTTCTGTCTGGGATGCTATATTAGGAACAACAATAGATGTTCCTACTATCTCAGGAAAAAATATTAGTGTCAGTGTTCCAGCAGGAACACAATCAAATACAATACTAAGTTGCAAAGGAGAAGGTTTGCCAAATATGCGTTCAAAAATACGTGGGCCGTTATTAATTAAAATTAATGTCAATATTCCACGTAACCTATCAGCTAATCAAATACATAAAGTACAACAACTAAGAGACGGAGTCGAATAATGATTGAACCAAGTCAAAGTCTACAACAAATTTTTGAAAATTCGATGAATATGGCAAAAAGCCTTGATCACGAATATATTACCATTGAACATTTGCTTCTTGGTATAATGGATGATGCTGATTCATTTAAGATGATCACCGACTTCGGTGCTGATGCTAATTTTATTAAAACAAATCTAGATCATTATATTAAAAATAATCTTAGCGATATTAAAAATCCAGAATGCGAAAAACCAAGAAAAACTCATGCTGTAGAACGTGTGCTCAATAGATGTTTTACTCAAGTTTTGTTTAGTGGGCGTCAACGTATTGAAGTTGCAGATGTTATTGTTAGCATCTTAAATGAAAAAAATAGTTTTGCATTTTATTTTTTAAACAAAGGCGGCTTAACAAAAGAAAAATTTATTAATTATTTCCAAGAAATGGTTAATAATGAAGAAGAATCAAGCCAAGAAACCGCAGTTACAAACCCTAGTCAGATGGAACGAATTATTAATACTTTTTGTACTAACCTAAGCCTACAAGCAAAACAACGTAAAATTGATCCTGTTATTGGTAGAGACGACGAGCTTGAAAAGGTACAACTTGTTCTTGCTCGCAGAAACAAATGTAATGTTTTACTGGTAGGTGAACCCGGAGTCGGTAAGACTGCTATTGTAGAAGGTCTTGCTCGCAAGATCTTTGAAAAGAAAGTACCTAAGTTTATTCAAGACCATCAGGTCTATAGTTTAGATATTTCAGCATTGCTAGCTGGTAGTAAGTATCGTGGAGATTTTGAAGAACGTGTAAAAGCTGTGTTAGGTGCTTTAGAAAAGAAAGGCAAGATTATTTTATTCATTGACGAAGCACACATGATGCAAGGTGCCGGTGCTGCTAATCAAAGTTCAAATGATATGGCCAATATGTTGAAGCCAATCCTTACTAAAGGTGTTATTAAACTTGTAGCATCAACTACGTGGGAAGATTATCGTAAACATTTTGAAAAAGATCGTGCTCTAATGCGTCGATTCCAACGTGTTACGGTTGACGAGCCAACGCCAGAACTTGCAGTTAAAATTATTAAAGGTATTAAGAAATACTACGAAAAACATCACAACGTTAAAATTACTGACGGTGCAATTGAGCAATCAGTTAAACTTTCTATGAAGTATATGTCTGATAAAAAATTACCAGACAAAGCAATTGACATTATCGATTGTGCTTGTGCTCGTTATAAAGTAAAAGACGAAGACGGCATGGAAGGCATTGAACAACTGGTAGATATTGAACAGGTTACATACGAACTTAGTAAAATGGTTAATATGCCGCTAGAAATGGTAGCACAAAAAGAAAGTAAGAACTTATCTGACCTAGAAGGTTCCATGAAGGCATCTGTTTATGGACAAGATACAGCAGTTGATAATCTTCTTGATAAGATTTTTGTTTCTCAAGCAGGTATGAAAAATCCTAATAAACCCATTGGCAGTTTTCTATTTTTAGGTCCAACTGGTACAGGTAAAACAGAAACTGCAAGAGCGTTAGCAGATAAAATGGGTATGCAATTAATTCGTTTTGATATGAGTGAATATCAAGAAAAACATAGCGTTGCTCGATTAATTGGTGCACCTCCTGGTTATGTTGGATACGAAGATAACGCAGGTCAGTTGATTACCAAACTACAAGAACACCCAAATGCTGTATTGCTTTTAGATGAAATTGAAAAAGCACATCCCGATGTGTCAAACATCTTGTTACAATTTATGGATAACGGATTTGTAACTGGAAGTAATGGAAAACAAGCAGACGGTCGCAACACTATTTTAATTATGACCAGTAATTTAGGGGCAGCAGACAACGAAAAAAATACCATAGGTTTTGGTGACTTAAGCAAGGACGACGAGGACGACAAGGCAGTTAAGAAATTCTTTGCTCCGGAGTTCCGTAATCGTTTAGATGCTATTATTAAGTTTTCAAATCTTTCAATGGTTACCGTTGGTCAAATTGTTAAAAAGTTTGTTAAAGAACTTAACGATCAACTTAAAGATAAAGGCATTGAGATTGTTGTTGATTCCGAATCAGTTAAATGGTTAGCTGAAAGAGGTTACGATAAAAAGATGGGCGCAAGACCGTTGGCTCGTTTAATTGATAATAAACTCAAATCTCCTTTGAGCCGTAAAGTCCTATTTGGAGAATTACAAAACGGCGGACGAGTTGATGTTAGCATTGAGAATGACGATCTAAAATTTGAAATTAGTCCTATTTTAACCAAAGAACAGAAAAAGGCATTGAAGCGAGGGTTAAACTTGGAGGAATCCAATGAAGAAACCGTATGATGTAAAGTATACAGGTCAAAAGTTTTACAATAAGTGGTTATACAAAGTTACCGTCTTGATCAAGGGGGTATCTTTGTTACGCACAAAAACATATGATGAGATTAGAGAATTCTGTTTAAACCCAGAAGAACAAGATCGACATTATTATTTTGACAGCAGAAAACAAGCATTTAGTAACAAAGATCAAATCTTAGAACTAGTTACATTTTTAGAAAAAAATAAAAATGTTGAATTTACTAAAAGAATTGAAAGTAGATATATCGACATATACACTAACGATGCTACATTTTGTAAAAATCTTGCTTTAGAATTTAAAGATTATGTAAGACATGTATTTGAACCATTTCCTGGGCAAGAACAAGAACAAACAAATTCAAATTCGATTTTTGCTAAAAAATTACCTCATAATAGATATAACTACAAAGTATATCTTCTTCCCCATAAGTTAAAAGGAAATAAAGAAGCAAAAGAAAGTTTTGTTTCTTGGATTGAAACTCAAGGGGAAAAGATACGAATGTCAACCGCAGTTAAAAGTTGGTTTATAAAGACCGATTATAATTGGGACCGTCGATACGTACTTGTAGAGGACGAAAAAACTCTATTCATGATGCAATTGCGAAATGGTGAAGTTGTGGGTAGGGTTTACGACTATCAAATTTTAGCTAAATAAGAGATGTCCACTGAAATCATTGTTTTACTAGAAAATTATTCAACTGAATCGGCAACTCCAGATTTTACATATACTGAAAAGGGTATCGGTGCTGGGTATCATAGCCTAAATAATTCGCTGCATACAGCAGTTTATAGAGTTGATTCGTTTGTTGGAACTATTAAATTGCAAGGGTCTTTAGCATTAGATCCTAGCGAATCAGATTGGTTTGACATTGATGGAACTACATTAGGCGACGATAGTACGCTAATTACAAATCCAGATAACCCTGTAGTGTCTCAAAGCGTTAATTTTACTGGTAATTTCGTCTGGATTCGTGCCGGTCACGTATTAGAAGACGGTACTATCCAGTCAATTCACTATAACTTCTAACATTTAAAATAAGATAAATATAGTATGTCCTTACGGAACCATACTATGAAAGATATTATCACTAAACTTGAAGTTTCTTTATTTGAAACAGAATTAAATTCAGCAGACCCTAAGGGTGATTACGAAGCTAAAAAGAAGGCCCTACACGATCTTGAAACTGATCCTGTTGTTATGAAAGAGCCTGATCTTGCAAAAGCAGTACAGCAACGTAAATTAGACTTAGAAAAAGAAGCTAGATCTAAAGGGATAAGAGAATCCACAGATCACGAAGCAAGCATGGCTAAAGCAGAATTAGTTCAAATTGCAAAAAACGCCAAGATTCTTTTTAATAGTATCCGAGAAGGTGATGAATTACCAGGATGGGTTAGTAGTTATATTACCCTTGCCAATGATCATTTAAATTCTGCCGCAGAGCATGTAGAATATAATCCACCGGAGCAGAAATAATGTTATTAAAAGAAATGTGGTCGGCTATAGGAGCTCCAAAAGATGACGAGCAAGCTGACATTGATTGGATTGACGATTTAAAATTTTATATTGATAATAATACAGAATTATTAACAAAATATTTCTTTCCTGCGGTAAAGCGCCACGAAAAACATGCAGGACATCCAAAGGCTTTCACAATTTACATTAAACCTTTAAGAAGTTGTTTAGAAAATTATTGTGAAATGTTTGATATTGAAGATGCCAATGAAAAGTTTCCTGAAAGCAAAATTGTTGAACTAGCAAAAATGATTGCTACTGAACAAGAAAAGCATATCGAGAACGGCGACTATAAACAGGAAGACTAATGAAACTTTTAGAATTATTCTACAAGAGAAATAATTTACCTCTTATAGAAGGTGGAAACCTTTCGACTCAAAGCCCTGGCTGGCAAGGAGATACCGGTGACCATCAAGCTCAGCAAATTGATCTTAAAGTTCACAAGCGTTCTTATATTGTTCCAATATTAGACAAATTATTAAACGGAATTAATTCTAGTTTTACTGCATCAGTTGGTCACGAACTTTGGAATAAAAAAGTTTTAGCAAGTAAAAAATTCTTAAGCGGATCTAGTTTACATTTTTTTAATACTGACTTACCCGACGACGAGTTTGAACGTATTAAACCTAAAGTTGGCGATATAGATACACAAATTAATAAAGAATATGCAGGAGAACTTGTTCAATTTTTACAATCCTCAACAGGTAAAGTTGTTGGCAATGGAAAATTAATTGGATTTAGTAAAGGCAACGAACAATATAGTACAATGTGGGAGTTAACTGATCCTCCTATTAAGGTACAGATTGATCTTGAATTTGTAGATTATGAAAAAGACGAACCCACTGATTGGGCAGGATTTAGTCATAGCAGTAGCTGGGAAGATTTAAGCCAAGGTATCAAAGGTGTATTTCACAAGTATCTAATTCAATCATTTACACGATTAACAAGCCAAGATTTTTTATTAAGAAAAATGGTTGGCCGAGGTAAAGCTAGAGTTGAACAAGATGTTCCAACAACAGACAATATGTTTTCTTTTGCTGTTAGTAGCAAAGAAGGCGGAGGCCTTCGTCCTAAATATGAACCAGTATTAGACGATGCCGGACAGCCTTTAGAAATTGACGGTCTTCCTGTTATGAGGGCGTTGCCAGCAAGTGGTTACGAAAAGAATATTGGAAAAATTTTCCAAAACATATTTGGTAAAAGAGTTAAAGAAACAGAAATACAAAAACTTCTTCCTAAGACATGGAGTTTTACAGGATTATTAGAAATTATGAATCTTGTTGTTCCTCAGGATGAAAAGGAAAAAGTCATTGATGCATTTATTGATAAGCTATATGCTCCTGGCGCACAAGGATTATATAAAGGCGATCCTGAAAGAGATATCTTAGAAAAAAATACAGCACTTAACTATGCATTAAAAACTTTAAACGTTACACCTCATAAAAATCTTGAACAAATGCGTCAAGATTATAAAGCAAGTTACAAAGTATCCGAAAGTATTAACGAAGCCGAAGTAGTACAAAGTAAAAGAAAAGGAATTGTTCATTTAGAAAAAATGAAGGATTCTGATTTTTTAAATTTATTAGACGAATTAAAAAATTCAGCAACAGGAAAATTTGAATTACACAATGTTCCAATGACCGTTAAAGTAGACGGGTTTGGTGCTAGGTTTGGTAAAGATAAATCTGGCAAACCATATATGGAAACTAGTCGTAGTGGTCCTAAGTTTGAACCTGGTACATTCAGCAAACATGCTGAAGAAAGACAAGCCGCTCCAGATGTAAAAGCTAGGGCTAAGTTATTTGATGATCTATACGACGAGATGATGCATGTCATTGCTAACGTTGATCAAAAATTAGGTAATACCGCTCTCAATGATGTAAAAATTCATTGTGAAGTTTTATATCTACCATTTGCTACTGAAACAGAAGATGGTAAATTAAAATTTGTTGGCATACATTATGACAAGTTGCCCGAAGGTGTTACTCTAGCACTTGTGCCATTGTTTGCTGAAAAAAGCTCAACTGGCGAACAACATCCAAATAGCGACAAATACATCTCTGCATTGAGAAAAATTGGTCGCATTGGAACAACAATGTTCATTGACAACTCGTTAACTACTAACGGCAGTTTAGATGTAACTGGGGCATTGCCTCCCATTGAAAATCTTGAAACATTACGATCGTTAGTTAATAGCGGTAAAAGAGATCTTAAAAAAGAAGCTACCGAAGCATTGCAGCCTGTCAAAGAATATCTAGCAAAATTTATCATCCAACATCCAGATATTATAGGAAAGGATAAGTTAGGCAAAGATTATGAAGGCATTATTCTTAACACAAAGAATGGTCCTGTTAAAATTACTAGTCAAGAACAAAAAGATATTATTTCTGCAAAAAACGCAGCAATTAAATCTGCAAGACCTCCTGGAGCAACAGGCGATGGAAGATCGGGCAAAACTGCTGTCGTTACCGCAGGAAGTTTTGTTGGGCACATTGGACATCAACAACTTGTAGATTTTGTTTTAAACAAAGCGTCTCAGTTAAATGCTGATCCTTATGTTTATATTAGTAGTGCCGTGGGACCAGACGATCCTATTCCAGCTTCTGTTAAATTACAAACATGGCAAAAATTATATCCAGAAAAGAAGGCCATGTTCCAGCTGATCCAAGAAGGTGGATTAGTTATGAAAAAAATTGAAAAAGAATTAGTAACATCAAGTAATCCTCCTCCATACGATCATATCATTGTTATGGTTGGCGAAGATCGATATGAAGGATTTAAAAAATGGATGGAGCATTTATCTAAAAGGATGAAGAATCCTAAATATCCAGGATTTGAACATGTTAAATTTGATGTAGAAGTTACACCAAGAGCTGCCGAAACTGGCGGAACTGGAATGAGTTTTACTAAATTACGTAACATTTTAAAAGATCCTAATGCTACTCCAGAACAGCAATTTGCATTATGGTCTCAAGGTTTTGATGTTCAAAAATTAGGGAAAGATTGGATTATGAAATTAATGGATTTCACACGCAAGGGCATGGGTATTCAAGAAAGCATATCTGAAGCACCGATTGAAATGGATCCTTCCGAACCAATGAATCCTATGATTCATAGCCATGACAAAGCCAACCCAGCGAAGTTAAAATATAGAATGATGAGAGCAGCTGGACAAATTAAAGATCTTGCTAGCAGAGTAGACAATGCTAGTCCATACGAATGGCAAAACATGGCCAAACAATTTGACGAACTTAAAATGAATGTAGAACAAATTCGTCATGCCTTAGAAGAACTTGCTAAAGTAAGAAGAAAAGGTGGAATCCGAAGTCGCGGTATTGATCCAATGATTGATAGCGTTGAAGAAGGTTGGAAAAGTAAAACGGCAGGCGCAGCTTTAGCTGCTGCTAATTTATTAGCAAGTCCGGCACAGGCGGCAGAAGAACCAGTCAAACCTATTACTATTGCCTATGTAATGATCGATGGCGAAATGAGGAAATATAATTTAGGTGATAAATTTTCTTCTGCGAAAGAAGCCGAAGAATTTATTAGTAAGGTTTTAGATAAACAAGGATTACAGGGTTATCAACTAGAAATAAAACACGGTTATCCTAAAAAGAAAGAAGTAAAAGAAGGATATGGACGCTATTGGTGTTCCACTGATAAAAAATGGAAAACTCGTAAGGGTCCTAAACAAAAGAGATCATCATGAAAATATCTGATATATTAGAACATAAGAAAAGCCGAAGAGCAAAAGTGTATAATGTCAAACCTAGAAACCCTGTAGCTCATGCTGCACAAAGTGTTATCTCAGGTGCCGGTGCTCATAAAGATATGAAGAAGGCACAAAAACAAGGATATGAAAAACATAAAAAACCAGCAGAAGTAACAGAAGGTTTATTAGATAGATCTAAAAGACAACAAATTATTCAATTCTTAGCTAAAAAGATGGACTGGGAAATAAACTATCTTGAACTTGCTAGTGATGCTGAATTAATTTCATGGTATAAAAAAGTACAGGCAGGAAAGGATCCTATGAAAGAATCAGGTTTTGGACGTGATGCTTATCAAAGAGATTACGATAGTAGCGTAAGCGGATTTGGACGTAGAAATAGAGAAGATGATTGGGACGAGGGCAACACCGAACCACCAAATAACTTTGCTATCTATATCAACGGTAAAAAATGGAAAGTGTTTCCTGGTCAAGGAACATACGCAGACGATCACAGAGAAATGGCTCAGCTTCGTAGATTGCAAGACATGTGCCGTAAGAAAACTGAACAGACTGGCAAGAAATGGGAAGTTTCTCGTACAGGCGAACCAGCCACAGCATAATGGATTTATCTGAACTAAAACGTCTTGCAGGTATTACCGAATTTAAAGGTTATCAACCTTACGACGGCAGCAACATAAGTATTACTGGAAACGAAAAAGGCGAACTTATGAAACAACATAATATTAAACCAGGTACTCCGGAATGGTTTCAATTATGGTTCAGTCTTCCTTATCTAACCGGAGAAAAACCTGTAGGAAAATAAAATGATTACAATATCACCATCAGCAAAAATAAAAATTCAAGATTTGCTTTCTGAAGAGGGAAACCCTAATTTAAAACTTCGTACCTTTGTACAAGGTGGCGGATGTAGTGGATTTAGTTACGGCTTTACCTTTGACGACGAACAAAACGAAGATGACTTTGAATTTGATTGCGGTGCATGGAAAGTATTAGTTGACGCAATGAGTATGCAATATCTACACGGTGCAGAGATAGATTATAAAGAAGAATTAATGGGATCAAGTTTTACTATCAAAAATCCTAATGCAGTAACAACCTGCGGTTGTGGAAGTAGTTTTGCAGTATGAACGAGTATCCTGTTTATCCACCACAAGAAGGCGAATGGGATCGTCCTCTAAATCCATATAGTCCAGTATGAGAGCAGAAGAGTTTAGTTTACCCAAAGGAATGAAAGTCTATGTTGATATGGACGGAGTCCTTGCTGATCTTTTTAATCATGTAGGAGGTTTACATGATGTAGAGCACTACAATAAAATGACAAAAGATCAATGGGAAACATTTTTTAAAGACTCTAATGCCTATGAATTATTTCGTGACCTTCCGGCATTTTCTACTGCTAATAAACTTTTAAGCATAGTAGTTGATTATGCAGGTGGTTATAATATTTTAAGCAGCCCATTAAACTTTGATAAAGAAGGAAGCATTAGAGGTAAACGTGAATGGCTGAAAAAACATATTCATGTTCCTGCTGACAAAATTATATTCGAACACGAAAAATACAAATATGCAAAAAATGCTGACGGTACTCCTAATATTCTTATTGACGATTACGGTGTAAACATTCGTGCTTGGCAACAAGCGGGCGGTATTGCTATTAAGTATCAAGCAGACGAAGATAGTTTATCTAAAGTCTTTTCTGCATTAAAAACTGCTGCTAAGGGAGAAGTTGACGAGGGATGGAAGGACTGGGCAGCAGCCGGGGCACTAGGAACTGCAATGGCATTCGGTGCTCCTAGTGATGCTAATGCTAAACATTCTAAACCGGATGTTATTCAACAGGTATCTAAAAAAGATATTGCAAAAAGCGTAACCGGTAATCCCCACGAAGTCTACTTAAAAAAGGCTGCTGAAAAAGCAGGTATAGTAGGTCACGAGCTTACAGCGTTTTTAGCACAATGCGCTCACGAAACTTTAGATTTTAAACACATGAAAGAAATAGGCGGATCATTAGACTTTCGAAAATATGATCCTAAATATGCTCCTAAAAAAGCAAAAGCATTGGGTAATAAAAATGTTGGAGACGGAGCAAAATATAAAGGTCGCGGATACATACAGCTGACAGGTCGAGACAATTATAAGAAAGCAGGCCAAGCATTAGGATTGCCGTTAGAGCAAAAACCCGAACTTGTAGAAAAACCAGAAATTGCTGCTAAAGTAGCAGTTTGGTATTGGAAAAATAGAGTAGCACCAAAAATTGATAGTTTTAAAGATACTAAAGCGGTTACTAAAACTATCAATCCCGGGCTTAAACATTTAGACTCTAGAAAAGAAAAGCATCAGGCTTTCCAGGTAGCAATGAGATGAGAGCTAAAGAGTTTGTTATAGAAAACTTTGCTGACGGAAAAGTTAAAGGAAAAAGCCGCCCCGGAAGAGTAAAACGTTCAGGGGCTAGTTGTTCTGGTTCAGTTACTGATCTACGCAAACGTGCAAAAAATGCATCGGGTGAGAAATCTAAAATGTATCACTGGTGTGCAAATATGAAAAGCGGAAAGAATAAATAATATATTATGAAAATACGTGATATTTTAGAATCAGCTACAGCAGGAGCAACATCATCGGCTAATATCGGCACGGTTGTTAGCCCTCATATTGCTATAGGAAAAGATCGTGGAAATAAAAGCTACACAGGTAGCCCAGGCAAATCTGGTACAAAAGCACCAGCAGTTCCTAAAGTAAAACAAGCAAAAAATAAGGACGGTACAGCTAAAAATGCCCTAGATATGAAAACTAATATCTTCGGTGGCGGCTCTGCCATAAAAAGATAAATATATTATAGGATCTTTATACAGGATACAAGGACTCAAACATGGACTTCAAATCATTACTTACTAAAATTCATAGCTTAAACGATCAAGTTGATCTACCAAAAGCTCCAGAATTACCAAAAGCTGTTCAGCTTAACGAAGATGCACAATTACGTGTGCTAGCAGGTACTTCATCATATATTGCAGAAGCTAAGAAAAAAGCTGATGAAAAGATGGATGAAGTTTTTGATGCCGATGCTAAAGTAGGCGACAAGAAAAAAACAGCTAGTGGCGGTACAGCAGAAAAAACTAAAACTGGTTTGAAACATACAGCGGGTGATCGCTATAGTGGAAAACAAGCTGAAAAAGAAGATAAGAAAAAGAAAGACGAGTCTATTGATCCTGAGTTCAAGTCTAAATTTAGTAAGATGGTTGAAGCTGCAAAGGGTAAGCCAGATTTTGCAGACATCGACGGTGACGGTGACAAAAAAGAACCAATGAAGAAAGCTGCTAAAGATAAAAAGAAAGGCGGCGACAAGAAAGATGGCAAGAAAGGTATGAGTGCTAAACAAGCAAAATACTTTGGTAAGAAAAACGAATCTGTAAAAACTTCTAAGAAAGTAGTTGCAGAATCAGTTGAAACAAAACTATCTTTCAAAGACATGGTAAAACTAGTACAAGAAAGCGGCGGTCAACAACAAATTGATCCAAAAGACAAAGAATTATTTGCCTGGGCTGAGCGTGTTGCTAAATCTAAACTAGGTGAAGGAATGAAAGCAGATCTATATGCCGGGCTAGTATATGAAAGAATGGGCGGTGTATTTGAAATGTATGATGTGTTATCCGAAGCACAAAAGTAATTTTACCAAAAGGTAAACAAAAGCCAGTCCTGAGTTGACTGGCTTTTTTGTTGGCTATATAATATACTTTTATACACAGGAGAATACTATGGCAAAAATGTATGGTGCAGAAGAAAAAGCCAAACTTGAGAGACTTATCAATGAAGGCGGAAATGTACTTCGTGAAATTGAAGATCTCCAAGAAGGCCTAAAAGAAACCGTTAAAGCCGTAGCAGAAGAGCTGCAAATCAAACCAAGCTGGATCAATAAAGCAATCAAGATTGCACATAAAGATAATTGGAAAGATCACGAAACTGAATGGGACGAAGTTGAAATGATCCTTGGCGTTACTAAACGTTTACCAGAATGATAGAATACTTTAATTCAACCATAGAGTGGATCAAAGATGATTTTAGGAGTTACCGTAGCCGCTTTATTGTCGAGCTTCTTGCTTGGGCTATTAGTATTGGGTGTAGTATCACAATGGCCCTTACGGTCCCTAACCCACCTCTCTTGGTACTTTATCCTATTTGGATCACTGGTTGTGCTATGTACGCTTGGGCTGCTTGGACTAGGAAATCATTTGGTATGCTGGCTAATTACATCTTGCTAACCACTATAGATAGCATAGGTTTAATTAGAATGCTAAGTAATTAAATATAAGTTTAGATGGTAGGCGTGGCCAGAATCCGCACTTTAGGTATTTGCAAGCCAAAAATTGCAAGGAGAAAAAATGAGCTACGTTGACGCATTCTATGATCGCGAAAACGACACAATTCGTGTCGTTGAACGTGATGACAAAGGTCAAAGGCACTATAAAGATTATGCCGCCAAACACCTTTTTTATTACCTTGATCCAAAAGGTAAATTTCAATCAATCAAGGGCGAGCCCCTAAGTCGTGTAAGTTGCAAGAATGTAAAAGAACTTCGCAAAGAACTTGCAATTCATTCAAACAAAAAACTTTACGAATCTGACATTAACCCAATCTATCGCTGTTTAGAAGATCATTATCTAAATATTGATGCTCCAAAATTAAATGTAGCATTTTTTGATATTGAGGTAGACTTTGACCCAGAGCGTGGCTATGCATCACCCGACGATGCATTCATGCCAATTACTGCCATTGCCGTTCATCTACAATGGATGGAAACTATGGTCTGTTTGGCTATTCCTCCAAAAACTATGAATATGGAAGAAGCTGAGAAGGCTGTTGCAGAATTTCCTAACACTATGCTCTTTGAAAATGAAGCAGACATGTTAGATACATTTTTAACCCTTATTGAAGAAGCAGATGTATTAAGTGGTTGGAACTCGGAAGGTTTTGATATTCCATATACCGTTAATCGTGTAATCAAAGTCCTAAGCAAAGAAGATACTCGTCGATTCTGTTTATGGAATCAATATCCAAAAAAGAGAGAATATGAAAAGTTTGGCAAAACTGCTGTTACCTATGACTTGGTTGGGCGTGTTCACGTTGACTCGTTGGAACTATACAGAAAGTACACATACGAAGAAAGACATACATACAGACTGGACGCGATCGGGGAAATGGAAGTAGGCGAGTCTAAGACCGTTTACGAAGGAACACTTGATCAACTTTACAATAACGATTTTCGAAAGTTTATTGAGTATAACCGACAAGATTGTGCATTGTTAGATAAGTTAGATAAAAAATTAAAATTTATCGATCTTGCTAACACCATTGCACATGAAAATACGGTTCTTATTCAAACAACTATGGGTGCTGTTGCTGTTACAGAACAAGCAATTATTAATGAAGCACACAGACGAGGCATGATTGTTCCTAACCGTGTACAACGAGAAGCTGGAGCAGACACACAGGCCGCTGGTGCTTATGTTGCATATCCTAAGAAAGGTATACATGAGTGGATTGGTTCTCTTGATATTAATAGTCTTTATCCTTCTGCTATTAGGGCTTTGAACATGGGACCAGAGACCATTGTTGGTCAACTACGTCCAGATGGAACTAAAGCATACATTGAAGCAGAGATGGCTAAAGGCAAATCATTTGCGGCAGCATGGGAAGGTATTTTTGGTTCTTTAGAATATACTTCTGTAATGGAAAAAGAAGTAGGTCGTGAAATTACCATTGACTGGGAAGGCGGCGGTAGTGATACTCTTAGCGGAGCACAAATTTACGATTTAATTTTTGAAAGTAATCAACCGTGGATGATCTCTGCAAATGGAACTATCTTTACCTACGAAAAAGAAGGTATTATTCCAGGACTGCTTAAGAGATGGTATTCAGAACGTAAAGAAATGCAGGCCAAACTAAAAGAATGTATTCAAGCAGGTAATAAGATTGAAGAAGAATACTGGGACAAACGTCAATTAGTTAAAAAGATTAACTTAAACTCATTATACGGTGCTATTCTTAATCCTGGATGTAGATTCTTTGATAACAGAATTGGTCAATCCACAACTCTTACTGGTAGACAAATTGCCAAACATATGGCAAGTAAAGTAAACGAAATTATCACAGGCGAATTTAACCATGTAGGTAAAGCTATTATCTACGGTGACACAGACTCTTGTTACTTCTCAGCATACACTACGCTGAAGAAGGACATTGAGAAAGGGACCATACCGTGGTCTCGTGAAAATGTAATTGAACTTTATGATACCATAGGAGAAGAAGTAAATGGAACCTTTGCAAAATTTATGTCCGATGTCTTCCACTGCCCAAAAAATCGAGGAGAGGTCATCAAAGCAGGTCGCGAGATTGTTGCTTCCAAAGGACTATTCATTACAAAGAAACGATATGCCGTCCTCTACTACGACAAAGAAGGAAAACGTACAGATGTCGAAGGAAAGCCAGGCAAGATTAAAGCTATGGGGCTTGACCTCAAGCGGTCAGATACCCCGGTTGTTATCCAAGACTTCCTAAGCAAAGTTCTTGAAATGGTCTTAACTGGTCATAGTAAAGAAGAAGTTCTAGAATACATCACAGATTTTAGAACAGAGTTTAAGACTCGACCTGGTTGGGAGAAGGGTTCACCTAAGCGAGCCAACAACATTACAGAATATGCTGCCAAAGAAAAGAAACAAGGTAAGGCTAATATGCCCGGACACGTTCGTGCTAGTCTTAATTGGAATACTCTCAAGAGAATGTTTGACGACAAATACTCAATGAACATCGTTGATGGCGCAAAAGTCATTGTTTGTAAAATCAAAGATAATCCGATGGCATATACCTCAGTAGCTTATCCAGTAGACGAACTACGTTTGCCACAATGGTTTAAAGATTTACCATTCGATGATGCAACTATGGAAACTACCGTGATTGATGAAAAACTAGAAAACTTAATTGGAGTACTAGAATGGGACATCAGTCAAACTAGAAGTGACAATACATTTAACAAATTGTTTGATTTTGAATGATTTCAGGGTTGATTTTTTCTCAAAATCTAAATATAATCTTAATATACATGGAGACTCTCTAAATGAAAGATATTTTACAAGACATCGTATCACATACGCAAAATCTAGGTTTTTTAACTACCGTTAAAGTAACAGGTACAGAAGAAAAGACTACAATTAATTCAATGGCAGACGATCGTTCTGTTATTATGGAAGCAGAAACTTCTAATCCATACCCAGATATGGTTGGTGTTTTTGGCATGCCTCAACTTAATAAACTCAAATACCTATTAGACGGTTCAGAATATAAAGATGATGCTAAAATCACTATTACAACTGCTGAAAGAAATGGTGAAACTATTCCGGTAGGAATTCACTTTGAAAATAAAGACGGTGACTTCCGTAATGATTATCGCTTTATGAATCAAGAAATTATTAACGAAAAGATGAAAACCGTTAAGTTTCGTGGTGTTAAGTGGGATGTTGAACTAGAACCAAGTGTTGCCGCAGTACAGCGTTTCAACTTCCAAGCAGGTGCTAACAACGAACACCCAACATTCTTAGCAAAGACAGATGGCGGTAACTTAAAGTTTATCTTTGGTGATGCAAGCACACACGGCGGTGAGTTTATTTTTGCACAAAACGTTGCGGGTAAACTGGATCGCGGTTGGACTTGGCCAGTGCTACCAATCTTGAGCATTCTTAAGATTGCCGATGTTAACAACACTAAGATGAGTTTGAGTAACGAAGGTGCTATCCAGATTACTCTAGACAGCGGTTTGGCAACATACAAATACATTATTCCAGCACAGGCGGCCTAATGATTAATAACGTTAATAGTTCCAGCAAACATATGTATGCCGCAGGGGGAAGTTCGCTTCCCTATGTGTCAATGAATCATAATAATCCTTCACAAGGCATGTTGAGATTAAACGGTTCCGATATGGAAGTGTTTGATGGCAATTCTTGGATGAAAATTTATGCAGGATCTGCAAACGTAGGCCTAAATAATGAAGCAGAAAAGGCCATTGACTGGGCTATTAAACGTATGAAGCAGGAAGAAGAATGGTACAAGTTGGCCACAACTAATAAAGCAGTCCGTATAGCATTAGACCAACTAGAACAGGCAAAGACAAGATTAGAACTTACATCAATACTAGCGAGAGAAAATGAAGAAACAACCACCAGTTGATTTAACACCACTACAAAAGGACTATGCGGTATACTTACCAGCTATTAGTTCTTTCTATTCTACATACGTTGCAAAACAACGTTTAGAAAAATTTATTCCAGATGACCGCATTCCTAAAGACTTTGATCGCGGTATTGAAGGTATGAATTTTTTAAATCCCGAACAAGGATATTTTTATTATAAATTTGCCTTGTATTCAGCGGGTCATGCTCAATTAGACATTACTAAGTCTATGACGCAAGAATCTATGATTCAACAGCGTGATCGTTCAAAGACAATGATCTTAGGAGATTCAGGCGGTTATCAGATCGGTAAAGGTGTTATTAAGTTTGACTGGCAAAACTTTGAAGGTACTGAAGCAAATAAAACTCGCGAAAAGATTTTAACTTGGTTAGACGTAACTGCTGATTGGTCAATGATGCTAGACGTTCCGACATGGGCTTGTGATCACATTCACAGCCCAAAGACAGGATTAAAATCGTTTGAAGATTGTTTAGAAAAGACTCGTTTTAATAACGAATACTTTATTCAAAATCGTTTAGGTGCCAAAGAAGGCGGCACTAAGCTATTAAATGTTTTACAAGGTAGCAACTGGGAAAACGCAGAAGCGTGGTACCAGGGTGTAAAAGAATATTCCGATACAAACAAGTATGGAGACAAAGCCGCAGAAGGTTGGGCTATGGGTGGTGCTAATATGTGCAAAATGCCTATTACACTACGCAGACTAATCACTATGCGTTTTGATGGTATGCTAGAAGGCAAGGATTGGATGCACTTCTTGGGTACCGCACAGCTGGATTGGGCTTGTTACTTAACAAGCATTCAACGTCAAATTAGAAAACACGTAAATGAAAACTTCACAATTTCCTTTGACTGCGCTTCACCTTTCATCGCAACAGCTCACGGATTGGTATATACTAACGCCCAACATACCAATAAGCGATTCAGTGTTATCATGGATAAAGCCCCGGACAATAAGGGTCTTGCCGGACGGCACGATATACCTTTTCCTTTCGAGTCCGATTTTGGTAGGAGACTTACGGTCGCGGATATCTGCCACTATGCTCCAGGAATGTTAAACAAGATTGGCAAGGAAGGTAAAACTAGTTGGGATAGTTTTGCTTATGCTCTAATGATGGGTCATAATGTTGAATGTCATATTCGTGCTGTTCAACGTGCAAACAATCTTGCAGATATTGAATACGCTAGTTACAAACCAGATTGGAGACACTGGCGTAAAGTAAAAGACAACGATAAGAGCGATGAACGTTCGGAATGGGTACCTCGTAATATTTTGTACTTTAATCAGTTTGTTGAAGAATTGTTTGCTCTTAAAACTAAAGATGAAGCATTTACTATGATTGCAGAAGCTGAACGACTTGGTTTCTTACAGAACTTAGAAGGTGCTCGACTACGTGGCGGTGTTACTAACATTGCAGATACATTGTTCTATGAAGAATCAGAAGATGAAACTTCTTGGACTGATGATAGAGAAGACGAAGCATTAGATAATCTTAAAGTTGAATAAGGAGTTTTTATGTACGAAAATAGAATTAAACATTTAGAAGAAGCACATCGAGTGTTGAATAAACAAATCGACACGCTAGAAAAAAATGGGCTATTTGAAGACTTAAGACTAGAAGAATTAAAAAAACAAAGATTATTTTTAAAAGATGAAATTGTTTTATTGCAGGCTAAACAAGCAGGTCTAGAAGAATGAAATGTACATATTGTAAAGAAGACGTTCAACCAAATTGTACTTGGAATCAAGGAAGATGTCCTCATCAATCTGTGGTTAACCAAATTCTTGTTGACAATTACAAAGCAAGATATTATAATTTACTTACGTCAATTAAAAATCTTTTTAAAAAATGAAACGTGATTACTCCACTGGTGTTGAAAACAACATCACCTTCTTTACAGGAGTCGAAATTGAAAAGACTCCTGCCTTTGGAATGAAAACTCTTTTTGTTGTAGGCGTTCATGATCCATATGTTATTATGGAACTTGCTCGTAATAACGACTGCAAACATATCTATTTTGGTGCTAACCAAAGTTTTAAAACTAACGGCGTCAATGATGTTGAAACCTGGCGTCCTTGGGAAGATATGATCTATGTATGCTTAGACGCCGAAGACGGTTTCTGGTGTACTCTTGATTTTGATGTCAGCGAAACGGAAGGATTGCTTGAAAGCGGTCTTACCGAAAAACGTAGATTTATTCCGCAGATCAGTGTAAAATTACCTTATATTAATCAACTAGGTTATAACGCCACTCTTAAAATCGACGACAAAGATTTTTCAGCAACTAATCCTGGGGTATGGTGTCATAACCTACAGGACCTTCTGGGAAGAGATCGCTTCACAGATTGGGATCAATATGGCAAGGATGAAATTATTAAATGAGTACTGGACAAGTATCAGCAGGCTACGCCATTGGCCAAAAGTCAATCGCAAGAACACCTGGTTACGGATTGAATAAAATTAAAAAGGCAAGAAAGAAAGAAATGAAACTAACTTTAAAACAACGTTTTCGCAACTGGTTAATGGACCATCAAGACGATATCGAAGCAGATCGTGGTATCTATGTTGAAGAAGATAAACTATCTTCCGAAGGTATGCGACTACAGATTTATAAAGCAAGTGGTGGATACGTTGTAGAAACTCGTAGTTATGATCGTAATAGAGATCGTAATCAAAATACTATGCATGTTATTACAGAAGCAGAAGATTTAGGTGATCGTTTAGCAAAAATTATTATGATGGAGGCTTTGCAAAGATGAGAGTTAAAAAAGAATTTGTTGTACATGAAAATCCCGGCTTTCGTTTAAAGGTTGTAGCAAACGAATGTATTGCTCCAAAAGGTCTTATTAGTTTAGACTTTGTGCAAGAAAGCCTAAATAAACAAGGTAAAGTTGATACTTCAAGTATCTATAACTTTAATATGACCAGAGATGAAATTAAAGAGCTGTGCGACGGCTTGATGCAAATATGATTATCAAACAAGACATTCGTCCTAACAAAATGATTTGGGTTACCTTTCAAAAAGAAGGTATGCACAAATATCCCGCAGCACTTACAGATCCTAACCTAGCAACAGGTGATGAATATGATGTAAGTTTCCTAGGCTATCCACATCGACATATCTTCCATTTTAAGGTATGGATTGGTGTTACTCACAATGACCGCGATATTGAGTTTATTCAATTTAAACGTTGGTTGCAAAATCTCTACGCAGATGCTACACTGAGTTTAGATTTTAAAAGTTGCGAAATGATGTCAGATGATTTATATGACATGATTAGCAAAAAGTATCCCGACCGTGAGGTTTGGATTGAGGTCTCCGAAGACGGAGAAAATGGTAGTTTCATCAAGTACTAAAGGAAAGCTATAATGGCTCGTAATTATAAGGATTATTCCTATTTTGAAAACCGCCCGGACGTTGTAAAAGTTTGGGATGATCTAGAAGCATACTACGACTGGTGTCGCTTCGAACTTCGCAATTTTGATCCAGCGGAGTTGTATCGTAAAGATGCACCTAATTATGGTGCATACTTGGCAAGTAAGCGACCACGTCGACCTTACCAAGGAAATAAACCAAGATTCGAAGGTCGTAACTACGACAATCGAAATTACGATCGCAGGGGTCGTTAATATGGCAAGGGTTTTCCTCGTTGACCTTGAAGCAGTAGAAACTCGCTATACAGGCGAGTGGAAAACCCATTTACCTTCACTTCTTCGAAAGGCAGGTCACAATGTTCAAATTATATCTGGTCCTACGGACATTCCTAGTGCCACTACTCCTGGCGCCTTTCTTAATTTTGGCGGGACTAATATCTATAAGTCTAGCCAAGTTGAGCAGATGGGGCGTTTATTTTGTAACGGAGCCGTTCATCCCGGCGATCACTTTTTGTTTACTGATGCTTGGCATCCTGGTATCATAAATTTAAAGTACATGAGTGAGTTATTGAACATTCCAGTAACCACACATGGCTTATGGCATGCTGGGTCATACGATCCTCAAGACTTTCTAGGCAGACTCATCGGCGATGCTCCCTGGGTTAGACACGCTGAGAAAAGTTTCTTTCATGCGTTCGACCACAACTACTTTGCTACTCAATTTCATATCGAAATGTTTAATAAGAATTTGTTTGGCGGTATGTACGGACCAGAAAATTATTATAAAATGACTCGTACTGGTTGGCCAATGGAGTATATGGAAGATACTTTATTGCAATATAAAGGAATGGCTAAAAAAGATCTAATCCTTTTTCCTCATCGTATTGCTCCTGAAAAACAAGTTGACATTTTTAATGATCTTAAAGAGCAGTTACCGCAGTATGAATTTGTTGTTTGTCAAGAACGCCAACTAACCAAAAACGAATATCATAATTTCTTAGGAGAAGCTAAACTTGTGTTTAGTGCTAACCTGCAAGAAACACTAGGTATTAGTTGGTATGAAGGTGCAATTGTTGATGCAATACCTATGGTTCCAGATCGTTTAAGTTACAGCGAAATGTCAATGGAGGATTTCAAATATCCTAGCGAATGGACAGAATCATTTGACAGCTATAAAAAATACAGAAGTGCTGTTGTAGATCGAGTTATTCACTATATGGAAAATTATAAATCTTATCTACCTCGCCTAAATAAACAAGTAACAAAACTAAAAGAAAACTATTTTAGTTGCGATAACCTATTAGATATGTTAAAATAACTAATATGTCATCCACGACATTAACTCGGAGAAATTTAATTGACAGATAAAAAAGAAACAGCCCTGGACGCAATGGCAGGGAACGGTGGTTACGAAGAAGCATACTTAGGCGATCATCTTCGTTTTAAAATGAAACGTGAGGGCAAACGCTTTTGGGCTGGCGATAATATCAGCGACTTTTTACACGAAGGCGATAAAGAACGACTAATTGACGAAGCAACAGAGGCATTTGAACTAGTGCTTGATCGGTTGCTAATTGATCGTGAAAACGATCCTAATAGTAAAGGCACAGCACGTCGCCTTGCTAAGATGTATTTTAACGAAATAATGGCAGGAAGATATGACCCAAAACCATCAGCAACAGCGTTTCCAAATGACTCGGAGGACCGTTACGAAGGTATGTTGGTTGTTCGTAGCGAGCTTCGCAGTATGTGTAGCCATCATCACCAACCCGTTACTGGCGTTGCTTATATTGGTATTATTGCTGCCCAAAAGCTCATCGGACTCAGCAAATACACAAGAATCGCCCAGTGGTGTGCCCGACGTGGTACTCTCCAGGAGGAACTTGCTAATGACATTGCTCGGGAGATCGAAAAAGCCACAGAAGCTAGAGACCTAGGCGTTTATATTCAAGCAGTACACGGATGCTGTGAGAATCGTGGTATTATGGCACATTCTAGTCTTACACAGACCACCGTACTCAAAGGTGCGTTTAAAGATGATCCTGGTACAAAGAAAGAATTCTTTGATAACATTAAACTACAACAGGAGTTTGCCCCAAGATGAATTCAGTAGACATGGCTAACGATTTAATTAATCGTGCAAGAAATTTAAAGAAATTTGAAGTAAAACGTATGTTAGAAGAAGGAATCCTGTTTAACGGTAGTGTTCCTTTTGATATCAAAGGTAAAGATGATTGTTTTTGGATCTATGCTTATGCTGTTACACAAGAAGAAGCAGAAGCAAAAGTAGACGCATGGTTAAAGGATCGCACATGAAATGGTTTCTTAATCTTTTAGAAGGTATGGGTCGTAAACGTATCGTTATGGATCGAGAAGTAAACGAACCATATTTAGAACGTTACTATCTTTTTCTAAAAGATAGAGATCGTTTTCCATTTAATATCTTTTTACACAAATTCTTAAAAGGTGATCCGGACGATTTACACGATCATCCTTGGCCTTATGCTACACTAATTCTCAAAGGTGGTTACTGGGAAACTACTCCAGAAGGAAGATTCTGGAGAGGTCCTGGTCATTTTAGAACTTGTAGTGCTAATAGCTTTCATCGTGTTGAATTAGAACCAGGTGTTGAGTGCTGGACTATTTTTATGCCTGGTCCTAAACAACGCGATTGGGGTTTTGATGTTAACGGTAAATGGATACAACATGAAGAGTATCTAAAGGAGAGATATGAAAAAGCTCATAATCAACCAGCATGAAATGACAGGGTTGGTTTCAAAAATTGGAAGAAATATTGCAACAGGATATTGGAAGCCAGATTATATTGTTGGCCTAACTCGCGGTGGCCTTATTCCCGCTGTATTGTTGAGTCATTATCTTAATGTACCAATGTGGACTTTAAATGTTAGTTTAAGAGATGGCAGCGGTGGAGAAAGCAATATGTGGATGGCAGAAGATGCACTTGGTCCTCCAACTAAGGATCGTATAATTGACGATGCTAACGACATTGGAAGTATTTTAGATGTAGCTAGTGGTTTGTTAGAAGACGGGGCTACTTACAAAAATATTTTAATTGTAGACGATATAAACGATAGTGGCGCTACCTTTAATTGGATTATGGATGATTGGCGCTCTAGTTGTTTTCCAGGAGACGACTCGTGGAACGAAGTTTGGAACGAAAATGTTAAATTTGCTGTTTTAGTTGATAATCTTGCTAGTAAGTGTAATGTAAAAATGGATTTTGTTGGCATGGAAATTAACAAAGCAGAAGAGGATGTATGGGTTGATTTTCCTTGGGAAGAGTGGTGGTCAAAATGAAACACGAACATAAAGTATTTCCGTCGGAGCCTGATTTTATTGAAGATTCAAAAGCACCGTGGACCGAACTTGTAGAGGAAGACTATCATGTTAGAGTATTTAGAGATAAGTATCCTGTTACTGATGGCCATCTTCTTTTTGTGCCTAAATACAATACTATTGATGTGCTAATGGATTGTTTTGAAGATGCAGTTAAAGATGGAATTAAACGTGTAGGCACCGGAGAATGGGATGGGTTTAATATTGGTCTTAACTATGGCCAATCAGCAGGACAAACGGTTCCGTGGCCTCATGTACATTTAATTCCAAGACGAACAGGCGATATGGAAGATCCCACTGGTGGGGTTAGACACGTTATTCCAGAACGAGGTAATTATAGGAAGTGGTAATGTCAAGATCGTTGTTTATTGGAGATAGTCATACTTGTGGATACCATAGTATTCCTGGAAAAATTGGTCCAGGAAGTTTTTCTTACTGGAATGAAAATAATTACGGAGAAATTTATTCGTCCGAACTAAACAAACCTGCGGCTATATATGCAATGGCAGGTGTAAACAATCGTGTGTATACAGACTGGTTAAAATCGATGTTTGAAGAATATAACGACATTGATGAAGTATTTCTATGTGTAGCACCTTTAAATCGTTTTACAATAGGATTTGATAATGAATTATCCGACGATGTTATTCCTGTAGATCATTTTAAATTAAAATGTGATAGTGATAATTCTTTAATTTCTAGATACGTTGACAATACGGTAGTTAAAGACAAACTTCAATTATTCAATAAACCCACATACGACGATTATTCAAAATTTCCCGGTATGAATTTATCTGCTGAGAAAGGATTATTAGAACCTGATCTAAGAAAAAATACTTATATGCAGGTTAAATTATTTTTTGAATTAAACTCTTTTTTAGAAAAAAGAGATTTTGGTTTACAAATCTTTGCCTGGGATAGAATTTGTTTTGAAAACAATGCTAAATTATATCTTTTTAATTTTACAGAAAGATTGAAATTTCCCGATGTTTATAACTACTACGGACAATTAAAAGCTACAACATTAGCACCTAAGACCGTTGAAAAATTCTTTTTAGATAAAAATATTGACCATACAAAATATTTTATCGAAGACAACGAACATTATAATAAAGATTATCACACTCTCATTGCTACTAAATATCTACCCTGGTTGAAAGCACTATGAGAATTTTAATTGCCGGTGATAGTTTTGCCGCTAAGTGGCCAAATGCCTCTATTGGTTGGGTTGATTTATTGGCTAAAGAACACGAAGTTACAAATGTAGCTCAAGCTGGCGTAGGCGAATACAAAATATATAAACAAATTGAAACTATTAACCAACACCTGTATGATTGTATAATTGTTAGTCATACCAGTCCTAGTAGAATACATACTCCAAATCATCCAATTCATAAAACTGGATTTCATAAAGATTGTGATTTAATTTTAACCGACATAAACGAAAATTTTTCTTTGTTTGATGGTAATTTAAAAACTGCTCAAGGATGGTTCAAATATCACTACGACGACGAGTATCAATTAGATGTTTATCGGTTGTTAAGAAAAGAAATTAATAGTATAATAACAATTCCTTATATAAGTTTATCTCATATTGAAATTTTAAAAAAACTATCAATAGAAAAAAATCATTTTGATTTTAGTAGACTTTGGAGTTCGGAAAGAGGTTTAATTAATCATTATACTGAAAAAGGAAATAAAGTTATTTTTGAATTGCTGTCACAATTTTTAAGGAACAAAGAATATGGTTAAAGCAGGAACACTTTGGGGTACCTATAATGATAGAAAAAAATTTCGTGTTATTAGTGTAACCGAAATCGATGATCATACTTGGGTGTATTATCGATTAGATAACTGCAATCCTAATATAGCAGAATGTCAGGAATGGAGTTGTTACATTGAAAGTTTTCTTCAACGATTTAATCCATTACCAGAATGAATGTTATTACTATACCGTGGCGTAATCAAGGTGATGTTTGGTGGAGTGGAACCTGTGCTAGTGTTCTCGAACACTTTGGACTACCCGGCGGTCGATACACAACAGAAGTAAGCGAAGAATGTATGAAATTCTTTTTTAAAAATGAACACGATGCTCTAATGTGTAAAATTTTAGTAAGTCACGCTTTATGAAATTTGATAAAATTGTTGCAGCATTAATAATAATAGTTGGCCTTGGAATTCTTGTATTATTAGATTTTCCTCGACAACGAGTATACGACTGCGGCATGGCCGAATGGCATCCAGATATTCCTGCAGAAGTTCGAGATGCGTGTAGAAAATTAAGATACGATCATTGGAAGCAAGAACAAAGGGATAGAAATGAAAGAAAAAATGAAGAGCGCATACATGAAGGCCGCTCAATTATTCTCCGAGCTTAGTCATGCACAAAGATTACATGTTGGTGCTATTGTAGTCAAAGATGATAGAATTATCAGTATTGGCTATAATGGTATGCCGGCTGGTTGGGAAAATAACTGCGAATATAGAGATTATGACACCGGAGCAGGCGGATGGCTGAGTCCCGACGAATTTCTTTCTAAATATCCATACGAAGAATGGAATGAAGAAGCAGGATGTAACGTTCATTTTGGATTAAAAACTAAACCCGAGGTATTACATGCAGAAACAAATGCAATTGCCAAATTGGCTAAAAGTACTGAGTCTGGTGCGAATGCTACTATGTTTGTTACTCATAGTCCTTGCCTTGATTGTGCCAAACTCATTTATCAAAGCGGGATTAATAGTGTTTTCTATCGCGAATCTTATCGTAATGATGATGGAATTAAATTTCTTGAAAAATCCGGAGTAAAAGTTGAAAAGTTGGACATTAACGATTAACGAAGATGGAATATTACCATTGCCTCAAGATTTACTAAATGAGATGGGTTGGAAAGAAGGCGATACTATAAATTGGATTGATAATAAAGACGGAACATGGAGTTTGGTCAAAGAGGACTTGACAAATTTCATATATAAAGGTATAATAAACAATGAGCAAAATTAAAATCGCAGAGCTATTTTATAGCATTCAAGGTGAAGGACGCTTTATGGGTGTGCCTTCTGTTTTCTTACGTACATTTGGTTGTAACTTTAAATGTGCAGGCTTTGGTATGCCAAAGGGCGAACTAAGTGCAGAAGTTGAAGATATTGCTATCCAGCACGAAAGAAAACCTTATACAAAATACGAAGAACTTCCGCTTGTTAGCACAGGCTGTGATAGTTACGCTAGTTGGGATCCTCGTTTTAAAGATCTTAGTCCTATGCTTACAACAGATGGTATTGCAGAACGTATCTGCGAAATCCTTCCATTTAATCAGTGGCAGGACGAACACTTGGTCATTACAGGCGGCGAGCCGTTACTAGGTTGGCAACGTGCTTATCCAGATCTGTTGCGCCATCCTAAGATGGCTGGTTTAAAAGAGATTACCTTTGAAACTAATGGTACTCAAAAACTAACGCCAGAGTTTAAAGAATTTCTTTCTATCGAATGGTTGATGCCGCATCCAGAATATAATAAAGAAATTACATTTAGTGTAAGTGCTAAACTAAGTTGTTCCGGTGAAGAACGCAGTGAAGCTATTCGTCCAGACATTGTATGTGAATATGAGGAGGTTGGCTACACTTACCTTAAGTTTGTAGTAGCGACAGAAGAAGATGCAGAAGAAGCAATTGAAACAGCAGACATTTACAGAGCCGAAGGGTTTACAGGACCCGTATATCTTATGCCAGTTGGTGGGGTGGAGTCTGTTTATACTCTTAATAATCGTAGGGTCGCTGAACTAGCGATGAAAAATGGCTTGCGCTATAGTGATAGACTACAAGTACCATTATTTAAAAATGAGTGGGGAACTTAATGAAATTTATTAAAAAATTATTTGGTTTAGATAAAATCGAAGCCAACATTGAAGAAGCAAGATTAGCACTTGAACAGGCTAACAAATTAAAAGAAGAAGCCGAAAATAGCCTAAAAGAAATTGCTCAAGAACAAGAATTGGCTAAATTGAGTCCAAAAGATCGTGCTACTCGAAAGAAAGAACCATGGGTAGGCGTGTTAAATACACATATAAACAAAGACAATGTTCGTAACGGTTTTTTTGAACTTGACTGGAATGAACATTTTGTGCTACAATTAAAGCAAGAAGGTTATGGTGCTGACGGTGATTTGGACGAAGAAATTGTCGATCGTTGGTTCCGTGAACTATGTGCTAATGTTGTTGTTGACGGTGATTACGGTGGTCCTTTACAAACAGGGACTTTGGACATACAGAGTGTAAAAAGAAATAATAAATGACCTACATTTTAGTTGATACTGCGAATACTTTTTTTCGCGCACGGCATGTGATCAACGGCGATGCTGATATTAAACTTGGCATGGCTTTTCATATAACTTTAAATTCAATTCGTAAAGCCTGGCAGCAGTTTAACGGCAGTCACGTTATTTTCTGCTTAGAAGGTCGTAGCTGGCGCAAAGATTTTTACGCCCCCTACAAAAGAAATCGTGCAGAAGCTCGTGCGGCACACAGCGAAAAAGAACAAGAAGAAGATACACTATTTTGGGAAGCATTTGATACCTTTAAAGAATTCATTAAAGATAAAACAAATTGCACCGTTATGCATCATCCGCAATTAGAAGCAGATGATTTAATTGCAGGCTGGATTCAAAATCATCCAGATGATAACCATGTTATTATTTCTACAGATACCGATTTTGCACAACTTATTGCACCCAATGTGAAACAATATAACGGTGTAATGGAAATGACTATTACACATGAGGGGTATTTTGATGACAAAGGTAAGCCCATTGTTGACAAAAAAACTAAAGAAGCTAAAGCAGCACCCAATCCAGAATGGCAACTATTTGAAAAATGTATGCGTGGTGATACCAGTGATAATGTCTTCTCAGCGTATCCAGGTGTGCGTACTAAAGGCACAAGCAAAAAAGTGGGTCTTGCTGAAGCGTTCGAAGATCGTAAAACCAAAGGATTTGCGTGGAACAATCTCATGCTTCAGAGATGGACTGACCACGAAGGCAAAGAACACAGAGTTTTGGAAGACTATGAGAGAAATCGGCGACTAATCGATTTGTCTTATCAACCAGAAGAAATTAAAAAAATTATTGTAGAAACAATTAATACTGCTACAACTGCTAACAAAAATGTTAATCAAGTTGGAATTAGATTAATGAAATTTTGTCATCTCTACGATTTGAAAAAAATTGCAGAGCAGGCACAATCTTATGCGGAGCCATTAAATGCTAGATACAACTATGATGAAACTAGAGTTTTGTCAGTATGAAAATACTTGTGAAAACAAGTCAGCAACATGTTGGGAGAATCACATGACAGAGATACACGCTAAACCAATCATTAAAGATAAATTTTGGATTGTTGAAAAGGACGGAGAAAAATTTGCAACTCTTCGAAAGATTGAAGACGAGCGATTTGTACTTAGTAATGAAACAGGTATTAAAATTTATGATAATAAAGAAAGCCTGACGAAACAATTTGGCAAAGATTTCTTTGTTGCTAAAATTGTTAAAGAAGCCAATGGTTCATTACCAAATGAAGTTCATGGCTATTCAACTAGTGTTGAACCTCATAATGCTATGTTCGACATCAAACGTAAACTACCGTTGTTCACAAAAAGTAAAGATAGTAAAAGTTTATATTGTGCCGGATACTATGTCATCCGTTTCGATAAAGGTTGGGTAAAATCATTTTGTCCAAAAATGATTACTTTACAAAGATATGATTTTAAAGGTCCATTTAAAACAGAAATGGAAATGAAACAGGTATTATCAAATGTCAGCAAATAATATACCAGATAAATTACCTAGTGTTGAAAGGCTTATTCAACGATTAAATGTAGCAGAAAAAAGTCAACAGAAAGATATACGTATATCTATTCAAGAAGGAAAAGAGCTAGTACAAGAACTAGCTATTATAACGACTAAATTAGGTTCTACGGTTGCCGAAATTCGCGATTTATTGAAAGAAATTAAAGAATCAACCACTCAAATCGATGTAAAGTTTGACGGCGGAACGTTCTAAAGGTGATAAATATATACGTGGTTAATTAGGAACACGTATATAATGAGTAGACCAAAACCGAAGATAATACTCGAATATGCCAATAAAGAAAACTACAAGGTTGAACAGATTCTTGAAAGTGAAGCTATATGGGCAGTATTCTACAAAGGCCAGCCTTTTAATTTAAAGAGCGGAAGCCTGTTGGCTAGCTATCCTGGACCAAAATACAAAAAGGTTAGTTTTTCAAATCCAGGCCATGCACACAATCTAGCAAAAAAATTAAACAAACTTTTTAAAACAACAGATTTTGCAGTATATAAATTAACACAAGGTGAACCGATAAAATGACTTATACCAAGAATACCTATACTGCGGTGTTCTTGAAAGCGGCAAATAAAGAAGTAGACGACCGCACATTTGATCAATTAAAAACAAGTTGGTGGTACAACTTGCGCACAAAAAACGAAGGCGGACTACGCCTCACAGAAGAAGGTCTTAGATTTATTCAAGAAGAAGCAGACATAAAGACCTATAGTATAAAAATTCCCAAAGAAATTAAAATAACACCCCAAATACTAGTTTGGTTAGATAACTTTATTCATGCCCCGTGGTATCTTGAAAAACATACGTTATCGGTGTTATCCGAAAAAGCAGCATTTGAACTTTATCTATTTTCCGGCGATGTTATGAAAATGGGATATTCAAAAGCTATGAGCAAACGATTAAACGCAGATTGAAATTTTCATTTCAATTCTGTATAATATTATAAACTACTACTATAAATATCACGTATGAATGATCTTAATCCGTTAGACGTTTTGAACACTAGAAAACTTACTAGGATTCCGCCACATTTTTTAAAAATGAAATTAAGCGAAAGAGATGTTTATAATAACGAATTAGATGATTGGATTCGTTCTAAATTAAAAGGAAGATATTGTATTAAACAAATACCGTCTTTTGATGAGAACGGAAATCTAAAAACTTCAACGTATGTTGGATTTGAAGATGAAAAAGAAATGACATTCTTTGCATTAGCCTGTACAAAATTAAGGAGATAACAATGACTGAAGAAAACAAAGATTTGCAAACTACTGCTCCAGCTGCTTCTGCTCCAGAAGCTCCGGCCGCAAACTCTGCAGATTTAAACGTTAGTGACCTTACAGCACTAAAAAGCATTATCGACGTTGCTAGCCAACGTGGAGCATTTAAAGCAAACGAACTAGAAGCAGTTGGTAAAGTTTATAATAGACTTTCAACATTTTTAGATTCTGTTAGCAAAAAGGAACAATAATCATGAGACAAATCAAGCACATCGGAAGAATGAAAAATACTGGAGCGAAAGTAATCACCGTATTTAGAACAATACCGGGCGATTCAGGATCAGCTCTTGTAGTAGGAACAGCAAACTTAACTGATTCCTATCACGATGCTCTGATGGGATTGCTTGAAAGCGACCAGGGGCAAGAGGTAAATGAGTTTGGCGAAATCATGCATACTCGATTGTTTCCAGATGGTCGTCCTATGCTTCAAGCTATGCAAGCAGACGGAAGATTACAAAAAGTTGCAACTGATATGGTTATTATGACTCCAACGTCTAGCACCAATATTGTGTTGTCTGAATTAAATGTTCTTATCGCAGAACAAAAAAATTGCACCGTTGACGAATTATCAAATCTTGTTTCCGGCGCACCAGCAAGAGATCAAGATTTTAAAAAGAAACAACAAAAATCAGAAGCTGTTCCTAATGTAGATCCAGATGTTCCTGCTCCAGTAAGAGCACAAGCATCAACTACAGAAGCATTAACTGATAAAGACCTTGCTAAAAGTTATCGCAGTCAAGCAGATGCTATGTATAAAGAAGCTGCAAGACTACGTAAACAAGCAGATGAATTAGATCCACCAGTTAAAAAGACTACTAAGGCTAAAGAAGAAGCAAGTGCCTAAGCGTCTCTTTAAACCACCAAAGCATCTAATCAAAGAGTGGCCGGAGGTGTTCGAGGATATGTATATGAACACCATGCCGGTCGCTTATCTTAATGCTATTAAATTAGAATTTGATAATGGCAGAGTTTGGAAAATAGAAGTTGCAGAGTTATTGTCTGTTTCTGATGCAGAAGAAGTTGCCGATAAGCTATTAGAAACAATGCAAGAATATCACGACACTATTAAAAAAATAGATTTTGAAGTTGATGTAGAACGTCTTAAACAAGACATTTCAGACGAAACTAAGAAATTTCTTTAGTTGGAAAAATCTCTAGTAAGTGGTCAACAAATCTTTCATGCACGATTTGTTTTGGATGGCCACCAGCATGAATATCATCCTCTTGCAGTTCAACAAAATCATAAAGATTTTTATCAGTAATAAAATACTCGCTGTTTAAACATTCATCTCTAAAATTTAAAATATCTGTTTGAAAGTATTTTTCTAACACAGGATCAAAATTTTTATAATTGTCGTCGTTAATACACGGAACAATTAACAATCTTCCTTTTAAATGGTTTGATGATAATTGTATTAGTCGTGAAAGACACAAGTAATAAAAATAATACATAAACATAGAATTATTAAAATCCGCAATTGGTCCTTGATACTTTTGAAATTGTTTTGGAAAATTTTCTCTCATATGCATCAGAACCGAAACTGGTTCTTTATGTGAAAAATATATATTTCTTTCGTATGATGTTAATCCAACAATTATTAAATCTTTTTCAGTAATATCTCCGTTGGCAAAATCTTTTTCAATTTGCCAAACTATATTTGCTAATGAATTTCCTGCTTTAGCTCTATTATCAATTAACATCGATAATCTATTTGCTAAGATTGCAGGCCAAGCCATATTTCTTTGTTTTTCATTAATGGTTGCAATTAAATTTTTATCAAAATTAACTTTAAGATCAAACCATTCTCTAATGTTTCGTTTTTTAATTTCTTCCGCATCGGCTCGATATAAAGTATCTAAAAATTCATCTCCTGCTGTATAACTACATCCATAAGCAACAATCCTTGATATTAATTTTTTATCAAATTTAAATTTAGATTGTTTACTTGCGGTATCTTTATACTTTCTCCAATTTTCAAACATAATACTCAATTGATTAATAGATTTTTTTAAATCTGTAATAACCATTGTGGGTCTTACCTTACATTGATGTATTGTCTTTAATATTTTAATTTTTATTCCACAATATTCAAAAAGTTTTTCCCAAAGTGTTTCAGCCTTGAACCAAGTTTCTGGAGGATTTGTTGTAAAAAATGTAGATAAAAACTCACTGCTTTTATTAAGAATTATTTCTCTTGCCTTATTGTTTAAAATAATAACATGCGGAATTAATAAATTTTTATAATGACAATAAACCTGAGGAGTTTCTAAATCTACTCCAATAAGAAAAGAATTTAAATCTCCTTCTAATATTAAATCTGTTGTTATTGAAACAACAACATCATTTTTAGTTTGTTTTAATCCTTCGATGAATGTATATAAGTGTTGAATATAATAGACTTTATAGGTATCTATTTCCCCATATGCATTTTGAAACCATTCAGAAATTTGATATTTTGAATATACAGCAGTGACCTCTGGATTCAATTGTTCTGTAATATAATTTAAAGCATATCGAAAATCTTTGTCAGCATCAAACATGTAGGAAGATCGTAATGCCATTTTTGCATGAGAATCTTGTACGATGTCTAATAAACTAAAAACATTTCGACACTCAGTATTTTTAAAAAATTCTTTTTGTCGAGAACATGCCTCAGCATATCTTAATTGTCCGGAGTATAATACATCAACTTTCATTTGGTTTTTGTGATTCTAAATATCTTTTTTTTCTATTTTTTAAAACAATTTCATGTGTAAAAATTTTATCTATAGATGAAAATGTTCCGCAGGTTTTAGAACAATAAACAAGTTTTCCTTCTTTTGTTGTTTTATCCCATGTGTCTGCATATAATCTATCTAAATGCTCCGCTGATAAAATTTCTTCTAAAGAATGGTTATTTAAATTAAGTTTTTCTGGTCCATAATTATTTAAATTACGAACAAGTTGCATACTTGGAGGATCAGAATAAATTCCATTTAAATGTGTTCCAATATAACAACAAGGCATAACGTTACCAGCACTATCGACAAAAATTTCTTTTCCACGTTTATACCCATCATCAATATGCGATTTACACTTAATATTACACGAGTCGTGTTCGTCATATTTAGAACTTGCTATTATATCAACAATTTCTTCTGTTCTTTTATAATAAGAATTTTTAAATTCTGAATTTTCTTTCATCTTATTATAATCATCTTTTGAAAAAGGATAAAATTTTAAAGGTTGGATTCCTGTTGGATTTTCTAAATTTCTATTTTTGGGATTTGTAGGAGCTTCAATATAGTAATCTAATTGTCCTTCTTTATTAAGAGCTACCATATATATTAATTCTGTTCCATTATCAACGCCTAATGCTTTTTTAGGAACAAATTCAGTAAATCCCATATCCTCAGATAATTTTTTTGCAGTATCTAGTTGATGCTCGTTGTGTTTAAAAATTAAAAAGTCCCAAAGAGCTCTCCCACCCGCATCAATAAATGCTTGTGCATTTGCTATAAGTTTATCCCATTTAACGTTTCTTCGATAAATGTGATTTGTATCTTCTAACCCGTCAATGGAAAAAGTAAGCCTATATTGATTTGATGCTTTTCCTTTTGCAAAAAGATTACCTAATTTTGCCCACCATTCAGGATTTCTCATGCCGCCATTTGTATGCACAGCTATGACCCCAGGACTATTATTAATGATGTACTCGCATATTTCATAAAAATCTTTAGCCATACACGGATCTCCATGAACGCCACAGAATAACCAAAGTTTAACTCTATCTAATACTTCTTGAGGGAACCATTTTTTAAAATCTTCTAAAGAAATTTGACTTAAATTTAAATCTGGTCTAATTAACTCTGAAGAATTATAAAATCTTACGCACATAGGACAAGCAGCATTACAATGATTTGTAAGTTCAATATGTACTTGTATTAATTCATTAAAATTCCAAAAACTCATTTTTACATACCTATAATTTTTGAATAGTCAGGAAAAACTTTATTAAATTCTTGTCCTCGATATTGATCGTGTTTTTTTGTTACTTCCTTTAGAGAAGTAAAACTTGAAGGCTCGTAGTGTCCGTTTTTTATAAAATTTAAAATGCCATCTAGATACATCCATGCTTGATTCTGCGTCTTAGGCACAACATCATTAATATGTTGAATAATTTTTTCTTTAATATCTGTTGGGAGAGTTGAAATATTATAATGTCGGGGTCCGTGAACTAAATTTAGATAAAAACCAAAACTAGAAAAATGATCGTAATAAAAATTTATTGTTTTAGGTAAGTCATATATGTTCAGTGTACTTAAAGTAATGCACCAACTAATTTTAAGAGTTTTTAAACTATTAGCAAGCTCTTTTGCCTTATTCATATTTTCTAATACTTCATTCCATTTTGCTGGAAATCTCATATATTCAAATTGTTCTTCTATACCGTCAATACTAAAAGATAAATTAACACCTTTAAAATGTTTAAACATAGAAATTTTATCTTCTGGCCAAGTTGTACCGTTAGTATTATAATGCAATTCAATATCTTTAGCATATCCTTTGTCAACACATATACTTAGAATTTCCCACATCTTTTTACTTAAAAACGGTTCGCCGCCATAAAAATCAAATTGTCTAATATTGACTAAATTATTTTTTAAATCTTCCCAGAAAACACTTTCGTCGTCGTAGCTCTGATGAAACACTCTCATCATTTCTGCATATTCTTTATAAGAAATTTTTGAATGATGCAGATCGTAATCTTCTTTCATCCATGTTGAACTAATCTGAGGAGCACAGGTTCTACACTTTATGTTACAATTATTTCCTAGATTTAATTCAAACTTAGCAAGACCGGTAAATGGTTTTTCTCCCCTTTCTATCGATCTAAAATATATTTCATTATCTCGAAGACGCTTACTTTTACGTCCAGCATTTTCTTCTTCCCAACAATTTTTGCAGGCATAATTTCTTATTCCGTTTTCTAAATCTTTTCGAATTTGTATTGCTACAGGATTATTAAAATTTTGTTCGATAGACATTTTGTCTACAAAATAAATTGGTTGTAATTCTTTCATTCTGTTGTATTCTTCAATAATCATACAACACATTTTAGAACTTCCGTTGTTATTTGCGCTCATTCCATGGAACGCATTAACACACCAAGAATTTTTATTTGTTTCTGTTATCATAATTTTCGTAAATGTTTTTACATAAGTTATAAAAGTTACTATACTCTGGAAAAACCTCTAATAAATTAGTTCCTAATCTTCTATCATTTTCAGAAAAGAAACTATAAAAATCTCTTCTTCCTTGAAGAATTTTTAAATCGCTAACTGGATTTTCTTTCATGTAATCTGTTACACGTTTAAACTTTTCGTATTCGACGCCTGTAAACCAATCCATATTATCTTCAATAAATTTTAAAGTGTCTTCTTGATGTTTAATAAATTCTTCAGGCAAAATATTAATCATCCAGTGTGGCGGTTCTTTTAAATATGGTGTATCAAAAGATACAGCTTCCTTGCCGTATTCTTTTCTCCATTCGATAACTTTGTGTAATAACTTTTGAAAATTAGTTACACATAATACGTTATAAGTACACATTAGATTTACCGTTGCACCGGCTTTAATTACTTCTTTCATATTGCGTTCCCAGTGATCACATTTTAATCCTGTACGCATATATTCTGCTTGTTCTCCCCAGCTATCAATGCTAGTAAAGAAACTAAACTTTCTAATTTTTTTCTGTTCTATTAAACTTTTTACTCGAGCTATTAATCGATCAACTCGATCAAAAGTTACTCCAAGATTACTATTAAGTGTAATCTCTAAATGGGGAGCTGGCTCATCTTCTAGTAAATCAAAAAACTGCATAGCACCAGGATTCATTAATGGTTCACCGCCTGTAATACGTAAAGTATGTAAATCATTACGTAAACTTGGCCACCACTTCCAGAATGCTTCGATGTAAGGGTTTTCATCTTTAGGCCCATAATATGTTCCATTTTTTAAAAACTCAATACCATATTGATTATAAGTTAAATCATAATTACCGTGTTTCTTGATCTCTTCCATCCACATAGTACTAGCCTGTGGGCAACAATAACCACAGCGATAGTTGCATCCGTTACCAAAACTTACTTCTAGATAGCGTGGGTTTACCGGAGCGTCCCATGGTAATTCTGCTAATTTTTCTATGTAAGGTTCTGAAAAATCGCTAGAACTATGAATCATTCGATCACTTATATGCTCTCCCGGCAAGTCTTCAATATTCCAACAATAATAACATTCTTCTGGTCTTTCACCTTCTAACATTTTTTTACGTTGTTGTTTTTTCCATTTAGTATTGTGTAAAGCACTTGCATCTATTTTAATTTCATCTAATGGAATGTGATGAGGACGAGGATGGTAACAACTATGGTTATCACCGGTGTGAAGATACAAAGTTTGATGCAACCATTTCATTGCACAAAAACCTGGACCTATTTTGTTTAAACGATCTCTAACACCTTTAATATAATTTACTCTATCATCCATTATTCTTTACACCTATTCCAAAAATCTGTTAGTTCAGGAAATGTATTTAAAAAATTTGTATTTCGTCTTCTATCGTGTTCTGAGAAAAATTCATAAAAATTTTTCATAGCTTTATCTTTGTCAAATCCTGTATCTGATTCAATCCAATCAATTAATCTTCGAACTTTACTCACTTCAAAGTCGCTAAATCCCATAAACTGATTACCACGACCTTCTTTATTTTCTAACATATATTTTAATGCCAATTTAAGTTCTGTTACCATTTCTGGCATTACTTTGGGATTTAAAAAATCTGGATCATGGAGCGGAGGGATATCAAACCAAATTAGTTGTCTACGTTTACTAAATTTTCTTCTCAATTTAATAATGTTCTGCAAATATTCAACAATACGAGTATAACTCAAAGCATTAAATGTTATGATAAAAGTAAGTGAATGTTTCTGACTATTTGCAAGATAGTCAGTGACGTTTGCCTTTAACATTTCAAAATCCATTCCATTACGTATATATTCTGCTTGCTTACCCCAACTATCTAAACTACAAAATAACATAAAATGATCAACAGCCTCTGCATCTGTAATTTCTTTTAAACTAGACATAAATTTTGACCATTGGTCTTTTGGAGGACAGCAATTACTTGTAATACTTAAATGAAGATCACTTTTAGGATTATTTTTTACATATTCAAACATCCTAAAGGTATTTTTATCCATAAGCGGTTCTCCGCCAGTCATGCGGAATGTTTGTAAGGTTGGATAAATTTCTGGAAGCCATTCCCAGAATGCTTTTACATAAGGATTTTCAGGACTATTGTCGATTGGTGATTCGTTTTGAATCCATAGAATATCATTATGCACACGGTCAGTTAAAAGGTACGGGCCTTCTTTTTTAATTTCATCATACCATGCTGTGCTAAGATGAGGGCTACAATAACTACATTTAAAATTACATGCTTGATTAAAATTTACTTCAACATATCTTGGTTTAGCATTTCCCTCGTAACCAAGCTCTAATGCTTCATCAATTAACCCTGGTTCCCATACATCTTTGCTTCGATATGCTCGATCGCTTAGTTGGTTTCCGCTATCTTCAATTTGCCAACAAAATTCGCATTCTTTAGGTCGTATACCCTGTAACATCAATGCACGTTGAGATTTTTTATATTTTGTATTATGCAATGCACTAACATCGATCTTTACTTCATCTAATGGAATTGCATGACTTCTAGGATGATAACAACTATGTGTTCTTCCAGACGGAATGTGTATACTAACATTAAACCATTTGGCCAAACAAAAACTTGGACTTACTTCGTTTAATTCCTTATGAACAAATTCTGCATCTAATAGATATCGAGACTGATATTTTCCATCAATCTTTCTAAGTTCATTACCTTTTATATTTCTATTAAATTCCATATTGTGTTTTTAACCAATCAAAATCATTAATTTTTGCAAGGGCTTCTGGATTGTTTTTATTTTCTTCTCCGTACTTACGTCCTGCAATTGCACCGCTAAGTGCATCATTAGCAAATTTGTCTTTTGCTACAGAACACCATATGTCTAATCTCTTTTGTGTTTCCTCATCAACTTGTCCAGCAATTGTTCTACTAGAAAGTTTTACACATTCTCTAAATGCCGATTTCCAAGTATTAAAAGGATCTGTATTGAATGCAGATATATTACTGACTTCCGGCATTGCTTTAAATTTTTTACTAATCGATGTTGTCATGTCGGCTGTATTTACATCCATATCTAATGTTAATTTTCTTGGTAATAGTTTTACTCCACCATAACCATATATTAAATCATTTATTGGATTTTTACTTCTCCACACATGAACAACATCTTTTTCGTATCGCGTTGCCTGATGATTAAAATTAAAATCATCTATTATATGTGCATCGGCATCAACAACCCAGAACATGTCTGTTGTGGCAAGTTCAGCTGCCTTTATATGCGCTTGATGAATACCTTTAACACCATGTACTCGTTTAGCTCTTGGAAATTTGTTAATTAGTTTATTATAATTTTCTTCAGCATTAGGTTCGTTATAACTTACAAATATTATATCATAGTCTTTATGCTTAGAAACAACTTGTTCATATTGTTTTTTATTAATTAAAAACCTAAAATCAATTTCTTTAGGACTAACTGGCGTTGATGTAGACATTAACATCAATCCGTTATATGTTAATTCGTTTCTAAATTTATGCTGAAATACATGATTGATATTTCTATCATAATCATATACGCCATTATTAGGTTCAAAATATAAATTAAAAATTTCAGAATCAATAATTTCTATTTCAGGCCAAATTGCCCAGAATAAAGGTTGAGATTCGGTGTCTATAATTTGTTTGTAATCGTCATAAGTATCAATATTGTAAACAGGATACGCATAACGACTTGCTACAAAATTATGTTCTTTTTTATCAATTAAAAATCTTCTATTAAATTCTTTTTTAGATATGATTTTTTCTTTAGAAAATAATACTACACCGTTTAGAAAAGATTCTTTGTCGTTACATAAATTTTTAAAAACATGATTTTCTTTTCTATCATAATCAAATGCCCCACTATTTGGATCAAAATACAAATCAAATAGTTTATCATCTAATATTTTAATTTCTGGCCATACACACCAAAACATATTTTGAGATTCAGTTTTACATATATCTAAATATTGCTCGTAAGATGTGATTGTATATATAGGATATTGAAATTTACTAGCGATTATATTATATTCTTTTTTATCAGTAGGATATTGTTTATCAAACTCTTCTTGTGTTAAAGGTTTAAATTTGCTGCATAACAAAATTCCGCTTAGGTAAGATTCGTCGTAATTACACAAATTTTTAAAAACATGATTTTCTCTTCTGTCATAGGTATTGTGATGGCTAAAATATAAATCAAAAATTTCATTGTTAATAATTTTTACCTCAGGCCACACAATCCAAAACATATCGTCTGTAATTTGTTTATACTCATCAAATGTTTTAGGAGAATAGATGTTGTATTGTTTTGGAATACTAGCAACAATATCTATTTCTTTTTTTTCTGCAAAAAATCTATGATAAAATTCTCTCTTAGAAACTTTTACATTTTTTGGAAATAAGCAAATGCCGTCAAAAAATTCTCCATTTTTAAAAATATGAACAATATTAGAATTATGCTTAGGAACTTTATAATTAAATTTAAAATCTTCTTTGACATTTACATCAGGCCAAATTGCCCAAAACATGTCTGTACTTGATTGTTCAACAGCGTTTAGATAATCATCGTAAGTTGTAATATTAAATTTATCATATCCTAGTGGAATACTAGCAACAATATCTATTTCTTTTTTATCTGTAAAAAACCGATTATCAAATTCTCTTTGAGAAATTGTAACTGACTTAGGAAATAAACAAACTCCGTCGTAATGATCACTATTTTTAAATACATGAACATACATATCGTCCCACTGGGTAGCTCTGTATGTGTTTAAATTAAGATTGTCTAATAAGGTAAGGTCGTCCCACACAACCCAAAACATTTTAGTAAATGCTTGTTTTTTTAATTGATCAAAAGAATTTATGTTTTCAAATTTTCTAGCTGTGGGATATTTTGACTTGACTGAGTTCCAGTTATAGTCGTTAATGGAATTTTTTGAAACATAAAAAATATCATACATTTTCGGGCATTCTAAAATAAGTATCGTTTAAATTCATAGTTTCATTATATAAATCTAGTGTGTACTTGCTTTGGTTAGGATCTAAATAAGGCCAGTGCAAACCTAAACCAACTTTAATTTTTTCACCTAGGTCCTTTGTTGCATCAACTAATCCTTCACCGTTTACTTCTTCGTAGGGACGTCCATATTGATTCCAGATTCCTCTAAGAATTTCAAAATCTCTAACTTCTATATAATTCCAGTCTGTGCAATTAGCCATCCATGTTCCTAGTCTAGCACCGTATACAGCATATAGACCGTTTTCTTCGTGAGCGCCTACCGTAGACCACATACGCAGTCTATGAATGTTATGCCACCAAATGCGTTCTTGTATTTCAGCCGGAGGAACTTTGACTCCGTCGAGCAACGTCATTTTAACACCTTCACGGAATCCTGCTCTCCATGCTTGAAATGGACTTCCTGTAATAATGCTATCACTAAAACTTAAAGGAAAGTTTTTGTATCCATCTTCCCAGCAAAAATCAACTTGTCCTCTATCGCTATCAGAATTTTCATGTGTTTTCATGTTAAGAACAAAATCTTTTTTCCAGATTTTTAAACCACCATTACCATATCGTAGTCCATTGATAACGTTGCGGCCACACCATCCATAGACCTGTATCTTTGGATCATCCATTTTTAAATCGAGATTAAAAAATCTTGGATCTACAATATTGTCAGCATCGACGGTAACAAACCAATCAGTGTCACTACTTTCTGCTGCGGCTTTATGTGCATGGTCTGAACCTTTAACACCGTGAATACGTTTTGCCCAAGGTACTTTATTACACAGGTCCGCATAATGCAAGTCTGCATTAGGTTCATCATAACTTAAAAATACAACATCAAATTCAATAACTTTCATTTTGTCTCGATCACGTATTTGGGGAATAATCTTCTTGTGTAAACACTAAATCTACCTTCTAAAGGTAAACCGGTTAGTGAAATTTGTTTTTCTGTTAAATCACTGATACTAAATTTTACTATAAATCTAACAATATTTGGATCGTTATATTCTGTAATAAAAAAACAAAGCTCGGTACTTCCGTCCCAGTGAATCTTTCTTTTTAATTCTCTATACTTAGGAGAAAGGTCAAAAACTAATTTGTCTGTTCCTTCTACATAGGAAACAATTACATCGGGGTCTTCTACATCAGACCATTTTTTATCAACAATCCTATGGAGCACATCGTCTATCTTTATAAGACTTCTTATTTCTGCAATTTCAAATTTGCCTGAGCTAATATCAACAAAACACGAATTTAATTTTAATGCGCCTTCATTAATTAATTGTGCTGTTTCTTGATCAATTTCTACAACATTTTTTTGATCTGTTAGAGCGTGTGACGGATACACTCCTGTTACATCGCCTGTATTAGGATCAAATGCAGCGTAAAATTTTACTTCTGGCGGTTTATAATTTGCTAACCATTCGTCAAAGTCTATTATTTCTGCCATAATTTCTCTTCCTGTATGCTGATAATTTCATCTGTAATCAATTCTTTTTCAACATAATGAACTACATCATATTGTCTATAATTTCCAATCTTAAGTTCGTTGTTTACATTGAAATAAAATCCTACATGATCTGTGTATCTATCTGACGGCCATGGCCAATTTTGAATCATTGGCTTCATGTGAACAATTTTAGGAAAATCTAAATCATATGCAATTTGATCAGTAATATCTAAAATTTTAGATGATAATGCAAATGCTTCATCGGTTCCAATTACTTTAGGTTTAAAATCTGGAAAGAAAGTATTTTTAAATTCGTTAGGATTTTTTATAATATGTCTTGCTAAGGTAAAAAATTCTTTTGCTAGTTCGCTATCTTTCTTAAAGAACGTATAGAAAGAATATAAATTAGGCAAATTATTTTTTACAAATGCTTTTCTATAAAAATCGCCTGTAATAACTTCTCCTCTGTATGTAAATGCTTTGTTTGCTACATACAATTCTGAGTTATTAATAAAATATTCTGCCCAATGACTAACATCTCTTGTAAACAACATGTCAGCATCTAAACATATTGTGTTATCCCAAGGTGTTAAATGATCCATCCATGATCGACCGTCCCATCCCTTTTCTTTGTTCCAAGGAATTACTTTATCAAATACCCAAGGACTTTTTAATTGTTCTACAGCAGAAACATCATCTGTAACTAAAGCTACATTATTATAACCCCACTTCTGTGTATTTTTAATACTTAATGCCAAAGAATAGGCTAATTTTGTGTAGTCAATTGTTTCGTGTTTGGCAACTACAATTAAATATCCAAATGTCATATTAACTCCAACAATTTATCTTTATTTCTAACAATGCTTTGTTTATTCATTACATGAACATCGGTATTATTAATAGAACATGCTGTAAATGCTTCTTGATTTAAAGGATCATTTATTAGGAAGTATAATTTATTTCCCTTAACATCGGCTAACATATCTTTATCAGTTGTAGTTAATAATGACGGTAAAGCATTTGAAGTATCTGTTGTAAAACCTTCTAAGAAATGTTTTGCAACGCTGAAAGAAATATCGTTTCTATACTGATGAGGATTAAATCTGTAAATGTCACCGTATTGTTCGTAGTTGTTTCGAATATGTTTTACATATTCAAAAAATGTTTTGCTTTCCTCGTTTTTTGTAAAAATGACAGCGGTAGCCCAAAACAAATGAACTCCTGTTTCAGATACATGTTTATCTAAGAAACCAATTCGATCACCTCTAATATCATTCATAGATTTTGATATTAAAATACTTTCATCAATATCCCAATAATTATTCAGGGCGTTAGAAAAAATCAAATAATCGCTATCTAGAAGAAGTGTTCTATCATATGGTGTTAGATCCCATACCGATGCTCTATCGGCATTAATGAAAGGAATTGTTTTCGATTCGTTACCGTCATTTAAACGTCTTGTGTTCAGAGTTTCTGGACGTGGGGTAGAAATAATGTTTTCAAAAACGTCATTTGCTTTATCCCAAATATTTGAAGTCTTCATCCATTCAATTGTAGCATCATCTGTTACTAAAGTAAACGGAATTTCAAGATTCTTTTTTGCAAGGCCACCAGAAATCACTGCCAATAAAGCATAGTCAACTTCTCTGCTATTATGAGCAAAAATTAGGCCGCCTTTTTTCATAGATCCACCAATGCTTCTACAGAACGAGCTTTTTTAATCACTTCGTATTCTTGATAATATTCGTTGGTCGCTGTAAAGTATCTGTCAAAAATTTCATCTTTGAATTTTGACAAATCATTAACTAAAACAGGATTGTCGTTTGCGTCGATAAGAACTACATCTGTAGATCTATCTTGATCAATTAAAAATTGAACAAAATTAATTAATTCTCTGTTAATTTTAAAAATACCGCCATTGAATCCAAAAGTTAATTTTGCATCAACTTTTTCTTTTAACGCTTTGCGTTGAATGGCTAGAGATTGCTTATAGTTTGAAAACTCTAAGGCTTTTGTTAATAAAGATTCCATACATACTCCCTAATAATATGAGTATATTATTTATGTGGGGTATAGATGGGGTGAAAAATTATGCTATGGTGCTAGGTGCAGCATAAGCAGGAGAAGGAGCATTAAAACTCTGAGGTGTTAAATTTGGATATAAAGCTCCGGACGCTCTAACATGGGTTATGGTCCAGGACATTGTTCCGTTAACTGCATCTCCAGGGGGAGGAAATCCGGGATCAGTATATCCGTCAATCCATCTAGATCTAAAAGTTATAGATGTTGCGCCGCCTGAATTATTATTACCAATATTACATAATACATCTATTTGCCATCTATTAGATGAATATGGAGATGATGATGAAAGTTGATAAAATGTTTGATAAGAATTGGTTAAAGTATAAAAATTAACTGCGGGAGAATTACCCCCAAACACAGCAGGACTTGCAGATGTTGCAGATAAAGTAGTGTTCCAAGAATTATCTTGTTGTGTAGGAGAAGCACCTTGAGTAAATGCTGAAGTAAATCTTATTTTTCCGCCAGAATTAAAAAAATATCTTGCTTGATCAGCACTTGTAAATGATATTGTACAGGTACTTGCTACCTCGCCACTAAAAGAAACAGAGTTAGATCTTGATGTTCCTGCTTCAGTAACATACTGACCTGTTCCTAAATCAAAACGATTTGTTTCTGCTAACGATGCTAATGTGCTATATTGATAATTTGGCTGATCAGCTGCATATCTAAGTAATTCGCCTTCGTTAATTGTAGTTATTGTTGGAACTGAACCTGATTGATGCACTATTGCATTAACTACATCAAATCTTAAATTATCCCATTGTGTCTTTGTAACAGCATCGCCAGTTGCAACCAACGAAGATTGTAAGGCCTGCCCGTATCCAAGTGTGGCTGACCCGGTAGACATTACTCCAGAAATTTTATTTCTAATATTGTTATAATCCGGTACGCTAATATAATCATAGGCCGCCATTAAATTCCTCCGTTAGGTATTTAAACAATTACGAGCCTGCAATTGCAGATATTGAATAACTTGTTGGACTTGTGATTGTAAAAGAACCAGAAGGTAACAGGGTTCCCGAAGCTTTAATTTCTTCGATAGTTAATGTTAATGTTCCGTCAACACTATCGCCCGGTGGAGGAGGATTTCCAGGACTTGGATCAGTATATGAATCAAGCCAAGTAATTCTAAATGTTAATTGATTAGTTGTTCCGCCAGAATTATCAGCAACATTACACTTTACATCAATTGTATATCTATTTGATGCATACGGTGATGACGATGTAGATGTATAGAATGTTTGGTAACTATTTGTCAATTGATAAAAAGACACTCCGGACGAACTTACTGAAAAATCTCGTGAACCTACTGCGCTAAGTAGGCTAGTCCAGGCAGCATTTTGAGCAGTAGAGGATCCGCCAGTTCTTGAAGAATATAATCGAATTTTTCCGCCAGAATTAAAAAAGAACCTACACTGGTCAACCGTTCCAAAATCAACAACTACATTTGACGACACGCTATTAGCCCATGCCGAGGATCTAGAAACATCCCCTGCTGCTAATGTATGAAATTGTCCTGCTCCAATTGAAAATCTATCAGTTCTTGCTTGTTCAGCAATAGTATTATACTGATAATTTGGATGATCAGCATCGTAACGTATTGGATCAGTTGTTTGAATTTCTCTAATTGTTGGGAGTGTGCCAGTTTGATGTAATCTAGCGTTAACAATATCAAATCGAAGATAATCCCACTGAGCTTTGGTTACTTTTTCTTGAACTACTGCTGTGCTAGCAATTACTTGTCCGTACCCGTAAGTTCCGGCACCGGTACCCATTACCTCAATTATCTTGTCTCGAATATTATTATAATCTGATGCAAGAATCTGTGTTCCAACGCCTGCCATTTTTAATCCTTATAATATAACCGCTTCTATTAATTTAACAGAAGTTTCGTTGTTTGTTTCTAATGCAATAGCAAATACATCATTTGCATGTGGGACTCCAGCTACTGCTGTTCCATCATTTCCTGCTATTAGGCGTTGTCCTTTTTTAACTGCGCCTGTTACTTTAACTGGAACGCGACCTTTAAGAGCAATATATGTTCCGCCTTCTAGATCTTTATTCATCATAAACGCTGGATTTGTACTTACTACACCAATAGCACGTTGTCCCCACTGACAGGCTTCTACTTCGTGGTCGCCATGTTCGCAAACAGAAACAACCGTGCCAGGCTCGTATTCTTTATCTGTTAAGTATTTTTCTGCTAGGTCAGCATATCGAGCTGCGGTTGCTGTACCATCAAATAAAACTGCTGATAAGTTTCCGCTACCATCACGTGCTGCAATTGAATTTGCAACCGCTGTAGTTTTAGCTGTTCTATAAGTTGCATCTGTATCAACTGCTAAATTATCAATTTTTAAACGGTCTGCAAGTAAAGCAGTTCCTTGAAAGGTTGTACCGTAAATATTTCCTTCGGAATCTCTAACTACTACGGTATCAGGAGATGTTGAAATACTTGGACTATAAGATCCCAATTTACTTGCAGTTTGGGCTGATCCTGTTACTTCACCTACTAAATCTCCGTAAACTAAACTACGCTGACTTGGAGTACCTAATGTTCCATAAAATGTTTTAGTTTCTGGGTCAAAGGCTTCAGTTTCGTCACTGGCATATACTGCACCGATGTGTGTACCTGTTGTATTTCCTGTAACGTTACCAGTTAATGCACCGTAAATATCTGTAGAATAAATTTGTCCCCAACGTTTTGATGCTGATCCAAGATATAAATTACCATCTGAGCCTGGATATACTCCGCTAGATTTAACTTTTAATACGTTTGATTTAGTTGTTTCGTTTACACGAATTCTAAAAGTAATTGGTTGTCCTGCAATAGCTTGTTCAATAACAACTTGATCTTCGTCTCTTAACGGATTACCACCAACTTCATTGTAAAAAGGATCTTGTGTTTCAACAAATACTAGTAAGTCATCGCTATCGCCTACGGTAATTCCTGCATCAGGAAAAGCAATTTGTTCTGTAAATCTTAAATCACCTTTGGTTAAAAACTGATCTGCTGCAATTCCGTTTAATTTTAACGAGTTACTTGCTGTACCCCAGAAGTAATATTGCGATGATGCAGTAGTTACTCCAGTTAAACTATCAGTGTTGACTAAAGTAATACCCTTTTTAATTCTGCTAAATCCGGTAATAGGATTAACTGATCCTAAAACAAAATCTGTTTTACTTGCAATAGCAATTGTGTCGCCACCTGAAACTAATTTAACAATAGTTTGTGGGCCGCCGGTGTTGTCTTGTACTACTTGACCTACTGCTGCTGAAGTACCAAATTCCGGAGCGGCTGCTGGTCCAATTAAAACATACTCTGTTCCGCTCCATGTGTATAGTTGATTTGCACTTTCGTCAAACCAAAAATCACCCTTAGCTAATCCAGTTGGAGCACTTGCGCTAACTTCAGCACCGCTGGCAACTTTAAATCGAGAGCCGTCGTAAAATTTTAACTTTTTAGTAGAGCTATCATACCAAATTTGTCCGGTGATTGCCTTGGGCGGAGCCGATGTATTAGAAAAATTCTGTAAAAGATGTAAAAAATTCTCGTTTTGTACTTCGCCATAACCGGCGTAGTTCTTACCTACGAAACGTAAATCCGTAGTTGTATCAATCGTACCATCTTCTACAGATACTAAAAACGTTCCGTTAAAATTATCAACTTGGTATGCCATTACCCTGCTCCATAAACTATTATTATTTATCTGAACCCTTTTTTAGATCCTGCCCACAGCAACTTCAATAATGCCCTCAATCCCTTCAAAATCTTCTAAGGCTTTACCAATAATAGTACCAATTTGCGGGGTTGTACACGGTCTTGCATACCCGCTACCACCGCTGATTAGCATATCGCCCTTAGAAATTTTGCCTCGTACTTTACACGGAACTCGACCCTGTAATGCTAGGGCAACTACATATTGCCCAGTACAATGAGAATTCATCAAATAAGCAGGATCTGTAGATACAACTCCTGCTACACGAGTAGTTGCATCTTCAGCTATTCTAACTTCTGCAGAACCACCAAATTCTAATACGGTACCAGGTTCGTATGCCGCATCAGCAATGTAATTTTCAGCTAAGTCAGCATATCTAGCAGAAGTAGCTGTTCCTTGGAATAATCCAGTGGTAATAATATCGTTAGTTCCTGCATCTAAACGTTTATTAATAGTCCACTTATCTCCAGTGGCGCTATAAACTAATCTAGCATTTGCTCCACCAACTATAAATCCTGCACCGTCTGCATTGATAGGACTTTCTACGTCTTTTGCAACCGTAAATGTTAGGTCATGGACCATAACATCAGTTGAATTAATTGTTGTTGTAATGCCGTTTACAACTAAATTGCCTTGAATTATAAGGTCACTTGATACGGTTACGCTGTTTGTTTCGGCTGTTGTATTAATTGTTTCTGTATTAACTATTGGTGCATTAATATAATTTGAATATACTTTATTATATCTATAAGCACTAGATCCTAAATTTGCACCGCCAGTTACTCTTGGAGCAAGCATTGCTTTGGTATCGGCTCCTAGTCCAGCGGCAACCTGTCCGGATACTAACGAAACTTCAGCTAATTCTGACGGAACGCTTGTGTCGTTAACTCTAAAAACTAATTCACCGTAACTAGTTGCTGAGATTACTGGTAATGTAACATCAGCATCATAATATAATTTTAAAGTGTTGCTGCCAAGTGTAATACCGGCATCACTAACTTCTAATGAATTTAATGTTCCAACGCTGGTTAAAAATGAAGTTACTACGTTTGATGCTAATGTATCACCGGTTAACGTGCTTGCCGCAGATGTTATTGTAATATCAGATGTACCGTTAAAATTAACGCCGTTAATTTTTCTTGTTGTTTCTAATTGTGTGGCTGAAAATGCATTTCCAGACAACGATGCACCAATAAATTCATTAGCAATTACTCTATTAAATGAGCTTGATCCGGTAGCAACACTAACATTACCTACCACATTTCCTATTAAATTAGCTGTGATTGTTCCTGCTGAGAAGTTTCCAGAACTATCTCTAGCAACAACTTTTCCAATATCATTAGTTGACGATGCATCAACGGCCCATGTTCTTGTTACGCTACCATCAAAATCGGCACCTGTAAGATATGTACCTTTAATTAATTTGTTAGTGGTTGCAGATTTAATTGTTACATCAGATCCGCCATCAAATACTACACCATTAATTGTTCTTGATGTTTGCAACCTAGAAGCAGTTGTTGAATTTCCTTCAACATTTCCTTTAATAACTACTAGAGAAGAAATGTTTAATCCTGGAACTATAGTTGAAAATCCAGAAATAGAATCTGACGAACGAATAGTAAAAAATGTCTTTGATACAATACCTTGAACAATGTTGTTTACTTTCATTAAAATTACAGCATGGGCCAAATTACTTGTATCATATAAGGTTGTAGATTCCATTTTGGTGCCAGGGAATCCGTCAACAGCTTCTGGGCCAACTAATTTCCATTCTGCTCCGTCATACACAAAAAGTTGATTTGTGTCTGGATTGAACCAAAAAGAACCTGTTCCTGTTGGAGGTTCTGATGTGCTTACATCAGCGGCTGAAGCCGACTTCCACGATGCACCATCATAAATGTTTAAAGTGCTGGTTGTACTATTGTACCATAATTGCCCGCTAAGAGGTCTAATTGGTGCAGCACCATTTGCAAAATTTTCTAATAAAAATAGAAAGTTTTCATTTTGAACTTCACCGTAGCCGGAGTAATTTCTACCTAGTAAACCTAAACTAGTTGTTGTATCTAATGTGCCGTCTTCTAAGACAACTAATTGTGTACCGTTGTATCGGTTTATAACGTATGGCATTTAATTTCGCTCCTTATTCATTATGATACAAACGTCCAGTTGCCAGCAACTAGCTGGAATGTTTTTACAATTCTAAATACCGACACTACAGGAGCAGGAACCGTTGCTGTTGAAAAAGAAACGCCTGTAACTCCAAACGCTGTTCCGCCTGGAACTAAAGAACTTGGAGCATCTGGTGTAATAAATTCAGTTGTTGGAAGTGAATTTAAGTATGTATTAATGTTTAAACTTGATGAACCGTTTGATAACGATGTACATAAAATTCGTGCTACCGTGCCGTCTCTAAAATCTGCCGGTGGCGCAACTAACGTTAAGTATGCTGCAATACCAGAATTAGAAATAGCATCTGAAATATCCATGCTAAAAACTAAACTTCTTGTTTCTATTGTATTATCAACATATTCTTTTGTTGCTGCATCTTGTTGATCGATAGGATCGTTCAATCCTGTAATTCTAGGATAGTTAATTAAACTAACATTTCCTGTTCCGTCTGGGGCTAATTCAAGATCCTGATTAGTCTGAACGGTTGCAATTCTATTATCTTCAAGGCGTAGGTAAGGTGTTGGAGGATTACCTGAACCAGGCGGAAGTTCTGGACCAACCGTTAATAAAGTTTGTGTACCAAAAGATGTAACACCAGGGATACTAGTAATTCCAGGACCTAATGATGTTGCTGTAATAACTTCAACACCGTTAATCTTAAATGCTTTTCCTGTGGCTAAATTTATATGTTCGGTACTATTCCATGCTGTGCTTGCCTGTGTCCATAAAAATTCATGATCGCTAGCGCCTTTTAAAATAATACCGCCGCCATCTGCATAAGCGTCTGTTGGAGTATCTGTTTTTGCTAATTCAATATTTTTATCTTCAACATTAATTGTTGAAGTATTAATTGTTGTAGTATCGCCTTGAATTGTAAAATCGCCAGCAACTACTAAATTTCCACCAATGAATGTTTCACTGCCGGGATTATCTTTATAAATGTTTAGTGTTTGATTAATTGTGTCTACAGATAAAACACTATCAACCGCAGCACCTCGTTTTACTTTTACAGAAATGTTTTTATTTTCTGCATCGTTACGAAACTCAACATCACCATCTACAACAACAAATTGTCCTTGCTGTGCATCACCAACTAACAAACCTCTATTTGAGGTAATTGTTAATTGTCCGTCAATAATGTTATCAGTATCTTGTCTTAAATATTTCGAAGCTGGTTGGTTTCCAAGTTTATCGGCGTTACTAGATGTAACATTAAATTTTAAATTTGTTAATGTACCAGCATTAAATCCTGGACCAATGTCTCCGGAAAACCCCGGAATAGCAATTTTAGGAGTAAAACTATCTTTTGAAAATATTCCTAACAACACACCGTTGGTGTATAGATATGTTATAACACGAGTTTGATTTAATGAATCAAGTATACTTGCTACTTTAAGTCCGCTAAGACCTTGACTTTGAGAGTATGACGGTCCTAACAATATTGTATTTGTTCCATCATAGAAAAATAATTGTTTGTCAGTGTCATTAAACCATAAATCGCCTGTACCTAATGTTGAAGGTTGTGTGTTTGATATTGTTGCCGAACTTACTGGTTGAAATTGAGTCCCGTTGTAAACTTTTAATTTTAATTCGCTTACATCAAACCATATTTGTCCTCGGATAGGTCTTTCTGGTTCACCTGTATCAGCAAAATTTTCTAGCATCTTAACAAAGTTTTCGTTTAATGCTTCGCCAAATCCGCTGTAGTTTTTTCCAATTAATGTAATATCAGAAGATAGTTGATCGACTTGACCGTCGGCAACCGTTGCTAAAATACTTCCATCAGTTTTGTTTATTGTGTATGACATGTCTTATTTCCAATATTAGAATGCTGGTGGACCAGATCTTATGATATAGTTAATAGTCAAGAACGGATTCATAATACTAAACGGGGTTGCTAAAGTAGCACTTGTTTTGATACCTCCGGATGTATTAAGATACTGAGCTTGACCAGCTGCTGTTGGTCCTAGTCCTGAACCAGGAGAAGTTCCCGGAACGACCGCCGAATCAACTCTAACAACAGCAAATTGTCTATCAACTCCAGGCGGTTTTAAATTATGTTCATGTTCAGGCAGATTTCTAACTTCTAATACGCTTTCAGCATCTCCTGCACCGGCACCTAATGTATCTGCTTCTGTACCTGCAACACGATCAATGTTGCCGCCACCTGCGTCAATGAAGCCGCCGTTTTCTTCAGGAACGGTGCCATAATTATCCATATTATCTCGACCTAGGGGGAATCTACCACGTAGATCCGGCAATACAAAAGTGTTTACACCCCTAGTTGGCAAACCATATGTGTTACCAATAGCATCGTATAGTTTACTATATTTTGATTTTTCAACCTCTGATCCGTCACATAATAAAAATCCGTCTGGAATATCGATGCCTGCGTACGGTAAAATTCCGCCAATTGGAATTCCAAGGTCACCAACAAATACATCCCTTGATTCTTTTATTAGACCTGTACCAGATCTAAAAACTAAAACCAAATCGTCTGATTTTGATACATTTGGAAAAGGAAATTCTTTTCCTTCAATAATGTTTGAAGTTAATGTTGTTGTAAACTCTTTAATACTTCCGCCAACAGAACCGTCAAAATTAATAACCTGAGATGTTACGTCGCCTTTAATTTGAAAACTAGTAACCGTTCTTAAATTAGTGGCTGTTCTAGCATTACCTGCAACGTCACCGTCTAACACACCCTTTAAGAAATCTGCTTTGATAGTTTTAGCGTAAACCGTATCCCAACGTTTTCCGCCGGTTGTAGGATCTGCACCTAAACTATATGTTTCAGTTGTCTTTGGAAGAAGATTTTTAATAGTAGTTGTTCCGCCAACTTCTAATTCTGTTCCAACAATTAAATTTTTTGTAACTGCGGCTCCGCCTGCTGTTCTCAAAGATCCGTTATTAAAATTTGTACTTGGATCTGTGCTTGTGATAATAACATCACCGCTAACACCAATATCGCCACCTACGTCAAGTTCACGCTGAGGAGTTTCAATATTAATACCAATCTTATTATCAATAACTCTTAAAATTGTTGATTGACTACCGTTTCTATTAACTTGTAAATCAATACTACTTCCAGGATTGGCATTATAAATTTTTGCCGATGTTGCAGAAGATGAAATTCTAAATCCGCTGTCAACTCCTAATGTAATACCGCTATTACTTTTAACGTTAATTCCATATTCAGTTGTATTAGTAATATCAGATCTTAAAAACTTTGAAGCAACAACTTCTACATCATTAACAATCAATGCATCTGCTGCTTGAGCAGTTCCGTACAATTTTGGAGCATAATTACCGTCGCCCGATGCAACGGTTGTTAAATTAATTCCTGATTTAATATCGATAAAACCAGGAATACTAATTTTAGGAGTAAAACTATCTTCGCTAATAATAGCAATTGGCGTTTCATCTACTAAAAATTTAATAATTTTACGAGCTGTGTTGTCCGAGTCGTCAATAATGTCAACAATTGGTCCAGTTCTTAAACCGCTAGTTGTACTGAATTGAGGACCAACCAACACCCATGTTTCACCTGACCAAACATATAATTGTTGTTTAACGGTGTCGACCCAGATCTCTCCAACCTTGTCTGCACTAACAGATGGTTGTGTTGGGCTTTTCTGAATACTGCCTGCTGCTTTCCAACTGGTGTTGTCAAAGATCATCAGTGTACCAGTTTCACTTTCATACCACAATTGCCCTTCAACTGGATTAACTGGTTCGGTGGGGCTAGCAAAATTTTCTAATAGGTGGAGAAAATTTTCTGCAATAATCTGGCCGTAGCCTGTAACATTTCGTCCGGGAAATGTTAATGTTGTATCGGTACTTGAAGTATTGTCATATACCGTAATTGGCGATTTTGTATTTTTATCTGTGTAATTTACGCTATACGGCATGATTAAACCTCATTATATCCAGTTAAACTTTGAACTCGAATTGTATAATCAACTTGCAATAATCTATTCAATGATTTTTGCACTGGGTGGAAAATTACATGAGTTAATAGTTTTCCGTTACCGTTTGGATCATAACTTTTTAGCCCAAGCTCGTCAAACACAAAATTTCCGCTCATATCTTGACTATTATCAAATGCTTCTTGACCGTCGGGCTCTCCGTAATCAAGTAAACAACTAACAACAATATCTGAATATGTTGCTCCGCTTACATGTCGAATTTCCATTTTATTTCGAACAGGGTCGGTGTTTTCAGAAGCGTTTTGGTCAACAATTTTCTGATAAGTTTGATTATACAAGCTAGAATTAACACCAACGGTATTTGGGGTCAAATACGAAATAAGCCCTGTAGGATCAACAATTGTTCCTCCTGTTCCAAAAGCCATTTGATATATTGTTCCTAGCCCTTGATTTGAAAGGCTGTTTACCATTGCTACTGACATATTTTCATAGTGAATGGCGTTTCTCTTATCCACAAAAACCTCTTTGGTCTGCGGATCAAATATTTTAATATGACCTTCGAAGTGAAACCCGCCCGTTTCGTTGGGTTTTTGTTCGGTTACCTTGCTATTTGTGTTTTGATCTTGTGGCATTTTAGACTCTTTTATCTCCATATGTTATTTATTATGGCAATTCCGTTGGCTTTTGATCAATGAAACGAGCAATAGCTGTATTGTTATCAAGCAGCGTAATACCTCTACTTGCTGTAGTTTCAGCTCTCTCGTACCATAATCTACCAACTTTTCTAATTATTAAAATTCGTGTACCTTCAGTTGCTGGCTTAGTTAATCTTATATAAGGTGTTGCTCCGTCTACAGAAAATTCTGCTTCTAAAATTTCATCTGCCGATGGACTTACTGATCCTAAAGATTCGTTATAAACAGATAACTGATCTTTTCTTAATCTTTTGCCTGCAACAAATATTTCTACTTGATCGCAGGCTCCAAAATCTTCTGGAATTGTTTTTCTGGTAAAGCTAGATCTTGTTGATTTTGTTGGAACAAAAGATAATGGTCCAATCAACAATGTACTTCCGTCGCTAACAAACTCTTCTTTTTCTTGAGAATCAATATAAGGAATAATGTCATCAACACCTGCACTGATTACTGGGGTTCCTGCAGGATAAGTTTGACCGATTGAAGATCCTAACGTTCCTCTTCTTAATTGTCCTAACACGTTTCCGGATTTAGTTAAGAACTCGATGCGTTCTTTGTTGATTGTTACCACTCCAGGAATATTTTTAGACATATTAGGTTCGTCAAGAGCCGAAGCATCATTAACTTCAATAGTAGTATCGTAATAATTTAATTCTTTTGATAACTGAACATCATTAATAGCATAACGCTTATAATGAGTTACGTTAAACATGTCTTTATACATTTCAAAAGCTCTTGGAGTTTTATAAACATTATTACCAAATTCCATAATTTCAATTTTGTCAGTTAACAAAGAAGGAATATTCAGATATACAACATTCCTTGGTGTTGAAACAACAAATTCTTTTCCTTGAACTAGTCTCTCGCCATTCTTATAAACCCATACATAATGAGAATCTAATGGGGCTCTATTCAATTGATATTGAACTTTTCCTCCTGAATGAACGTCAGAAACAATGTCAAACGTTGGATATTCGCTAAACCAAGTTACTTCTATTTGATCTTCGTCTACTAAGGTTACTAAATCAGAAATTTGTAAAATGTTATCTGTAACAGAATATTCTGCATTATTAATAATTTCTATTCTAATAACATCTTGCAATTCTAGATATTCTGTATTAACAACCACGGTTCCGGTAGTGCCGTCATAGATATATGCCGTAACAAATGGCTGTAATATATTATTAATATAAACTCTAACATCAACTGATGTTACCACAGATGTTGGATCTACACCTACTTCAACTTCGTTATTTGATCCGTCGTATATTCTATAATAAGTATCTGGGCCTTTTAATTTTTTATTGTTTAACAAAACAACCATAGACGCAATTGCTGAACTTCTAGATGGATCTACAAATTTGTCTAGCATAAAAGATCGTGTTGATCCCTCATATGTTAAAATTTGTTTATTAACACGAATTACAGACAATCCAGAACTATCAACATTTGATGTTGAACCCAAACAAATGATTTTAATAATTGAATTTGCATCTGGTGTTAATCCAAATTCTACCATTGTTTTTCCAGGTTCAATAGTTGTTCCTGTATCTTCAGCAACAATAGTACTATTAGTAAATCCTGTGTCGACTTGATGACCGTCAACGGTTACTAAAATATTTTGTGTTAAAGAATAATCTGCTTTTGTTAAGAACAATCTTGTATTGCCATCTGCAACAAACTCTTGGAAATCTAATAATGCAATACCCCCACGACCAATTGCAATGATCTCAATTGTAGAGCCTAGCGCAGGTGGAGTATTAAACACAATTTCGTTGGTTGTAAAATCTATGCTATAACTGGTTGTGCTATCTCCAAATGAAACATAGGAAATTTTATCTACATAGACCAATATTGATGCTTCTTCTATTATAGTTAAATCAATGGCATATCGAGAAGTAATTCCATCTGAAATAACAACTTTATTTTGAATAGTTGCAGCACCACTGATTGTAGTTTGGAACACCTTAATAGAAACACTATCAAGTATTTGTCCCGGTACATTTTCTTCAGGAGCAGGTGTATGATCTGGCGTATTAAATGCGCCACCGCTAATTACAATTTCTTCTGCTGTCATTCCTGTAGCAGTTGAATATGCACCGCTCATTGATGCTAATGTTCCGCCACTAATCTTAGAATCGAGAAGGTTTGTATCTGTAATATTAACAGATCCGTCGCTTTCTGCAGGACGGAAAATTAATACATCGCCTGCATATGTTTGGAAATAATTTTCAATAGAAACAATTTTTGTAGAACCATCTCCAACAAACGTTGGCATAAGAGCATTAGAATTTGTTACTAATGCCGAGTCGCCGGCATGATCAAAGTGTGGATCGTCAATTCTAATCGGTTTAGATGTTCCTGCTCTTTGTAGATAAATTGTAATTATTTGATTTTCTACAGGAGCTTCTGGTAGTTCAATCCCAGAGGTACTACCGTCAACAATTACATAATAATCGTCGTTAGAGTCAACGCTGTCCCAGCTATCAGTAAACCACGGAAGAGCGTCCCATCCGCCAGTTACATCAAATGTTGTTCCTTGAACTTGAACTCCGCCAAAATCAATACCGGTCATTAATTGTCCAACTTCATTTCCAATCATTCCGCTAGTTGGTGAATAATACTTGTTAATTCTGTTAACAGCATCTAACAATTCATCATTCTTTTCATATGTTATTGTAATAACATCATCTTTAGCTGGCGGGTCAACAAAAATCAATCTACCTTTTAGGATCTTATAATCATCGGTAGATGTTTTGAACAATGATAAACTATATTCATTATTCAATATTAATTGTTTGTTTTTAACAATAGTAATTTTCGATTTATCTCTTGTTGGCGCAAATGCTAAATCAAAAACCGCAGTACGTCCTGATGCAGTAAATGTTTGAGAATGCGTAAATGCGTTATAAATGCCTTCTTTAGAAATTCTGTCAAACTTAATTCCAAGATTAAATGTTCTTGCTTTTGTTTGACCTAAAATTGCAATTGCTTTTGCTTTTAATAAAGACGAACCGTTGCCACCAACTAACGTAATTGTTGGTGTTTCAGTATACCCTTCTCCAATATCAACCATTGTGATACCAGAAACTTTACCATTTGAAATATATGCTTTAGCTTTTGCTCCTGTTCCGTTGCCCTCAATAAGAACGGTAGGAACAGATGTATAATCTGCACCTGCATATGAAACTTCAATAGATACTACTGAGAATCCTTTGTTGTCATACCACCACTTCCATGGATACTGATCAAATAAATTGTATCCATTATTCACTGGAACAATTTTATTATCGCGTGTGGAATATACGGGAGGTAAATCAAAATCTAAAATATCTGTATTTGTTGATTCTTGATTTACATAACGACTTGTATATTCTCTAATAGAAGTTTTGTATGGTTTAATTTCTTCAAGATATTTTTGATACGCAGGAAGGTTATCGTTCTTGTAAGAAACTTTATGTTCTAACGATCCAACATTATGTAATGCATTAATAAAACTTGTTTTAAATGCCCAGAAAATTGGCTGATTTTCTGAGAAAGCATATCTTACACAAGTGAAGAATAATTTATTCCACTCAACTTTAAGATCTCCAACAAATAAATCAGTTTTAATAGAATTTAAAATAATCCTTAATTCTCTTGAAGGTTCTAAGTCATATAATGCTGTATCATAATATCCAACATTATCAAAACCAATAGCGGTTGTTTTAGTATTATAAAGAGAATCTTTAAATTCAATTGTTCCGTTTTGTCTAGCAACTAACAGATATTTTCCTAAAATTTCACCAGAGCCGTCTGCTGTTCTTTCAAGTACTGCCCATCCGCCGTTAGCATATTCTTTAACTCTAATTAAATCTCCTGGCTCAGTATATATTGTTGGTTCTAAATACAAACTTGGAACTTCATATAATATTCTAGTTGAGGTTGAGTATCCTGGTTTCCACCAATCGATATATGACCAATAGTTTCTTACATCATAACCTTGAGACTTACTCTTATAGAAAATTCTTCTTTGTTGATCCCAAGAATAGATACTCCAGAAATTATTAATTGTTTCATCAGTTCTAACTAATACTGAATACTCTCGAATTTTAACGGTGGCGGTTGTATATTTTCTTCCGGTTGTTTGAATTTTAACACTACTTACTCTACCTTGATTATCAATTGTAATATAAGCCCTGGCTCCTGTTCCGTCACCTTGTATTTCAATGTACGGAGCATTTTTATAACCAAATCCAGAATCTACAATATCAATTGTATCAACTTCGCCGTTAACAATATTTGCTTGTAATACTGCTTGGCGAACACGAATTGCACCAATTTGTTCTAAGTCAGTTATTGTATCTACTGCTACATCATATTCGTTTAATTTTTCATCTGGTTCTAAATCTGTTGAATTTAAATTATCAAAATTTAAAATTTCAGAATATGGATTTGTTAGTAATAATGAATTAATATTAGTAATAACAATTTTTAAAATTTCAGAACGATTTACAAACATACTCTGACGAGGTCTGAATGATAATCCGTATTTTTCTTTAGTAGAAAGTTTAGGATCAGGCACGGTATTACCTGCTTGATCAAATCCAACTAAACTATCGATCCATTTAGTCTCTAAAGTTTCTGGAGGAAGGTTGTCTGCAACGCCTTCAGCTAATAATACATATTCTCTATGCACAGGATTAACTGAAGATTCATTTGTGTAGAATTCAATGTTTAATAATGCTCTTCCAGAAGTTACAAATTTATTAAAATTGTATGCTAAAATTTTATCACTATCTAACAATGCTAATATTGGATATCCGCTTGAAATTGGCGTCTCAATCAACGCTGCAACTTCTCCTGCTGACAATTTTCTATTAACTTTTTGTGGGACAACGGTGCTGCCCTTAACCCAATAATAATATTTTATTTCTGTTACCTGTTGTGTAATTTCATTATAAAATTGTTTTACAGAATATACATCATCATTAGGATATAATGGCTGTCCAGAGATTCCTTCAGTTAATCCTGCAGTGGTGTCAGCAAGGGCACTCCATTCGCTAGGTAATAGAGTAGTTTCAACCCATTCATAAACATCAATAGTAGATCCTTTAGCTAATTGTCCCCAATTACCGTTTCTATAAGCAATATCGCCTTGCTCATAGTACAACCACTTAGCTGTGTTTAAATTCCACCATAGTTTTCCAACGTTCTTTGTAAACCAAGCTGCGTCAGGATCTACTACGGTTTCTTCTGTTCCGTTGGTATAAATTGCTGGATCGTACGGTGTTTTAAAATTAAGTTCCTGTTCTGCAAGTCCTAATATTTTTAATTTAATTGGATCAATAAAATCAATGTCGCTTATCTTAACATTTTTATCTGCATCAATTAAAGAAATATTTTTAATTTTAGAAATATCAATTAATTGTTCTTGAACGGCTAATGTTTTTAAAGATTTAACAGAAGTATCTTTTCTAAATGTTCTAACTAAACCGTCACCGTTATTGTAGTTAGGAGAACCAACTACAATAACATCGGATGTTGCATCAATGGCATAACCAAAAGATTCATTATTGGTTACGTCTGCTTCTAATTTTTCTGTTAAGAAATATTTTCCACTAACTCTTTCAAAAGAATATACCTGTCCCGAATAACCGTTAAATGTTGAAAATATTGTTGAATTTTTATCAAATGTAGTTCCTGTTTCAAAATATGCATAAGATTTGTATGGAGCATTTTTTGCGCCAACAACTATTCTTTCTGTTCCAGAACTAATAGATACATCAGAACCAAACAACAAATTATTATATTCTTCAAAACTTTCTAATTTTTGTTTTAATCTCCATTCTGGATTTGTTAAACTAGTTGCAGAGAAATAATATACTGCACCTTGATTTTGTAAATTAATATCTGCCTGAGGAGCACTAATAACAATGTGTTGACCTGTTGCATCAACATCAACAGAGAATCCAAATTTATCACCAACGGTGATAGATTCGTTATTGCCAGTATCATCAAATAATCCAATTGATCCAGCAGTTATTGTTTGTTTTAGTTTGTAAACACTATTACTATCTCTTTGGTAGATATAAACTTTACCTGTTGAATACGGAATAGTGCTGTCGCCCACGTTAGTCCATGGCAATCCATCGTCTGGGTATTCTCCAAAACTTCTATAGGTTGCTGAATCTACAGGATCTTCAGGACGAACATTTGTTAGTCTATGATAGTAACCTTGATATTTTACAACATCTCCTGCAATATATTCTTGGGTGGCTGACCAGATTCCTTTATAATTTGCAAAGTAAATACCATCACTATCAGCAACACCGACAACTAATATAGATCCATCTTTATTCATTGCCATTGCAGAACCAAACATATCACCTTGTTTTGTAAGTTCTGCTAGATCACTTTCACTTAATAATCCAGACGAAATTGTTGATCCGTCATCTTCAATAGAAACGTTTGTTGGTAAAGATGATTGACTAGATATGTCATCAATTTTTATCCAGTCGGGTGAACTGATACTAATGGTACTACCGTCACCGTTGGTATCCTCAACCGCTTTCCAGTAGGAATTATTCCACCATACAATTGATCCTTTTGGATATTGTCTAGCAGGATCTGAAACATATACTCCAATATAATTGTTATTTTCGTGTTGTTCCCAGGCCAAAGTTTCACTATTATACCTGTAAAGATAAATTCTACCCCTGCTATCTAACGAACCAGGAGCTGAAACAGCCATCCAATAATCTGAACCAGATTTTGAAATAGAAATATTAGATCCAAAATTTTCATCAAACGCAGGTCTTGGACTTACTAGTGTAGTTGTTAATGACCAGTTTTGATTATTCCAAACATAAATCGAAACAGCTCCTTGATTTCTAAATCCTTCGCCACGGCCAAAATTTGGATCATAAGTTAATAAAGATGTAGGCTCCCAATCATTACTTTGAATATCAATTGTACTGCCGTCTCCTACTACTGCTGTTGTAGCCTTCCACAATTTTCCAGCATATTCAACAACATCACCTATTTCATAATTTGCTGTAGGATCAAAAACACCAATATATGCTGAAGGCACGCCCGATGCTCTAGGACATCCAACTGCTAAGAAATGTCCGTCAGGACTTACTGCAAGTTCTTCTCCAAAAGAATTAGAAAGCAACAAATATAGTTCAGGCTCAGGGGCAAATGTCTGTTTAATTTTTAAACCTGTAGGTCCCTCAACATAAACAAGAACCATTGAATTTGAAGGCATGCTTGTAATAGTTTGTTGTAATCTTTCAACATAACAAACTGCATGTCCTGTTCCTTCGGGCACGGTAGTTCCATAATCAGTTAAGGATTTATAGCTAAAGACTTTATTTTTTTGTACAACTTCCCATAGTCCGTTATCATTAGAATCAAACCACAATTTTGAATTGTTAGGCAATAATGCAACATATTCTTGATCTATATCCGATCCAGAAGAAAATCTAACATTGTCTAATCCGTAAACACGAATTAATGTACTTGTATCAACTAATGGATCTTTAGCATCAGATGCGCAGGCAATGATAACAGAAGTAAGAGTTACTTCATTAATTTTATAAAAGCCGGTTAGGTTAGGAACATCGTTAATGCCAATGTAATCGTCAACAATAAAAGCGTGTCTACGATTAAATGTAATTTCAATTGTTGTACCTGTTTTAATTGCTGAAATTAAAGTTAATAATGGCTTTCTAGTAAATCTTAAAACCGTCCATGCTGAATTATCGAATGTAATCCAAAAATGGTCGCCGTCTTTTACTTGTGTAATATCTAATGTTTCTAAATCTGATCTATTCTTAATAACAAAATCAACTTGGTCAAGTTTTACGTAACCCGCAGACTGAAATTGATCAAAATCTGTTTTAGGAATAATCGAAGTTGTAAAAGGCGACGGAGCATTTGTAAAGTCCGATGCAGGGATTCTTAGATATTGATCAAGTATTACTCCTGTATAAGCCGATGACACAAATATCATTGGCTGAGGATTTACTTGTAAGGAGTCTTTATTAAATGCAAATTCAACTTCATTTAACTCGTCTACTCCGCCTAAGGTACCAACATTAAACGCCCATTCTTCGTTTAAAACAATACTATCTTCTGTTGTTTTGCTTAGTTTATCAAATATTTTAACAGCGGCATTTAATGTACCTTTTTCTCTAATAAAACCTTGATATAACTGAAATTGTGTTACGTCATCTTCTGCAAGATTTTGTAAGTATTCTCTAGTTTGATAACCGATGGCGTGTCGACCAAGATCTCGTTGGCTTGACCCAAGACCATCTGCATCAAGATTATAATAATCTTCAAATTGATTAATTCTATAATCAAAGTTTGGAACTAATCTCTTGTTCGGTGTTGAATCAAGTTTAGTCCAGAATGCATTTACAAATTGATCGGTAGATGTGTGATTAGATTTTGTTACCCAGTTATAACTTTTGTAATTAACTATATCACCCAATCTGTAATCAGTATAAGGTTGCCATGCTATAATATTAACATTATCAAATAAGAATCCGGGACTTGTATAATCACCGTCCCAGTCAACGGTTCTAAAACCTCTTGCCTTAACTCTTTCTTGACGATAGCCTGTTGTTTTATCATAGATAACATCATTGAAAACGGTTCGGTCATCGAAAATAGCAACGTGTTCTTTTAACACTAAGTGAGCTTTAAAGAAATAAATTCCTTCTGCTGTGTTTGTAGTTTCAATAGTTATATTTTGAAAATCTCTTTTTATGTTTAAGAAATTAGGAGTCAATGGCTGACCGTCACCTCTAAACACTTGATATTCATAAAAGCTATCTAATAGATTATCAGGAACACCAATTGGATAAGATACATCCATTTTTTCAGCAGCAGGACTTAAAGTTAATAAAGATCCAGGAGCCCAATTATGCTGTGTCCAGTACATAAATTCTTTAGCACTAGTGAACCAATCTTGAGTTACCTTGCTGTCTGTATCGTATCTATCAAATTTAAATCCTTTAGAAATTAGATATTGTTCATAACCTAATAAGAAATCAACTACTCCTTGGATTGTGCCGATGGTAGTTCCATAACTTATTTTTTGTTCTCTTATGGTGTTAAATGTTCTTCTCTTAAATGCTTGAACGTCGTCTTTCTTAGGAAGGTCTGGAAGTTTTTTCCACAGGGTTAAATCAAATGTGGATCCGCTTTGATGGCTTTTAACACTTCTATAATATTCATTATTATATCTTGCTACTACACCATTTCCATAAAATTTATCTTCTGTCCAATTAACAAAATTTTCAGAAACTCCGCCAACTGAAATAAGAGGATCTATTTGACTAATCACCGGAGCAAAATATGTAAAATGCGGATCTAAAAAGTCATAGCCGCTAATTTTCCAACCGTTGGTCATTTTTTCAACAATGACCGCGCTATAAATTATACTTGCAATTGGAGCACTAACATTATAATAAATTTCCTGATTTTCTACCGGAACAAAAATATTTGCCGAAGTAGAATTAGGATTTTTTGAATCTAAAATAAATCGTTGTTGTGTTTGATCAACAAATCCAGATAATCTATGTGTTAGGTAAACATCGATTTCATCTAATTTTTCCTGCAACACATTTTCATTAATATTATGGCTCTTTAAATAATCTACAATATAAGAAACTAATCCGCTGGTTAAATATCCGCCAGAACTTGATCCAACTAAATCTTCAACTTTAACAAAGATACCTGTATCGGTATGTACTAATTGATTTAATTTGTTTCTTACAATTTTTGAATTGTCAAAATTTTTGCCTACAAATTCAAAAGGTCTTAACAATGCCATTCCAATAATTGTTGCAAATGGATATTCACTACTGCTATACCATGCATGTTCTGCAGGGGAAATATCGCCAAAGTTAAAATCCCCTTGATTATTAATCAAAGAAAAATTTTGTGCTAGATTTGAATCTAGAGGGCTTAATAGTTTACCATCTCCATCTACAGGAATGTGTGTTAACAAAGTAGATCTTACATATCGTTTATGAACACCTGCTCTTGGACCTTGTCTAATTAGGCCGGCAGCCAGGTCTTCCCATAAAAGTAAATTGTTTCTAGTGTATGGTGCAGGTCCGTATTCACTTTCCCACCATGTCGGTTTAATAGAAAATCCTAACATTTCCCATGGGCAGCGATGTGGACGATCTGTATCGTAAAAATACTTGTAGACTCCTCTCCACCAACCTGGTAAATTTTCTAATCCGGCTGGGTCAGACATATTAGAATATGTATAAGTGAAAGAATTTTCGCTGTCAAAATAGCTATTACTTACATAATCGATATTTGTATCTGCAATCCATTTTAAAAATTCTTGTGTGTTTATTTGTATAATTTGATTGTATTCAAATATTCCAGTCTTATAATATCCGCCAGCGGTTGCATCAATATCAAATATATTTTCATCATATTCTTTTTTGATGTTATTAAAAATTCTTAATTCTAATTCAAGAAGCGCATCGTCTCGATAGTCATTAAATGCTGTTGTAAGGCTACCGTCGTGTCCTTGAATCATATATTTTGGTTCAACAAAGGTGTCATCTAAGAATTTTTCAGGTACAAACTTTTTAAACAATCCAATCTTTGTCGGTGTTTGAGGGATATGATTAAATCCTGAAGAAACATATTCTCTAATTTCAAGTATGTCTCCAACATTAAGTGTTTTTAAAATATTAACAAAAGAAAAGTCACTATTAAATTCGTAATCAAATCCATTAATTAATTGTTGATTATTAATGTATAGGTAGACAGCTCGATTACTTAAAGTTTTTAAATCAAATTTATCTGAAATAACAAATGTGTTAATATCTGGATCTTCAACTTCGTAAATTAAATTTGTATATGCTCCGCTACCGATCATATCAGAATTTACAAACGGGCTTGAAGGATTTTTACCTCTTGTTAATTCATTAATAATATTGTCAACTAGCTTTGGAATATCTCCATCAAAATCTAATTCTCCAGAAATTTTAATAAAATTATGTTTAAAATCAGTATAAGACTTTTTAGCATATCGGAGAGCTTTAATTAAATTAACCTGCTTATCAACTAGCAATGTTAATGCAACAGGTGCCACACTTTCATGTTTTAAAAATCTCTTAGTATATGCCTGGAATCCATGAATGTCTCTTAAAGAATTATTTCCTACAACAAGTCCAGAGAATCCATTGTAAAATTCTAATCCAGACGAAATATGATCAACTGCTTGTCCAAACGTAAAATCTGTTAGTTCGTTGTTTAACGGATTTTTTTCCAAACCTACAGGAATTTCATAATATCCTTCTTCTGGAATTAAATTACAAAATATTTTTATTACAAGAACATCTTTTACAGCAAACGGTGTAGCAAAAATAAAATTTCCACCTTGTCTTGTATATGATTCTGTATAACGCTCTCCGTTCTTATAAAAATAAATTTCGTCTTGATCAGTTACTTTAAACCAATCAACGGTATTAAAATAAACCGTGTCAGTTGCTGTGGTAATTACCTGCGAATCAATGATTGGTTGTAGATATTTTTGTTCAGTTTCAATCCAATGATTAACATATTCGTCTGTTAGGTTAAATTTACAGAAACCAGTATTAATATTTTTTGAATATGATTTTCTTAAAACTTCATAGGTAAAGGATTCTATATCCCATACAAATTCAAAACTTATATCTCCAACGTTGCTGATATTAAGATAGCTAATTGGAAATCCAAGTTCTAGGTCAACAACTCCTGTGCTTTCTTTGTATGCTAAAATTTTAGTACCGCGGAATGTTGAAACTGGATACGTATCTTTATCAGAAAAACTTACACCATTTTCATCAAATGCATCAAATAAAGGTGCTTGATTAACTTTAGTTTTTTCTTGGCTACTTAACCAAGCGGTTCCATCATAGTAGAACATTGTTCCTTTATTTTTCTTTCCACGGCGAACTAATAAGGTTTCTCCAATGATGGATTCAGTATCATCAACTTTTATTAAGGTGATTTGATTTTGACCGTTTTGAGTGAAGAATTTAACTTGATAAATTTTATTATTAGCTAAACTATCAGTGTCGGCCGTTACAAGAATTCTTGCTCCGTTAAACAACGGCTCACCGTCAATACTATAACCAGTACTTCCTTCAATTTTAGAAAATACGTCTGACGTAAATGTGTCAATGTAATCTACGGTTTCCTTAGCAAATACTCCGTGTTCGTATAATTTTAAATTTGGTAAAAATTCTATAATAGGACGTTTTGCTCTAGCTGCTTCGTCGTGGTAAAAATCTTCTCCTGATAATTTAAAAGAAAGTTCCAATACACTTCTATGAAACCAACGATTATATCGTGACCAAGGATTTAAATCTTTACTACTTTTAGCTATTGTGATATAATCTTTTGTTCCCGGATACGAGCTTGCATCATCAAAAGGTGCTGTGTCAAAACCTTCATTATCAAATAATACTTCTGGAACATCTGATGTTAATACAGGAACAACTAAATCATCAAAGTTGGTCAATGAGATTGCTTTACCAACACCTTCAACTAACCAATTTCCTTTTGAATATTTCTCTGGGGTAACAACACCGCCAAAATTAACAATCATACCATTGCTTAGTTCAATTCCGTTGCTACTTGTATATGTTGTCTTTCCAATAATATCATCGTTAATATTAATTTTTGAATTTTCTTCAATGTCGGAAATAATAAACTGACCAAATTTATTTGGATCAGTAATACTTTGATAATAAAGAATATCCGGCGCATCGTAAGGCACATCAAATGTTAGTGTTCCATTCTCAATGCCAAAATTTGTAATTCCTTTAGTGTAGTCAAGTGCTGCTGAATTTGCATTTACAATTTCAACAAATTCCCAGTCTTGAGATTCTGTTGTTATTGTGCTACCGTCGGCCGGAGATACTGGAACTTTTGCTTTCCATACAGAACCATTGAATACAACAATAGATCCTTGAGGATAGAATAAATCAGGATTAAATGTCAATGAACCAGTATCATATGATGTTCTAATAACAAATCCGTTACCCGGAACATTTACAATAAATTTGTATTTTTGTCCTCTATATAATGTTATTCTAGGATTGTTTGTATAGCCGTCTGGAGAAAAAATAAAAGAAGACGCTTCTCCGAGCTTAACTCTATATGTGCTTATTACAGAAGAACTTTGGCCTAAAATTCTAATTGGTGGAGGACCGCTTGGCATCCAAAAATATTCTCTATAATTAATAAACTTATCCCAGTCAACAGGAGGGTTCCAACTATAGTGCTGGTGTTGATCAATTAGATCATCTCTATCTTCATTATTTCCAAAATATTTTAAAATATTTTTAAAGTCAATGAAGTCATAAAAATTTTGTGTCTTACCATCTTTTTTAAGAACAACGCCAGGCTCCAACTGATATCTACTTCTAAGAGTAGCGTCGGTATCTAAATAAATGTCTGAGCCGTTGTATGTTTTACCGTATCTACGCCCAACATATCCTACGTTCTTCTCTAGTGTACCAGGTTGCAGTAACGGATCTAAAACGCCGGATAAAAATTTATCATTAGCATCTGTTTGAAATACCTTTGGTAATAAATCAGATGACTTTCTAATAGGTAATTGACTTTTTGGAAAAAACTTTGCCATTCTTAAGTACTCGTTGAAGTAATAATTGTTCCAGAAATTGCACCAATTTCTGCTGCATTAATAGATGTTACTATTTCTATATCATCTACGGTAGCACCGCTTACAAAAATTTCATCTGCTCTACTTTGAATTTCAAACAGACTACCAAACACCTGAGATTGTTGTCTTGGTACAATAACCATGTTAGTAATGTCAGGCGCTGTTGAATTAATCACATAGGTTATTAATTCTGAAAGATAAAATTTATCTCCAAAGTCCCAATTTGCCGAATCAAAAAATTCATTGATCGCTGCAATAATTCTAACCTTTAAATCGTTATCGTTGATTGTCTTTGATGAGTTTTTAACAATTTTAAATATTGCTTGTAATTTTTCATCTGCGGTTTTTCCGAATAACACTTTATATGAAACTGGATGATATACAATATCATCGCTTATAGATTTAATTGCACTCAAGTTTCCGCCAAATGCAATTCTTAAACTTTCTGTTGTTGGCGGTTCGGGCATTTTTGTTAACACACCTTGCAAGTAATTTCTAAAATCTGTGTCATAAGAACGTGTTAATAGATACACATCAATAATATTACTTACGCTTGGATCGATACGGCGGTCAACATTTGCATGGTGCAGATATTGGAATTTAATTCCAGCCCTACCAATGTTTGCTCTAAAATTACTTTGAAGAACAAATGTATTTGTTGTTCTATCAACCATTTTTACAACATCTTCAGCAATGTCATAAAAATATACAAGTTGGCCATCGGTATAATCTGTAACCTTGACGTCAATTTCTTTAGCCGCTAATACAATGTCATTGTTTGTATTATCGAAATATTGAAATATTTTTGCTCCGGTGTCGTCGACCGTTTCTTGGAAAAACAAAAATTTATTTGCTGAATCTTCTCCAACAATTCTAATAAACTCGTCTGGGTCATCAATAACTCCGTCGTCGTCAGAATCAGCAAACGCAATTTTAATTGCATCGGTGCTTTGATATCCATCTTCAAAACGAATACTATCACTAATTTCAAAAACAAGATCTTGTTTTAGATAATCTAAAAGACCGTTGTCGGTATTAATTCCTAATACCTTGATTTGATCTTTAACAACCTTGTTTGTTTTGCTATCGTAGATTTTTTGATTTGAATCAAAATAGAAACGATTTTTTCTAATACTAGCAAAAATATATTCCATGCTTCTAACGTGGACAACATACTTGTCTGGTTCTTTAACAAACGCTATGATCCATGAAGAATCAATTCCAGAGTTTGATGTGTCGCCTGCTTTACCAAGACTAAAACTATTGATTAAATCTAGATTTGCGGCTGTAATAATTTTCCAGGCGGCAGATTCAATATCGTATCGCAAACCAAAGTTTAAATTTGAAAATGCAAGGTTTGCCATTTCAGTTTCAAATGCATTAGGTAAATTTGAAACCCACTTTGGTACTATTTGAAAAGCTACCGAACCCGAAGGAATATTATCACTAAATGTAATTGGGCCTAGGCCTGTACTTAATACTCCACGGCCCGCATTTGTACCGTCACCAACAACTCTAACAACCTTAGACCAAATATATGATTTTTGTAAAGGATCTGTTAAATCTTGAGTAACAAGTTTTCCGTTTTTAAATGCTTTGCCGGCGGGCGGAACAAATTTAACTATTGAATCAGGTAAAAGATATTTCAAAGTATTATTTGTATAAACACCTGTTTTTAATAATGACGAGTCAACTCCACTAATAAAATATCCTGTTGAACTATTAGTTGATGTGGTTACTGAATTCCAAACCGATGTTGGATCCGTAAACAAAATTTTTGTATATTTTGTTATATAAAAATTAAAAACATCAGTGCTGTCAATTAATGGCTCAATAGTATTTCTAATAAAGTTATAAATTTCAATCTTATTTGTAAATTTAAACCCTAATGTTGTCTCAACTTCGTTTTTATAAATTAAACCGTCGTCAGCGAATACATCAATACTTGAATATTTTCCGCTGGCATCAATAATATCAAAATTTCTGCTAATACCGCTCGATGTTCTATTAATTGCTTTAACTTTAAGAATATCTTGACTGCTGGTTAAAGGCGCAAGATTATAATCTTCGCCTGTGATCATTCTGTTTTGTGTATAATAAGATGCTGGTGCATTTGCACGAATACTATCAATACTTTCACTTGGAGTTGAGGACGATACGGTATATTTTAAACTCATACTAATTGTTAATGTATGAGCTGATCCTAATTTATTAACATAAGGTATAGATATGCTGATTCCTCGCATGTCGCTAGGAGTTATAGAGTAACTCAAACCATTTGAAACACGATAATAAATTCTAAAATTACCTTGAGGTAAGTTTCCGTATACTCCGTCTGAGAATAATAAATCAACTTTGTCTTTGTCTTTAGTTACAACAGAATAAATGTTCTTGACCTGATTGACCAAACTATTATAAGCAATATTGTTTCCAATTAAATTTGGAACTTGCAACCATTCTGTTGTTTGTGCTCCAACAGAGTTTAAAGAATATAACCAAATATCGTTGTTATTAATTCCTTCGGCGTCAATAGAAACTTTTTCATTTGTCGTAGGAACTGCGATTGAGAAATCTGCTAATTCTAAACTACCTTGTTTAAACATTAAGAAGAAACCATTGTTTAAACTTGCTGGTCCTTTATTGTCATTTTTATATATAAATCCTAGTTGATTAGCAGGCGTAGGTGCTTCTTCATAAATTTCTTCTTTGCCTTTAAAGGTTGTGCTAACAAGCTCGAAAGACATTCTTCTTCCTGCAACATTTTTACTAAATGTGTATAATGGAATATCTCTGTTAGATGTTCTTAATCTATATTGTTCTGTTCTAATACCGTCAATAGTACCAGATCCTTGGCTTCGGCCAAACTCTGTATTGTCTGCCATAGCTGCATTAAGGACCAATAGGAATTGCTCGCTCCAATTTGAATTAGTAGGATCGTTCCAGATGATAATTTGTTTAGATAAATTTTTTCCGTTACTATCAACAATATCTTCAGTTGTTGATATGGTGTCAAATTTTAACAATCCCTTTGACGGAATATTTCTTTTAGGAGTATAACTCAACATCCTAGCAAGTTTTAAAACACTTTCTTTACGCTCTGCTAGTTCAATAAAATTTTCACGACTAGCTAAGTCAATACGGAAACTTAAACTCTGTCCTAAAAATGCAATGGCGTCAATTAAAGCTAAGTATTCGCTTGATTCAATATAATCATTAAAATCTTCAGGATAATTTTCGCGAATATATTCAATAATGACCCTGCGAAGATTTTCAAAGTCGTAGGATTTGAAGTCAGCATTTTTAAATGTCTGATAAATTCTAGTCCAGTCTTCGTTGAGAATTAAGTTATTTTGTCTTGATGTAGCTGTCATTTTATAGTCCTATTCAATATTTATCGCGGAAAATAAACTGGTCAGTTAACTGAGTAATTTAACTTGTCAAAGTCAAAAGTCATACGCTCGCTAACATTAAAAGGCAGATATACTAACTCTGCTTCTATTCGAATTCCTTGATCTGTGCTATCGACAATTACTGAATTAACAGCAATTCTAGGGTCGTAGTTAATAATTTCTTCAACGTCTTTAGCAATTAATTTTTTTACTTCTTCTGTAAATTGTTCAAATAATAAATCCCAAATGACCGTACCAAATTCTGGGTTTTCTAACTTTTCGCCCTTACGAATGTAAAAATGATTAATTAGATCTTGTTTAACAAGATCGATGTCATAGAGTTTATATCCTTTTTTTGTTTCTGCTGAACAAAAACCTTTATAGGTAAATTCTGTAATATTTTGATTTCCAACAGATGCTATATTACTTGCAACCGTTTTTTGATTATATAATTTTGCCATAATTAAGCATCCCTATCCGTGTTATCCGGAGTAACAAATTGTGGCGCTTGATTTTCATGCAAAGGCCACGGTTCGTGCATTGGTATACGTTTCATAATACTTTTAACAGGATCAGGTTTAATATATTTTGTTTTAGCCCAATCAAGTGTTCCGTCTGTTACTAAATTGTCATTTAAAGTTAACGGCAATGCTTTTGTAGCAGGTGTTGCAGCTGGACCGTTCATGTCAATAGCACTTGCAGTTTCAAAGTGGTGAGCACTTTTTATATTGCTGTTTCCTGCTGCTGTAATGTTTGCATCGCCGGTTGCATTTAAATGAATACTTCCTGCTGTTGTTAGATATCCGTTAGCTCCAACAACTAATTCTAAATTAGTAGTTGCATCAATATGAACTGCTCCTAATACACTTCTAACATTAAAGTTTCTTCCTGCTTCTAAATTAATATCTCTATCAGCACGAATGTTTAAATCTTGTTCAGAGTGAATACTAATGCTATCTTGAGCATAGATATCTATTTTTCCATTGCTGGTTAATTCAACCCAGGCTGTTCCTCTAGCATTACCAATATAAATCAAATCTTCGGAATTGTGCATCAACAACTGATGGCCTGTTCTTGTACGTACCCTAAAGTATTCGTTATAAGGAATATTTTTATCTCCCTTATTTCCTTCGAGATATTCAACTCCTCCTTCACCTGCAGAAGTTTTTCGGTAATATCTGTCATCGCCGTCGTCAAATACTAATTGTGTTCCTCCTAGTCGGCCTACCGGAACCGGAGATATTGTTGCAGAATCTTTTCTACCAATATTTGATTTTTTAGCACCGTCTCTTTGATCTAATGGACCTGGAGTTAAAATACCAAAAACCATATTTGGTACATTTCGTCTTACGGTAGATGTAGTTACTCCTCGTGCATCATCTTCAATTAACCCTTGTTCTAAAAATCTATCTGCCATAGGATGCACTGGTTTTTTAATCTTGTCTACCGCAGTACTTTTAGTTAGATCGTTGGCTTTTCTATTGACTTCTGCAACTGGTAACGGCATACTAGTTGAATACTTAGATTTATCTGTAGACGAAATATCTACCACATCAGTACCGCCGATTGCTGGAATCATGTTATTGGCAAAACGGCTAGGAACACAACCAATAAAATATCCTTCAGAAGGATTGCCATCTACAAATATAACCATTACGGTTACGCCAATATCCGGTGGGGTAAACCACATGCCGTAGGATTTTTGTGTATCGTGATAGGCATCTGCATTGCCGGTGTTTTTGCCCATAAATTCGTAGGCAGTACTTCCATAAAATGGTGTTAAGTATTTTACAGGATATGTTTGGCTTTCGTCACCAATTTCGTTTGCAGAATCTCTAAGTAGTGTAACTTCTAATCCCGACATAAAAGAAGGATCAAGATGGCTTACCACCTTAGCAAGATAAGGGCCGTTGCCTATGCCTTGACTAGATTTTTGATTCTGCGGTTTTCTAACTGACTCTGCCATTTATTACCTCAAGCAAAATATGTAGGTGGATCTGACGGTTCACCCTCATCACCGGCATCATCAGTGTCAACAGGAGATGACGATTCTGGTTTAACTTTATCTGTATTGTACATAAGAGTACTTTGTTTATCTGGATCAACTTTGTCATCAAGATCGTTAGGTTGTAGAGGCATTCTAATACACTCTAGTGTTTGTTTAAACAATCCTTCAGAAAAATTATTTTGACATTTAATAACTTTATAAATGCCGCTAAAGGGACTATCTGATTCTCCAACAAACAAATAAGTTCCTTTTTCTTCCATTGGTTCAATCGGTGTTCTAAATCTCATATAGATGAATGTATCACCTGCTTCATAGTTTGCTGTCCCGTCTTCGGTAATTTGATCTGTGGCTCCTGGGCCTGCAAAATATCCGCCCATGCCGCTATCTACCATCCAGTAAGGATCTCCAATAATTTCTGCTGAAATTTTTACCATTTCAGCTTGAGAACTTTCAAGGAATGCTTTGTGAAAATTATTAGCAACTACTTGTTCATCAGTTAAATTTCCAGAACCGCCAAACGGTAGTTTAATAGCATTTACATCCTGTGCAACCGGCCTACTTCCTGTAGGACTCTTAGCTGCTGTTACTCCTCCCGATCCTTTTTCAACTTCTGCTTTGTTTTGTTGCGGATCGCCTGATGTTTGTAAATCTTTATTTGCAAGGCGGCCTGCATCTTCAATTCTATTTGATGCAACTGCGGTATAAAAAGAATTATTAATTTGTATATCAAATCTTAATAAATCATTATTTGTACCTGTATAGATGTAATTGTATTGTTTAACTATTTGTTCTTCTAACTGGTCATATCCTAAAGGGACTGCATTAGGATTTGTAAAAACCGAATTATGAATTTTGTATGGCATTACTCTAAAAATAATACGTTTTGAATATTTTTTAAATTTAGGATCCCAATTCAAAAGCTGTGTTTGAACATCAATTCTAAACCAATTAATCATACCAGTTGGATCAATATTAGATTCTTTTAATGCCTTAGCTGCATAATCGGATTCTTCAATGGCTTGTGTAATAACTTCTAATATTGATTGTTTTTGAGCATAGTTAAATGTTCTTTCTTTTGCATTTATTGAAACTTTATCTCTATTAACTTTTCCTGTGCTTTCGTCATATGCATCTTCTGCTTTTGGGGCAACATAGTTTCCTCCTGAGTCTGCCTGGAAATTAAAACTTGCATTGCCTATAGCGTTTGAAATAAAAAATGCCGGATCGTCCTCTGGATTAGCATAAGATGCACTTTTTGAAATTACTCGTTCATTTGATGTGTTTATTACTGCTCTGTTGTCTGCATCGTCTGGTCCAACTCCAGGGATTGGATCAAATGAATTTTCTGGAAAATGTATTTCGTACTTGTCTGGGTACGTTTTTAATTCAGGAACAGATTTTTGTTCGTGCTCATTAAGAACCGTTGTTAAACTTCTTTCTCTGCCTGCTAATAATTCTTTTACGGTACTTCCTGTGATTGCTATATCAGTTTTTAATGCTGTGTAGGTTTCAGAAAATCCTTCTTGATTATAAACAATGGCTTCAAATTTATAAGTGCTTCCAGATTCTGTAACATTAAAAGTTGTTTTCTTTAACAACATTAAAAAGAATTTTGGTTTTATAGAAGCATAGGATTTCATATCTTGATCAAATCCTACAAATTCCATTTTTAAACAATATACTGCTTCTTCAAGATAACTTGGATATCCTGCTGCCAGAGCCGCAACCTGAAGACTCTGTAAAAACAATCCCATGCTGTAAGGTTCTATAATTTCAAAGGTAAAGTTAATAGCATTTGAAGAGCCTGTAGCAGGAGTACCTGTCATTAAGGTATCCATAGAAAAGTTTTGAATAAAGTATTCAGGGGCTCCGTAGGCTGTTGCTGCTCTTTCCTGATCATATCTTCCGCCAGACGAAAATACAACTTGTTTTTCAACGAATGCAGAATTTCTGTATAGGTAAGGATTATTTGCTTCCTCGGGTTTTAAACATGCCAACGTCCATAAAACATTATATGATGCAAATTGTTCTAACTGATTAGCAAACCCTCGTTGTTTAGGTTTAATATTTTCTTTGCTACCTGCACTAATAGTTGCTCTGGCATCAGTTCCTGCAGGTGTTTTTCCCTGCAATAAACTTAACTTTATGTCTGATGAAGTTTTTGCAAAACCAAGTCCAAGGTTTGATGCTGTTGCAGTTGGATCGATTCCTGTACCGTCTGGTTTAGTTAATGCTGCACCAAATACTTGACCAATGTCTCGTAATCCTAAAGCCATATTATATTCCTAAAAATCTTTCTAGATTGCTTTTTTTTGGAAGATAAATTTCTGTTCCGGGTTCAAAATCATATATTGGATCTTTAATAACATCCATATTTCTTTGAACAAAAACCCACCATAGTTTTGGTGTTCCATACAAATCATAGGACAATAAATCCGGTCTGTGTTTGTATTGATTTTCTATTTTGTATTTGAAATCATCAGTCTCTGCAGGAATGGGTCTGATAGACAACAATTCAAGATACAAATTGTTTTGTTTAGTAAGAAAATAAGGTGAACTTTGTCTATACTTTGCCATGTTATAGGAATCCTGTTGTGTTTGCTGTATTGCCAGAAGCAAAATCTTCTAAACTAAATTGACGTAGTCTTGCTCTGTTATAAATTGGCGATACCGTCACCGAGATAGTACTTAGTGTCGGTACCCATGTTGGTTGCGACATTGTATCTGTTTGACATTTAATGTATTGAACATCTTCTTTAAAATCAAAACTTGTTGCTTTGATTACTACAGGAACGGTGTTGAATACATTACTTCCATAGCCGGTTAGTTGACAAATAATAGGCGGATTACCAACGTTTGGTCCTGTACCATAAAACATTTTAGTAACGGTTCTTAACCAAGTGGTGGCAGCTATCCAGTAGTAAGCATCTTTTTCAGTTTCAACTGAAAACTCTCCACTAATTTGAATGTCTTCAATAGCACTACTCTTATAGGCCTGGAATGGATATATATTATGCACAGGATCTAATTGGCTGTAGTTTGCCTTTGAAGATACCGTGATGTTTGGCAAGTATGGCCAAGCGAGTCCGCCGGTTTCCTTAAGAGTTGCGTCAAACAAAGGAGAGTTAAACAATTCCCAATTGCAGTTGATTCTAACACGCCAATCATTTCCTGGCACTGGTGTCATTGATACTACCGCGCCTCGTGTTTGAAATAACTCTGCATTTGACGGTAAGTTTATTCCTCTAGCAAGACTTAGAATATTGTTTAATTGTCCAGCGGCTTTGGAAATAGCACCTGCAACACCAAGTAGTCCGCCAGCAATATTTCCACCGCCTAATTTATTAAGAGAGGTAGCAATGTCAGAAGTAACGTTACTAATAGCACCAACACCCGTACCAACTTTAGATACTAAGTTTTGTGCTTGTCCTGTTATGCCGCCTAATGCTGGAAGGCCGGCGCCTCCAATTGAGCCTGTTAATCCTTTAACGCCTGCCATTCCTTGGTCAATTGCATTACCAACACCCGCTGTAACTCCATTTAATCCGCTGCCTAATCCGCCGGAAAGACGAGAAGTTACAGAATCTAAATTTGTTTTAGATAAAGAAGCGGTCATGTTGTTTAAGCCGGCTCCTGCTTGGTTAGCGGCTCCGCTAATACTTTGAGAAACATTGTTAACTAATTGGGCTAATGGATTAAGCGATAATGGCATAAAAAGACTCCGTTTAGTCTATTTATTCTTGTCAAAATGTGCTATTATATTAATAAAAGGGAGATATATACTGAATGAATACCGTACCTAAAATTAAGTACCTAACAAACAAAGACTTACTAAGAGAGATACATTTAAGCAAAAATACATACTGCTCATGCACAGATAAAGCATTTTTAGAGTATGATATGATTGTACCAAACTTGTCCAAAATTAATATCAGGACAATTGCCGAAGCAAAAAGAAACAGAGCTTCTAGGTTAGCAAAAATTAACCACGAAGCAGCAATGTTAGCGCAAGGTAAAAAAATTCCCGCAAAAGAATTTGAAATAGACTATAAAAAAATTGACAAGAATGATGTAGTCTTTAGAGTTATGACCTTTGAACATATTCCTCTTGCTCCAGGAAGAAAAAAGACCGTTAAAAATACCAGCGACGGTCATGAAAAAGTAAATTTTCCGCCCTTTCAACATTGGAAATTTGATACCAACGGTAATCTAATATGTGTTGTAAAAAGCCACTGGAAAGGTGATATTAACACCGGAGCATTTAGCAAAGACCACGGCCAAATGACTAGTAATCTAGCTCGAATGTTTTTAAAATTATGTGACCGATATGCGACTAGAGGCAACGTTAGAGGATATACCTATAATGACGAAATGAAAGGGCAGGCTATTTTACAGCTAACACAGATAGGACTACAATTTGATGAAAGCAAATCCGATAATCCTTTTGCTTATTATACTGCTGCTGTCACTAATTCATTCGTGCGGATCATTAACATTGAAAAACGTAACCAGAACATCAGAGACGACATACTGGAAATGAACGGTATGAATCCAAGTTGGACTCGTCAATGGGGTAGTGGTAGTGGTCCTGCTACCGCTCCTGTTACTATCGATAATGGTAATGATTGGGATTGACCTTTAATAAAAATTATATTAAACTCGTCATATGAATCTATTTAAAAAAGCCGCATGTTTTACGGATATACACTTTGGATTAAAATCAGGAAGCAGAACTCACAACATTGATTGTGAAGAATTTGTTAAATGGTTTTGTGATACTGCTAAAGAAGAAGGTGCAGAAACTTGCATCTTCTTAGGCGACTGGCATCACAATCGATCAACTACAGATGTTAGCACTATGAATTATACGGTGTCTAACCTAGAACGATTAAACGCATCTTTTGAAAAAGTCTATTTTATTTTAGGCAATCACGATTTGTTTTATAAAGACAAACGAGAAATCAATTCAATTGAATTTATGCGATTGTTTCCAAATGTAACTCCTATTAAAGAACCCTTTACAGATGGAAATGTAACAATACTCCCTTGGTTAGTAGGAGACGAATGGAAAGATATTCCAAAAATTAAAAGCAAATATATTTTTGGACATTTAGAATTACCAAGCTTCTACATGAATGCTATGATTCAAATGCCCGATCATGGCCAGTTGCAAAGAAACCATTTTGTAAATCAAGATTATGTGTTTAGCGGGCATTTTCACAAACGCCAAGCTACAGGAAACATAGTGTATATTGGTAATGCATTTCCGCACAATTACGCCGATGCAGGTGATGACGATCGAGGTATGATGTTATTAGAGTGGGGAGGCAAACCCCAATACAAAACTTGGGCTAATCAACCAGTATATCGTACCTACAAGCTAAGTCAAATAATTGATACTCCCGACGCATTGTTAAGACCAAAAATGCATTGTCGTGTTACTATTGACTTACCTATTACATTTGAAGAAGCAAATTTCATTAAAGAGCAATTCATGCCGCAATACGATTTGCGAGAATTAATGCTTATTCCAGAAAAGGTAGAAGTTGAATCGAGTGCTTCGCCTATCGATATTGAATTTGAAAGTGTTGATACCATTGTTATCAATCAAATCAATGCTATTGAAAGCGACACATACGATAAAGGACTCCTATTAGAGATTTATAAAGAACTATGATTAAAATTAAGAATCTAACCGTAAGAAATTTCATGAGCGTGGGTAATCAAACTCAAGCCATCGATTTTGACCGTGGTCAATTAACTCTAGTCTTAGGTGAAAATCTAGATCTAGGAGGTGATGATTCTGGGGCTCGCAACGGTACGGGCAAAACAACTATCATCAATGGCTTGAGTTATGCGATCTACGGTCAAGCCCTGACTAATATTAAACGTGACAACCTTATCAACAAGATTAATCAAAAGGGAATGTTAGTCACAATTAGTTTTGAAAAACACGGCGTTGAATATCACATTGAACGTGGTAGAAAACCAAACTTGTTAAAATTTAGCATTAACGGTCAAGAACAAGAATTACAGGACCTTGACGAATCTCAAGGCGATAGTCGAGAAACACAAAAAGCAATTGAAGATGTATTTGGTATGAGTCACGAAATGTTTAAACACATTTTAGCGTTGAACACTTATACTGAACCGTTCTTATCAATGAAGGCTGCTGATCAAAGAAGCGTTATTGAACAATTACTAGGTATTACACTTTTATCAGAAAAAGCAGAAAATTTAAAAGAACAAATCAAACAAACAAAAGATGCTATTACTTCAGAAAATACTAAAATAGAAACAATTAAAGCTAGTAATGAACGCATTCAACAAAGCATTGAAGCGTTAGAGCGTAAACAAAAAATGTGGAACGATCAAAAAGAGTCCTCTCTTGAAAATATACTTAAAAGTATTGATCGTTTAATGCAAATTGACATTGAAGAAGAAATATCAAATCAACGAGCATTAGTTGAATGGAATAAAAACAAAAAAGAAAAAGATAACCTTAATTCTTTAATTGCTAAACAAACAGCGGCATTAGAAAAAGAACAAAAAGTCCTTTCTAAATTAGAAAAAGAGCTTATTAGTCTTGCAGATCATAAATGCCATGCTTGTGGTCAAGAGTTACATGATGACAAACATGAAGAAATGCTTGTAGCAAAAGCTCAACAAGTTGAAGAAAGTAAAGGTTCTATTAACGAACACTTAGAAGAACTATCAACTCTTAACGAAGCAATGGCATTATTAGGTGAGCTAACTGCTTGTCCAAAAGTAACTTATGACAATTTAGAAGAAGCACTTAATCATAAAAACACATTAGATGGGTTAGAAAGAGATGCTACTATTAAAGAAGCAGAAGAAAACCCTTATGATGATCAAATCTTAGAATTAAAAAATACTGCTGTTCAAGAAATTGACTGGAATAACCTAAACGAACTTGTAAGAGTTAAAGATCATCAGGAGTTTTTACATAAACTTTTAACAAATAAAGATAGTTTTGTACGTAAACGTATTATCGATCAAAACTTAGCATTCTTAAATCAACGATTAACTCATTATCTAGATAGAATAGGATTGCCTCATATTGTAGAATTTCAAAATGATCTTAGTGTTATTATTACTCAATTAGGCCAGGACCTAGATTTTGATAATTTAAGTCGAGGTGAACGCAACAGATTGATTTTATCTCTATCTTGGGCGTTCCGAGATGTGTGGGAAAATCTTTATCATCCTATCAACCTGTTGTTTATTGATGAGCTTGTAGACAGCGGCATGGATGCCAGCGGAGTAGAATCAAGTATTGCGGTACTTAAGAAGATGACTAGAGAAAGAAATAAAAATGTTTTCTTAATTTCTCACAGAGATGATCTAACAAATCGAGTAAATCATGTGTTAAAAGTTATTAAAGAAAACGGATTTACCAGTTACAGCAACGATGTGGAGATTATAGAATGATTTATGACTTTTATTATGTTAAAGAACTTTATACACCAGAAATGTGTGAAGAACTCAGGACTTTAATTCTATTACATTATAATAGAGACGATTCTGTAAAAGATGTTCCTGCAGATGGAGCAACTAAAACTGCCGATGTAAAATTTATCAACAGAAAATTTATATCCCCCGAATTAGAAAAATTTTATGAATCAATTGGTGTTATTAACAACCTTGCTTTTAGATTTCATCTTGACGCAATTGGGTACGAGTCAATATTAAGTTACAATACCTACGATTCTAAAACCAACGGCGAATATGATTGGCACACCGACGGGAGAAGAGATGGTATTAAGGATATTAAATTAACAGCATTACTAAACTTATCTGACGAACCGTATGAGGGCGGTGATATAAGTTTATTTTTCAACGGTCCTCATGTAATTGAAGAATTTAGATTGCCAGGAACATTGTTAGTTTTTCCTAGCTGGGTTCCTCATAAAGTTGATCCAGTAACCAAAGGCACTAGAAAAACACTTATTCAATTCTTTGAAGGCCCTCCTTTGTTATGACAACAGAATCGCACGATCGTATGATTGCTGCTTTTCAGGAATATTTTAAGTGGCAAGAACGATTTGAATACAAAGGCTCAGATGAAGCAGGCATTAAGGCACGATATTGGCTATCAGAAATACGCAACGAGGCATCAAAAAGGCGAGTTGAGATACAAGAAAAACGCGAACAACGAAAGTTAGCCAGAAAAGGCATGGTTGGAAGACCGCCTAAAATAACTAAGTGAGTGCAATGGACGTATCAAAATCAACCAATAAACGAAATACCAGAAGGCTATATTGGCTTTGTTTATCTCATCACGAACACACAAACCGGGCAGAAGTACATAGGCAAGAAATTAGCACAATTTAAACGTACTAAACCACCACTCAAAGGCAAAAAACTTAAACGTAGATCCGTAGTTGAAAGCGATTGGCGCGATTACTGGGGTTCTTCTGATAGGTTAAACGCAGACGTCCAAGCATTAGGTCCCGGAAACTTCACTAGAGAAATACTTTATCTTTGCAAATCCAAGGCAGAAATGTCCTATTTAGAGGCAAGAGAGCAGTTTGAACGCAGAGTTTTAGAAACTGACGAATATTATAATGGCATTATAAACGTCAGAGTAGGCGGTTCAAACATACTAAGGCAACGCCTAGAAGAACATAAAAAGGCAAAATAAAGCGGTTTTTGGCTAGCGCAGGCCTTAACTTCATGCGCTCTAAACCTGGTCAATCGTGGTCGCAGGGACGGAATTCCATGCCGCAATGGTACTCAACTACTACCCATTTATGGATGAAGATCGCTTAAAACCTGCGATTTAGTTGTTTGAAAAGGATATGTAAAGGTAAAATGAGGGGAGAAAAACCCCACGTGTACATTAGTGATAGCAGATTAATGTATACCGCCGTTGTGTAAAGACGGAGCTCGAGGTACCGGACAACCGCCTCTGTAATGCTCTACTGCTGTGTGACATGGTTCGACTCGGATAATGTTTTTTCTTTGCCCGGCAACGGGCAAAGTGTGACTGAAACGATCTGGATAATGCTAAATTTGCGCTTCGCGCAAAATATATTTCAACTGCATCTTTGAAATAATTAAAAAAAAGAAAAGTGCTTTGAGCGAAGCGATAAAGCAAGCGAGCGTTAGCTCGCTTTTCAATAAATAAGTAGTATATCAATTTTGAGTCTTTTATGAAAATATCAACATTATTAGAAAATCATCAGTTACTTGTCGAAAGACATATGCACAACTCACGATTAATATTAGAGGAAAGCTGTGACGGTCTTAATAAGGAACAACGCAGAATTGTTGAAGGCATTTATAATGAAATGCTACCTCTTATCGAAGCTAGTCTAAGCCCTGAACAGGTTAAACAGGTATTTGGATCTGTAGAGCAAAGTGTAAGTGCAGGTGGTGGTAATAGAACAATGCTGGGCAAAGGCATCGATGTTGCTAAAAAAGCAGATGAAGTAGTTAATAAAGTTGGTAAATGGCTACAGGATACTACGCCTGTTAAGAACATGGACCAAAAGTTTGAAGATTTAAAGGCTAAAGTTGGTGCTAAGTTTCCTGAGCTAGATAAAACTCTAACTGGATGGGGAACTTGGATGAAAGAAAATCCAGGTAAGTCAGCAGCGATTATTGGTGTGCTTACCACTCTAGCAGCTCTTGCAGGTGGCCCAGTAGGTGGCGCTATTGCAGGTGCTATTATTCGTAATTCGTCTGAACTAATCAAAGGCGAAAAACTTTCAACTACCATTGGCAAAGGTATTAAAACAGCAGCCTATGGTTTTATTGCTGGTAAGACCTTTGAACTTATTGGCGATGCACTCAGTGGCGGAGTTGATATTATCAAAGATAATCTATTCCCTGGTGCTAGAAGATTAAACATGACTCAAATCTTTGATGAAGTTGGGGGAGAGTTAGGATCACGTTCTGCTAACTTTGAAATTAAAGGACTAGTAGGACAACCAGCAGATATTGCAGATGCTAAAGAGTTATTCATGGATGCTACTTCTGCTTGGCAAGCAGGAGATTATGCTCAAAGCGACAAGGTATGGCAAGTTCTTCAGGGCATGATTGATGATAAATTTAATAATCCAGAGTATATTGCTCAGATTGCTGCCACAGCAGACAAGCGAGCAATGTTAAAATCTGCTGCCGAAGGTGCTAAAGAAGTGTTTAAATTCTTAGGCGCGGCTGCGCAAGGCGCAGTTGCAGCTGGTACAGGCAGCAAACAACCAAAACAAGAAAGTTATTATATTCAAACTAGACCTTTAAGTGAAGGTCAAGTATATCTAGTGTTTAATCGTGTGTTATCAGAAGCTGGCTTTATGGACAAGGTTAAAGCTGGAGCAGGCAAAGCAGTTGATTGGGCCAAGACAAAAGGTCATAACATGACCACACAGGTCACGGCAGACAAGTTAAATTCTGCTTGGCAAAAAGCAGGTGCTCCTACAGATTCAGAAGAACTAGCAAAGTTTTTACAAGATCAGGGCATTGATGCAGGTATTGTTACACAAGTTTATAGTCAAATGAAACTACCACCACCCGGTCAGGGCGGTGCCGATCAAGGTGGCCAAGGTGGCGCCAATGGTAAAAAAACAGCTACACTATATGCAGAAGTTAAATCAGAGTTAGCTAAGTTAGATAAGAAAAGTAAAAAGCGTATCATGGGCTTCTTACAAAAACAATTAGGAACTGCTTAAAATGAGATTAAATGAATTCATAACCGAAGATAAAGAACTTGCCGAAGGCCCATTGATGAATAAAATTGGTAGTGCAGTTGGCAAAGCTGTAGGAACTGCTGCCAAAGGCGTTGGCGCAGTTGCAGGTGGTATAGCTGGACTTGGTGCAGCCGCTAAAAAAGGATTTGCCGCAGGTAAAAGTACGGTAGCAGGTGCAGGAGATGACGAAGAGCCCGCACAAGGTCAAGCAGCAGGTGGTCAACAAGCAGCAGGTGGTGCCGGTGGTCAACAAGCAGCAGGTGGTCAAGGAGGCATAACTAAACGTCAAGTTGCTCAAGATATGTGGAAAAAAGGAAAGATTGGTCAAAATAATCCTTTCCTTAATGCAGCCAAGAAAGCAGGAATGCAAGATACAGATCAAGAAGAACCCGCACAAGGTCAAGCAGGAGGCCAACAACCGGCCGCTAGCGGACAACCAGCACCTGCAAAAGGAAAACCAGCAGCAGGCGGAGCAGCACAACCTGATGCATCTGGAAGAATTGAACCAACTATGGAACCCGCACAAGGTCAAGCAGCAGGTGGTCAAGGACAAGATCAAGCTCAACAAGGCACGCCTTATGCACAGGTTAAAGCTAAGATTGCTAAACTAGATAAAAAAGGTAAACAACGAATCCTTGCAGGACTACAAAAAGAATTAGGCGCACAACCAGCAGCACAAGAAAAACCAGCAGCAGGCGGAGGTGCATTTGGACAAATGGCAGCAAACTTAGCCGGCGAACCAAATCCGGCAGTAAGCACTGGAACAAGCTCAACTGGTGGAACAACATCAAAGGTTGGTGGAACAACAACCCATACAGCAAATCCAAACAATCCTAATATGCAACAACAACCAGCACCGGAACAGCCAGCTGCAACACAAGAACCCGCAGTTGAACCTACAATGCAGACAAAGAAACGTGCTCCGAGAAAATCAAGAGCTAAGGCTCCTGCTCAGCCTTCGGTGCAAGCCGCTGGCAAAGTTAACACAGGTAATCCTTTGGCAGAAGCACTTGAAAGAAAAATTGAAGAACACAAAAAGAAATTGTTCACCGAAAATGTTAAATCAGGTGCAACAAGTATTTTTAAAAAGTAATTAAAAGAATGGGAGGCCGCTTTTCTTAGTGGTCTCTAAATTATCTTTGATAATCTCGCCAATAATTTGGCGCTCTTCATAACTTAGATTCATACCTTCACTATAAGAAAGTCCTCGCATATACCAACAAGCCTTGAGGACATCCTTTTTAATCTCCCTAGCCTCTTTTTCTAATTTTGAAACAAGATGTAAGATCTCCGGCCTTGGGAGGTTTAAGACCTTACTGCGAAAAAATTTGATTGATCCATTACTAAGTTAATAGTATATTGATGATGACATTCTGTACACTCGACTTCTTGAGTCTGTAGATCAATTCTACCTTTCATTTCTGTTACATGTTTATTAATTGTATTAAACACATCAGTTGATGCATTGTTAATAAATTCTTTAATCATAACAGAATCAGTTACGGTAGCTTCTGGCGTAGTAATACTAGTGATACATCCTGCAATAACATCTACGGTTAATTCGGTTAATTTAATAAAACTTTCGCCAAATTGCTCTAATTTTTCTTCATCTGACAATGAATCGTTAGTAACAACGTTTAATACTTTTTGTTGTTCTAATGCTTTAATACTAGCCTTAGTAATTTCTTGATATGAATAAGGTCTAATAGTAATAGTTAACGGTGGAACTTCAAGTTGATCTACATATCTAAAATTATTAAGTTTATCAAGATAACTCACAAGATTAATTTCAAATGTACTTCGATTACTGCATTCAGGGCAATCCGCATCAACTTCCATCATTTCACCGTAGGTTGCTGTTCTAATAGCAATTAAAACAGCATCTAAATCTAAACTTGGCATTTTCCAAGGATCTTTAATAGCAGGCACACAGCTTTTTATTAGTTCAACGGTTGCTTGACCATTCATTAACGCATCGGGAGTTTTAAACATAAGTTCGTCCTTAGCGGTCATAGCATAGACAGCGTATTCGCCATTCTCACTCTGATCCAATACTCCCGGCGGATAATATTTGCCGTGACTTGGTAAAGTTACATATAACTTTGGTTGTCTAAAAAACGCTGCCAACGGATTTGTTGGTTTAGCAATTGATGGATTTTCTACCATTTTTTAACCCCGATAAATAAAAAGTAATCATACGTATTTATGTACGCACTTTTCTGGGATTTTGAATAATGGCAGAAGTAACCGGTGATCTAGGCGGTCAACCAATTGAATTAAACAACGCGGCTACCGAAGCCACCCTCAAGGAACTTGTCCGTGCTGTTGCTCTGTTGGCTGCTAAACAAGGCAAAGACGGCAAATCTGAAAAACAAATTGCAGAGTCGATGAAAAAATTCTACAAGCAACTTGAAGAATCATCGGACGGATTTAAAAAATTAACCAAACTGCAAAAAGAAAAGATAAAACAAGACGAAGAAGAAAACAAAGCTCAAAAAGAAAAGATAAAACAATATCAAGAAGAACTTAGAGCCCAGGAAAAATTTATTGAAGGGACAAAATTAGTTGCTTCTGGATTTACAAAAGTTGCTAGTAGTGCCAGTGCATTAGGATCATCATTCTTTGGGTTAATGAATGATCTTGCCAATATGGGAAACAACATCAATGCTGTTGGCGGCATTATTGGCAAGATTCCAATTTTTGGTGGAGTTCTTGGGTCGGCCTTTGGTGCTGTAGCAGGCGCTGCTACAAAAACTTATGAATCGTTTAACAAAGCAGCAAGTGTTGGTGCAAACTTCGGAGGAAGCATTCAAGAAATGCAACGTCAAGTTTCGGCAACAGGGCTAACACTTGACCAGTACACAAGCATTATTAAAAATAACAGCGAGAACTTAGCATTATTTGGCGGTAGTGTAACTCAAGGTGCAAAACGTTTAAGTGAAATGTCTCAGAAGATTAGAAATAGTCAACTTGGAGACGAACTTGCAAGATTGGGTTATTCAACTGAAGATATTAATAATGGCATTGCTAGATATTCAGCAATAGTCACAAAGAGCGCCGGCGGAGTAAGAGTTTCAAACGAAGAGTTAGTTAAAGATACGGGTGACTATCTAAGAAATTTAGATGCTGTTTCAAAACTTACTGGTAAGAATAAAGAAATACTTCAAAGAGAACAAGAAGCAAGACAAGCCGATGCGCAGTTTAGAATATTACAGGCTAAAGTTGGAAAAGAAGGTGCTAAAAATTTAAACATGCTAATGGATAGCATGAGTGAATCTGAAAAACAAGCAGCACAAACTATTTTAGCCACAGGATCATTAAACAGCGAAGCAGCTCAGCAATTAATGATTACAAATCCGCAGGCCGCAAAAGCATTGCTACAGGCTTCTCGTGATATTAGACAATCAGGAACAATGACTAGAGAAGGAGCATTTAAGATTGACGAAGCATTCAATGCTGGTGCTATTGCTAGTCAAAAAAATGCTGCTCAAGTAACGTTGGCCACGTATGATGCTGAAAAATGGGGCAAGGGTATTGTTTCTAATTTAGATCGAGCCAACAGGGCAGAAAAAGATAACGGAAGTCTAAGAGCACAAGCGGCACAACAAGAATTAGACAGACAAAAACAATTAACAGAAGGCGCCAAAGGTCTTGATCCTGCTAAAATGAAAAGTAACATGGAAAAGTTAGCTGACCTTTCAAATAAATTTATGGCAGCATTGGCTAATAGTCCGTTGTTAGATAAAATGTTGCAGTCATTTACAGCGGCCATAGAAGAACTAACTCCTATATTAATTGAAGGATTGACTTGGGTGGCAGACCATGCAAAAGAAGTAGCTATAGGAATGGGAATACTAGGTGGACTTATAGTAGTTTCAAGCGCCATTACTGCTGCTGCAAATTTAGTTCAAGCAGTTAATGTTTTAGGTTTAACAGCACTGGCATCAGCAGTATGGGCAACCGTAGCTCCTGTACTAGCGGCCGCAGCGCCATTTATTGCAGTAGCGGCAGCGGTTGCAGGTGTTGTTTATCTCTTTAAGAAATTATATGATAGTGGTTGGACATTTGGAACAATTATTGATGCTTTAAAAGATAATTTCCAACGTTTATGGATGACTTTGCAAGATTGGATGGATTCTTTATTAGAGAAAATACCAAATGCAATTGGTGGTATTAGTAAAGCAGAAGCTGATAGACGTAGAGCCTTAAGGGATGACCAACGTAAAGAACTTGACGCTAAAGAAAAAGATAGAGACGATAAGAGAAAACAAAAAGCAATAGAACGTGGAACTTACGAGGAAGATAAGAAAGCTACTCAAGAACATACTAAAACAACACAAGCTGCTACCGCTGCGGCTCAAGAGGCAACTAAAACAACAGAAGCTCAAGTAGAAGCACAGAAGAAAATTAATTACACAAGTCCTGAAGAAACATTTAAAGCCTTTAAAGAAAGAAAAACTATGGGAGGAGGAGCTCCTTCACCTGCCACACCTGCTACTGCACCCGCTGCACCAACAGGAGGACCGGCCCCAGGAGCTGCTGGACCGTTAAATCAAGATCAACAGAAAAACATGGCTCTAGTTGAAGCAGCTCTTAAAAAACAAGGAATTACTGATCCTGCTTATGTTGCTGCTGTCAAAGGCAACATAATGAAAGAAACTGGCGGTAAGAGTATTTCTGAAAATATGAATTATGCTAATACATCTAACGATCGTATTAGAAAAATATTTGGTAGTAGGGCTGCTGGAAAATCCGATGCAGAACTAAATGCTATCAAAGGCGACCAGCAAAAAATGGGCGAAATGATGTATGGTTCCGGCACAGCAATGGGTCGTCAAATGGGGAATACGGAACCCGGAGATGGATGGAAATATAGAGGCAGAGGTTTTATTCAGTTAACTGGTAAAAATAATTATGCCGCTGCATCAAAAGCCATCTACGGTGATGATAGATTAGTTAAAAATCCAGATTTAGTTAACGATCCACAGGTTGCTGCGGAAGTTAGTGCTTGGTATATGAAAAAAGGTCAAGCCGGAATGGCTAGCAAACTTGGTATGGGCACTTCTGGATTATCTCAAGAACAAGCAAACTTGTTAGCAACAAGCCAAATTGCCGGTGGAGACATAAGACGAAAAGGCGCAATTGGAGAAGAAATTTTAGGAAAAGTAAATTCTTATTCTGGACAATTTGCCAAAGGTGGCAGCGTAACTCCATCGACCTCAACAGCTCAAACTAGTGTATCACAACAACCAGCAGCGCCAGCACCAGCGGCAGCAACTGCTCAACCAAGAACTGGTGCAACAACACCTACACCCGCTAAGGCAACTCAAGAAACAGCTGAATCGCAGTTATCGCTATTAAATACTAAGATGGATCTATTAGTTATGATAAATCGAAAATTATTAGAAGTTAACGACAAGCAGCTTACTACACAAAAGTCTATGACGGGCAATGTATATTCTGCTTAAGGATCATTAATTAAATGAGTTGGAAAAAATATTTTACTCCTGTCAACATCGATAACCAACAAGGAACAATGAGTCCTATTGGCAGTAGAGGGCGACCAGGACCTGCAAGAACTAATTATTCATCATTCTTGCCTGACGTATATGCAGGTAATCCAAATCGTGTCGAACGATATATGCAATATGACACTATGGATATGGACAGCGAAGTTAACGCAGCTCTAGATATCTTAGCTGAATTTTGTACACAAAAAGATAGAGAAAATGGAACAGCGTTTCAACTATCATTTAAAGGCAAACCAACCGGAACCGAAGTTAAGTTAATTAAAGAAAGCCTACAGAAGTGGGCAAAACAAAATCAATTTGACACAAGAATTTTTCGTATAGTTCGAAATTCTTTCAAATACGGAGATTGTTTCTTTGTTAGAGATCCAGAAACTAAAAAATGGTTGTATGTTGATCCTGCTAAGGTTACAAAAATTATCGTTAACGAAAGCGAAGGAAAAATTCCCGAGCAATATGTTTTAAAAGATATTAATTTTAACTTTGCAAATCTAATTGCAACAACTCCTCATGCTACATCAAATACACAACCTAGTGGTACTGGTAGTTATACCGTATCGGGCGGTGGATTTGGTAGAGGATTTGTTGGGGATGCAGCAAGACCTCCTGGCACTAGATTTCACAATCAAGTAAACGAAATAACGGTTGATGCAAAAAATGTTGTGCATATTAGTTTAAGCGAAGGATTAGACAACAATTATCCTTTTGGCAATTCAATTTTAGAATCTGTATTCAAAGTCTACAAGCAAAAAGAATTGCTTGAAGATGCTATTATTATCTATCGTATACAACGTGCTCCAGAAAGACGTATTTTCTATGTAGACGTTGGAAATATGCCAGCACACATGGCTATGAGCTTTGTTGAACGTGTTAAAAACGAAATCCAACAAAGACGTATTCCTAGCGCCAGCGGTGGTGGCAATAATTTAGTTGACGCTAGTTATAATCCACTAAGTGTAAACGAAGATTACTTCTTCCCACAAACTGCTGAAGGTCGTGGTTCTAAAGTTGAAACACTACCGGGTGGTACTAATCTAGGTGAAATTACAGATTTACGATTCTTTACAAACAAACTTTTCCGTGCTTTAAGAATACCAGCAGCATACTTGCCAACAGGTATTGAAGAAGCAAGTAATACTATTGCCGACGGAAAAGTTGGAACGGCATATATTCAAGAATTACGATTTAATGAATATTGCAAACGTTTACAATCAATGATAGCGCAAACATTTGATGTTGAATTTAAACTTTGGATGGCTGCGCAGGGCGTAAACATTGACAATAGTTTATTTGAATTAAAATTTAATACTCCACAAAACTTTGCTGCTTATCGTCAATCAGAACTTGACACAGCAAGAGCAGCAACATATTCACAAGTTTCACAAATTCCTCATCTAAGCAAACGTTTTGCACTAAAACGCTTCTTAGGATTAACTGAAGAAGAAATTAAAGAAAATGAATCATTATGGCGCGAAGAAAATGGTTCTAACCTAACACCTACGGATGATGCTGCTGGAGACTTAAGATCGGCTGGCGTAACACCGGGAGGTATGGCGGCAGAAGCGGGTGGACAAGACGCAGAAGCACCCGACGATTTAGCAGCACAAGCAGCTGAACCAGGGGCTGAACCTGAAGCTGCTCCAGCAGCCTAACTTAGGTAAATATTATTATGCTTCTACGTGAATTTTTCTATTTTAACGACAATACAAACGACTTTGGAAACGATCAAAGATATGACGCTTCCAGAGATAGTTCTGTCTTAAAAAAATCAGATACTCGTAAAATTCGATTAACTTTACGACAAATCAACCAACTGCGCCAACAAAGCGAAGCTCATGAAATGGAAGAACAATCAGAGCGTTCGTTTATACAACAGATGTACGGTACTCCAGTTGAAGCACAGCAACCCGCGGAATGAACCAGCTTTCGTACTTGGTAATGGGCGTAGCAGACTAAGATTAAATCATGCTGCCCTGCCAGAATACGGCACTACATTTGGTTGTAACGCACTTTACAGAGAATTTGAACCCGATTTTTTAATTGCAGTTGACGTAAAAATGGTCAACGAAATTATAGCCAGCGGGTATCACAGAACACATTCTGTATGGACAAATCCAAACAAAGGAGTTAATACTAAGTCCGGAGTTAACTTTTTCCATCCGCATAGGGGATGGAGTAGCGGTCCAACAGCTCTTTATTTTGCTTGCGATTGCGGCCACAAAGACATATATATTTTTGGATTTGATTATGAAGGCATAGAAGGTAAATTTAACAATGTTTATGCCGATACATATAACTATAAAAAGAGTTTTGAACCGCCCACTTACCACGGTAATTGGCTAAGTCAAACAGAAAAAACGATTAGAGATTGGAGAGGTAATCAGTTTTACAGAGTAGTAGAATCGGGATCATTTATTCCAGAAAAACTTGGCCCTACATTACCAAATTTAAAACATATAAGTTTTGAAGAATTTGAAAAAAAGTTCCCCGGAACTATATATTCTGACCAAACGAATCAAAAAAACGTCATTTAACCCCTTTTTTTAATCTACGCAGTAAATAAAAACACAGCCTAACCATACCTTGAAGGAGAATTTAACATGGCAGATAAGAATTTATTAAGCCAAATGCTAGAGCATTTGGTTAACGACGATCAAGCAAAAGCTGATGAGCTTTTCCACGAATACGTAGTACAAGCATCACGCGAAATCTACGAAAATTTAATTGAATCTGAAATCGCAGAAGAAGAAGATAAAGAAGACGAAGACATGGACGAAGCTGCACAAGATGATGATGCAGAAGAAGACAAAGTTGACGAAGCTTCCGAAGAAGATAGCGACGAAGATGATCTAGATGAAAACTTCGAAGATGTTGCTTTTGAAGGTGGCGACGAGCCTGAAATGGGCGGTGATCCAACAGACGACCTAGAAGGTGACCTAGAAATGGGTGACGAAGAAGGCGGCGAGCAATCTGAAGAAGAAATTATGCAAGATTTAGAGTCTATTGTTGACGAACTACAAGCTAAATTTGCGCAGCTAAAAGGCGAAGAAGAAGCCCAAGGCGAGTTTGGTGACGAAGAAGGCAGTGACGATATGCCTGAAGAAGAAGGTTTTGATTTAGAAACCGTTCGTGAATATGTAGAAAAAGTTCCAGCAGGTCACGGTGCTGAAAAGAAAGGTGCTGCTGAAAAATCTGACAACACAAAGTCTACAATCGACAACATGAAGAATGATATGGGCGGTACAACTGCTAACATCCTTTCTTCTAAAGAAGATGCAGCTACTTACGCTAACCAAGGCGCATTAAAAGGCAATGGTCTTGAAAAAGGTAAGGTAAGCGACAATCCAGATGCTAAAGGCAACGTGAATGTACCAGGCGGTAACGCTGGTAAAACTGGTTTCAAATCAAAAGAACCAGGTCATGGTGCTGAGAAAAAAGGTTCCGGCGAAAGCGCCGATAACAAGCAAAGCCTTTTCCGTGGTCGTAGATAATTGAGGACAAATAGGTGAAAACTACCTTAGCAGAACATCTGAGTTTTGACCAGGCTAAGATTGTCTTAGAGAGCGAAGGTGAGGGCGACAAAAAGTCGCTCTTCCTAAACGGGATTTGCATCCAGGGCGATATCCGAAATGCAAATCAGCGTGTTTATTCTTCTCAAGAAATTGGCAGGGCTGTCAAGACGCTCAACGAACAAATCTCTGGCGGATACTCCGTGCTAGGGGAAGTTGATCATCCTCAGGATTTACGTATCAACCTCGACCGTGTATCACACATGATTACTAAAATGTGGATGGACGGCCCTAACGGCTACGGAAAACTAAAAATTCTTCCTACTCCAATGGGTCAATTAGTTAAGACTATGTTGGAGTCGGGAGTTAAACTTGGAGTTTCAAGTCGTGGATCTGGAGAAGTTGATAACAGCGGAAACGTTCAAGGATTTGAAATTATTACGGTTGATGTAGTAGCACAACCAAGCGCACCAGGCGCTTATCCAACACCAGTTTATGAACACTTGATGAACAATACAGGTGGATATCAGGCTTATAGAATAGCACAAGAAGTTAAAGGCGACCCAAAGGCACAGAAATACTTAGCAGAGAGCCTAAAGCGAATAATCGCAAGGCTCAAATAACCAGTAGGAGAATCACATGCTAGATATCGTAAAACAATTGTTTGAGAACAATGTGATTTCCGAAGAAATTAAATCGGAAATTGAAGCTGCTTGGGATAGCAGAATTCAAGAAAACCGTGAACAAGTCACTGCTGCACTACGTGAAGAGTTTGCTCAAAAATATGAGCATGACAAGTCCGCAATGGTTGAAGCCGTTGAATCGATGTTAGTTGATCGTTTACAAGCTGAGTTATCAGAACTTGCAGAAGATCGTCAAGGATTGATTGAAGCTAAAGCCAAGTACGTTAAGAAAATGACTACTGATGCGAAAGCATTTGAGTCATTTATTTTTAACAATCTACAAAAGGAAGTGTCAGAACTACACGCAGATCGCAAGTCAGTTGCAGAAAATGTCTCTAAATTAGAATCATTTATCGTTGATGCTCTAGCAAAGGAAATTGCAGAATTCCATCAAGATAAGAAAGATCTTGCAGAAACTAAAGTTAAACTAGTCCGCGAAAGCAAGGCTAAGTTTGAACAAGTTCGCAAGGAATTTATTGCACGTTCAGCTAAAATCATTGAAGAAACCGTAAGCAAAGGCCTACGTTCTGAAATGACTCAGTTACGTGAAGACATCGAAGCAGCCCGCAAGAATGACTTTGGTCGCAGAATTTTTGAAAGTTTTGCTAGCGAATTTGCAACGAGCTATCTCAATGAGAAATCAGAGACAGCTAAACTTCTAAAAGTTGTTGAACAAAAAACTAAAGAAGTTGAAGAAGCAGCTAAAGTTGTTGCAGAATCACAAAAACTAGTAGAGAGCAAAGAAGCACAAATTGCTAAAATCGTTAATGAAGCTAAACGCAAGGACGTTATGAGCGAATTGCTTGGCCCATTATCAGGTGATAAGCGAGAAGTTATGCGCGAACTACTAGAATCAGTTCAAACTGAGAAATTACATGGAGCTTTCGACAAGTATCTACCAGCCGTTATGGATGGTGGAGCACCGGCGAAGAAAGCACTCACAGAGGCTAAAGAAGTTACAGGCAATAAAGAAAAGGCACAATCAATCAGCGGAAGCGAAGAGAAAACCGCTGAAATATTTGACATCCGCAGGCTTGCGGGACTAAAAGTTTAAGGAGAACTATATGTCACAACTACTCGAGTCACGCTGGTCGGAAACCAAAGAGGCACTATTAGAAGGCCTACAAGGTAACAAGCGTACCGTTATGGCAACTACTCTAGAAAATACTCGCAAGTATCTAGCAGAAAGTGCTACAGCTGGTGCTACTTCCGCCGGTAACGTTGCAACACTAAATCGCGTCATTCTTCCAGTAATCAGACGTGTTATGCCAACCGTTATTGCTAACGAGTTGGTAGGCGTACAGCCTATGACTGGACCAGTTGGTCAGATCCACACATTGCGTGTTCGCTATGCAGATAGCTTTAACAGCACAAGTGGTACTGATATTACAGCCGGTGACGAAGCACTAAGCCCATTCAAGATTGCTGAAGGCTATTCTGGTGCAGCTAACGACAAGGCAGCTTCTACAGCAGCTCTTGAAGGCGTAGCTGGTAACAGACTAAGCATTCAAATCTTGAAACAAACCGTTGAAGCTAAAACTCGTAAGTTATCAGCTCGCTGGACTTTCGAAGCTGCACAAGATGCACAAGCTCAACAAGGTATTGATATCGAAGCAGAAATCATGGCCGCATTGGCACAAGAAATTACTGCTGAGATTGATCAAGAAGTTATTGGTAGCTTAAACAGCCTAGCTGGTACCGTATTAACATACGATCAAAACAGCGTTTCTGGTACTGCTACATTCGTTGGTGACGAACACGCTGCTCTAGCTGTTCAAATCAACCGTGCTTCTAACCTAATCGCTCAGCGTACACGTCGTGGTGCTGGTAACTATGCAGTTGTTAGCCCAACAACATTGACACTTCTACAAAGTGCTACAACTTCTGCTTTCGCAAGAACAACAGAAGGTACATTCGAAGCACCTACAAACACTAAGTTTGTTGGTACATTGAACGGCGCAATGAGAGTGTTTGTTAACACATACGCTACAAGCGATGACGTTCTAATTGGTTACAAAGGTTCTAGCGAATCTGATGCTCCAGCATTCTACTGCCCATACATTCCATTGATGAGCAGCGGTGTTGTATTGGATCCATCAACATTTGAACCAGTAGTTAGCTTCATGACACGTTATGGTTATGTAGAACTAACTAACACAGCTTCTTCTCTAGGTAATGCAGCTGACTACCTAGCTAAAGTTGCTGTTACAACAGCTAACTTGAAGTTTGCTTAATTAGTAAATTTCATAAGCGAAATTCAAAAAGCCCCGCAAGGGGCTTTTTGTTTGACTTAAATATTGGTATGCGAATTGAAGGAGAAAAAGATTTTTCTTTACTACGCAAGCATATTCAAGCATGGCGTAGTCGTTTTCCTATGTTTACTCATGATGTTAATCGAATCGAACAAATTATAGAAAATCACATACAAAATTTTGCAATTGCTGGAGTACACTATAGACAAACGCATCAAAGACAATATTTAGAAAGAGCGCAAGCAGAAATAGACGAAATTAACAGAGTAATCGAATTAGTAGAAAAATTAGAGCTAATGGCATTACTTGGTCGCTGATAAATAAAGTATCGTAATGATTTATGCGGTACCCACCGCGTAGACCCAGAACGTCATTCAAAGGAGAAAACAAATGGGACGTCCATTAAGAAAAGATGTCAGAGGTACTGACGTAATTAACACACCAGTTAGCGATACTGGTATTACCGTAAAATTTCATGACGGTAGCTCATTAAGAACAGACGGAATCATCATTAAACAACGTGGTGCAAAAACTTTTGTTGTTGCTAGAAGAGGTTCCCCAACAACTATCTATACTTGTGTTTTAACAAACGGAACACCAAGTGCAGGCGGTGAAATGCAAATCACTGGTTCAACATCTGGAATGTTAGATGCTAACCTAGTAAATTGCGCAAAAATTACTAAGCGTATTTTTACAGACTTTAGCGGCAATCGTTATACATGGTACTTAGAGTCTGATTCATCTGCAGATTATATTGTTCTAACAGCAGTTTAATTTTTAGGAAGTATTCATGGGTCAATATATCCAAGTCAACGGTGACTATAATATAAAAACCAAAACTGGTGGGAAGGTAACTTTAAATACCGGACCGGGTGTGGGAGAAGTTAGGGTCACTGGAAACCTAGTAGTAGACGGAGATACATTAACCGTATCTGCAGAAAACTTGCAGGTTCAGGATAATTTGATCACATTAAACTATGGTGAAACTGGCGCAGGGGTGACCCTGCGCTATTCAGGCATGGAAGTTGATAGAGGTACAGAAAACAAAACTGCTATTATCTATGACGAAAATGATGATACCTGGAACATTGGTAACGGAACACCCGAAAGTGGATATGATTACAATGATAGCAGGTTAAGACTTAAAGAAGTTTTAACTAACGCTGACACTGATGATGGCGATTTAACATTAATTGGATTTGGAACAGGAGTTGTTAAAGTATTAGGTACTGACAACTATCGTTTACAAGTTACCGATCCAGATGACATTCCAAATAAAGATTATGTTGATTATGCAATTTTGAATAATCCAACATATCAATTAAGAAGAGATGATACTCGTGTTGTAGCATTTGATGCTAATGATCCGTTGATACCTTCTTTATCATTATCAAATTCTATCGGACCTTATATTTCACAGCCGAGCGAAAGTTTAGTTTCTATTTTAGTAGACGATTTTGAAGTTGCAGCATTTTCTAGATCACAAATTCGCTTTGCGGGTTTAAATTTCTTTACTGAAGACGCCGCCCCGGGAGCACCATTTGGTACAGCAGATGCCGCTGTTATTCAAACTACAAGTTCAAGTGGTAATATTAAATTAGAAACAAACAGCACAGGTAAAGTTGAAATTACCTATGCGTTGCAATTAGACGACAACGGAGTAACACCAGCTTCGGTTGATAATGCTACATTGCTATACGGCGGAACAATTGGAACAGGTAAAACAGGTTTATATTTTGTTAATACATCTACCACAGACGAATTAATAAGTAAAAGAAAAGCCTTTTTATACAGCGTAATATTTTAAGAGATAGAAAAACATGATATATAGCACCAGACTAACAACAACTAGCGATACACTAGTATACACCAGTAGTACAACTGGGGCTCCAATTGCAGGTCCTGTATTAGGACAAGAAAATGCAGTTACATCGATTATCATCTGCAACACAGGGACTCCAAATTTAACAGACGAAACCGTCAATAGTTCTACAATAACAATTAATTTATGTGCAGGTGGCGGTAGTGCTTCTGATACTAATACAATTGTTAAAAATTTAATTATACCTGCAGGAGAAACCGTATTTTTCAGCGATGAAAAAATTGTTCTAGATGCAGGAGATACAATTAGAATGACTGCAAGCGCAGCAAATCTATTAAGTATAACCGTGAGCACATTGGCAGTATGAGATTTCTTAAACAAAAAACTATTAGCAAATATAGTCCTAGTGATAACACTTTGTTTACTAATCACTATGGTCGTGCAGTTATGGATCTAACCGGTGGTCTTAGACTTCCTAAAGGAACAGAAGCTCAAAGACCGCAAACATCTAGTGTAAGAAATCCGGAAGGAGCTGACGGATTTATTAGATATAACACAGACACAAATTCTATAGAAGCATTAATTAGCGGCGTTTGGGAAGTAGTTAGAGCGCCGGGCGCAACATCAATATACAAACAAACGTTAGGACCAGGCGACGATATTGAAACAACATTTGGCCCGCTGTATTCTATTCCTGCAGCCGATGATAATATTATTGTCCTAGTTGAAAACGTAATTCAAATTTCGGTAACAAACTACAATATATCCTATAATCACTTGGGTTCAGGAGATGCTTATATTGTGTTTACTAGTGCAGTACCATTAGATAAGTCAATAACCATATATTTCGGTTTCGCAAACTAATATTAAAACGGTTAAATATACGTATCAATGGAGCGGAGATACGTAAATGGCTTTTGTTTTAGCAGATAGAGTTAAAGTTCGTTCACATAGCACAGGAACGGGTGATTTCATCTTGACCACAACTTATCCTGGTTTTCAGAGTTTTAATGATGCTATCGGTGACGGAAACGAAACTTATTATCTTATTATAGATAATGCAGGTAATTGGGAAGTAGGTCGCGGTACTTATTTTACAATCACTTCTAGTCTAACACGAGATACGATTGTATCTTCATCTAACAATAATTCTTTAGTTAATTTTCCAGTAGGCGGCAAAAATGTTTCAGTGACATTTCCGTCAAGCCTTGCAGAAAGTTATCTTGTCGGTGGCGGGGGCAGCACCACTGACAGCTTCAAATACATAGCAGTATCAGGACAATCCACCGTTTCTGCTGACAGCTCAACCGATACATTAACTTTAATAGCCGGAACCGGAGTTAGTATAACAACTAATGCTGTTTCAGACTCTATTACAATTTCTAGCTCAGGACAAAGTGTAGAGCTTGCAAACAACGGACATACGTTTGCATTAGATACCTCTGGAAGATTAAATTTAGATTCCTCAATTAGTATCTCTAGCGAATATCAAACGGTAAATTCTGGAATTGAAACTAGTATATACAGCAGCAATGGAAGATACATTCGAGCAGTTAAATTAGTAGTATTTGTTGAATCTTTTAGTCCATATGCCTCGCAAGCAAATGATTTATTGGCTATCTACGATCAGTTAAGTGGTAATGTTTATGTAACGGCTTATGGATTAATTTATACTGGAGCAACCCCGTTGGCAACATTTGATGGAAATTATGTTGCTGGAAGTATAGAAATTACAATAACATCAACGGTTAATGCTAATGTTCGAGTTAATGTATTAGAAATGTTTGGAACTGATTAATTATGTCAGATATTATTTCAGATGGTGGATTTAGCGAAGGGTTTGGTGGCGATGAATATAATCCTGCCTCTGCCCTAGGGCGAATTAGTGGAAAATTATTAAAAGAAAATCTTTTAAGAAACGGTGTAGATCTTACATTTAGAAATACATCAACCGATCCTGATCTTTTATATATTGATGTTAATAACAATAGGATTGGTATTAACAAAGAAAATCCAAATTTTGCACTTGAAGTTATTGGAAAAACTAAAGTTTCAGATAATTTTATAGCCAGCGGAACCACAGCTACATTTGATAATATTGTTTTTAATTCTACAGGCTCAATAACTTCTACCGTGGGTCCTATTATTATTGAACCTCAAGGTAGTAATCCGTATGTTGAATATGGAAAAGTTACAAATCCTAAATTAGAATTAAAAGACAATTACATTAATGTTACAACTACAAATACAAGTTTAATATTAGATCCTCACGGAACAGGAATAGTTGATTTTCAGTCAAGTGTTAATATTAATAATAATTTGTCTGTAGGAGGAAATATCAGTGCCGCAGGTAATTTACAATTTAACGGTACACTAACCATTGGCGATAACGCTGTTGATACCGTTGTTGTATCTCCGGACTTTACACAAAGTATTATTCCTGGAGATAACAACCTGTACGATCTTGGAAAACCAAACAAACGCTGGGCAGAATTTTGGTTTTATGACGATCCGGGCGTTACAAGCATTAATACAACAAATTTAATTATTAGTGGGCAAACACTAATAACAGGACATACAATATCAACAATTCAAAGCAACGACGATCTTGTACTTGACTCAGCATCTGGGAATATAACATTAGAAAAGATTAATATAAACGCTGGTGTTATAACAAACTTAGAAAATACCCCAATTACTATTACACAAACTGCCGCTGGATGGACAAAATTTAATACAGATACTGGTGTAGTTGTTCCTGTAGGTAATAATTCTCAGCGTCCATACATTGAAGAAGGTGACACTCGCTGGAATACCGAAAAAGGTTATTTAGAGTGTTTTGATGGTAATGTTTATACCGTAGCCACTGGTGGTGGCGTTGTAGTTACATTACCTATCATGGAAGAGCTTACTAATCTTTGGGCCCTTGTAGTGGGTTAATTTTCCTATACGACTAAATACTACTAATTGCAAGAGAAGACCAATTTTCTTGTAAAATTAACCTGTGGTAAACCCGCATAGAGCGAACAGCTGAAAAAGTGGTTATCCGTGAAACACGGTGTCTAGGGGAGAGCGTATGGCGATTGGTCGTATTTCCGGGCCGCTCTTAAAAGCCAATCTCATTAGAGATGGTGTGAATTTGGCTTTTGAGACCGACCTTCTGTATCTTGATGTAGTCAACTCCAAGATTGGCATAAACTCTGCTGATCCACAATTCGCCCTAGACGTAGTAGGTACAACCAGAACAACAGATTTAGAAGTTACTAATCAATTTGATATTGGTAACTTTACCATTTCTGGTAACACAATCAACAGCACACTTCCAACTATTAGCTTTACCGCATCAGGCGGTGAGGCAACAGCATACCATTCTAGACTAATTGTTAATGATCTAGAACTTAATAATAACACTATTTCAACAACCGTTTCTAATTCAAATTTAGAATTACGCCCTAACGGAACAGGAATAGTTGACATTCAAAGTTCTGCAAACATTACAGGAAATGTTACAATTGGCGGAAACATAAATGCTACAGGAAATGTTACAATTGGCGGCAATTTAGTAATCGGTGATAGTTTATTCGATACCGTTACAATTAACGCTAGTATTAAAAGCGACCTAGTACCAGAAACAGATAATACTTATGATATCGGTTCATCAGGAAATAGATGGAAAGATATCTATGCTAATAATTTTTATGCTAATACTTTAAATTTAAACACTTTTGATGTTGGAAGCATAACAATATTTGATAATACAATCACCACAACATCAGGGCAAGATTTAATTTTAGATCCAAACGGCTCTGGTGCGTTAAGAGTTGGTAATTTTTCTATTAGAGATAATGTAATTACAAATACGGTTTCAAATTCTGTTACTGAATTTGTACAATCTGGTGCAGGGTATTTTAAAATCACAGGAACAAATGCGTTTGTTCCACCTAAAGGAACTTCTGGACAAAGACCAGTAGCACCTTATCTAGAAGTTGGTATGACTCGTTATAATACTGACTCCAAGGCTTTAGAAATTTGGGACGGATTAGTTTGGGCCAGTCCGGCAGGTACCATTGGTGCTGTTTCTGAAGGTACAGCAAACGACATTGCAATCAAATATGCATTGACATTAGGATAAGAATAAAATGCCAACCACGTTTAAACATGCAGTTAACACAGGAATAGGAACATCACCAGTTGACGTATTACAAACCCCTATCGGTTATAGAATTACCGTGATCGGATGTAATCTAGCAAACACAACTGACTACGATGTTTGCGTTGTTGACGTTTATGTAGTTAGTGAGGATAGTGTTGAAGCAGTCTATATCAAAGGACTACCAATACCTCCAAACTCATCGGTAAAGTTAATTACTAACGGAGAAAAATTAATATTACCAGAAACAGCAGGATTAAGAATTGTCAGCGATACCGAAACAAGCGTTGACGCAGTAGTAAGTTACGTTGAGATATCATAAGGAGTAGAAGATGGCAGGCGGAAATAATTATTATTTAGGCGATGATCCGGTATCACGCCTAGGCGACACTCCTAGATTTTTCTACGGACTAAGAAAAAATGAAAATGGAAGTTTATTTTTAGCTAGGGTTGACCAAGTTAAAGATAAAGGAATTATTACAATTAATAATCCAGGTTTAGAAGAAAATAATTACACAGATTTTGAAACTGGTGTAGATTTTTTTGAAGGCATAGATGTTAACCATAACCCTGTTTACGAAAATTTAAACTATACTCAGTATAGATGGGACGATCGTCCAATGTTCTATTATATTAATGAAGAAGGTGAATTAGTTGTTCGTGTTAATGAAGGTTATGTCTATGATAACGGATCATCAGAGGAATAATAATAAATGGCAGATTTTAAATTAAGTAGATTTAGATATACTTGGCAGGGCGAATGGGCTCCTGCAACAAGATATAATCCTGATGACATTGTAAGTTACGGTGGAAAATCTTTCACCTGTTTAACAACACACGTTTCAAATTTTGATTTTTATGCTGACTTAGAATTTTATAATAATGATATTCCTCCATTATTAGTTCCAAGATGGGAATTGGTAGCAGACGGTGTCAGCTGGTTAGGAGACTGGGAAACCGATACATATTATAAAGTTGGTGACCTTGTTAAGTTTGGCGGAACAACTTATCTATGCGTAGAAGGTCATACTTCTTCTGCCCCAGATCCTGAAAATCCAACTTCTGCAACTTTAGATTCATATTTTTCAGCAGATGCTGATAAATGGACAATTCAAATCACTTCAAAAAATTGGGCAGAAGATTGGGCACCATCAACATATTATAAATTAAACGATGTAGTTCGTTATGGTGGTATTGCTTATCGTTGTAATTCCTCACACCTGTCAGCCGGATCATTTGAATCTGGTTTAGAAAATAGTCAAAGTTTTTGGGACGTAGTTAATGATTCTCTAGATTGGCAAGGAACTTGGACTATTAACACACGATATAAAGTAAATGATGTTGTCAAATATGGTGGTGTTACTTACAAATGTACCGTTGGTCATAAAGCAGCAGGTTCTGATACACTAGGGTTAAATGCTGATTACGGTAAATGGAGTATTTTACATAACGGATACGAATATGTCGGTACATGGGAAGATAGCGTTACCTATAAACTTAATGATGTAGTAAAATACGGTTCTTATCTGTACTATTGCACAACATTTCATTTATCTGCTACAAATTTTGATATTAGTAATTGGTCTATATTTTGCCCTGGAGCAGAATACGATGTAAATTGGTCATCAACAACAAATTATCAACAAGGCGATATTGTTAGATACGGTGGAAACTTATATGTTGCATTGAGCAGTAGCGTAGTCGGACAAAACCCATCAACACAGACAACAGCATGGCAATTATTATTTCAAAGCACAAGAATTGCCGGAACATGGGATGCATTTATTCAATATAAAATTGGAGATGTTGTTCGAAGAGGCGGAAATTTATATCTAGCATTTTCAGATAGCATTGGCCAAGATCCTGATATTCTTAATGACGGAAGCTCAACAAATTCTGCATATTGGGATTTAGTTATTCCCGGCTCTCGTTGGGTTGGTGTATGGACTCCGAACATTTTTTATCGTGCAGGTGATACGGTAGTTTGGGTTTCTAGCTCTTACAGATGCTTAGACAATCACGAATCCGATCAAACAAACAGACCGGACGACGATGCTGAGGATGGAAGTACCTTACACGGCCGTTATTGGGAAAAAATTACCGACGGAAATAAAAACAATCGATTAAAAAATCTAGGCGACATAAGAATGTTTGGCCCAACAGAAGATGGCAGTACCGTTGGATACACTAGATTGCCAGTTGGCGAACAGGGACAAGTTTTACAAGTTGAGAACGGCCTTCCAACTTGGAAAAATATGTTCGAATCAAACAAGGTTTATTATGTTGCACCTCACGGATCTGATGATGCAAGTTCTGGTACATCTCCACAAAAACCTTGGAAAACACTTAGATATGCAACAGAAAATGTTACAGGCTATGCAACAATTTTTGCAAGAACAGGCGTATTTGAAGAAATTTTACCTATTAGAATTCCTGCATTTGTAGCCATTGTCGGTGACGAACTTCGTGGAACTATTATTAAGCCTGCTGAAAATATATTCAGCAATGATTATATTAGTAGAATTTTAGATGCTGTTGATTACATAGGAATTATTGCATCATTGATAGTAAAAGAAGATGTAATAGGAGATACTGACGAAGAAAGTCCAGCATTCGGTACTAGAGTATATGGCCATCTTCCACAAGACTTCAGTGGTTCACCTGGCGGTGACGACGAAGTGTTAGCAATTACCTCTTTAGTAACTCAATTTAAAAATAGAGTTGAAAGTTATAACCCAGTAACTTTTTCTGGAACAAACACATTAACAGCAATTTCTGCAAGATTAAATGCATATAATCAGCTAGTTAATAATAAAGAGTTTATTATTAGTGAAACAACATCATACATTGAAGCAAATTTTGTTGATTCTACTCTAGCAGAACTTCCTGCTAGATGGACGCAAGATGTTACTAGGATTGTTGAAGCATTGATTCACGATATAGGATATCCTGGAAATTTCTATACCATTAATGCTGCAAACTTTTTTATCAACGGCAACAATGCAGAAATGAACAAAACTTCAAACATGTTCTTGTTACAAGACGGAACCGGTTTAAGAAATGCAACATTAATTGGGCTCGAAGGAACACTCGGTGAAATTAATGAATACGGAACAAGAAGACCGTCTGCGGGGGCTTATGCTTCTCTAGATCCGGGATGGGGACCAACTGATACTAGTGTATGGGTAGGAACTAAGTCACCGTTCGTAGTTAACTGCACTACGTTTGGTACAGGCTGTGTTGGATTTAAGATTGATGGAGACCTTCATGCCGGTGGCAATCAAACAATGGTTGCTAACGACTTCACACAAATTTTAAGTGACGGTATTGGTGTATGGGCCAACGGTGAAGGCCGAACAGAATGTGTTTCGATCTTTACATATTATTGCCACATTGGTTATCTATGTACAAACGGTGGTAAGATCCGAGGAACCAACGGAAACTGCTCTTACGGAACCTATGGTGCTGTATCTGAAAAATATAATACCACAGAAGATCCAATTACCTGCACCGTAAACAATAGATACTATGATGCAGATGTGTATCAGACTATGGTTAACGACGACCAAGGATTAATGAAGGTCTTTTATTCTCATGCCGGTAACGGTTATTCTAGTGCTTCATACTCTATTGTTGGTTCTGGAATTAATGCACAAGTTTCAGGTAATGAAATTAGAGATGGTGGAGTTTACGAAGTAAGAATTACAAATAGAGGCGATTCGTCTGCAGAAGGAGGTTCTGGATATGTGTTTACAACCAACGCCGGCCAAGGTACAACTGATGCATATACATTTGTAATTGCAGGATCAGACGAAAACGATGCTGCAACTTATAAAACAATGAGAATTTTAATTCCATCTGGTCAAGGTGTTGGCCAATATGGATATATTGCCGATTATGATGCAACAGGAAAAGTTGTTTATGTAGCTAAAGAATCTACAAGCCCAATATCATGTTCGGCAACATCTTCATCAGGAAACTGGATTACACTTTTAGACACCACAACATTAAGTGTAAATCAACCAGTGGTATTTTCTGGAACAACTATAGGAAACATTGCTAATTATGTTGTTTATTTTGTTCATACTATTGATTCATTAAACAACAAAATTAAAGTTAGCACATCGTCAGGCGGTTCAGTATATGGTCTAATTAACGCTACAGGTTCATTCTTATTACATGCAGCAGGGTGGGAACATCTTGTTGAGGGTACTCCTATACAAACATCGTTGAACACAACAGCAAATTATGCAATTGAACCACGAATTACATTTACTAGTCCGGGATTTACGTCAGCATCAACTACATTACCAAACAGCAGACAATGGAGTAGTTTGGCATTCAATGGAACATATTGGGTAGCGGTAGCTATTGACAGCAACGTTGCTGCTTATTCAGCCGACGGGGTAACCTGGACTAACGGCACACTTCCAGTAACCGCACTATGGACAAAAATAAAATATACTGGAGGAGTATTATTAGCTTTTGCTACAGGAGGTTATGTAGCAAAATCAACTAACGGCACATCTTGGTCATCGGTGACTATTCCGGGATCAACAGACTGGAGAGATGTATCATATGGAAATTCTACATGGGTAGCAATTTCTGGAAGCAAAAATATTGTTGCTACATCATTGGATCTAACAACATGGACTACATCTTCGTTACCAGAAGGTGCTGACTGGAACGCTATCGAATACGGTTCGGGAAAATTTGTTATAGTAGCCGCTAGTGATTCTTCAACAGCAGGTGCTGCGGTTGCATATTCAACAAATGGAACAGCGTGGACAGCCACAAGCATACCACAAGGTGCAATTAGCCTAGCCTTTGGTAACAATCGCTGGGTAGCACTATCAGGCGGTTATGCAGGTGCTACCGAAGTTTCAATTAGTTTTAACGGTTCAACATGGTATGAATCAACACTAACTGCGGCTAACTGGCAACAGGTAACTTATGGTCAAGGTCTGTTTGTTGCCGTTGCAACCGGTACAAATACTATAGCAATATCAAAAGATGGTTATAATTGGACTTATCAATCGATAAGCACAACAGCACCTTGGGCAGCAGTATGTTTTGGAAACCCAATGAAACCAGGAAAATTCTTAGCAATTGCAGGATTCTCGACTAACAGCAATGTTGGTAGATTAATCAGCACTGGTGTACAAGCACAGGCAAGAGCAAGAGTTGTTGCAGGAAGAATTTCTAGTATTAATATTTGGGAACCTGGTAGCGGATACACATCAGCACCAGCAATGACCATTACAGATCCAAGTAACAGCTCAGATGTTTCTACAGCAGTTAGAATTGGTAATGGAGTTTTAGGTAATCCTACAATTATTAATGCAGGTACAGGTTACGAAACTTCTAGTACCGTATTAACCGTATCAGGAGACGGGTATAAAGATCAATATCAAATTGGAGACTCTTTAGTTGTTAATAACTTGACTAGAATTCCAGGACCGGGCGATAACTTAAACATTGCTGGAATTGACGATTACACTTATAAATTATTAACAGCAACAATCTTAAGCGGATCAATTGGAAACTATACCGCAAGATTAACCATTGCTAAAGATCTAGGAAGAGAAGAAAGCCCAGAACACGGAACATCGGTTGAAATTCGTCAGCAATATTCGCAGGTTCGTTTAACTGGACATGACTTTTTAGATATCGGTCTTGGAGGATTCTATTCAACTAACTACCCGGATACATTAAATCCAAACGGAACCGTTCTTGCTCCAGAAGATGAAGTTAGAGAACGCGATGGAGGTCGTGTGTTCTACACAAGTACTGACCAAGACGGTAACTTTAGAGTTGGTGAATTATTCTCAGTTGAACAGGCAACGGGCACGGTTACATTAAATGCTCAATTCTTTGAACTACAAGGTCTAGAAGAATTGAGGTTGGGTGGTGTTACCGTTGGTGGATCAGGCGTTGTCGTTAGAGAATTTTCAACAGACATAACGTTTACAGCAGATTCAAACAATGTTGTACCAACACAGAGAGCAATTAAAGCGTATATTCAAAGACGTGTTTCTGGAGGTGGTGCAGACGCAGTTACAGCCCAACTTGTTGCTGGTATTGTTCAAGTTGGACCACAGGCACTTGGCACAACTACAGGGGATGAGTTAATTTTTACATCAAAAGTAAACTTTAAACGAGGAATAGACGGAACTATGTTAGTGGCATCTAAGTTCTTATCAGGAACTTAAAAACCTAGCATTTACGGATTGAATAAATATTAATACTTGCATAACGGAGCTATAAATGGCAGAGTTTAAATTAGGTAGAATTAGATTTGTATGGAAAGATGACTGGACAACCGGTACTACATACTATAAAGACGACATTATTGCATATGGCGGACGTACATATCTTTGCGTAGTCGGTCACACAGCAGCAGCTGATTTCTATACAGACTTAGATAATATTCCAACTAAATGGAATTTGTTTGCAGACGGTCAAGTTTGGAAAGGTGATTGGACTGCAACAACACTTTACAAAGAAAACGACATCGTTAAGTACGGTGGTTATGTTTATATTTGTAATAATGGACATACTAGTGATTCGACATTAGAAGATAATCAAAGCGATTGGGATTTATTTGCAGAAAGTTTTGATTGGAAGAGTGCATGGGTCGCTGGAACAACATATAAAGTAAATGATATTGTTAAGTACGGTGGTTACACCTACCTATGTAACACCGCACATACTGCCGCAGGTACAAATGCTCTTGGATTAGAAGCTGATCAAAGCAAGTGGGATTTATTTTCTAAAGGACTTGATTGGAAAGGTGCATGGACATCATCTACTAGATATAAACTAGGCGATGTTATCAAGTACGGCGGTACAACATATGTATGTAACGAATATCATACATCAGCTGCTACCGTTGCTCTTGGATTAGAAGCTGATCAAAGCAAGTGGGATTATTTTAATCAAGGCGTTGAATACAAAGGTGCATGGACTACAGCAACAAGATACAAGGTCAACGACCTAGTTAAAAATGGCGGTGGCGTTTATATTTGTATTACTGACCACACAGCAGCAGCAAGTTTTGTAACCGATGTTGCTAAATGGAATCAATTTGTTGAAGGTGTTGAATTTGAAAGCGATTGGACTTCAGGTACAACATATCAACCCGGCGATATTGTTCGCTACGGTGGAAATACTTATATTGCAAAAACAGATCATGTATCTGCTGGCGGATTTGCACCGTCAACTAATTCAACAGATTGGGATTTGTTTACAACAGGATTTAGACTTGCTGGCGATTGGTCGTCTGGTGCATCTTATAAAGTTGGCGAAATTGTTCGTAACGGCGGTTTTACCTATGTTGCCACAGCCGATAATTCAAACCAAAGACCGCCAAACGCATCGTATTGGAGTTTATTAAACGAAGGTATCAAGTGGAGAAGCACATGGGTAACTTCAACGGCTTATATTTTAGGCGACGCAGTTAAGTATGGACCAAATTCTTATATTTGTGTTCAAGCCCACACAGCATCAACACCAAGCCGTCCAGATAACGACACTCTTGGAACTTATTGGAATTTATTAACAGCAGGTAACGAAGAAAGCGTACTTACTACTGCTGGCGACTTAGTTTATTATTCAGGATCTGGCCCAACAAGATTACCAATAGGCGACGAAGGTCAGGTACTTTCAGTAGATGGTGGTTATCCAGCATGGGCATACTTTGGTCGTGTATCAAAAGTTTATTATGTTGCCCCTCACGGAACAAACACTCCTGCTCCAACATTTGGTCTAACCATTGACCAACCATGGGCAAGTGTAAGATATGCTGCTCAACAAGTTGAAGCAGGTACTGAATACCCAAATGCAAAATATCTACTTTCTATCAACAGAACATTTATTCAGAAAGAAATTGTTGAATGGGTTGATTATCAAATTACCGCAGGCACAGGAATTTGGTCAGGTTTCTCATATGATAAAACTATTTGCCAAAGAGATATGGGTCTATTAGTAGATGCTATTGTCTATGATATTTCTCATACAGGAAATGGTAAAACTATAGAAGCTGCTCAAGCCTATTTTACAACATTAGGCGCAAGCTATATTAGCGGACAAGAAGCTCAGACCGTTGCTGCAATTAATTACGGTGTAAGTTTGATGGATAGCATTTTATCTAATGCTGCACCTGCTGCAAATTATCAAACATTGAATGGTATTTCTGTAGGAAACAGAATTAAACAGGTAATTGACACAAACTATACAGCCGAAACCGATGCATCAGACTTAGTTTCGTCTTTAGTTTCTATAGTAACAGATGCAATCACAGCCGGAGATACAGATTCTCTTCCAGCAGAAGAAATTCCACACTTTACAATTTTTGTTAAAACCGGCCATTATTATGAAACATTACCAATTATCGTACCTGCAAATACCGCAGTGGTTGGAGATGAATTACGTGGAACAAGAACTGAAGCATCACCAAGTGTAATTTCAGCTAATGAAAAAACTAAATCTATATCAGCTCTTCAACGTATTCAATCTATTGTTGATGATATTATTACAAATACTGCTGTGACACCTACAACAGGAAACAGCGAAACACAGAATACAACAGGACAAAGAGCAGGCACAGGCACCGGAGCAGCTACTTTATTCACAGATAGTAATATCTTAGAAATGAAGAAAGTAATTGAACTTGGAGATTCGTATGCATCAGCATTTGTATATCCAACTCCAACAGGCGGATCTAACAATGCTTCAGATGCAGGCTATCTAAATGCGGCTCGTTTAATTCTTGCTAACAAGTCTTTTATTCAAGACGAAGTTTCAGCATATATGAATACAAACTATAATGCTGTTTGGACAGCATTAAGCGCAGGAGATAAAGCAAAATGTACTCGTGATATGGGCTACATTGTAGACGCTCTTGTATACGATTTAACATACGGCGGTAATCTACAAACCGTAATTGCCGCTCGTGCTTATTATAGTAACGGAGTATTAGTAGAACCAGCAGGTCAAAAAACAGCACTATTAGCCACCGTTAATAGAATCAAAGACATTATTGACAATATTGCAACTGGTAATACTGGCGGATGGACTAAGTCTACAGGAAACACATCTACACAAGATACTTCAGGTACAGCTGGCTCAGCAGGTGCAGCGACAACTGCACAGACTCGTGTTCAAGAAATTTATGACACAATCAACACTGGAACAGCACCAACAACCGTTGCTCCAGATATTACATGGCCAGCCGCAGGTTTGTTAACTGCTGGTGCTAAAATTCTTGCTGCAAAATCATATATTCAAACAGAAACAATCGAATATATTAACGAATATTTCCCAACTCTATCATATGATGAAACTCTATGTAAGAGAGATACAGGATATATTATTGATGCATTATACTATGACTTCTTGTTTGGTTCTAATTATATGTCTATTAAAACCGCAAGTTCATATAGAAGAGGAATCACATCAACACAGGTTGTTTTAAATAGCCAACTTGCTCCAACCTTAGCAACCGTAGATTTTATCTTTGCTAAAGTTCAAGAACAATTAAGACTATCTACTTCTGCACTTTCTATTGTAAACAATGCAAGAGAAATTAAAGATGTTCTTAACAACGGTCTTGCTTATGCAGATTCTTATGTTCGTCCAACACCAACCGGCGGAACTTATGGTTATACTTCAGGTTATTACAATGCCGCAAGATTAATTCTTGCTAACAAATCATTTTTACAAGCTGAAGTTACAGCATATATGGTTTTAAACTATAGTTCTTTATGGACTAGTTTAGGAGTATCTGGACAAACAGCATGTACAAGAGACATTGGATATATTGTTGAAGCATTGTATTATGATTTAATGTATGGTGGTAACCTAGCAACCGTTATTGCTGCACGTTCATATTATAGTAATGGAACATTTGTTGAACCTTCATCCGAGAAAACTGCTGCTATTGCTGTGCAAAATCGTTTAATTGCAATTATTACTTACATTGCACAAGGTAATACAGGTAGCTGGACAAAGACAACAGGAAATGCTGCTACTCAAGATACAACAGGCACAGCAGGAAGTTCAACAGCTGGTACTTATGCAGCAACACGTTTAACAGAAATACGTGACACTATCAATACTGGCACAACACCATCTAGTGTTGCCCCAGAAACAACATGGGTAAGTGCAACACTTTCTGCCGCTAATACAACATTACAAGCAGCTAAAACATCTATTCAAACTGATGCGGTTCAACATATTAAGAGAGAATTTGCAACATTAGACTTTGACGAAACATTATGTTCACGAGACGTTGGGTATATTGTAGATGCACTAGGCTACGATATGATGTTTGGATCAAACTTCTTATCGATTCAAAACGGAATGGCATATCAAAGAGGCCTTTCTTCAACTGGTGTTGTTCTTGCTAGCCAGTTAGAAGCAACTAGTAGAATTATTGACTTTATTGGAGTTCGTTCTGCGCTAGTTGCTGCCGGCGATGCAGTTTCTCAAGTAGAAATTTTACTTTCAAACATCATCGGATATGCAAATTCAGGAGCACTTCCAATTGTTACTGGAACAAATGTTCCAACAAAAGATTTAGATGTGTTAAATGCTGCAGAAATTCTACTACTAAACAAAGAATTTTTAGCCGCAGAAGCAACAGCTTATATCAACAACACTTACAAAGCAACCGTAACAGCAACAACTTCAGATGATAAACTAACTTGCTCAAGCACAGCATGGATGCAAGTCGGAGATGCTGTAAGATTTACTGGTACTACATTTGGTGGTGTTTCAACAGGAACAACATATTACATTTATAGCATTATAAGTGCAACACAATTTAAGATCAGTACTTCAGAATCATTGACAGGAGCTCTTGATTTATCAGCAGCCTCTGGATCAATGACTATGACATTCTACTATCTAAGCTCTTACTGCCAAAACGATATTAGAAATTACGTTGAAGCACTAGCTTACGATTTAAAATATACAGGAAACTACAAATCTGCATTAGCAGCTCGTTATTACAGAAACGCATTAACTGGTTCAAAACTAGAAGATATGTATCTAGTTAGAAACGGTTGTGGAGTTAGAAATCAAACATTACTAGGCCTTGACGGAAGCTCAGACGGAACAACACCTGGAGCTAACCCAGTAAGCGCAACAGGCCTATTACCAGCAAACGAATTTGGTACACAACGTCCATTAGCAGGTTCTTATGTTTCTCTAGACTATGGTTGGGGACCAAACGATGACCGCGTGTGGGTAACTAACAAATCAACATATACACAAAACGTTACAACCTTTGGTACAGCGGCTGTTGGTCAGAAGATTGACGGCTCATTACACAATGGCGGTGTTGATTCGATGGTGTCTAATGACTTTACTCAAGTTATTAGCGATGGAATTGGCGCATGGGTAACTAACTTAGGTCGTGCAGAACTTGTTTCGATCTTTACTTACTATGCACACGTTGGCTATCTAGCAGAAAACGGCGGTAAAATTCGCGGAACAAACGGTAACAACTCTTACGGCGACTATGGTGCTGTAGCAGAAGGCGTTGATGTTACTGAAACACCAATTACCGGTTTAATCAATAACCGTTCAACAGAAGCAGATATTAGAAACGTTATTACTGACGGTAACAATATTTTATTATTAGAATATGGAAACGCTGGTAGCGATTATCATACAGGGTCGTATTCAATATCCGGTGCAGGCTATAGTGCAGCAACTAGAATGGGAGAATTCCGCGATAACGGAGTGTTCCAAGTTAGATTAACTGATCCAGGCGATAGCTCCGGAACAGGCGGCACTGGTTATGTCACTGCTTCTAACCAAGCTCAGGCAGGAAACACAACTCAAATTACACTTGCCGCAGCAGATACAGCAACAAGTTCTGCATACGTTGGAATGGCTGTTTATATTACAGCAGGTACAGGTGCAGGACAATACGGTTATATTAATTCTTATAACGCTGGTTCAAAAGTAGCTACCGTTTATAAAGAATCAACAGGTACAGCAGGTTGGGATCACGTTGTTCCAGGAACTGCAATTGCTAGCTCGCTAAGTTTAACATCAACTTATGTTATTACTCCAAGACTATCATTTACAGCACCTGCATTTACTAAATCATTATCAACTCTTCCAGCAAGTTCTACCTGGACAGACATTGCATTTGGCGATGGTTATTCAACTTACACCGGACTATCTGGAACTACAAGCGGTTCAGGAAATCTAGCAACATTTGATGTTTCTAGAAGAAATGGAGTTTATAGTGTAACTATCAATTCGCCGGGTGTATTATATGCAGTTGGTGATACCGTTACAATTTTAGGTGCAAGTTTAGGTGGTACCACGCCAACTAATAATTTAACAATCACCGTGTCAACCGTATCCGGTGTAAGTGGTGGAATTACAAGCGTGTCAGTATCTGGTACTGCTGTAACACCAAAATACGTAGCCATAGCTAGTGGAACAGCCAGTGGTGCTTATTCCGCAGACGGATCAACATGGACTGCAATGACTTTACCAGCATCTGCAACATGGACCGCTATTGCCTACGGCCAAGTTAGCACAGGAGTTAGTTACTTTGTAGCAGTAGCAAGTGGTGGCACAAGTGCTGCATACTCAACAGATGGTATTAATTGGACTAGCGCAAGTTTAGGAACATCAGCTTCATGGTCAGATGTTACCTACGGTAATCAAAAGTTTGTTGCTGTTTCTAGAACATCTGGTTCTGCTTATTACTCTGTAAGTACAACAGGAACTTCATGGTCAACTTCAACACAGAGCGTTGATGCAGTAGCAGTTACATACGGTTATAATAGATTTGTTATGATCGGTGGCGGCTTCAGCAGAGCAAGTGCTTATTCAACAGATGGATCAACATGGACCGTTGGAGCAACTAGCCTACCAGCTAACAATGACTCAACTACATCAAATTGGATTGACGTTGCTTATGGTAACGGACGTTATGTGGCAATTTCAGACAGCTCTGGAAATGCAGCTTACTCATTTGATGGCGCAACATGGACAGCCAGCACACTTCCAGGAATATATGAGTGGAGTTCTATTAACTATGGCGGCGGTGTATTCTACGTAACATCGTACGGTGATTACGCAGCAACATCTGAAGATGGTGTAACGTGGACACTACGTGACGGTTCACATGCTAGCCTAGCAATTTCAACAACAGCTAAAGATACTAATCCTGGATCATATACTGCAAGAACATTGCCTGCAAGTGCATATTGGCAAGATGTTATCTGGACAGGCAGCAAATTTGTTGCAGTTGGTCACGATAACGTAGCAACTCCATATGCTGCTTCAAGTACAGACGGCGAAACATGGACATCTGTTACACTAGCAACACCATCGAGTTCATGGGAATATACAGCAATTGCATATAACGGTTCTAATCAGTATATTGCTGTTATAGCAAATACACGTCATCTTGCTACATCTACAGATGGAGTAACATGGACAGGAACTACTAACGCTATTCCAACTCAAGGCCAGTGGTCAGATATGATCTATGCTGGCAGCAAATATGTTGCAATTAGCGGTGGACAAAATAGAACCGCTTACTCAACAGATGGGGTAACATGGTTAAACGGCACAATTAGTGCTAGCTCAACAGAATATACAAGTATTGCATACGGTCAGCCAGGAGCAACAGCATATTATGTTGTAGTAACAGGTATTACAGCAACTAGCCAATTAAGTGCTTATTCTACAGACGGTATTACTTGGACCGCAGGTAATACATTGCCAAGTGCAGACTACTGGAGTTCAGTAGTTTATGGCAATGGTAAGTTTGTAACGGTAGCTGGAGGACCAAATGGAACTTCAACTAAGGCTGCTTACTCATCAAACGGTACATCATGGACATCGGCAACTATGCCGGGTGCAGCAGCACGTTGGTATAGAGTTGTTTATGGTGGCGGAGCTTATACAGCTTTTGCTTATAACTCTACAAGAACAGCATATTCTACAGATGGTATTACATGGGTAGAAGGTCCAGCACTACCTGCAACACGTAACTGGAATGCTGCGGCCTATGGAAATAATAGAAATGTAGCACTTCCAACTACAGCATCGAGTGGTGCTGCAAGCATTAATTTTGTATTGAATACAAATTTAATAACAACATCTGATACAACAGCAAATATTAGTGTAAATGATCGTGTAAGATTCACAGGCACTACATTTGGTGGTGTTAGAAATGACACATACTATTGGGTAATTAGTGTTGAATCTACAAATACTACACAATTCTCAGTATCTACATCTAAAGGCGGATCCGCCCTAGTTCTTTCAGCGGCATCTGGAACAATGACAGCGGTAGTGGCTAAAGAATACGTAGCATCTGCATTAGGAAGTATTTCTGGAAGTCCAAAATGGATGGTACTTGCTCCAACAAGTCCAAAAGCACAAGGCGTAGTTGCTGGCGCCAAGACTAGAGCCAGAGCTTATGTAACAAATAACCAAATTACTGAAATTTGGATTCACGAACCAGGTAGTGGTTACTCAAGTGCTCCAACTATGACTATCACTGATCCTAATAACACAGGATCAGATGCAACCGTCGAAATTAGAGTAGGAGATGGAGCATTAAGTCAACCAATTTGGACCAATAGAGGAACAGGTTATACCGCAGCATCTGCAACCGTAACAGGCGACGGATATGCTGACAACTATCAAGTAAGTTCATATGTTGGATTTAAGAATCTAACCGATGTTCCAAGAGCAGGTTCAAACGTTCAGATCGCAGGAATTAACGATGTTTGGTATAGACTAGTTACCGTAACTGGATTAATACCAAATACTGACGGTACTTACAATGCAACTCTACAACTAAGTCCAGCATTGGGAGCTGCCGAAGCACCGGATCATGAAACAGCAATTTCAATTCGTAGACGTTATTCACAGGTTCGTTTAACAGGACATGATTTCTTAGACGTGGGAACAGGTAATAAAACACAAACAAATTACCCAGACTTGCCGTTACAAGATCCAGTTCCTGCTAACGAAACCGTTGGCTCAGAAGGCGGTCGTGTGTTCTACACAAGTACTGACCAAGACGGTAACTTTAGAGTTGGTGGATTATTCAACGTTGAGCAATCAACTGGTGTTGCAACATTGAATGCTGACGCATTTAATATTGCAGGGTTGAACGAACTTTCGCTGGGTTCTGTAGCATTGGGCGGTTCAGGAGCAACAATTTCTGAATTTTCAACAGATCCGTTCTTTACACAAGATTCGGACTCTGTTATTCCAACTCAACGTGCTATTAAAGCATATATAACAAGCCAAATTGGTGGCGGCGGTTCTAGTTTGAACGTAAACACCCTAACAGCGGGCGTTGTATACATAGCTGGTCAGACCATCGCTACTACTACGAATGTTCAAATCAACATAAATACTAAGGTGAATTTCAAAGGCGGTATTGCTGGCGATCCACTGGTATTGAACTACTTTTTATTGAACAAATAATGGAGAATTTATAAATGGCAACAGGATTATTAGGACAATCAGCGTTAGCATCAGCTACCAATACCGTAGTCTATACCGTTCCAACTGGTTATTTCACCGTACTATCAATTAACGTTTTGAATAGAGGAACAACAGCAGTGAGTATTAGAATGGCTCTAGCTGCAACTTCGACTCCGACAAACGCAGAATACATTGAATATGATGTGCAAGTTGGTGCAAACGGTGTGCTAGAGAGAACAGGTATTATGATGAATGCTGGTAAAAATTTAGTTGTTTATGCCAGCAATGCAAACGTATCAGTGAATGCGTTTGGTATTGAGACATCTACAACTTAATTATTAGGAGATAACATAAAATGGGAAGACAGGTATCATCCTTCGGAACAGATGCAGTAACTAACAGAACGTTAACTTCATCAACAACATTGAATTCTGGAGAAAGAATTTTTGCTGATGCAACATCAACAGCTTTTACTCTTACTTTACCAGCATCACCATCAGTAGGTGATACAATTCAAATTATTGACGTAGCAGGAAACTTTGCTACTAACAACGTAACCATTGGCAGAAATGGTAATAAAATTCAAAACTTATCAGAAGATTTAGTTTTAAACCTTAACAATGCTGCGGTAACAATGATTTATTCAGGCTCAACATTTGGTTGGGTATTTATTGGACCATAATTAGGGAAAACAAATGAAATTATCAGACCTATTATCTACAAGAGAGATTACAGCCAATCAGGATAATCTTGAAAAAGGCAAGGTCTGGACGGTCTCACCCACCGGCATGTATTCATGTATTAGATCTGACATGTTGTACTGCTGGACATCACCTGGTTGTGGAACACTAACTATTGAGATGTGGGGTGCAGCAGGCAGCGGCGCTCGTATGTGCTGTTGTGGCTTTGGCCTTCCAGGAAATGCTCCGGCATATTCTAAAAAGACTATTGCAGTTTTTTGTGGCAGCTATATTTGTGCTTGTCCATCAATGTCTTGTAACTCTCACAGCTTATGTTTTTCAGGATGCAGCGACCCGTCATATCTAAGATGGGGTAATGCTCGAGACCTTTGCGGTTATACCGGCGGATGTATGTGTGCTCAAGGCGGACGTGGAGGCATTGCTATATGCTCAACTTCAACATCTGCTTATTGCTGTTATCTATATTGTACATTCTGTACAACACGTTATAATTCTCCAACAGGTTGCGATAACTGCGCAATTGTGTGTAACCAATGTCCAGGCGCATGGATTGCCTGCGGCTACGGTGGCGACATTAACTGCTGCGGTTGCGTTGGATATGTACACTTTAAAGGTTGCTATCCATCATGTCCTTGCCAAACTGAAGTTTACATTCCTTTTGCTGCTGGCGTGTATAGTACACAAGGTGGTTACTTATCGTATATTAACGATGCAGACCCAGAATATTCTGAATGGTCAGGAATGGGTAACTACAATCAACAATATGCAATTAACAACGTAGGTAAATGGCCAAGTGGCGGTATGCCATGGCACACTTGCTATTCAGGCACTCAATCATGTGGATGTTATGAACAAAACGGTTGTCAAGTTCATATGCCGTATGGTGTAGCCGGTGGACCTCCGTTTCCATGTCCAGACGTTCGTGACCACGGCAGACGAGGCGGCCACGGTGCAATTAGATTAACATATAGAGGTTCTGGAATATATGAACAGAATTGCTCAAGACTAGGAGGCGGTTACTAATGTCAACATTAACACAATTATTAGGTAATCGTGAATTAGCCTGGGAAGATAACTTAGAAAAAGGTCGTATCTGGGTTTACTCAGACGGCAATATGTACACATCATTCTGTAATGGTTTCTGTTGGAAACCACCAGGATGCGGTAAAGCAATTATTGAAATTTGGGGTGCGTCTGGATCAGGCGCACAAATGTGTTGCTGCGGTGTGGGATTACCTGGAAACCCAGCAGCCTATGTAAAAAAATGTATTTGTGTATGTCCTTCAAACTATGTTTGCGGGTATGTAGGTCGTTCATGCAACAACTCTTCAGCACTTTGTTTTAGAGGATGTTCGGAAGCAACCTGCGTATGCTGGTTTGGTTGTGCTCCTAAACCTGTATGGGAAGGCGGACAAGAACCAAATAGACAAGAATCATTTAGAGGCAACAATCCGTGGGGATGGGGCCAAGGTGGCGGAAACCCAATGGCAGGCGATCCGTACGGCAATGCCGGTGGCGGCATTCAATTTGAAGGCGGCCAATGTGGACGTTATGGCGGCCAAGGCTGCGCTAACTGGGGTATTTGCTGTGCAGCAGGTGCATCAAATGGCTGTTTATGTTCTCAGGGTGGTCGTGGTGGTATTAGTTATTGTATTGATGATAAATCACCATACTCTTGCTACATAACCAACGCATGGTGCGGAACAAAATTAAGTACACAACACAATATGTGTGATATTTCTCGCTCTGCTTGCGGTATGATCTGTAACTGGAATCCAAGTGATTGGCCCAGTTCAGCTTCATTCCAAGCCTGCGGCTACGGCGGCGATATTAACTGCTGTGGCGGATTTAGCTGTGTAAGCTGGCAAGGATGTTTACCAATGTGTACATGTATGTTCCAGTATCACATTACTACATCTCCGGGTATTTTTGCCAACGACGGCGGATCATATACATACACAACTGAAAATGATTCACCAATGGTTAACTGGTCAGGAAGCACTAAACCACATCACCTAAACGGATTAACTGGTTTATCTAGACAACCTGGACACCTAGTAAATATTCGTTGCTGGCGTTCAGACCGTGCTTGCGGATGCTACGAAATGGAAGGATGTATGCATTATGTTCCTTACGGAGTACCTGGTGCAGCACCTCACCCATGTCCGGGTGTTCGTGACCATGCTATGAGAGGTGGTATGGGTATGGTAAGAATTAAATACATTCCAACTGACGGAGGCAATGCGTACTAATATGGCTACCTTAAAAACATTAGTAGAAAATAAATTAAACCAAATTGAATGGGATGAATCAAATCTTGAAAAAGGACAAATTTGGTTTTATACACCGTCAGCTGAATACAATAACTATGTAAACGGATTTTGCTGGGTAGCCTGCCAAACAGGTCGTGTTATCATGGACGTTTGGGGTGCTGGTGGTTCAGGAGCACGTATGTGCTGCTGTGGACACGGTGTTCCAGGAAATCCAGGAGCATGGGCAAGAAAATGTTTCTGCGTAGTTGCAGGCTGTTATGTCTGTGGATACATTGGAAAGAGCTGTAACAATGCTGATACACTATGTTTCCGTGGTTGTTCAGAAGCAACCTGCTTATGCTGGTTTGGCCGTGTTCCATTAACTGGTGCAGCAACTAACGGATGTATTTGTACACAAGGCGGCCGTGGAGGCACAACATTCTGTAACCCATCCGGCGTTATGTTCTGTTGCTTTGTAGCAGGTAATTTCTGTAATACCAACTATTCAAACGGATGTTGTGGTATTATTTGTAATTATGGATCAGGAACTGGTAGCTGTTGTGCAGAAGCCTACGGCGGAGATATTAATAAACGCGGCGGATTTAGCTGTGTAACATTCTGGACTGGTTATGGTAACTGCCCATGTTCAACTCATTACCACGTAGCTGTTCCTCCAGGACTATTTGCCTGCGATGGTGGCGTTGTTTCATACGGAACAGAAGGTGATAATGGATTCTCTGAATGGTCAGGAATGGGATATCACCAGTTTATTAATGCACTTAACGGCATGAGTCGAAGCCCAGTTAGAGGTATTCCATGGACTACTTGTTATACTACAATTAGATCGTGCGGATGCTACGATGTACAAGGTTGTCAACCATTTTGGCCAATTGGCATAGGCGGACATCCAGCAACACCATGCGGTGACGTTAGAGATAACGGTTGGAGAGGCGGCATGGGTGCAGTTAGAATTAACTTTATACCTAAGGATTAAAAACATGAGAAAAGCATTTAAAGCAGTATTGCCAGATGAGCCATACAAGACCACAACAAAATTAAACAGAACGGTTGATTGTGTTTATACAGGCCCTAGATATCTGCTCATCAGAGTAGTAAAAGCTACGGGTGCTGTGTTTGCTTGGGACGAAGGTGAAGAAACCTTAGAAGCATTAGAAAAATGGAAAATTGCTCAAGAGAATCTAGACCCAGAGGGTCATATTCAAGTTGTACTCGACGCTGATCAAAATCCATTTTTAGCATCTTATATTACTCACGAATATGAGCAAAGTCCTGTACCAAACTATGTAGAAACACTTCCAACAGGTGAAAAGTACGAATATCATTATGATGACGAGCACGGCTGTTGCACACAACCATTTTACACCAACGATGCAAAATGGGATGCAGCAACTAGTTCTTGGATAATGCCAAGATATAGAAACCATGCTATCACTAGAGCTTCGTTCTTTGAATCTCAAAAGTCTCAATTAAAAACTTTTGAGGAAGCTGCAAGTTCAGGTAACTATTTGCCAGAACAGCTAGAAAAGATTGAGCAACATGCTGAGTTTTTAAGAACAATTGAAACAAAGTATGCTGGCGTAGATCATTGGAAAATTCCTTATCCAATTCAACCTGCTCTATAATTAAAATTTAAACCAAGATTAGCCTTGTGCTTTTCGTTATATGACTATATAATGAAGTACAAGGCTATTTTTTTGGAGTTTAAATGAGCAGATCCAAAGCATTTTTTATTAACGGTGGAGCAGGTAGAATGATTGCATCTATTCCTGCTTTTGAACTATATGAAAAAGAATCAGACGATAAAGATTTTATTATTGTCTGCGAAGGTGGAACAGATATTTTTAAGGGTCATCCTACCCTTGATAATAGAACATACGATGTATGGCATAAAAATCTTTTTAAAGATTATTTAAAAGATCGCGAAATTGTTACCACAGAACCATATAGAATTTGGGAATATTACAATCAACAATGTTCAATTGCACAAGCGTTTGACATTCAAGTTAACAATAAAGGTATTAGAGATCTTCCTAGACCAACCCTGCGTCTAAGCAAAGAAGAAATGCTATATGGCCGACAAATGGTCAGTGATGTTAAGAAAAAACTTAAAAAAGAAAAAGTAGTTGTGTTTCAACCTTTTGGTCGTGGTATTGAATACATCGACGAAACACTAATTGACAGAACTTCAAGAAGTTTTGAATTACGTGATGTTAAATCAATTGTTAAAAAATTGCAAAATAATGACTTTGGTGTTATTATGATGAGCGAATTTAAAGTTGATTTTTCTGATGCAAAACTTAAAGACGAAGTTGCTGTACCAGAAAATGTAAACATTAGAGTGTGGGCCGCAGTTATCAAATATGCAGATAAGTTTTTAGGTTGCGATAGCTTGGGCCAGCATTTAGCATATTCTATGAATAAAGAAGCAGTTGTAGTAACTGGCGGGACTTTCCCTATTAACGTATCGTTCCCTAACTGCCCTGACTTTGATATTTTAGATATGGGAGAAGTAAACAGAGAATACGATCCTATTAGAATCTTCCCAGATGAAAGAATTAATAGATCAAACGAAAACATTATGTCTATGAACGAAGACATAACTACACTAGTAGTAAATCACGTATTAGGGAAAAAAGAATGACCGTAAAATCAATTAGTAAATCAGATAAACCAGTTTGGATTGCTGCTATTGCACGAGGACATAACTCAGGAGTGTGTCTTTTAAAAGATGGAGAAATTGTTTTTAGCATTGAAGAAGAACGTCTAAGTCGTCAAAAATACGATGGCGGTCCGTTTGCTTCAATGGTAAAGATTTTAGAATACACAGATAAGTTAGATTATTTGATTATTGCACATACTCAGAACTTGTATGAAACAGCAGGTAAAGTTGATTATACAGGCGATGACGTTTATACAGGCCTAGCAAGAAAATTAGGTTTGATTAATCGTAAAGTTCCCGACCTGCATCGCCATCCTCAGGTTATTGACCTAAGTTTTATGCACCACAAACTACACGCAGCCTGCGCATTTTATCGTTCGGGTTGGAAAGATGCCGTTTCGTTAGTTGTTGACGGTGCAGGAACATTTTATCCAATGAGTTACGGGGATAACGGAATTTGGGTTTGGGAAGTCGAATCTATTGTTGATTGCGATTATCCTGCAAATTTTAAAACATTGTATAAGCATTATGGTGCAAGAGATGCAGTAGCCGCTAATTATGCGCCAGAATTTCCAAGTAATGCAATAGGAGAAGACGGTGATACCCATGAAGCATGGATTACTGATCATGCAGGTATTGTTAAGGCCTATGAAGCAGTAACTGAGTATTGTGGATTTTCTGCAATTGAAGCAGGCAAAACCATGGGATTGTTCCCGTATGGTAAACCAAATGATAAAATTCCTCCATTATTTGATGAAAGATCACGGATTCCATTGACAGACAGAAACGTGATTGTTCCAAAATATCCAATGAGTGGAATGGTTAATGCTCAACTATTTGACGAACTTGACGAGTACCCAGCAGACCCAACCGATGATGTTACGTATCTGCAAAGTCGTCGAGACTTAGCATATGCTGTTCAAACACAAACTCAAGAACAAGTAGTAAAATTAATTAGAAAAGCTGTTGAAAAAAGCGGAAAAAATCGTGTTGTGATCAGCGGCGGATATGGTCTTAATTGTGTAGCAAATTATCATTACCTAGAAGCACTAAAAAATGACGGTATTGAAATTTATGTAGAACCAATTAGTAATGATGCTGGAACTGCTATCGGTGCAGCACTCATGTTCTGGTACGGTATGCAAGATGACGAAACTATTCGTCCAGGTACAACACTTTATCTCGGACCACCACAATCTTACACCAACGAAGAAATTAAAAAACAAGTTGAAGATTTTGGTGGAGAACTTACTGACGCTACACACAAAGATATTGTTAAGCTGTTACGTGACAAAAATATTGTTACAATTTTCCAAGGACGCTCGGAAAACGGTCCACGTGCCCTAGGAAATCGTTCAGTACTCTTTGATCCAACATTTGAAGATGGTAAGGATTTTGTCAATACGGTTAAGCGTCGTGAATATTTCCGACCATTTGCTGGTACAATTTTACAAGATGATGTACACGAGTGGTTTGATCTTCGAGGGATGAAAGATAGCCCATTTATGATGTATGCTGTAAATTGTCAACCGGGAGTTGCTGAAAAGATTCCAAGTATTATTCACGTAGACGGAACTTGTCGAATCCAAACGGTTACAGAAGAGCAAAATACACACTATTATAATCTAATTAAAGCATTTAAAGAAGAAACAGGAATTCCTATTTTATTCAATACTAGCTTTAACTTGGGCGGTGAACCGTTAGTCGAAACACTAGAAGATGCTTTGTGGACCTTACAGCAGTCCGAAATTGAGTATCTATATTTGCCAGAATATGGCAAACTAGTTAAAATTGCTAACAAATAAACAAAGCCCCGAAAGGGGCTTTTTTACTATCTGATAAATACACTACTATGCTAAATTTTGCAAAATACTTTCTACGTGGTTTAAAAAATACTCTAAGATTACAAAACGGAGTTAATTTCTCCTACAAAGGACCTTGGATACCAGTTACGTCAGATACCCTAATTGACGAATGGTATGTTGGGGATTTTGCCGCGGCAGAGTACACTATTGTTGTTGATGTTAGCAATATTAGAAAAGAAATGATTAAATGTTTGGTGGTTGCAGGATCGGGTAAAGCAGATATTACAATCTACGGCAGAACTAATATCAACGAAAATTTAGTGGAAATTACAGCTACAATTTCAGAGTCAAAACTTCAGTTAAAGGCGCAGCCAGCGTCTAGTCCAGACGGTTCTACTTACGACAATTCCAGCCTTTTATTAGGCGGTAAGTTGATTTTTAGTGCCACTTATTTTTACAGCCTAAACGACCTTACAAGAGTTTAATCAAGCTGCGTATAAATACACATAGTCTTTGTAGCAGTTGAAGTCGGGGGGATAGCGAGGGCTTTATGTCAGTAACTTACATACCATTTGAATCAAAAAGCGGCTTTAAAAGCCCGGGTTTTCTAGTCAATGAACTGGGGGACCTAATCGTAACCGGCTCAATTACCGTATCTGGAAACATTAGTACAACCGGTGATTTTGAAATTAACGGAATCCCAGTTATTGATGCATCTGACTCAACAATTTCTCTTTCTGAAATTATTAGATACAGCTATCTAACTCGTGTAGGAACACTTGAATTTTTAAATATTGACGGCGATTTTACGGTCGCACAAGGATCAACTCCTTATATCAATATTGTTAACGGAAACGTTTTTATACAAAGTGCCAATGATGTTGGCTCAATAGACAATATTGATATTGGGTTAAGAGAACCAGCCGACGCAAATTTTAAATCAGTAAACATTGGTCCCGGAGATAGTTCCGGAGAACTAACCGTGCAGGGTATAGCAAGCGTAGAAGATTTAGAAGTATCTGGAACTACTGCTATAACAGGAGTAGTAACATTGGGTGCATCTCCTACTGCAAATAATCATGCAACAAGAAAAGATTACGTAGACTCTCGTGTAACTGCTTTTGCAATTGCATTTGGAGCATAAGGAAAATTAAATGGCAAAACGACAGATAAAAAAATATATTTTTGAACCGGGGATTAGTAAAAATGATAACCTGTTTCCTAATGCGGTAGCATTACTAACAGCAAATAAAACATTTTTACAAAATCAAGTAGTTGCGTTTATTAATAATCAAATTACTAATAATATTGCACCTTACTCTGGTTACTCTTATGCATCAGACAAATGTTTTAGAGACGTTGGATATTTTATTGATTCGATAATACACGATTTAAGATATGGCGGGAATGTTAAATGTCGTCAAGTTGCAGATTATTTTTGGATTAACGGCGAACCTCAAATTCGAGGCGATGTTAGCCCAGAGATAACAGGTCAACAATATCTAAGAGATGTTATTAATGATTATATTTTTACAAATCAAACGGTTGCACCATCATATGGTAATGTAACCGTTCAAATTAAATATCCTTCTGCACCTGCCGAAGAAGGAGCAGATTCTGCCAATACAGCATTATGGAATGTATTCAGCTCGGTTATCGAGGACGGTATTCCTGCAATGCCATCGAAGATTCCAGGTGTAAGTTCTATTAGACTATTAGGAAAATTTACACCAGATGAATTATTGTTAATTACTAATGTAGACGACGGTGAAATTATCTATAATTTTGCCGACGCCACAGAAACATTATCTGTAGAATATAAACAAGGACGTTCTAGCGGTGACGGTAACTTATTAAGTGATGTTGATTTTAGAACATGGTTTCAAACAACTGATACTATCACTACAATTTATTTGTCTCACGATACATCAAATTTAACATCATCGGCAAATCTACAAATATTTGTTGAAGAAGAATACCAAACAATTAGACCTTGGCAATTTGGTACAGATGCTATTGAACGTATGCGTGTTGCTGCTCCGCAGGCCATGCTTGACGCTGACTTTGAGTACGGATTACAACCTACTAAATGGCAGGCACTAGGTTTAATTCGAATGTATCCTTCTATTTACGAAGTGCCTGGAACTGACCTAAGTGTTTCAGCTATAACCACAGATGCATCAATTAATACTGGTTATTTTGGTTCTTCTTTAATTACGGTAACAACAACCGGAGCTCACGGTTTTAGCGTACAACAACCTATTACGGTAAAAGGTCTTAGTTCGAATGTTAGCGGTTTTGCTCGTGCAGAAGGTTCATTCTTAGTTTATAGTGTACCGAGTTCTGTGTCATTTACATATTATGCAAGTGCTAAAGTAGGAACAACTAACGGAGAAAGTCTGTTTACAAGTTTTGCTCAGATTAGACAAGCAGGTTTTTATACCGGAGCATCAATTGGACAACCAACGTTTTCTGTGTATAGCAACGGATCAACCCTAAGTGTAAGCTCAAAATTTACAACAGCATCTGGATCATATCAAATAGCGTTCAACGGAACTAGTCCAACCATTGGATCACCAATTTCAGGATCTCCAAATATTGCTGCGGGTACATCTGTATCTGGTGTTATTGGTTCTGGAACGGTTACTGCAAGATATAAAGAAAGTACAACTCCTGCAGACACATCAATTGAATTAGTTGATTTAACAGGCGTTCAACAGGGCATGGTTATTTCAAGTGGTTCTGGTGCAGCGTTAGTTATTAATGCAATTGGCGGAAATCAAGTAGACTTATCCGCAGCCTTAGGCTTAACTAAATTAGGTGCTAACGGATCTAACCTTGCAGTTACCGGAACAAATATTCAAAGCACAGGAGCAAATGCTCATTTTGCTGTTTCAAGATCCGGTGGTGTCTATACCGTAACTGACTTAGGCGATAGTACAATTAACGGAGACGGATATGTTGTTGGAGACAGAATTGTAATTCTCGGAACATCGCTAGGCGGCACAAGCCCAGACAACGATATTATTGTTACCGTATCTAGTGTAGATAGTCAGGGAGGTGTTACTGGATTTACATATTCTGGAACAGGAATATCAGGCGGCGGTACATATACTGCAATTAATCAATCTTCAACAACTGGCGCAGGTAATGGTGCTCAAATTAATGTTGTAAGAACAGGTGGTACTGGTGCTTATCAGATTACTCTCTCAACACCGGGTAATAATTACGCTCAAGGAGATTTTGTAACATGGGCAGGAACAGACCTAGGCGGTGTAAGCCCAGATAACGATATTACAATTAGTGTAGATGGAGTCACTGCCGGCGGCATTGTTGACTACACACTTATTGGAACACCCGTTGGTGCAACAGGCGATGCTAGTTATAACATTACTTCAGCTACAAATGAACTTGTATCAGGCGTAGGCGCAATATTTGATGTTACAAGAACAGATGGTGTTTATTCAGCGGTAGTTAGTGCTGGTGTAGGTGCAGGTGGATCAGGTTATAATGTAGGAAATAGAATTTTAATTTCTGGTTCAAGTTTAGATGGATCGTCGACTACTAATGATTGTATATTAACCGTTACCTCGGCTGGTGGAGGAACAATTGGCGCAGTATCTGCATCAGGTACTCCTTATGCAGGAGATACGGTTTCTGTTTATCCAACATTAACAATCAGTGAAGCATTAACTGGCGCAATTCCAGACGGAACAACATTAAGTGTTGGTGCTATTGCAACCGTTCAGGTTGATTTTGCAAGTAATCACGGATTATTGCCAGGCACTACAATTTTAACAAGTATTTCATCACAGCCAGCACCGGGATTTACTGCTACAGCAAGAACGTTACCAACTTCAATTACATGGTCAAGCACTTCAGCTCTTAATGGCGTGTTCATTGCAACAGGTAGTTCTTCTGCAAACACCGCAAGATCAACAGATGGACAATCATGGAGCGCAGGCGGAGCGTTGCCTTCGAGCGGAAATTGGGTTGCAACAGCCGCAGGAACCATTGGTGCAAATGATGTATTTGTAGCAATTGCCAGTGGAGGCACAGCCGCAGCATTTTCTACTAACGGCGGCACAACATGGACTGCTGCAACAATGCCATCTTCCGGATCTTGGTCATCAGTATCATTCTATGGAGGATATTTTGTAGCAATTGTTTCAGGTGGCACAGCAACCGCATATTCGATAGACGGTGCAACTTGGATAGCAGGTGGTGCATTACCAAGTTCGACAACATGGACTGATGTATCTGCAGGATTAATTGGATCGTCAGCATACTTTGTGGCAATTGCTTCAGGCGGCACAGCCGCAGCATATTCCGCTGATAACGGACTAACATGGACAGCTACAGGAGCATTGCCTGCTTCAGCAACATGGAGCTCAATAACTTACGGATACAATAGATTCTTTGCAGTAGCAAGAGGATCAGCAACCGCAGCTTATTCAACAACTGGAACAACATGGACTTCGGTTACATTACCTTCTGGAGCAAACTGGAATAATTGTACCTACGGTGACAGCAACTTTGTTGTTATTGCAGACGGTGCTACCAGCGCACTTACATCATTTACAGGTGAAACTGGTTCATTTACTGAAAGAACTACAACAGGAACAGCAACTTGGGAAGAAATTGCCTATACCACATATTTAGGTATTGGTAGATTTGCCGTAGTAGGTAACGGTACAAGCGCCATGAGTATTGATTTGTTATCAGCTAATCATCAACTAGCAACTGGTCCTCATGTAGTAACACAAGTTCCAACACCAACTCAAATTAGATTTCCTGCTAGAACAACAGGTACAATCGATACCTCAGCATCTGCACTAACCGGAGTATTATACGCTCGTCCAGATACTTTCTTTACACATAGACCATTTGACGGCGGTGTTCAGCTAGGTACTGGTAATCCAAGTCACGGTGCACAGGCAATTCGTCAAAGTAAAAAATACATTCGTTACCAATCTGGTAAAGGTATTATGTATACCACCGGTGGTTTGTTTGCACCAAGTTATACACTTGCCTCTGCTACAGCAGCTGACACGGTAATTAATAGTTATATTACATTTACCTGTGACGACAACGACCACGGACTACAACCAGGTGCAGAAATTGAAGTTATTGGTATGGTAGATTTTGAATTTAATGGTGACTATACCGTTGAAAGTATTGTTGATGCACGTAGATTCCGTGTTAGATCAAATGCACCATTGTCATCAACCACAGGTACACTAGGACCTGATGCCAAAGTTCTTTTAAAACGCTGGCACGGATCAACCGTTCGTATTGGTGCATTTGATGAGCAAAACGGTTTATTCTATCAATACGATGGTCAAGAAATGGCGTTGGTTCGTCGATCAAGTACAAACCAATTAACAGGAACCGTTTCAATTACACTAGACAGCAATACCGTAACTGGTACAAATACTAGGTTCCAAGATCAATTAAAAGTTGGAGACAAAATTGTTATTCGTGGGATGAGCCATATTGTAACAAGTATAGCAAGTCAAACATCAATGACTATGGCTCCAGACTGGCGCGGCGCAAACTCTATTACAGGAGCAAGAGTCTGTGTAACTACAGAATTGTATATTCCTCAACGTGACTGGAACATTGATCCTATTGACGGAACAGGACCAAGTGGTTACGAAATGTTACCATGGCGTATGCAGATGTTAGGTATGCAATACTCATGGTATGCTGCTGGTTTTGTAGAATGGATGCTTCGTGGAGCTGATGGTAGATTTGTATTCTTACATAAGGTAAGAAACTCTAACGTAAATACCGAAGCGTATATGCGTACTGCTAACTTGCCTGTGCGCTACGAAGTTGAAAATAGATCAGCAGTTAGCAAATTATCAGCAGCTATGAATTCCGGTCAAAACTATATGGATCTTACAGATGCATCAAGATTCCCAACAACTGGAACCGTATATGTTGATAACGAATTAATTTCTTACTCTGGAAAATCTGGAAATAGACTACTAGGATGTACAAGAAATGCTTCTTTCTTAGCCTTTACAGCAGGCCAAAACAGAACTTTCTCGGCAGGAACAGCCGCAGCACATTTAGTAAATGCAGGAGTTCAATTAATTAGTTGTACAACAACCCCAACAATTAGTCACTGGGGTTCAGCTTTACTAACTGACGGTATGTTTGATACAGACCGCGGTTACATTTTTAACTATGCGTCAACTGGTTTGAGTTTTACAACATCAAAACAAACAGCATTTATGATTCGACTAGCGCCTTCAGTTTCTAACGCTATTGTTGGAGATTTAGGTGAACGCGATCTGCTAAACAGAGCGCAGTTACTCTTAAATGAAATTGCGTTAACTGCTGACTCTGGTACGGGTGCTATTGTTGTTGAAGGTATTTTAAACCCAAGAAATTATCCAACAGATCCTACCAAGATTACCTGGACTGGTTTATCCAGTGCTGCATCTGGTGGACAACCAAGCTTCGCACAAATTGCACTTGGTGGTTCTATTAACTGGGGTGGTGTTGCACCGTTTACAACAACAGCTACCGTTCAAGGAGCATTAACTACAACAATTAGTGCTAGAGGATTTACTACCGTATCGAATACAATTACTGCTATTGCTAATCCTGCAGGAATTTCAGGATATGCTAATGCGTTGCAGTTAGGAAACATTACGTTCTATATTCTTAATACTGCATATGATGCATTATTATCTACAACACCATTACGTGTTGGCGATCGACTAGCAGCGGCAACATACATTACCGGTGGCCAATCTATATCCGGTATTACTAGAGGATATTTAGGAACAATTTATACTAGGATTGATATGAGTTCTGGTGCAAACGCAACCAGTCCGGCAAGTTCTAATATATCAATAACCGTTTCTAGCGCAGCATCTATTTCTTATGCTAGTGCATTTAGTAATGCTAGAAACGATTTCTTAATAACCAATGCAGATTATACCGCATCAAAACTTCAAGTTGGTGATATTTTAAGTGCTACAACTTATGTTATTAGTAGTCAAACCGTAGCAAGTGTTACTACTTCATATGTAACTATTGCAGGAACTGCTTATACTCGTATTGTTATGAGTGCCAATGGTAATGCTTTATCTCCCGGTAACACTAACATAACAACAACGGTGCAGGCAGCAGGTACAGCAGCATCTTACTCAAATACTAACTATTTGTTCTTTACATCAGCAACTTGGAATGCATCAAGTGCATCGGTAGGAACTCGTATTGCAACCAGCTATACACAATTCCCAGCTGGTACTTCTGTAGGTTCAGTAACATCAAGACAATTAGGAACAACAATTGTACAGCGTGTTACATTTACACAAACTTCTAGTGCAACTATTAGTGCAGCAGGTACGGTTACATTCCAGTTTGGTGATCCGCAGTATGCGCTACCGGGTGAACAGGTATTCTCGTTCGTTGCTAACCCAGGAAACACTACAGCTATATCATTAACTGAACTTAAAGAATTAACAACTACAGCTATTGGTGGTAGAGGTGCGTTCCCGAACGGGCCAGACGTACTAGCTATTAACGTGTATAAGGTTACAGGAACCGCAACGCCAGGATCAATTATTCTTCGTTGGGGTGAGGCACAGGCTTAATCGAAGATTCCCAACTAGTCAACATACGATCTAACTCACGTCTTACTTGGGTTAGATCGTTTCTAGTTTCAGTAATGTCATTAGGAACCTTGCCTGTTAAAAAGACATGATCATGCTGTTGATCAAGTGCTTGAACTCTAGATTTGATCGTCAATAGCATGTCGATCATTTTTTTCTGTAGATCAGAATCAGTTACCAAAGAAATTCTTTCTTGAAATTTTTGATATTCCTGTTTGAAGCGTTCGCTATTTTGTATTTTCATCATTTTCTAAGACCAATATAGTTTCAATTTTTGTTTTAATAAGCTGATTATTTAGTGTGGTTTTTAAACCATTATGAAGATTTTTAGGCAAGTATTCGATGCTGCTCCAACATATTGTTGGGCTAGCCCTTGTTAAAAATTCTTCTTCAACTAAACAAACATAAGTGCCGTATTCAAACCCCTTATCTTCGCTAAGATATAATTCAATAGGTAATATTCTACCCTGAGAATAATCTCTTAAAAGACCCTGGGCATCTTCTAATAAAGTATTTTGTCTTGGAAAAGTAGGAACGGTCCATTTGTAATCTTCTAAGATTAACAAAATCCGTTCTGTTTTTTTGGCAAGAAATAGTAGTCCGGCACGCTGTTGCATACCTTTACTTATTCTCCGTCGAGGTTAAATCTCCACGTTCCGGCAGCATATTCGCCTTCGAATGATTTGAGCCACTGCTCTAAATCCCATTTATATTGAATACCTGTTTTTAAATTGGTAACATATGTTAGTTCAGTAGCCGCAGCTGGATCAAAAACGGTTACCCATGTAGTACCATCCCATTCAATAATAGAATTTGCTTTAAGATATAGGTCATATCCGTTTACATCTTTCCATCCATCTGGACCGTCGTAAGGATCTCCGCTGCTTCCGTCTGCAGGACTTTGGCCATATTGCATTACTCCGCCTCTATTTTCACTAGGGTTTACATCTTCTAGCATCAAATATCTAATACCAGGAGTTATTAACGATGCAGAACCAAACACTTCGATTGGATTAAATTTATAAGGATCGATAATTGCATCTATTGTTGTCCAACTATTATTTGATCTTGCTGGTCCGGGAATCGATGTATTTGAAGGTTTATCTTCAATTGTTACAACAAGATATGTTGGATCTATCTGATTAATTGTAAATGTTCCTCGAATTTCATTACCGTTAGGCTGTAAGAAGTAGACCATACTTAATCCCGGAGTATAACCACCGTGATGTTCTAACACAAGATTCCAATCTAATCTATCTCCATATTTTACTGGAACATCAAGGCCTGCAGCCTGAACGGCTTCATAAACGTCTAAAATAGATAAATCGTAGTCATTGGATTGACCGTTATTACTTTTTAATAACAAGACACCGTATTGATCATAGGTTCTAAATAACTGAGTACCGGCTTTTCCAAGGTCCATTGTTAAGTCTTCAAGTCCTAGCACATCACCGTCTTCAGTAAAGATATTAGTAACAATGTTTTTAACAACTCCAAGTTTTTTAACTTTAGCAGGAGCTGTAATAAAGATAGGCATATCAAATTCTATACTACAAATATCAATATCGCTTTCTGCTGCTTGCGGAATTGTTCTAGAACTAAACGTTAAATTTTTTAAATTTACAACACTAAGACTAGTCCAATCAACAAAGTTATCAGTGGTTTGAATTTCGAAACTTGGATTAAAGAAAACAAGAATTTGTTCTAACAATTGCAATTTTTGATCAGTGTTTGAAGTCCATATATCTGCTTTCATGCTTAACTTATACGGAGTTGGCATTAAACGTTCTATAGTATAATGACCACCTTGAGTACTTTCATATATAGGATCACCTGCTTCATCAAAGTCTGAATATTTTCTTTCTCTAATATTGATTTTACTTACAAAGGTAGCATCGCTTAGTCTAGTCATGTCAAGCTCTAGACCTGTAATATAACAAGCAATTCTTGGTACGGTAGGCATTTTATTTTCAGAGTTATCTCTAATAATAGAAGCTACTTGACGTGTTAAATCACCGTACATTACTGGCACATGGCGTTCTTCGCCGTCACCGGCCTTATACTTGAATCCAATAAAAAAGCGCATGAACTGAGTCACATAGCGTCTTATCTGCCCATCATAAAAGAAGTCCATTATTCATCCGCCTTTGGTCTTAGAGCTTTACTTAAACTCTGTCTTTCTTTGATCATTTTATTATTGATCTTATTAACCGTTTCATTATTAATAAATCCAGTCTTCTGCGTCTTGCGATCATCCTTGCCTTCAAATGTAGCGCCAATTTCTGTATCGGAAGGACCTAGATTGCTCATAGTCATGCGTATATTATCCTCAAATTTAACCCATCGTGCTCCGTTAAATCTAAACAATCTATTTGGAAAATAATCAGTACGTAAATGAAATTGTCCTTCTGCAGGATTTAAAGGAAACGCAATACCACTTGAGAACGGTGTTCCGTTCGGAGGAATTCCGTCACCGGTGATATAACCGCCATAGTCTTCCCATTCCGGAGTCTTATAAATTGTTGAAGCAGTTGCACCTACATAAATTGGATCTCCGTTCTCGTCAAACAACGGATCTCCAGTCTCATCAGTGGCTTGAGTTTCAAAAGAAACATTTAATTGTGTGTTATCCGATGTAACTAGCTCAGTTTCGCCTGTAGTTAAATTTTTCTGCAAAGTATAAAACTTGCTTGTGTCATATCCGCTCTTTGGTGCATCTGCTTCAGCTTGGTCAAGAACTGCTTGTGTAATCTGCATTTCTTTTTCATAAGTTGACATAATGTCGCGTAATGTTTGGTTTGTACCTTCACCTGCAACGCCGTCAAGAATTTGTTTAAACTCTTGACTATCTACTAGAGGTTTGCATTTAGCACGATATAAATGTGGATACCAAGTTACTGAAAAACCTTCCGCAGCACGACTAACTTCTTCAATAACATAAAAACGTTTTAACGCAAAGTTAAAATCGTTAAGTGCATATTCGTCTTTTAAATGAGGCAATTCTAACACATCGCCTGATATAATTTTTCTACCAAGTTTTTCTACGGTATCATTAATATGAAACGTTATAAAAATTGTATCATTTTGCAAGAACAAACCAAATTGACTTAGATTAAAATCAATGTCTTGCAGGTTATATACGCCTCTTAAAATATAAACATCAGGATCATATTTTCGGTCACGATTTTCTAAAAATAAAAGATCTTGAATATTTGACACAGAATCGGTTCCGTAAGTAGGAGTACTAGGATTATCTCCTTGTACAGAACTACCGGGCCCTAAATACTTGTGAACAAGCACATCTGTACCGCCAACTTGGAACATTTCCCAGACGGTTTTATCAATGAATTTGTAGTCGTTGCCCTTTTCGGGACGATATAGCGAAAGTCTTGGCATAGTCATATATTTACCGCTACGATAAATACAAGCATGAGCTCAACTGATCAAGTAAAACAAGAGGTTTATAACTACTGCAAAGCTATGCTAGGCGACGGCATGGTTGATGTAGAGTTAGACCCAATCCACTACGAAACAGCCCTTAATCGTGCCCTAGCGGTTTTCCGTCAGCGTTCAGATAATGCTGTAGAAGAAAGCTATGCCTTTTTAGTGCTAAAAACCGATGTTAACGAATATATTTTGCCTAAGGAAGTACAACAGGTTAGGCAAATTTTTAGAAGAAGCGTTGGTTCAAGAACTGGAGGCGGTACCGGAGGTACGGTATTTGAACCTTTTAATTTAGCCTATACTAATACATATTTGTTAAGCTCGACAAATATGGGCGGTTTGTTAACCTATGAACTCTTTTCGCAATATCAAGAGCTTGTAGGAAAAATGTTTGGAGCATTTATTAATTTTACTTGGCATCCGCAGAGTAAAAAGTTAATAATTCATCAAAGACCAAGAACTGATGAGTCAGTTATGTTACAAATCTATAACACAAAACCAGATAGCTCTATCATAACCGATACCTATTCTGGGCAATGGATTAAAGATTATGCTTTAGCTAACTGCAAAATGATGCTAGGACAAGCTCGTGAAAAATTTGCTCAAATTGCCGGTCCTGGCGGCGGAAGCTCATTAAACGGAGCAGCACTCAAAACAGAAGGGCAAGCCGAAATTGATAAGTTAACTGAAGATCTAATGAAATTGGTGCCAGGCGGCTCCGGTTATACCTGGATAACTGGTTGACCTTCAAATAAATTTCACGTATAATATCCTTTAACTGGAGGATATTATGATTATAGGTGTATGCGGGTTTATTGGATCGGGCAAAGATACTATTGCCGATTATCTAGTTAATTTCCACGAATTTAGACGAGAGTCTTTTGCTAATACATTAAAAGACGCAGTAAGCTCTGTGTTTGGTTGGGATCGAACTATGTTAGAAGGTCGAACCAAAGAAGCAAGAGAGTGGCGCGAACAAGTTGATCCTTGGTGGGCAGAAAGACTTGCAATGCCTACACTTACTCCAAGGTGGGTACTTCAATATTGGGGCACAGAGGTATGCCGCAAAGGCTTCCATGATGATATTTGGATAGCATCATTAGAAAATAAACTTCGTAATTCTAAGGATAATGTAGTAATTTCAGATTGTCGTTTCCCCAACGAAATTAGCAGTATTAGAAATGCGGGTGGTAAAATTGTATGGGTACGCAGAGGAGAACTTCCCGAATGGTATGATATAGCGTTAGCCGCTAATCAAGGACATAACTGGGCGTTCCAAGAATTAAAAATGCGTAAAATTCATGCTAGTGAAACTGCATGGGTAGGAACAGAATTTGATCATTTTATAGATAATAACGGAACTATCGATGATCTATTTAAGCAGACAGAATTAGTAGTCAGAGACCAAATCTCCTTGACGCCAAGTAATGCCCTCTTTGCTTAAAACTTGAGAACAATTACAACATATTGTTTTTAGATTACTAGGACGGCAGTTATCTAAATTGCCGTCTACGTGAAATACTCTAAATACTTCAGAATGCGGACTTTTAAATCCGCATTTTTCGCATTGCGATTTCATTTTGTATCCAGCACGTTTCCAACGAGGTATATGTGCTTTAGACCCGTGAGCTAGACACGCTTCGCAGAGCGTTCTATAATAAGGTTTTTTACCTTTATAATAATTTAATGCTCTAGGCCGTTCATTACAGGCCTTACAAAGTGGTCTCATAAAAATATTTACACCTTTTCTTCCCCTTTTTCTGATGTTATAAGAAGGTATTTTTACCTTTTACCGCTAAATACTTTGAGTAAAACTATTACCAGGAGAATAGGGAATGGCACTAACATCACCAGGCGTACAAGTAACGGTAATTGACGAGAGTTTTTACACACCTGCAGAACCAGGTACAACTCCGCTTATCGTTGTGGCCACAGGACAGAATAAAACAAATGCAGCAGGCACAGGCACCGCTGCTGGAACATTAAAAGCAAATGCTGGTAAGGCTTATAAGATGACAAGCCAGAAAGATTTGGTAGATACATTTGGTGTTCCGTTCTTTGAAAAGACAGCCAGTGGATCACCAATCCATGGCGGAGAGCGTAACGAATACGGTCTACTAGCAGCATATAGCTATCTAAGCGCATCGAACGCAGCTTTCATTGTAAGAGCAGACATAGATCTTGATCAACTAGAAGCAACAGCAGACGCCCCGGGAGCAAATCCAACAGACGGCGCATGGTGGCTAGACACACAAAATACAACATGGGGTATTCAAGAATGGAACAGCGCAACCGTTCCAAACGGTGGACAAAAGTTTGCCGCAAAAACTCCAATTGTTTTATCCGATGACGATACATCAAAATTAGACGGTTCAGATGTTCCTTTAGCATCAGTTGGTTCTATTGGAGATTATGCCGTAGTTGCAGTATCAACAGGTCCAGCAGCAGTATACTTTAAGACTCCTGGAAACAGCGGTGCTGGTGTAACAGCCGGTAGCTGGGTTTTAGTAGGCAGCAATGACTGGGCAGCAAGTTGGCCAACCGTTAGCGGTGGCGCCGTGACAGCGTTAACAGCAGCAGATACATTCTTAATCAATGGAACATCAGTTGCAGTTCAATCAGGCGGCAGCGTAAGTGCAAGATTATCAGCAACAGCAAGTTATATTAACGGCTTAGGCATTACTGGTGTGAGTGCTAAAGTAGCAAACAGCAGATTATATCTATACTCAGATGGTTCTACAGATACAGCAGGCGATTCAACACTAAGTGGTGCTATTGTAATTGCAACAGGTTCGGGAACCGTTCTAACTGATCTAGGAATTGCAACAGGTACATACCTACAACCAAAACTAGTTCACGCTCCACACACTTCTGTTCCAACATTTAAGAGAACAGATAATCCTTCAACAAAACAAGGATATCCAACAGGTTCTGTATGGATTAAAACTACAGAGCCAGGAAATGGTGCTCGTTGGAGAGTTAAGAAATATAGTTCAGCTACACAAGCATGGACAGCAATTTCTGCTCCAATCTATGGAACAACACATTCCGCAGATTATTATTTAGATCGCTCAAATGGCGGTTTAGCAATTGACAAAGATTCTTTATTTGTTCAATTTAACAGCGACGAAGAATTTAGTTATTCAACACCAAACGGTACTCCGTCAACTGACACTACATTAGAAACTTCTAAATTTAAAATTTGGAGACGTGCTGTTAAAGGTGCAACAACAATTACTTCTAAAGTAATTACTAATGGAACACTAAGTGGTGCTAAGACATTTACAATTAAACAATCTGTTGTAGGTGATGCAGCTCTAAGTACAGCAGCTACCGTTACATTTACAGCAGCAGGCGACAGCACTGATGCAGAAACAATTGCAGCAGCAATTAACGCATTAACATTTTATGACTCAACTGGCTTAGTTGAAATTACAAACAATGTTGAAGCAAGTGTTTCAGCAGACAACCAGTTAGTAATCAAACACAAAGCTGGCGGCGAAATTAGATTTAAAGATACATCAAGCACAGCATTTGCAACATTATTCAGTGCATCTGCTTATGTGTTAGATTTAAGCTCAGCAGCACCTGGCGCAGCTGACGGTTATCTAGCAACTTACTGGCAACCACTAGCAACTGCTGGATTTACAGCAAGTGGCGATGCTCCATTAAATGAAGCAGAAGACGGCCAATTATGGTTTAACAACGTTTATAGCGATGTTGACATCATGGTTCACAATGGTTCTACATGGAAAGGTTACAAAAACGTATTTGCTTCAACAGATCCAGCAGGTCCGTATGTAGGTGCAAGTATGCCAACAACACAACAAGACGGTGTAACATCTCTTGTAACTAACGATTTGTGGATCAGCACAGCTGATATGGAAAACTTCCCAACAATTTATCGCTTTAATGATGACATTCAAGGCGGTATTACCGATAAGTGGGTTTTAGTTGACAAGACTGATCAAGTTTCAGAAGAAGGAATTGTATTTGCTGATGCACGTTGGGCAACTAGCGGCGGCGACACATCTGTAAGTCCAACTCTTGCAGCATCAACAATTGTTGATTTATTAAGCAGTGACTTCTTAGACTTTGACGCTCCAGATCCAGCACTATATCCAAAAGGCATGTTGCTATGGAACCTACGTCGTTCTGGCGGTAACGTAAAACAATATAGAAATAGTTACATCGATGTCACAGCAGACAACGGACGCATGGGCAATGTAAGCATGGAACTATACGTAACAGATCGTTGGACAACAGCATCTGGTAATAACGAAGACGGTTCTGGTACATTTGGTCGCAAGGCACAACGTAAAGTTGTTGTTCAAGCACTTAAGAGTGTAATTGATACAAGTTCAGAAATCCGCGATGAAGAGCGCAGAAACTTTAACTTAATTGCTGCACCTGGATATTCAGAAGTGTACAGCAACCTAGTTAACCTAAACATTGATCGTGGCATGACAGCATTTGTTCTTGCAGATACTCCATTCCGCTTAAAGAGCAACGCAACAGAACTTATTAATTGGGGTACAAACGCAAACGCAGTAACCGACAACGGTGATGCAGGTGTTGTAACTTATGATGAATATTCTGCAATGTGGTATCCAAATGGATTTACAACAGACTTAAGTGGTGTTAATGCAGTTGTTCCTGCAACACACATGATGCTTAAGACAATTGCACTAAGCGATCAAGTTTCTTATCCATGGTTTGCACCAGCAGGTACAAGACGTGGCGGTATTACTAATGCAACATCAGTTGGTTACATTGATTCTGTATCAGGAGAATTCCAAACCGTATTCCTAAACGAAGGTATGAGAGATGTTCTTTATGACCTAAAGATTAATCCAATTCCATTCTTTGTTGGCGTAGGACACGTAGCATTTGGTCAAAAAACAAGAGCAAAGAATGCTTCTGCACTAGATAGAATTAACGTAGCACGTTTAGTTGTATACCTGAGAAGCCAATTAAACAAACTAGCTCGTCCATACATTTTTGAACCTAATGATAAAATCACTAGAGACGAAATTAAAGGCGCAGTAGAAAGTTTATTGCTTGAATTAGTAGGCTTAAGAGCACTATACGACTTTGCGGTGGTTTGTGATGAAAGTAATAACACACCATCAAGAATCGATCGTAACGAACTTTATGTTGATATCGCAATTGAACCAGTGAAAGCAGTTGAGTTCATTTACATTCCATTGCGTGTTAAGAACACAGGAGAGATTTAAAAATGGCACTATCATCACTGAATAGATTTTCTATTCCACCATCAGGTGCAAACAGCAACACAGCGTTGCTAATGCCAAAACTAAAGTATCGCTTTAGAGTAACATTACTTGGTTTCGGTGTTGAATCTAGCGTAGAATTAACTAAGCAGGTTCAAGACGTTACAAGACCTAAAGTATCTTTTGAAGAAATGACACTAGATGTTTACAACTCAAAAGTATACCTAGCAGGTAAGTACTCATTCGAAACCGTTACATTAACACTACGTGATGATGCATCTGGTTTTGTACAAAAACTTGTTGGTCAACAAATTCAGAAACAATTTGACTTTATGGAACAGGCATCTGCACGTTCTGGTATCGACTACAAGTTCCAAACTAACGTTGAAGTACTTGACGGCGGTAACGGTGCTAGCGAAGCAAACGTTCTTGAAAAATTTGAAATGTATGGTTGCTTTGTTCAAAATGCAGACTACGGCGAGTTAGCCTACGGTACTAACGAACATGCTACCGTGGCATTAACAATTCGTTTCGATAACGCAATTCAGTTTGCAGGAGCAAACGGCTCCGGAACAGATCGTGGTATTGGCGCAGTTGTTGGTCGTACAATTGGCGAAGCTGTTACTGGACGTTCAGGCGCACAATAATAACTCATTTGAGTCAAAAGAGCCCGGAAATATTCCGGGTTTTTTTGTGGCATAAATATTTGTATGGCAAATAAATTTACTCGTTTCCTTACAGGTGTCGGTCAAGGTCTAACAAATCCAAAAGGTGTTTGGGGGAATTGGCAACACGCAACTCGTCTGTATATAGACGATACAATGAGGTTGGCTCCGAGAACCAAGTTCTTATTTTATGTTCGATTTGAATTAGATAAGACTGCAATTAAAGCACCTCAATTTACAAATAGACATGCCGACGAAATTGGATTCTTAGTAAAATCTACCGACTTGCCTAAGTACACAATCGAATCTGTTACTAAAAATCAATATAATCGTAAAAAAATAATTTACAAAAACTATACTTACGATCCTGTTAATCTAACATTCTACGATGACAGCGCAGGAATTATCAATGCACTATGGGCATTGTATATGGGATATTATATTGCTGATCGAAATCTTCCTGATCAGGCATTTTCTAAAACAAACTATAGACAGACTGAGACAGGATTAGACAACTTCCAATACGGATTTGACAATAACAGAGGCCCAGATTTTATTAAAAGTATTTCTGTGTATACTATGAGTCGTAGAAGATTTAACGGATACACATATATTAATCCAAAAATAACATCCTGGAGTCACGGTAATGTTGATTACTCGGCAAGCAGTGAGGCATTAGAAAACACAATGAGTTTTCAATATGAATCTGTTAGATATAGTTCAGGACAAGTAGCCATTGGAAGTCCTAAGGGATTCGCTACATTACACTACGATACCACACCAAGTCCATTAAGTGTTGCCGGTGGAGGTGTTGCAACATTAACAGGACCTGGAGGTGTTCTAGACGGTCTTGAATCAGTGTTTGGTGCTGTAGGTGATGGTACTGCATTTGGTAGTATCGGCGGCTTCTTAGGAACTGCCATTGCTGCTGCAAATACCGTTAAAAATATCAAAGGTTTAAGTAAAGACGGACTTAAACAAGAAGCAATTAATATTTTAAGTAGTCCTGCAACAATTCGTGGAGCAATCAATACCGTTGGCGGTATTGTTGGAGCAACATTTCCAAAGAATTCAAACAATACAGATACCACAATAGCAAGCCCTAAAATAATGGCCGGCGGGGATAACATAGTATAATGTCAACTAATCTACCAGCACCTATAATCGAAGATAGCGCAGAAGCTACTAAATTATTTTTTGATCAGTATGGAATCAGTCCTTTAGAATTTTCTGCAAACGAAGTATCAGCAGCAATTGGTTTTTTTGAGTCAAAAGGATTTTCTGGCCAAGCGGGCACCGCCACAGCATACACATTATTAAACCAAGCTAAAATAGATGGAGTTTCTGTTTTTAAATTATTAGATACATTAAAAACTTTTGATGGTGTTGAGCTAAGTGCTGTCGTAAGCGAAATATTGAATAATAATAGACGATCAACATCTACACTAGGCTATAGATCATTATCTATTAGTAAAGCCGAAATTCTTAGAAATATATCACCGTAATGCCTAAATTTGCATCAGGAAGGTTTGAGATGAAAAATCCCGACAAATACGTTGGGAAAAAAACACCGTTAGCTCGTAGTAGCTGGGAATTTATTTTTATGAGAATGCTTGATGAACATCAGGGCGTTCAAAATTGGGCTAGCGAAAGTATACAAATACCTTATCGAGATCCTTTAACAGGAAAATATACCGTGTATGTCCCAGATTTTTTTATTGTCTATGTTGATAAGAACGGAAATAAACATGCAGAAGTTGTAGAAGTAAAACCGGAAAGTCAAACTAAATTAGAAAGTGTTGGAAAAAGTCTTTATAACCAGGAACAATATGTAAAAAATATGGCCAAATGGGAAGCTGCTAGTAAGTGGTGTAAACAGCAAGGTGTAAGATTTCGTATTGTAAACGAAGGCGATATTTTTCATCAAGGTAAAAAACGTAGATAAGTAATATATGACCAAAAAACTTGAAGAACTTTTTAATTTAGACTCTGCCGAACCAGAGAAAAAAACAGAAGAATCTGCTCCTGTTGTTTCGCACGAACAAGTTAATTCTCTTGAAGATAGCTATAAAGCAGTAGCAGAAATAACCAAAGGGTTACCTGTTATCAAAGAGTTAGAAGAATTAGACGATAAAGAACTTGACAATCTAGCAAAGAAAGCAGAAGATGCCTACGACGATTTAATGGATTTGGGCATGAATGTAGAAGTACGATACAGCGGCCGTATTTTTGAAGTAGCAGCAAGCATGATGGGCAATGCTATTAACGCTAAAACTGCTAAAATTGATAAAAAATTAAAAGCAATTGATCTTCAACTTAAGAAGTATAAGATTGATAAAGATAATAACGAAGATCCAAACGATGTGTTACAAGGCCAGGGCTACATCATTACAGACCGCAACGATCTTCTTAAGAAATTGGGTCAAAAGGAATAAATATAGTTATGAAGACTTTTAGAGAATACCTTGCTGAAAGCAAAAAATCGTACCCTTTTAAAGTAAGGGTAGCTGGCGAACTGCCTGAAAATTTTGAGAAAAATTTCAAAGAATGCTTGGGAGCAACAAATCCTACTATTGTAGAAAAATCAAAAACTCCTATACAAGCATCACCCATTGATTTTCCAGAATTAAGTAATGTGGAAGTTCATACATTTGAAGTTGTTTGTGAATATCCTATTACTGCACCAGAAATTGCAGAACATGTCAAGTACTTTGTACCGGAGAGCCATTTCCGTATTAGAAACGGCGGTGATTCTCACGAAGCAGACATAGTATTTGTTGACTCTGAGCCAAGTGGTAAAGCTGTTTTAGAAGAACCAGTATTGTCAAACGACAAGATTAAGGTTAAAGATTATTTCGGTGATGATTTTAATAAAGGATTTTTAAAAGATCTAGAAAAAACATCAAAGACTAGAAAGAAAGAAAACGGCACACAGGTCGAATACAAATTACCTAAATTTAAACAAGACAAGGCGGGTGCAAGCTCACCTATGAGTAAAGTTGATAACCCTAACCCAGTCAAAGGATAAAAAATGAATTTTCATGAATTGCTAACAAAAATGCAAGAATTAGACAGGCCAGTTGAAGAGTGCGGTGAGCCAATGAACATGCCTGCTCCAGCAATGCAAACTCCTCCAACGACACCTCCAAGCATGAGTGTTAACCTAAATGCTCAAGGCATGGATAATATTGAGGACTTATTAAAGTTAATTACTAAAGTCAATCCTGATACAATTAAATCAGATCCAACTTTACCATCTTTAACACCTCCAGGTCCTTCTATCGCTAGCATTAAACCAGAATTACCCCCACTAAAAATGTTACCTGACTTTGATAAACCAGGTGATGACAAAATGAATCCTCCGGGATTACCTGGCCTTGGCGGCGGTGGTGACGAACCAAAAGTTATCGATATCGATATTGACGGTGATAAAGAAAAAGAAGGTCCCGGCCCAGACGGTAGTCCTGAACATGAAGGTCCAGAAGGCGAAAAACCTGAACCAGAAGAAATGGACGACAAAGAAGAAAAAGACGACGACGAAGATAAAGAAGATGAGGCATTTGGTAATTCAGTTGGAAGTTCAGAGCCAGAAACTAAAGATGCATCATTTTCAACACACGACGGCAACGATTTAAACAAATCAAAAGGAACATATCCTAAAGTTGCTGGTGGCGATAACCCAATGCAAAAACAAAAATTTGAGGGCGATTTAAGATCTCAAATTCGTGCAGAACTAATGCAACGATTAGCAGAAGCTAAAGGAGCGAAATAATGGCAAGCGTAACAAGAACTAATGGCTTACAGGCAACCGTAGGTACATTGTATTCTCCTAATTGCAACTTGTTTAAGATTCAAGTTCAAAATAACAGCAACTCTAACATTGATCTTCGCGCAGAAGATGACGCAGTTGACGAAGTAGTAGAAGTTATTGTTAAAGAATTAAATCCTATGGCTTACTTTACCGTAGATGCTGCTACAGGGTTAATTTATGTTGTAATGGATAAAAACATCAACGATGCTAGCGAACTACAAACTAGAATTCGTAATTTGGGTTCTTCAGTAGGTGCAAACGGCGTCGATGTTCGTGGAACTGACGTTACATTAGGTACAAGTTTTACCGTTGCTTAATCTACAAATATAGTCAAATAGGGCCGCAAGGCCCTATTTTTTTCAGTAAATAATAGTATGGCAAAATCATTAGATGGCGTATTAATTAAGAAGGCGCATAAACAGCAACGATACACACTTGAAGAAGTTAAACATCTCGAAGCGTGTATGGATCCTGTTACAGGTCCTCTTTATTTCGCTAAAAATTTTATTAAAATTCAACATCCTGTTCGAGGTAGTATTCCCTTTGAACCGTACGAATACCAAGAACGGTTAATTGAAGCCTATCACGGCAACAAACAATGTATTGCTATGTTGCCTCGTCAGATGGGTAAGACCACATGTGCCGTTGCTTACTTACTCTGGTACACAATGTTTGTACCTGATTGTCAAGTTCTTATTGCCGCACACAAATACGAAGGTGCAAAAGATATTATGGATCGTTACCGTTATGGTTACGAAAACCTTCCAGATTTTATACGTGCAGGTGTTTATTCATACAATAGAAATACAATCGAATACGATAACGGTGCTCGTATACAAGCAACCACAACTACAGAAAATACTGGTCGTGGTAAATCTCTATCATTGATTTATTGTGATGAGTTTGCGTTTGTGCAACCTCCCGAGAAAGCTAAAGAATTCTGGACTGCCCTATCGCCTACACTAGCAACAGGCGGTAAGTGTATCATTACATCAACACCTAACTCAGACGAAGATCAGTTTGCGTTAATTTGGACCGAAGCAAACAAAAGATTTGACGAATTTGGCAATGAACAAAAATTAGGAGTTAACGGATTTCATAGTTATTTTGCCCACTGGAGCGAACATCCAGACCGAGATGACGAATGGGCAAGATTAGAACGTGCAAAAATTGGAGAAGAACGTTTCCGTCGTGAATTTGAATGTGAATTCTTGATCTTTGACGAAACGTTAATTAACTCAGTTAAACTTGCTGAATTAAAAGGTACTGAGCCTATGTTATCTATGGGACAAACACGATGGTACAAAGAGATTAATCCGCAAGCAACATATCTTGTAGCATTAGATCCTAGTTTAGGAACAGGCGGTGACAATGGTGCTATTCAAGTATTTGAAATGCCCCATATGGATCAAGTAGCAGAATGGTATCATAATTTAACTCCAGTACAAAGTCAAGTAAAAATATTAAGAGAAATTTGTTCTTATATCCAGGATCAGGGAGAATTAAAAGGCGGTCATCCTCAAATTTATTATAGTGTTGAAAATAACACTTTAGGTGAAGCTGCTTTAATTTGTATTCAAAATATTGGCGAGGAAAATTTCCCCGGATTATTCTTGAGTGAGCCTATACGTAAAGGACATGTGCGTAAATTCCGCAAAGGGTTTAATACTACACATAAGACAAAAATTTCTGCATGTAGCCAACTTAAACACATGATTGAAACTCATAAAATGAAGTTATGTTCAAAACCTTTAATTTCAGAGTTAAAAACATTCGTTGCTACTGGAATTGGATTTAAAGCTAAATCTGGGGAACACGACGACTTAGTGGCTGCATTATTGTTAATAATTCGCATGTCTAGCATACTAGCGGACTGGGACCCTAAAGTATACGAAAAAATGACTGATAAATTATCAGAAGACCAAATGCCTATGCCGATCTTTGTATCGGGCTTTATGTGATAAATACAGAATGGACGCTACAAACAATATTGCTACAGATTTATTTTATAAAATTAGAAGCCGCTTTAAAGGGTTAAAGCTAGGTTCAGAAACCAGCGAAATTACAATAAACCCAGAAGAAGCAAGATTTTTTGATTTTGATTACATGGAAGGTGAAACACCTGTAGGCCATGTTAGCATCAGCCTAGCTGAACCAAACTCTATGAAGGTATATTTCAGTACAGGAATTACTGAATCAATGAACGATCTTCAAAAGAAGAATTGGTTTGGATTTTTAAGAGAATTAAGATTATTTGCTAAACGTAGGTTAATGGCGTTTGATACTCGTGACATTACTAAAGACAATTTAGATAAACGAGATTATGCATTTTTAAGCCGCCATAATTCACCAGAACCTGCGGTTACAACACAACCAACACCAGTCGGAGAAAGCACAATGAATGTTACTGAAAGCACAATGTACGGATCTAAGACCGTAAGCTATCAAAAACTAATGGATACACGTTTGATTATTAAACATAGTCAAGCATTAACAGACGATCAAGCACCAGGTGCTAGAACACGTAATATTTCAGCATTATTTGTTGAAAACCAAGACGGTGAAAGATTTAAATATCCTTTCATTCATTTAGCAGGAGCTCGTGCTATGCAACGTCACGTGGCTAATGGCGGTGTACCATACGACGATATTGGTAAATCAATTGTACAAATGAGCGAAGAAATTGCTCAACTAAAAAGTTTTAGCAACTATGTTGTTCGTAATGATTTAATGAATTCAGATACAAACAATATTGTTGAAAGAAGCGGAGAGGCTCTAAATAGACTACGTGAACAAATTAAGGCACTATCTAAACAAAGTCATTACGAAGCATATAGAGAAAATTTCCAGGCATACGATAGTGAAGAAATACCACAAGACGTTGTAGAAGATTTTAAAGAAAAATTTACCGTTAGAAATTTTAAAGAAGACATTGCTAATGTATTTCCGGTCTTATATAGACTAATGAAAGAAGGAAACACGATAGGCTACGACGACATAGTCGCAATGACCAACAATGCCGCTGTCGAAGAAGAAACATTTGAAATGGAAAATTATGATCCATTTGAAAAATTTGAAAACTGGGTTTATCAATTAGGTGAAGCAAGCCCTATTCAAGATCCCGATCAAAAAGACGCAGCGATTAAAGAATTACAAGAATTAGTTGGACAACATTTTCCAGCAGGTGTAGATGGTAGCAATGCCATTGAAAGTTTAAAAGGCATCATTGAAGATCCTAAACTTGACCAAGCCATTAAAGATAAGGCAAAAGAAGATCCAGAGGCATGTTGCAGAGGGTTGGTTAAAGATTGGTTAGAACAAAACGCACCAGATGTAGTCGGCCAATTAGATTTTGGTGACTACTCAGAAGAAGAACCCGAAGCAGGAGGCGAAGAAGCACCCGAAGACGAACCTCAAATGGCCAGTGACGACAATGAGCAAGGAAAAGAGCGTACAGCAATTAATGTTCAAGAACTTGCAGAGTTTATCACAAGTTTCTATGATAAGGAATCTAATACATTCCCTAAAGGCCCAGAGGGTGTTTGCACAATGGTAGGCAAGAAGTTTGGTGAGCAGGCAGAACAAGTTGCTCGTAAATTTGTAGAAAGAATGGCACCACAACAATCAACAGAACAAAATCCTGAATTAGCAGAATTGGCAAGAGTTAGAGAATTAGCAGGCCTATAATAAAAAGAAAATACAATAGTTAGGGCACTTAGGTGCCCTTTCTTTTGGGCAAAATAATTTAAACTTTTTAGTCAACGTTCGGTCCTATTAATGCGTTATAATATTACACAGGCACTGATTGTCTGTGCTTTTAAAAAGGAAATTACTATGAAACTAGTAGCAACTTTAGTAGCATCATTATTTGCAGTATCCGCTTTCGCTGCAGATGCACCTAAGAAAGAAGAAAAGAAAGCAGAAGCCAAACCAGCTGCATCTGCGCCAGCACCTGCTGCTAAGGAAGCTCCAAAAGCTCCTGCTAAGAAAGAAGAAGCTAAGAAGTAATTTTAGTTGCCCCTTGTCAACGAAAGTTGGCATTGGGGCGTTACTATAATATCAAGGAGGGTTTTATGAAAAAACTCTTAATTGCAGGTTTAATTGGTTTATCTGCTTTTGGTGCGCAAGCAGGTCCACATCATGGCTATCATGGCGGACACCATATGCATCATGGGAGAGGTTGGAATTGGGTAGTTCCAGCTGTAGTTGGAGGTGCTGTGGTATATGCCGCAACTCGTCCTGTAGTTGTTCAACAACCGCCAGCGGTTATTCAACAACCGCCCGTTTATACGCAACAACAAGTATGTAGTCCTTGGACTGAAGTGCGCAATCCAGACGGTAGTGTAACACTTACAAGGACTTGTCAATAATGTTAATGAGGACTAGAAATGAAAAGGTTAGCAGTAATCTTAGCTGCGATGAGTTTAATTGGGACAAGCCAGGCAAATACGAGTCTCAATGGGAAAGAACTCTTTGGGAGACCTACAACTATAGAGTCACCAGCTCAGATTGCGATCAAAAAAGGACCGGTCCTTGCAAGATCTATCAAAATACAAAAACCTAAAATTTTTACAGGCAATCCTCACAAAATTGTTTTATTTGCAGATGACAGCGAAGATAACATTATTGAAGTTGACGATATCATTACATCTTATCGAAGAAAAGATCTACAAAGAATTCAAACAGACCCAACACCGGATGATCCTGAAGGTTTAATTACTGAAGAAATCCGGTGGAAATTATTTTTAGCAAGAACAGCGGCTATGATTCGTTATCACCAAATCCACTCATAGAGTGGATTTTTTTTGGTGAAATAAATTTTTAGAAAGGACTTGATCTTGCTAAATAAAAAGCGCATAATAGTTGTTATGCGATAGGCATAAAGTCATTTACATTAAAGGCATAAGGAGGCTATAAAATGGCAACATTAGCAGAAATTCGTGCTAAACTTCAAGAAGCACAATCAAAGTCCACAGGACAAACATCAAGCGGCGGCGACAACGCAATTTACCCACATTGGAACATGCAAGAAGGCAAGGAAGCCGTAGTTCGTTTCCTACCAGATGGCAATTCTAACAACACATTTTTCTGGGTTGAACGTGCAATGATCAAATTGGAATTCGCAGGAATTAAAGGCGAAACCGATTCACGTAAAGTTCAAGTACAGGTTCCCTGTGTTGAAATGTATAACGATGGTTCCGTATGTCCAATCCTTTCAGAAGTGCGTGGTTGGTTTAAAGACAAATCATTAGAGGATATGGGTCGTAAATATTGGAAAAAGCGTTCATATATCTTCCAAGGCTTTGTTGTTGAAGATGCTCTCAAAGAAGAAAAAACACCAGAGAATCCAATTCGCAGATTCATCATCGGTCCTCAAATCTATCAAATCATTCGTTCAGCACTAATGGACCCAGAGTTGGAAGAACTACCAACTGATTACCTCCGCGGTGTAGATTTCCGTATCGCAAAAACAAGCAAAGGTGGTTTTGCTGATTATTCTACAAGTAAGTGGAGCCGTCGTGAACGTGCTCTAACCGATGCAGAAAAATCCGCAGTTGATACCCATGGTTTGTTTAACTTGTCAGACTTCTTGCCTAAGAAGCCAACCGATGTTGAGCTTAAGGTTATGAAAGAAATGTTTGAAGCATCAGTTAATGGCGAAGCATATGACATGGACCGTTGGGGTCAATACTTCAAACCAGCAGGCATGGGTGCTGCAACAGGCGATCCTAACAAAGCTCGCTCAAGTGCTCCTGCTGAAGAAGTTGACGAAGAACCTACTCCTGTAGCAAGTGCTCCGGCAGCTCAGTCTACTCCTGTAGCAAGTGCTCCGGCAGCAGAAGGTGCTAGTCGTGCGCAAGACATTCTTGCCAAGATTCGCGCTCGTCAAAGTCAATAATAATAAAGTAAAGAGTGTGGGCAATACCCGCACTCTCTTACCACTACAGGGAACATAATATGGCAAAAGCATTTGATATTTCTAAATTTAGAAAGTCAATTACAAAGTCTATTGAAGGCTTGTCAATTGGCTTTAATGATCCTACTGATTGGATCTCAACAGGTAACTACGCTCTCAATTATTTGATTAGCGGTGATTTTAATAAAGGTGTACCGCTAGGTAAAGTTACGGTATTCGCCGGTGAATCTGGCGCAGGTAAATCATATATCTGTTCAGGTAACCTTATTAAGGCAGCACAGGCACAAGGAATTTATCCAATCCTAATCGATACAGAAAATGCTCTCGATGAAGATTGGTTAAAAGCACTTGGTGTTGATACTAGCGAAGATAAGTTGCTTAAACTTAATATGGCAATGATTGACGATGTAGCAAAAACTATTACAGAATTTGTTGCTGAATATAAAGCAATGCCTGAAGATAGCCGTCCTAAGGTTCTGTTTGTACTTGATTCACTAGGTATGTTGTTAACTCCTACAGATGTTAATCAGTTCGAAGCAGGCGATTTAAAAGGCGACATGGGCCGTAAACCTAAAGCACTTACAGCACTTGTTCGTAATTGTGTTAATATGTTTGGTAGTTTAAACATTGGTTTAGTTGCTACTAACCACACATACGCAAGTCAAGATATGTTTGATCCAGATGACAAAATCAGTGGAGGACAAGGTTTTATCTACGCAAGCTCTATTGTTGTTGCTATGCGTAAGTTAAAGTTGAAAGAAGACGAAGACGGCAACAAGATTTCAGAAGTTAAAGGTATTCGTGCAGCTTGTAAGATTATGAAAACACGTTATGCAAAACCTTTTGAAAGTGTACAGGTAAAGATTCCTTATGAAACAGGTATGAATCCGTATAGCGGAATGGTAGATCTGGCAGAAGAAAAAGGTCTTCTAAAGAAAGAAGGAAATAGCCTTGTATACACAACAGCCGATGGCGAAATTATCAAACAATTCCGCAAGGCTTGGGAAAGAAACGAAAACGGTGGGCTAGATGCAATTATGTCCGACATCATCAAAAACGGTGAAAAATCCGTTTCTGAGATAACTACAAATATTGAATCCCAACCGGAGAGCGTAGAATGAAAGAAGATTTAATTGCAGATTTATGGTCAATTGTTGTAGAGCATATTCCTGAAAAACAACGCAAAGACGTTGCCGCTGACTTTGTTAACACATTGTTAGATTATGGTATTAAAGAAAGTGTTTTAGATAGTCTACTAGGCGTAGATCCATATTTAGACACAGCTATTGAATATGCTATTGATGGCGAAGAGATCGAAGAAGAAGATGAATATTACGAAGATGAGGATTAAATGAATTGGTATGATCGAGTTTCAAAGGACATCTCAAATATCCCTGATGCAGTGGCATACTATGAGGCTGAATTATTGGCAGCAAAGAATGATGCTCGCATAGCGGGAAATATTGAAAAGGCCGCTGCCAGTATGCCCGGCATTGTTGAAAATCGATTCAATCAGCTTCAAGAAATTGAAGCAATTCTCGAATATCTTAATATTGAACTTCGTAGACTTCGAAGTCAACATTTTCGTAAGTACCTTGAAAACTATCAACGTGCTTTGTCCTCTAGAGATTGTGAAAAATTTGTAGAGGGCGAAGCCGACGTTGTAGACTTTGAAAAAATTATCAATGACTTTGCTTTGCTACGTAACAAATGGTTAGGTATCATTAAAGGTCTTGACATCAAGCAATGGCAATTATCTAACATTGTTAAATTAAGAACAGCTGGCCTGGAAGATGCTACTCTATGAAAATAGGAATTATTGGTCTAGGTTTTGTTGGAGAAGCAATTTATTGGGCACATCGTAATGATGAAAGAGTAGTTCGAGATCCAAAATTTGAAGATAGTGCCGACTATGAAAAATTCTTAGATTGCGACGGAATCTTTATTTGTGTTCCAACTCCAGCTTTAGACAATGGTAGTTGTGATGCCTCTATTCTTGAACAGGTTTTAAAAGAATTATATAATGCAGGCATTAGCGAAAAAATACCGTTAATATGCAAATCGACAGCAACTCCTAGCATATACAATCAACTTTTAAAAGAATATCCTTCAATAATTCATTGCCCAGAATTTTTAACTGCGGCTAATGCTAGCGCCGATTATCAAAATAGTAGATATTTTATTCTAGGCGGTAACGGAGAATTATGTGTTACTGCTAGAGATGTTATTCGATCAGGTGTTCCTCTAGTCCACAGGCAATTTTTAGTTACTGATATTAAGTCTGCTGCCTTATACAAGTATATGATGAATGCGTACCTTGCCACTAAGGTAACATTTATGAATGAATTTTATAAGTTAGCAAAGGCAGAGAATGTAAGTTTTGAATCGTTAAAAGATCTAACCATTTATGATGATCGAATTGGTTATACACATTTAAATGTTCCCGGACCAGATGGAAAATTTGGTTGGGGTGGCATATGCTTTCCAAAAGATATTAGTGCTATTCAAACAGAAGCGTCTAGTCTAGGAATTGATTTAGAATTATTAAAACAAGTTAACAACATCAATAATAAAGATAGAAATATTGAGTTGTTTTTTAGCTCAACGCCTTGATACAAAATTCGTCAAGATGTTGTAATTTCCATTGATCCCAAATTTCGTGGTCAGGATGTTTTAAAGTTTTTAACTCTTTGTATGTGTTGTCCAATTCAGCTTTGTCAAATCGATAATGCGCATGTTCAACAACTACATCTGAAAGATATTTTAAAATTTCTGGATTTCTTTTAGTAAGCTCTTTCCAAGGAAGTTCAACACAATAATGGGTGCATACAGGTAAAGCAAACCATCCAATTTTTCTTATCAAATCTCCCCCTATACAAGGATGACAGCAGTTTTGTGGCTTTCTTGTTAAATCATTACATTGAGATATAAAATTATTAGAAGCAGCAATTACAAGTTTTTGATCCCAATTTTGAGTTTGTGGGATTAAATCGTCTGCTAGTAATCCATACCACGGTTCGTTTGGATACCTTTCAACCATCTCGTTCATTGCCCGTCCTAACCTGGCTCGAGATTCTATTACAACATGAAATTCTTTTGGATAATTTAATTTTTTATAATTTTCAATTTCTGGATCGCATTCATCTAATCTAATATAAACTGGAGTTGATCCTTTAGTTTCTTTCCAGCATTTAATAAACCGTTTTAGGTTCTTTGGTCTTCCGCGACTTGCTAATACCCACATATTCTAATCCTTAAAATGCCAAATATTTATTTTATAAATAGTTCATGAAAAACATTTTGATATACACTATTTTTAGAAATTCTAGTCAAAAAATAGAACAATATTATTCTCAAATAAAATCAATAGTTGAGCATTTTCCTAATTATAATTTTTATATTTCTTTGTATGAAAACGATTCAACTGATGATACCAAAATTAAATTGAATAATTTAGATTGGTCCTTCGCTAAAGATTTTTCTATTATCTGCGAAAATATAGGAACAGAATTTTTTCATTCTGTTAAAGATGAACAGCGTGTAAAAAATTTAGCAGCAGCAAGAAATAAAGCAATCGAAGCAAAAAATTTTCTTAACAATGTAGATCATATATTAGATATTGAATCCGATATGAGATTTGATCTACAAGATGTTGAAAAAATTTTAAATTTTCAAGAAACATATAATTTAACAAAAGTTGATATTGTATCAATGGTTTCAAAAGGAACAAACGGAAAATTATATGATGTTTGGGCTACACGAAGACACGCCGACGAAGACAGAGGAAAATTACATAAAGATTGGGATATTACTCCTTTTGGAAAATATTATTCAACATGTAACGGAGTATGCTTATTTGATGCAAAACCATTTCAGGACGGTGCACGGTACGGCTGGTTTAATGAAAGATTTAAAAAATTTGATTGCGATACTTCAATTATTTGCGAAGAATTTCATCTTCGCGGCTACTCGGAAATTTATATAAACCATACGGCAATTTGTTACCATGATCAATAAACCACCAATACTAAAATGGCCTTTAATGAAAGATACAATTACTTGGCCAGACAAATTTAAAATGATCAAGTTCATTTTAACTTCAAAAAAATTCACTAACGGAGAAAAAGTAAAATTATTTGAGGCTCAGTGGAATGAATGGTTAGGTTCTAAATATTCTTTATTTGTTTCGTCTGGCAGCACAGCAAATTTATTATTATTATCTGCTATTAAAGAGTTATATAATTTTAAAGACGGGGATAAAGTTTTAGTTCCTGCGTGTACATGGGTCACAAACGTTGCCCCAGTAATTCAAACTGGATTTAAACCAATCTTTGCAGATATTGATTTATCAACTTTTAGTTACGATGTTGAAAAGTTAAAAAAATTAAAAAATAAACATAAAGACATTAAAATAATATTTGTCACACATCTGTTGGGCTTAGATGCTGAAATAGAAAAATACAAAGAAATATTTCCAGATGCGCTCATACTAGAAGACATTTGCGAATCACACGGTGTTTGCGATCCTAATAACAAAAAAAGAGGTTCAGATTCTTTAGGGGCAACTTTTAGCTTTTATTTCGGCCATCACATGACTACCGTTGAGGGAGGAATGATTTCCACAAACAATCAAGAATTATATGAATTGATGAGATTAAAAAGAAGTCACGGTCTAGCTAGAGAAGGATCTCCCGAATATTTTAAAAAATATCAAGATGAATATCCAAACTTGCCTCCTAGTTTTCTGTTTATGACAGACGGATATAATTTTAGAAATCATGAGTTACCTGCAATTTTAGGTATGTCACAACTAAAAAGATTGGATAGCATGATTCATATCCGTAAAGAAAATTTTAAAAAATATTTAAAAATTATTAAACAATATCCTGATAAATTCTTTTTTCCTAAAGAAGATGAAACTAATAGTAGTTTCTGTTTTCCTTTTATTTGTAAAAGTAAAGAAACATATATAACACTATTAGACGAATTTAAAAAACACGGCATCGAATATCGGCCTGTAGTAAGTGGAAATTTATTAAAACATCCATTTTTAAAAAAATATAATATTGAAACAGACAGCCCTCATAATGCCGACATATTACACGATGTTGGTGTTTATATTGGAAACAATCATTTTGTTAATGACAACGATTTACTATTACTAGAAACTATTTTGAAAGGACTAAAATGAAAAATATAGTGTTAGTTACTGGAGGATTTGATCCTATTCATTCTGGCCATATTGCTTATATTAATGAAGCTAAAAAATTAGGTGATGTTCTAGTTGTTGGTGCAAATTCCGATGCATGGTTAAGAAGAAAAAAAGGTCAAGAATTTATGCCTTGGGAAGAACGTTCAAGCATATTAGGCGCTTTAACAAATGTATCTCGAGTTATTAATTTTAACGACGACGACGGTTCAGCTAAAGATGCTATTAGAAAAGTTCGTGAAATTTATCCCAACGATAAAATTATATTTGCTAACGGCGGTGATAGAACAAATGCTAATATTCCCGAAATGGATATTAAAGACGATAATTTAGAATTTGTATTTGGAGTTGGCGGCGAACATAAGATGAATTCTAGCTCATGGATTTTACAAGAATGGAAAGCACCAAAGACCGAACGTCCGTGGGGATATTATCGTGTCTTGCACGAAGTACCAGGAATGAAAGTAAAAGAACTAACCGTTGATCCTGGAAAAAAATTAAGTATGCAACGACATAAATTAAGAGCAGAATACTGGATAGTCAGCGACGGTGAAGCAGAAGTAAACAGACTAATGAACAGCGGTTACGCTATGCCTAGCGTTCATTTAAGAAAGCACGTTGAGTACAAAGTACCAGTTAACGAGTGGCATCAACTTACTAATCCGTTTGATGTTCCTGTGAAAGTTGTTGAAATTCAATACGGTGAACAATGCATTGAAGATGATATAGAAAGACAATGAAACAGATGACCAATTGGATCTTTCTTAGTAAAGACGGACAAGATGAATATATCAACATGTTTGCACTTGGCGCTAATGGTCGAGTGATAAACACAGATGATTTTATATATGAGCACAGCAGAGACCCCATTGTCCTTAGAGGTATTCTTAAGAAAAAAATCATGCAACGTTGTTGGTTTGATAATAGAGATTTTTATTTTATGGATACCGGATATATGGGTAATCAAAAAAGTGCATTAAATCCCATGGGTTGGAAATATTGGCATAGGATTGTTAAAAACGATATACAACACGGAAATACTATAATTCAAAGGCCAGACGATAGATTTAGAAAATTAGGAATTCCTATTCACAATTGGAAAAAAGGCGGCAAAAAAATTCTTATTGCAGCCCCTGATGAAAAACCTTGTAAGTTTTATAATATTGATTTAGAAGAATGGATCAACGATACTATCTATACTCTTAAACAATATACAGATAGAGAAATTGTTGTACGCCAACGAGTTAAAAGCAGAACAGATCGTGTACTTACAAATACGTTAAAAGAAGCACTTGATGACGATGTTCATGCGTTAGTTACATATAATTCAAATTCAGCAACCGAAGCAATTTTATACGGATATCCTGCATTTACGCTAGCACCTACACATGCAGCTTCTCCTGTTGCATCACAAGATTTGAGTCAAATCGAAACTCCGTACTATCCCGACAAAGATAAAGTATATGCATGGGCTTGCCATTTAGCCTACGGACAATATCACATTGATGAATTAAAAAATGGCGCAGCCTGGAGAATGTTAAATGAATTTTGATTTTTTACCTGTTTATATCGGTTACGATTCTAGAGAAGATATTGCATATAAGGTATGCGAATTTTCAATCTATAAAAATACACCTGATGCTATTGTTAAGCCTTTAAAACAGGACCAATTAAGACGAGACGGTCTATATACAAGAGATGTCGATTCTTTAGGAAGCACCGAATTTACATTTACTAGATTTTTAGTGCCATCTTTACAAAAATACAAAGGTTGGGCTTTATTCTGCGATTGTGATTTTGTTTGGGACGGTAACATATCAGAATTATTTGCTCAAGCAGATCCAAAATATGCTGTAATGGTTGTTCAACATAATCATCAACCAACAAATACCGTAAAGATGGACAACAAACAACAGGCCCAGTATCCAAGAAAGAACTGGAGTTCGATGATTTTATGGAATTGTGAGCATCCATCAAACAGAGCATTAACACCAGAGGTGGTAAATTCTCAAACAGGACAATTTTTACATAGGTTCCAATGGTTACAGGATCACGAGATTGGTTCTGTTTCAACAAAATATAATTTTCTTGTCGGATGGAATGATGAAACAAAAGACGGAAAGCCTGTTGCATACCACTGGACTGAGGGCGGACCTTGGTTCCCCCATTACATGGATTGTTTATATAAAAATGTATGGTATCAATACTTAATTGATTATGCTAATGAGTTGGGATTAGAATTTGGTTCTAAGCCTCGTCCTCCATTGACGTTTGTTACTAGTCTTTCTAGAGATTATTTTAACGAAGTAGGTAGTATTACACTTGCATCTTGGAGAAATACATTACCGGGCGATGTTGTTTTTGTTTGGGATGACAAACCTGTAGATCTAGGATTTGGTAAAAATTTTATGTTCTGGAAAGATGTTGCTAATACACAGGACCCTTGGGTTCAAGAAGCAATGGGAGGAACTAAAGCAGATAGATTCTGGAAAAAGAGTCGTGTACAGGTATGGGCAGCAAGAAAATTTGGTGGTCTTGTAGTTTGGTTAGACGCTGATATTTCTGTTAAACGTCCCTTATCTTTCTCAAAAGCAAAAGAATTACTGAGCCCCGGCGCTCGAGTATGTGCAACATTAATTCCTGGTACGGGGTTAGATTTAGAAACTGGAATTGTTGCGTTTAATACAAAACACGAAGCATTTCCGGCATTTATTAGAGAATATTCTACTGGTTGGTATAATGGACAAATTTATCAACAAAGGCAAATATACGATAATCATATGCTAGGGTCTTTAATAGGAAAATATGGAATTGGTTCTTATTGCGATACAGCAGATAAGTGGCAACTCAATGGCGCCGATGAACGAAAAAATGAATTTTCCATTAAGTACAGCCCGTTGAATGAATATTTTCATCATCACATTGGTATTCTAAATAAAGAACTTTTAATTAAAAATACTAATAAATGAAATTTGCAGCATACCTAGCTTGTATTCCTCCTAACAACAAAAATGTTGAAAAAGGAGAAATTTTAAAATTATATGCCACTGGGGTTCAAAAATACGGTGACGAAGTTGAACTTGTGACCGACATGCGAGTTGTTCCTGCTGACGTAGGTATGAGCATAGGATGGGTTCATGCAGGATCTAAAGGAACTGCACATTTAGAATTTAGAAGAAAAATCATTGATTATCAACTTAATGCAAATAAAAAAGTTTTATTGGCAGATAGTAATTTATTTTTATATAAAGATAATACAAATCCTAAACATTATTTAAGATATAGTTTTAACGGAATATTTCCTAATACAGGAGAGTATTGCGATAAAGAAATTGATCCTCAACGTTGGATAACTCTTTCTAAAAATTTAAATTTATCTTTAAAAGACTATCGCACTACAGGAAATCACATTTTATTTTGTTTACAACGAAATGGCGGATGGTCGATGGGTGGATATGATGTGGTAGAATGGACCGCAGCAACCTTAAAAGAGATTAGAAAATACACTGATAGAGAAATTGTATTAAGAGCACATCCAGGTGACAAAGGCTCAAAAGATTATTTAAGTCCTCAAAACTTGATAAAAAAACTTGGTCACAAAAATAACAATATTAGGTTATCACAACCAGGCACAACACTAGAACATGATTTAAAAAATTGCTGGGCTGTGGTAAATTATAATTCAAGTCCAACCGTAGGAGCCGCAATTGAAGGATATCCTATTTTTGTCACCGATCCTGAAAAAAGTCAGTGTGCAGAAATTTCAAATATGAATTTATCTGACATTGAAAATCCTAATTTACCAGACAGACAAAAATGGGTAGAACGGTTGGCTATGTTCCATTGGAACTTTGAAGAAATTACCAACGGGGAATGTTGGTCTCATATGAGAAAGTATGTATGAAAATAGAAGTTATAACAAGTTTCAACGAATATTATTATAATCTCATCGGAAGAGACTCTGTAGAGTCTTGGTTAACATATTGGCCAGAAGAATTAACACTGACTTGCTATGTCGAAGAGTTTCAATTACCAAACATAAACCGAATTAAACAAATAGACTTTAAAGAATTAGACCCTGCATATGAAATTTTTCAAAATACTAAAGGTATAGGCGGTCAAGAAAGAAAATTTGCTAAAAAATCTTTTAGTTTTATACACGCAATGTTTAACAGCGATGCTGATCGAATTATTTGGTTAGACGCCGATGTTATTACAAAGAAAAAACTTCCTTTAGACTTGTTAAAATCAGTTTTACCTGACAATGTTCTTAGCACTCACATGGGAGTTACATATTTGTCAGCTAAAGACGGAACTCCTGGTAGATGGTTTGTTCCTGAGACTGGTTTTTCTGCTGTAAACACAAAACATCCAAACTTTTTTAATTTTAGAAATGAGTATCGTAGACACTTTGTTGAACAAGATTCAAAAAATTTAAGAAGATTTTACGATAACGATGTATATGGTTATGTTTTTGAAAAAATCGGAGCAAAAGGCAATGATTTATGCAAAGATTTTAAAAAGCCTTACAAAACTCCAATGAAGCATACCGTGCTTGGGGAATATTTAGATCATTACAAAGCCAAGCATTCAAAACACGAATATCAAATTACTGAGTAATCCAATATTTTTCAGTACGCTGACGAATAAAATCTGTTTTTAGGCTTTTTCCGGTATTTTTTCGGTTACCTTTAAGGTGATCGAGATAAGCACCCCAAGGACTATTAACCAGCGGATGGCCTTCTCCTTTGATTAATCCCTTACTCCAGTTGTACCAATACCAGTCAGGATGAAGTTTTTTAATTTCTTCTCGAACAACGTCAAAAACCCAACAATCATTCCACTCTTTCATGGTGAAAATTCTGCCAGTGTCGTAGGCCTTTTGAAATTCTTTTAAAAATTCTTGAGTAGCAGGATTTCTTAAATTCATCGAATATAATCCACATTCGGTAAATTTATTTTCTCTACCTAAAAATCCCAAACCCACATGAGTACCTGCCATTTTTTCTAAAAAATGCACCGGAAGTGTGGTATGGCAAACCATGTCAGCATCCATCCAAAGCAGTATATCGGCATCGGTATTTTCTGCCGCATGACATACCGAATAAATTTTATGACTAAATCTAATAGCATCCCAACGAAAACCAATTCCGGGAATCTTTCCCTTAGGTCCAGGAGGTCCCATGGCTACTTCCCCTCTGGCTTTTGGGTCATTTTTCCACTTTTCTTTAAATGCAACTAGTTCGGGACTTGACGAGTGTAAATCTCTCACAACGAGGTTTGGAGCAGTTTCAATTACTGCACAATTCTCAGGATACACATATAAGGTTACATCTTTAGGCCATGATTCTAAAAAGGTTTGAATCATCCTTCGACCGTATTTTTCGTACCCAGCCTGATGAAAAGTAGTGACTACTGCAAATTTTGTTGTCATTTAGTATAACGTTTGATATCTGCTTCAACCATCATTTTAACTAGATCGTCAAAACTAGTTTTACGTTTCCACCCAAGGACATTTTCTGCTTTAGCGGGGTTTCCACAAAGGCTATAAAGCTCTGCCGGTCTCTTAAATCTTGGATCTGATTCAATATATTTTTCCCAGTCTTCGATGCCTGCATATCTAAATGCACGTTCTAATAAATCACCAATAGTGTATTGAACTCCTGTGGCAATAACATAATCGCCCGGTTCGTCTTGTTGTAACATTAACCACATAGCTTCAACAAAATCACCGGCAAAACCCCAGTCTCTTCTAGAATCTAAATTACCTAAAGTAATTTTGTCAGCAAGGCCACATTTAATTTTTGCTACGCCATCTGTAATTTTTCTTGTAACAAATTCTTTACCTCGAATAGGACTTTCGTGATTAAACAATATTCCATTTGAAGCATGAATTCCGTAACTTTCTCTAAAATTTACGGTGATCCAGTAAGCATATAATTTTGCAACTCCGTATGGACTACGGGGCCAGAACGGTGTTGTTTCGTCTTGGTGTCCTCCGGAAATTTCAATGCTATTACCGTACATTTCGGAAGTGCTTGCTTGATAATATTTTGTTTCTGGACTATGCTGCTTAATAGCATTAAGATTATTTAAAGGGCCAACAGCATTAACTTCAGTGGTTAATTTATTAAGGTCCCAGCTTGCTCCTACAAAACTTTGAGCGGCAAGATTATAAAATTCATTTGGTTTAAGACTTTTAACTAAATGGTTGATACATCCGTCGTCTGTAATATCGCCGGTGATCAACTCAATGTCGTTTTCAATACCTAAATATTTGATATTATCTAAATTTGGATTAGAATATCTTTTTACAAGACCATATACTTTATAATCTTTTTCTAGAAGAAGTTTAGCAAGATATGGACCGTCTTGTCCTGTCATTCCTGTTACAAATGCTGTCTTTTTCATAATTGTCCTAATAATCGTTTCTTTTTCCATAGTTGACGATGAGTGTCGAGTTCAACTAGTTCATAATGCATTTCTTCAATTAGCCACTTTGAAAAACGTTTATGTATATATTCCCCTGAAAGTATCATAACCAGCGGTTTTGAATTTTTTAATATTGGTGTAATATTTGGCATTTCTTTAATATTTTCAGGATTAATAAGTATAAAATTTACTTCCGGTAATTTGGCCATATCGTTAAAGTTTTCAAAATAGATTACGTTTCTATTTTTAAACGACTGATCTATAGAAGAAAATACAAATACAGATTGAAAAACGTTTGATGCTGTTTCAATCTCGCTAGGCCCTAATCCCAATAGAATAGTATTTTGGGGCTTTCCTACTTTCTTTCTTAACGTTTTTTCAAATTTACTCATTGAATTAGAATTAAATACTCTGTTATTTATAATTCAAAAAACTATGAAATTTAAATTGTATAGAAAGTATGGAGCCATGAATAGTGGGCCTGTATTTGATGCCTTTGAACTTGGACTAAAAAAATTAGGACATACTATTGTCGATAAGGAAGAAGATGTAGCTGTTATCTGGAGCGTACTTTGGCATGGAAGAATGTTTAGTAATAAATCTGTTTACGAACAATGCCAAGCAGCTAATATTCCTGTGATGATTATTGAAGTTGGAAATTTGGTTAGAGGATTAACGTGGAGGGTTAGTTTAAATAATATTAACGGCCTAGGTGAATTTGGAAATCAAGATGAGATTGACGAAGCACGACCACAAAAATTAAATATTCAATTAAAACCAGAAAATACACTACGACGAAAAGAAATACTAATTGCTAGTCAGCATGAAAAAAGCCTCCAGTGGGTTGGTCAACCGTCTATGTCTGTTTGGGTAAAAAATACCGTAGCAGAAATAAGAAAATATACTGATAGGTTAATTGTTGTAAGGCCACATCCACGGTCGCCTGTAGTTGTAAATTCTCCAAATGTGTTGGTACAATATCCAAGATTAGTGGCAAATACCTACGATGATTTTGATATAGATTATAATTATCATTGTGTAGTAAATTTTAATAGTGGTCCAGCAGTTAAAGCATCAATTAACGGTGTACCTGTAATTTGCGATCAAACAAGTCTTGCAGGCGAACTTTCTAATAACTTTGAAAATATAGAAAACCCAATTATTCCTGAACGGAGCGACTGGTTCAAAAAACTTTGTCATACCGAGTGGTTATTATCAGAAATGGTTGACGGAATTCCTCAAAAAAGGTTAGTAAATATTTTACAAAAGTCTTGATTTTTAAATTATTTCTGCTATAATATTATTATGGCGGCGAATGAATATTTCGAAGACATCTTTACCGAATTTTATACTTCGGTTATATCTACAAATTTCTTGAATAATCAGGACATTGTCGTATTGACAAATTTTTTCAATTTAATTGCAGATAACAAAAATCTTACCCAAGCGCAGGCAAACTATGTTATCAAGTTAATGGAAAAATATAAAAATCATTTTAGTACACGACAATTAAATTTAAATTTTAGATTACAAAACGCAACATGGAAAAATCCTTTTAGAAATTTAGATATGACTAAAAGCATTTTTGTTGAAAAAGACAAAAATGATAAACTTTGGTTATGCTTAAAACATCCTTATTCTCTTAAAGAAGTTTTTGAAAAAGAAGTTCTTAAAAATAACAGAGAAGATCGATCTCTTTGGAATCCAGACGATAAAGTTAGAAAATATAACATCTACGATTTAAATTTAATTTTAGTAAATGAATTTGCAATTAGACACGGATTTAATATTGACGAATCATTTAATCATGCACTAGCAGATGTTGAACAGATTTGGAACGACGCAGAGTATTATGCTCCAGCCTGCAAAATTGTAAACGATGAAGTAGTATTACAAAACGCAACTTCGTCTGCACAAGAGTATTTTGATTCTAGAAAATTAAAAGAATTAGATCACGACCTAATGCTGGCAAAGCGTATGGGTTATGTATTGTACGGGTCTACATCAAAAAATCTTATTCATAGAGTAGCCTCATATAATACAAATTATTTTTGGACCGACGATTTTAGTAAATTTTTTAATTTGTATAAAACCGTAAAGAAAAAAGTTATTTTAATAGTCAGTGAAGATAATCATTTAAAAAGTTGGTTAGAGTCGTTTGTTATCTCCGCCATTAACAATGGAGTTAGCAAAGAGGAAATAAAAATTTGTTTTCGAAGTAGGAACGACGAAGATCCAAAGTTCAACGAATGGGTTAGAGCTTCGGGTCTCGGTGGAGATTTGTCTGAAGGTAGATTACTAATCTTTAAAAAGCCTGCAAAGTGGTTGATTAAAGAAGAAGACGATGTTAGTATTATAGTAGTGAACAAATCTTTTCCTCCTATGAGCAATATGTCTCAAACGTGGATTGATAACCACTATTGTGTTTTATATCTAAGCGATGTAAAACCAGCTGTTCAAAAGGATAGGAATATTGTCGACTTGTAAATTAATAATTAAGGATGAGGTTAATATTAAACTTGACGGTTTGCCTGTTGAAGTTCGAAGAAAGCTAGCAAACAAACTCAAGTATGACCTTCCCTATGCACGTCATATGCCCGCTTACAAACTAGGTAGATGGGACGGTACTAAAACATATTTTGGTATTGGCGGCAATGGATATCTAGCACACTTAGATGTTATATTACCTATTATTGAAGAATCAGGATTTGATATTGATGTAGAGGATCTAAGACAACCTCATGCGTTTGACTTTAAGCAAATAAATGAAAACTATTGGGCTGACAAAGGCAAGACATGGCCAAAAGGTCATCCAGAAGCAGGTAAACCTATCATATTGAGAGATTATCAATACGATGTTGTTAATAAATTTTTAGAAAATCAACAAGCCTTACAGGAGGTAGCAACAGGTGCAGGTAAAACGATTACTACAGCGACGTTGTCGCATCTTTGTGAACCGTATGGTCGTACGATGGTTATTGTTCCGAACAAATCGCTTGTTGTCCAGACTGAAGAAGACTACAAAAACCTAGGTTTAGATGTTGGTGTGTATTTCGGTGATCGAAAAGAATTAAATCGAACACACACTATCTGTACATGGCAAAGTCTTAATGTATTAGACAAAAAAAGCTATGATGAAGAAAGTCTTAGCCTTGCAGAATTTTGCGAAGGGGTTGTGGCTATTATTGTTGACGAAGTTCATCAGGCCAAAGCAGATGTTTTAACAAAATTATTGACTCAAAATTTTAAAAACTGCGCTATACGTTGGGGATTAACAGGCACCATACCTAAAGAAGCTTGGGAGTTTCAAGGCATACTTGCAAGTATAGGTCCAGTTATTAATCGTGTATCTGCTTATGATTTACAACAAAAAGATGTTCTTGCTCAACTCAATATTAATATTTTACAAACTAACAACATAGAAGTATTCAGAAGTTACGCCGAAGAATATTCATGGTTAGTTACCGATCCTACTAGAATTAGTTGGATTGCAAATAAGGTTAAAGATATTTCCACTTCAGGAAATACACTTGTCTTAGTCAACAGGATTGACACAGGAGACAAGTTAATTAACCTACTACCCGGTGCGGTCTTTATCAACGGCTCTGTTAAATTAGATGACAGGAAAGAAGAATACGATGATGTTAAAACAAGTGATGACAAGATTATTGTGGCGACTTACGGTGTGGCCGCTGTGGGTATTAATATTCCAAGGATTTTTAATCTGGTTCTTATTGAGCCCGGAAAGAGCTTTGTCCGCGTTATCCAATCTATTGGACGAGGCATTAGAAAAGCAGAAGACAAAGACCATGTAGAGATTTGGGATATTACCTCTACATGCAAATATGCCAAACGGCATTTAACTGAAAGGAAAAAATATTATAAAGAAGCAAAATATCCTTTCACAATTACAAAGGTAACAACATGAGAATTTTAACATTAAACAATAAATCATTTGATTTAAATGATTTACCAGAAGAGGTAGATGAAGATACGAGATTTAGTGTATTAGATAATTCTAACCCTAGCGAACCAGATTTTTATTTTATGCCTCTAATATTTTTAGAGTCATTTAATAGCCCAGCCATTTTATTAAACATTGGCGGGTATGAAGTACAAATGCCTTTGGATTGGTGTATGGTAGTAGGGGATAAAGACTGCGGATTAGATCCAGAAGTATTGCCGTTAACTAGCATCAATGAACGGGGATTTGATGCTCTTATTTTTAATCCTATTAAAGGATTTAAGGCAGAATATTTTCCTATTGAAATTATTAATATCTATCAAGATGTTCGTTGGTATTTTCCTAAAATGAAAAACGGACATATGCTCACGGTTCCATTGCACGACGGAGATAATCCTCCGTGTGCATTTTTTGTTAAAGAAGTAAGTAGACAATGCGAGATACTTCAACTCGATAAGGTCATTTAAAAGGATTATGATGAAAGCAGGTAAAGTGTGGGGTCAAACAGAACTCCTTGAAGCCAATGGTGTATTAGAGTTTCACCGTATTGAAGCCCGGAAAGGCGGCGTCTGTTCAAAGCATAAACACAAATATAAGTGGAATGGATTTTTTGTTGAATCAGGTAAACTTATTATTCGTGTTTGGAAAAACAACTACGATCTTGTCGATGAGACTATCTTAGAAGCAGGCGATTTTACTAAAGTGATGCCTGGCGAATATCATCAATTTGAAGCCCTTGAAGATACGGTAGCATTTGAATTGTATTGGGCAGAATTTGATCATGACGACATTGAAAGAGAAACGGTGGGATATAATCATGGGCAGTCTTAAACCAGGTGCCGAGTATATCTATGAACGCCAAGAAGGTGTTGTATATGCTCGAGAAAAAGGTGCACCGGTTGAAGAAAGAATGCCAATAGGGTGGGACTGGATACCCGAAGATAATCCGTCAAGAGTTCGCGGTGCTTCAAGAGAAAGCATTTTAGAAAATCAACTTTGGTACAATATTCGGCAGGCCGCGAAGACTAATCCTGCTTTACACGAGGCGCTTAATCGTGTTAAAATGTTGTATTACCTGAGTAAAAATAATGGGCAAGAATAAACACGTAGACCTTTTTAAAGATATGATCCCAGCAGTGGACATGGGATTAAAAGAACTTTGGGATGCTGCTACAGAAGATGGTCGTAAAGAAATCAAAGGCGACTTGTGGAATCTTACACGTTATATTAGTAATGTAAAATCGAGTAATCGAGAATTACAAGAACATTTTGTATTAACCGTAAATGAATTTTATAACAAGAATTGGGCAGGAATACAAAAACATCCTAAACTTTTATGGCAGTCTTTGTGTTTATGCTCTCACGAAACTAAGAAAACATATTTTCACGAATGGCTTCCTTTAAAACGTGAGAAAAACAAAAAAGAAGAGTTTTTAGCAAATTTATTTCCAAACATGAAATGGTCGGATGTCGAGACTCTTGCCATGATATCTACCGATAAAGAAATTAAGGAATATTGTGCGTCACTTGGTTGGGATAAAAAAGAAATCAATGCAATCAAATTTTAAATGCGAGCATTGCGGTAAGGAATTTGTCAAAGAAAAAACTTTGACCGTGCATATTTGTGAACAAAAACGTCGATACCTAGCCAAAAATGAAAAACATGTTCAGGCAGGACTTTTAACATTTCAGAAATTTTATGAATTGTCTAGCAAAGGAAAAGTTCAAAAAACCTTTGACGAATTTGCATCAAGTCCTTATTACACAGCATTTGTAAAATTTGGAAGTTTTTTAGTTAACACCGCCCCCATTTATCCGGAAATGTTTATAGACTACGTTTTACGAAGTGGGGTGAAATTAGACCACTGGTGTAGAGATGAATTGTACGAAACTTATATCACCGAGATGATTAAGAAAGAACCTGCAGACGGAGCAATTCAAAGAACTATATCAACTATGATGGATTGGGGTGAAAAAAACAATGCTCCGTGGGAACATTATTTTGCATTTGTTAATTTAAATAGAGCTGCTCACGATATTCGAGAAGGATTAATTAGTCCATGGATATTGTTAAATAGCAAGTCTGGTAAAGACATGCTTACACGCATGAACGACGAGCAGTTAGAAATAGTTGGTCCAGTTATTGATCCTCAGTTCTGGCTTAGACGTTTTAAATCACTGCCCGCCGATATTGAATTAGTTAAAGATGTCATCAAGGAGGCGAAGATACAATAATGCCAAAACGACAAAAAGAAGAGATAGTAGAAGAAGAACTTAAAGAAAACGAGGAATTTATTTCAAGGGATGACATTGATATTGAGGTAGTGGTTGGTTCTGATTCGCCCGATGTTTATGTTAAATTTAGCGGGTTTGACGACGAAGAAGATGCCGAAGAATATGCACAATTCTTAGCAGACACACTACCTTTATTATTATTTGAAAGCACTAGGTTGCAGTAATGCCAGATATCGATATAGACTTTGTTAACAGAGACGAGGCTCTTAAATTTTTTAAGACTACATCTGCAAGTAGACTTGAAGATACTAAATTAGTCAAACATAATACAGGAATATACCTACACGATGTTCCTGTTGATGCCGTTTCTGGACTTTGTTCTATTCCTTACGATCAGGCAGAGGATTTAGGTTATTTTAAGATAGATTTTTTAAATGTTCACATATACAAAGGTGTACGTAATGAAGAACATCTTATCCAACTAATGAATACGGAGCCACTATGGGATCTTTTAGAGCAAGACGATTTCGTCAACTTACTCTTTCACGTAAACGGGCATGGTTCTATATTAAGACAAATGAAGCCAAAGAGTGTGGAACAACTGGCGGCCATTCTAGCAATGATACGCCCAGCGAAACGTTATCTGATTGGCAAAGATTGGACTACGGTGATGACGGAAGTATGGACGAAACCGGAGAATGACGAATACTATTTTAAGAAAAGCCATGCTACAGCATATGCCATGGCTATTGTTGTTCAGATGAATCTAATCTGCGAAGGTGTTAGTTACGGATTTAGTTAAGTACTTCGCCTAACTAGTGTAATTGATTTACGCTTAATTCTTTTTGTGATAATATCATTTAAACTAGTACACGGTCCAAACATTACCCTTACATCTTTAGTTGCAAAATTTTTAATAGCGTATCTAAATACCTGTATTTCTTTAGCTAGGAATATGTTGATAGGAATTTGTCTATTTGATTCCCACCACCATGCTTCTCCAAGCTCTAAAAACTTAGATTTTTCTTCTTCGCTCCGTAATGCTACGTAATCGTAAAAGCTGGTTACCTGCGCATCCTGATTAATGATAATACCCACGTATTCTTGATTTACGTGGTTTATAACACTTATAAAAGGAAAGTTTTGTTGTAAATTTTCTGTTATTCTCATACTAAATATGCTAAAGGGCTCACTAGTGTATGCAACTAAATCCAGTTTATTTATATCCAAATAGAATCGATGTCTATACAAATGTTCCCGGATCTTGGACAACAGAGAGGTATCGTAGAGTGTATAATAGAAATATAAAAATTTATCGCGGTATTGATAATCCTATAGATATACAGGTTAGAAATTCAGACGAAAAAGCAATTGATTTAACAAACAAAAACTATTCATTTGTTTTTAATCTTGTTAATCGTGAAAATCGAGAACTTGTATTATCCAAAGATTGTACCGTAGTTACGCTGTCGTCTGGTAAACTCAATGTCGAGTTAACCGCCAGCGAACTTTATGATTTACGACCTGGTTTTTATCAATATAGCATCTATAAAGAAGAACGTACTTTAGATAGTGCAGATACAACCAAATACGTTGCCAAAAAAACTCCGGTATACATTGATAGCCAATACGGCACCGAAGCTGTTATTGAGATTAAAGGAGATGCCCAAGGCGATCCGTTAGATAGTATTGAAATAACAAAGTTTTTATTATTACAGCCTAGCGTAACAGGTGACACCGGAAATCCAATTTATTATAGCAGTTTAATTGACGCTAGTTATGAATTATCAACATCAAAAAGCACACATACCTTTGCTTTTTATATGACCAATTATTCCGGCGAAGTTACTATAGAAGGTAGTATGTTTGAAGGTGGAACTCCAACATCCTGGACCACATTGGACACACTGACCTTTACCACTAATAATCTTTCCTATTCAAATATTGAAGGAAAATGGAAATGGTTAAGAGTCAAACACAAACCGGCAATTCCTAATACAGGAACATTTGACAAGATACTATACAGATAGTATAATAAGTTTATGACTATGGTCGTAGACTTATTTCGTAGATTGCTTCCTGTTAAAACTAAACCGAGCCCTTCTGGTTGGCTCAGTTTCAACGCACCTTGTTGCCAGCATCGCGGACATAGTCCGGATACTCGTAAACGGGCAGGCGTTCGCTTCGACGGTAACGGAATAGTCTATAACTGCTTTAACTGCAAATTTACCACCGGATGGCAACCAGGAAGTCCAATTGGCGAAAAAATGAAAACGTTGGTTCGATGGATGGGCGCCAGCGATGATATAGTTAAAGAAATGATCTTTGAAGCTCTTAAAACAGAAAGCGAAGAGTACAAGCCTGAACAATACCAACCTAAAGTAGACTTTACAGAAAAAGAGCTTCCAGAAGGCGCAATGCCAATAGCCAAATGGCTTGACATGTATGACGACATGACTGCTCTTTGGTTAGATCCTGTTATAGAATACATATCTTTGAGAGGATTTGATCCATTAGATAATCATTTTTATTGGAGTCCTGCTGCCGGTTACGAAACTCGAGTCATTATTCCGTTTTTCTATCAAGGAAAAATCGTTGGCAATACTGCCAGAAAAGTCACCGACGGAAAACCAAAATATCTATCAGATCAACATCCGTTTTTTGTCTTTAATGTTGACGAACAATCTGAAGATCACAAATATGTATTTGTATGCGAAGGACCATTTGATGCATTAGCTGTAGGCGGTGTTGCACTTCTCACTAATGAAGTTTCTGAACAACAAAGTAGGATAATTAATAGTCTAGGCAAGGAAGTTATTGTGATTCCTGACCAAGACAAAGCAGGTTTAATTTTGATAGAACAGGCCAAAGAATTAGGATGGAAGGTAGCTTTTCCAACGTGGGACAATGATGTAAAAGATACTGCCGATGCAGTACAAAAATATGGAAAATTATTTGTCATTGTCGATGCTATTAAAACAGCACAAGAAGGTCCTATTAAAATTGAAATTGCTAAACGTAACCTTCAAACTAAATTAGAGATATTAAAAAATGCTGAAAACAATAATTGATTTTATTACATTTCCCTGGAGGAAATATCAAGAACACAAGGCATGGAAAAAACGTCTTGCTGAACTGAGAAAACGTGATCCGTTTATCTACAAATGATTAATTGGGGAATTAACGCACTCAATCACGGCTCGAGTCTAGCCGTGTTTAAAAATAACGAATTTGTTTCGAACACATTCGATAAATCTGATACACTAGAAAGTAGCACTATCAGGAAGGCTCTTGATGTAGGGACTCCGGATAATATTTTTTGGTATGAACGCCCCTGGGTTAAGAAAACACGCCAGGCCTATGCAGGTCAATGGAATAGAGTGTTTGATTTTTCTGCATTACCATCAAATTATATTAGACAAATTAGAGCCGACTATGCAAAGATTCATTATACCCCACATCATGCTAGCCATGCTGCTGCCGGATATTATACCAGTCCCTTTAATCATTGTGCAATTGTAGTCCTTGATGCTATAGGTGAGTGGGAATGTGCTAGTATCTGGGAAGGTAAGCACGGAGAAATTAAAAAAGTTTGGCATAAAGATTATCCTAATAGCCTAGGATTATTTTATTCTGCATTCACAGAACTTATTGGTTACAAACCGGTTCAAGATGAATTTTTATTACAACAAGATTCCGATAAGGGAGATCCTAACAAATATTATTTTGCTGTAAAAGAATATATGGGAACTTTAGTAACTGCATATAAAAACATGCATAAAGGTATTTGGGATTGGCCGTTTGAAGTTACAGAAGAAAACAAATATCACATAGCTGCCGCTGTTCAAGAAGTGTTTACTGAACAAGTTGATATGGTTATGAAAAAAGCCAAAGATCTAACAGGTACTGATTGTCTAGTATACATGGGCGGTTGCGCGATGAATAGTAAAACAAATAAATCAGTAGTAGAGCCAAAGTTTAACTATATTTGGAGCCTGCCACAACCTGGTGATCCTAGTAGTAGTATCGGTGCTGTATTATATCATACCAAGCAACGAGTCTGGAATGCTAACCTTGGGGTTGTAAAACACATAGAGGTTCGTGTATAATAAAGTTATGAAATATGTTAGTGGAACACAATGGCTTGTTGATTCATTTTATCCCAATTACAAAGAACTATTTGTATTAACAACAGATTTAGATGAAACAAAAGAATATAGCAAAGAAACCGTAGCAGTCAATGCCAGGCAGTATCCACTTTGGTGCGATAATAAATTATCAGAAACATTTTATCATAGGCAATTTTCAGGCAATTTTAAACCACATAATAATTGGCAAAACATTCAGGAAAAACTTTTTGAATGGACTAAAAAGACATTATTTGATCACGAGTTGAATTTAAATATTCAGCCAACTATTGCGTGGTATATGGACTATCAAGAAAACGGATGGCAAAGTATGCATAATCATGATAGCGATTGTGTTACGCAGGTCATTTATCTTGATAATTTATATCATTATAAACCGCAAGATCCGCCAAAAGAATCAGCGTGGGGTTCTATTTTTGCTGTAATAGCAGGTGGTGAGGAAACGATTTATAAAACATTAATGCCTAAAGAAGGGCGTTGTATTTTAATGACAGGAAGTGTCTTACATGGTGTATATCCGGTAAAGTCAACACCGAGACGATGCATTGTTGTAGATTATAAAATTATAAGATGATAAAAACATACGATTACGAAGTACAAAAATTATATCTCGAGTTGATGCTTGCAGATGCAGAAGTATTTGTTCGTTGTCAAGGTATCTTTGATCACACATTGTTTGATCGAAAGTTACAAGATGCAGCAGAATTTATCAATGTGTATGCAAAAGAATATGCTGTATTGCCTGACTATGAAATGGTTAATGCAAGTTGCAGGATAGATCTTAAAAAACCTGAAGATATAAAAGAAGGTCACAACGAATGGCTAATGGATGAATTCGAGTCTTTTACTAGGCACAAGGCGCTTGAACGTGCAATCATTGACTCAGCAGATTTATTAGAAAAGAAAGACTACGGTCAGGTTGAAACGAAGATTAAAGAAGCAGTTCAAATATCTTTAACTAAAGATATGGGCACTGATTATTTTGCAGACCCGAGAGCTCGTTTATTAAAAATTAAAGATAAGAACGGACAAATTAGCACAGGTTGGCCAAGTCTTGATCGTAAATTGTTTGGTGGAATGAACCGCGGAGAGTTGAATATTTTTGCCGGTGGTTCGGGTGCAGGTAAATCTTTGTTCTTGGCAAACTTAGGTGTTAATTGGTGTTTGCAAGGACTTAACGTCGTGTACCTAACATTAGAACTTTCGGAAGATTTAGTTGCTATGCGTATTGATGCAATGACAACTGGAATTCCAACAAAAGAAATTTTTAAAGATCTTGACGATGTTGAAATGAAAGTTAAGATCATTGGAAAGAAATCTGGAGCATTGCAAATCAAATATATGCCTTCTGGTAAAACTGCAAACGATCTGAGAGCATATCTAAAAGAATTTGAAATTAAAACAGGCAGAAAAGTTGATGTATTGTTAGTTGACTATCTAGACTTATTAATGCCTATGAGTAAGAAAATTAGTCCAGCAGATTTGTTTATTAAAGACAAATATGTATCGGAAGAATTGCGTAATCTAGCAGTAGAAAAGAATTGTATACTTGTAACTGCGAGTCAGTTGAATCGTGGCGCTGTTGAAGAAGTAGAATTTGATCATTCACATATTTCAGGTGGTTTAAGTAAAATTCAAACCGCAGATAATGTGTTTGGTATTTTTACATCACGTGCTATGCGTGAACGTGGACGCTATCAAATTCAACTTATGAAAACACGTAGTTCTAGCGGTGTTGGTATGAAGGTAGATTTAGAATTTAATCTAGAAAGTTTAAAGATTTCTGATCTACCAGAAGACGAACAAGAACACGCAGGGGCAAGTAGAGGAAGTTCTAGTATTATCGAATCTATCAAATCAAGAACAACCGTACAAGCACCAAAGAACGTAGATAGTGATGGAGTTATTACAGATCCTACACAAGGTGCAAGTTTGGGTAAAGTAAGAGCTAATGTCGAATCTACAAAATTGCGTGAGATTTTAAATTCGATGAGCTCTGAAGATGAAACATACTAAAGTTACTCTAGCAGAGTGGTCGTCCCCAGATATTGAAGTTGTTGGCAACATTGATATAGATTGGCCTAAAATACAAAAGCTGATTGGTGTAGATCATTTAGAATGGATTTTAGCTCAGCCCAAAACAAAGTGTCAATTAGTTGTTGAAAAAATAGCTGAAAATCTTGCACTTGTAGTAGAATTTTACGATTCTAAAATAGAAGTAGAGTATCACCTAAGATGGGCTAAATAGTGTATTAATCGGATTTACACTATGCGAGCACAAGAATTTATTACAGAAGCTATAAAACAACGTTTAGACGCTAAATGTTGGAAAGGCAAGCACAAAGAGGGCACCAAAATTAAAGGTGGTGTTCGTGTTAATAATTGCGTTCCTAACGAAAGTGTCGATGAAGCAGGTAGCCCGGCACAACAGGCAGCTATTGCTGTCAATATGAAAAAGCAAGGCAAAAAACCTAAAAATGAAAGTCTAGAACAAGAATTTGATTTAATCGAATCTATCATTTCTAGAATTGCAGAACATAATCAAGTTGATGTTGATCTAGTATGGGAAGATTTAGAATCTCTAACTGATGACGAATTATATGTGTTTGCAGTTACACAACCTGTATTAGAAGATTGGCAAAAAGTCAACAAGAAAGACAAAACCGATGGCATGAGCAAAAAAGCTGTTAATGCTTATCGTAGAGAACATCCAGGCAGCAAATTAAAAACTGCTGTAACTACCAAACCAAGTAAACTTAAAAAAGGTTCTAAGGCCAGCAAACGTCGTAAGAGCTATTGCTCAAGATCAGCCGGTCAAAAGAAAATGCATCACATTGATTGTTCGAAAACTCCAGATAAGGCAATCTGTAAAGCACGTAGACGTTGGAACTGCTAATGAGAGCTAAAGAATTTATTCAAGAGTCTAGAGAGAATGGCATGGAAGACGATGTCGCGGAAGCGATTCCAAGCGCATTTGTTATTCCTGCTCTACCTAATCAAGACCCATATAAGCAATACCGATTTGGTGTTGCTTTAGCAAATGCTCGAGCAAATAAAGCCAAAGACGACGTTATTAAAAGAGATACGTTTCAAGCAAAAAGTCCTTGGGGTGAAAACGCTATTGTTATTAGTTATACTAACACAACCAAAGATATTATTGATGATGCATTAAATCAAATTGGTTTAAGTTCTAGTGCTAAAAAACAAATTACATCAACAGGTAGTCATGAAACCAAAGACGTCAATAAGAGCAGTCCTGTTGCAACAAAAAAACGTAATCGATTTGGAGTTTAAATGAAGTTACGTGAGTTTACAGCATCTTCTGTTGTTACGGTCAATAAAAGATTAAATCCTAGAATATGGGACGGTGATTCATTAGATCTAGAAGTTGAAGCCAAACTAATGGACATTGCCAAAGCCTTTGTAGATTTTGTTGGAGTGGATCTAGATATTGTTGATTATACCATAACAGGATCTAATGCAAATTATACCTGGACTAAACATTCTGACCTAGATCTTCATGTCATTGTCAAAGGTTCTCCAACGGACGACGAACGAGAATTATACAGCGCCAAAAAGGCACTTTGGGCAGAACAACACACTATCACTATCAAAGGTCTTCCAGTTGAATGTTATGTTCAAGGAGAAGATGAGCCGCACCACAGCACAGGAGTGTATAGCATAGCTAAAGGTCAATGGCTGGTAGAACCAAAGAAGGTCAAGCCGGAAGTAGACGATGCTGCCGTGGAAGCAAAGAAAGATGGTATAATGAAAGCCATTGAAGAAGCGATGGTTTCTAAGGATCTAGAAAAACTTAGAGCAGTAAAAGAAAAAATTACTACTATGAGAAAGGCCGGACTTGAGCGTGCCGGAGAATGGTCTGTGGAAAATCTAGTTTTTAAGATTCTACGTAACCTAGGTCTTATTGACGAGATTACTGAAAAGATTCGTGAATTAGAAGATCAAGAACTTAGTCTAGAACAGACTAACAATATTCTGTATTAAAACTAACCGTAATTCTACTATCGGTTTGATTATTATCGGTTCCGTGTTCTATCCAGCTAGGAAATAAAATTAGCTGACCTGTACAACATTCCATTTCAATAAAATTAGCATTAACAGCATTGTGATTTACAATCTGTTCGTACATACGAAGTTGTGCCAAAGGACTGAATAATTTTAGTCCCACACTACCGGGATCTGCATGAACATAGAATGCTCCTGACACAACACTTAATTCATGTCTATGAGTTTCTACACGTTGATGTTGACCTAGTTTATTAAACCAACTATTGGTTATTTTAACTGGTGCTATACCAAGTTCAATGATATATGCATCAACAGCGGCCTGTAGTTTTTGTCGTATGCCTTTGAGAATAAAATTATCAAAAAGACTACGGCCTACACCGTAACTGCTTTCTGCCCAGCCTACTAGTCTATGTGGTTCTGTTTTTTGTTTAGAAACAAAATCAGCAAGGACATGAAAATCTGGGTCCTTGCTGAAATCGTATTCCCTAACTATTGTAGGGAATAAAACATATTCGTTCAATCTTTTCTACCGCCAAATAGTTGTAGAAGATTTAGGAAAAGATTAATAAAATCAAGATACAGAGTTAGTGCGCCAACAATTTCAGCATTGCCTTCCGCTGTATCATAGCTGACCATTTCTCGAATCTTTTGTGTGTCGTAGGCAGTAAGGCCTAGAAAGATAATAACAGCAATAGCCGAAATAACCATTTGCATTAAGGTGCTGCCAATAAAGATATTGATTAGACTAGCAATGATAATGGCAATTAGGCCTATGAACATAAACTGGCCTAGGCTATCTAAACTCTTCTTGGTAAAATAACCATAAAAGCTCATAACGCCAAACAATACTGCGGCACTCATAAAAGCTGAAAAAATACTGCCCATAGTGTAGACAGCAAAGATAGTAGCAAAGCTCAAGCCCATTAGCGCGGCAAAGCCATGTAGAGCTAGTTGTGCTGTGCCCTTGCTCATAGAATCCATATTCATACTAAGAGCAATAATAGCTACCAGCGGTGCAAATATAACAATCCATTTTATAAAGCCTGTAAAGAAAAAGGCCAATAGTGCAGGATTGGTTCCTACAAACAATGAAACGATCATACTGGTCAATACTGCTAGACCCATGTGTTTATAAACACTGGCCATGGCACTATTGATAGCTTCAGCTGAACGATAAGTTGTAATTGAATCAAACATTGTGGTCTCCTTGTCTATGTATTATACTAAGATTAACAGCAGGTGTCAAGCATCATCCTGTCCGGTTTGGATATTAACTCTGGTTTTCCACGGCAGTATTGGACCACGGCTCTTTTTGAGCTTTTCACGATTTTTTAGAAACGTAGGATAATCCAATTCTCGTTGAACAAAGTCTAGGTCATCAAGAGTATTGTTTTTAAGCAGACCTTGAATAAACCCTGTGGTAAGATCTAACTCTGCGCCTTTGGTTAGGGTGTCAAAGACCTTTTGAGCTAGGATGGTGTGATTGGATCTACACAGATGATTGTACCTGCTGTCTAGTCCTTTCCAAAAATCCGAACGAATATCTATGTCTATGTCCTCAAACTCATAACGTTGTATGTTCATTAGATCACCCTGAGCAATCTTAAGATCTGGCCACGTATTGGCCTGTCCAAATTCCTGTGTAAAACATTTCATAATCACAGGCGGCCTTAGACCCTTAAGTCTAGTCATATAGGCCAAATAGGCCAAACGATTTTGAACTGCTATTAGATCTAAACTAGGACGTTGCATGTATTTGATAAACAGCTCTACGGTCTTGGCCTGCTCTCGAGTGACCCAACGATCTAGATCAATTAGATTAGCATTGGCAATTTCAGGGCTGTTTTCAAAGAACCACTGACGGCTAGGATGAGTTAGAGCTATGACCACATAGTCATGTTCTGTGATTGTATGTTCGTACCAATTTTGAAGACTCAGCCAATTCCAATCTTGAGCACAGCCCATAAGGCTGTTATTGACCACCTGTAGGGTCTGTCCTAATTCCTGACCCAACAGGTCAGCTAAGAGCAGTCCCCAATTTTTCACTGGATCAGGATCTTTGGGAAATATGGCAAAGCTATCGCCGGTAATGAATAATCTCGGTTCTGTCATAAGCATACTTATCTGGTAAAACATTATCTGCTAGTTTTATTGACAAGATGATAAGTAATGTTATATAATCATTAACATCATGCTAGAAAAAATCACCACCATCAACGAAGAACTATTGAGCCTACTCAAAGACGATCCTGTGCGTCCAGAAATTCCTGCGGACTTTCGAGTTGACGAACACGGCAAGGTCTATGTACTCAAAGATGAAGAAAACCGTCCTTTGGCTGTGACCTGTGTTAAGTTTCTAGCAGACATTCCTAAGAATGTTGATGATCTAGCCAATCTAGCAGTAAACTCTACCACTGCTGTGTTCTATACCATTTGGAGCTATGCCGCAGGTGCAGGTCGTGAGTTGATCACACAAGCACAGGCAGACATCAAAGAAAACAGCCCCGAAGTCAAGACCTTTGTTACTCTAAGTCCAAAGACAGAAATGGCCCGACGTTTTCATCATAAAAACGGGGCCGAGACATTTAGGGAAAATGAAGATTCAGTGAACTATATGTATCACTGACCGGGCTTGTTGCCCACGGTGTAGATTTCTACTTCGCCCACCCAAGTTTCGCGACTGCGTGAACTTTGACGCTGAGCTAGATCTTGAGCGTGTTCTAGAGCCATATCATAGTTTGTGACGGTGGCTCCATCTAGAAATTGTTTTTGTATTCTGACACCTGTTCTAGTGTTACGTGCCATGATTTTATAGGCCTGTGGCATGATTGCTCCTGTTTCGAATATTTATCAAGATCGGCGAAGCCGCAGCGCAATTTTTTAGCGCGAAGCGCCAAGCGCAAGATTTTTTAGTCGAATAAGGTCAGCATAATTCTTGAGTGTTCAGGGTATTTGATCAACCATATACTAGAGTAACGAGCATCCCTAAACAAGAGCCACCAATCTGTAGGTATAGCAGAGTTATAAGCATCTGTGTGCGCATAACTACGAGGCCAATAGTGTACTAGATCCCGCCAGGATTGTAGTAGGTCCTCTTGCTCACGAACAAAAGGTTCAAGATACACTAGAAGCATATCTTGTATTTACGACATTATTCTTGTATTCTGTAGTTTAGGGTCAAAACCAAGCGATTTTCGTGATCTACGGGAGTAGTGCTGCTGTGAAAATGTTCGCCGTCAAAGTCCATCCAAAGGTTAGCCCTAGGCTGTTGACTAGCCAACAGAGTATACGCACCATCAAGTTGTTCTGTTTTCTCTGCGTAGATAGTAGTAGGGCCGTCAGCGGTAATAGGGTAATATATGCCCGTACGATGCGGTCCTTGAAAATCTTGATGCGGTGTATGCTCCACAGCATAGGGTGTACGAGTACAAAAGCCCAGTCTAACACGAGCAATTTCTGCTAGTCGTTCACCGTGATGATCACAGGCAGCTAAGAGTATCTGTAGACTAAGATCCCATAAGGGACTAATGGGTTCTCCATTTTTATAGATCAAATGACTAAAGCTGCCTGCATACTGCATTTGATCTTTTTCACAGCTGGTCACGGGCATGTAGTACCAGTGTATGCCTAGATCCGTAAAACGTGATTGTGCATATTCAAATGTGCTGGGGCCTAATAAATTAGGTATTATTCTAGGTTCAGTCATAGCGACTCCGTGAAAGTGGTTATGGGAAAAGCACTGGGAAATCTCAATAAAAACTCTAGGTGTAGACTAGAGTTTTCAACTAGGTGTACACGAGTACGATTAAGATGTATTTCGTGGCTGAGATTGTGTGCTTGTATAAATTCCGCAAACTTCAAAAAATCAGGATCCCGTGTGAGTACAGCGTATTCTATCATAGTTTAGGATGTATAACAGGATCGGGCTTGAACTCCCATGAGCTCTTTTGATTCAACAAGGGATCAGCGACAAATTCGGGCCTACGAGCAAGTATGGTCCATGGGTAAAATGGCAGACTACTACGCCAATGTGGGCCAATATAATTATGTGAGTGTTGCATAGGCTAGATAACAAATAACTAGAATTGTGCTGATAAAAATAACAAAACGTTGAAAATCATACTGGTCTTCAGTGGGCACAGGATACCAACAATCGTCAGTGGCTGAGTACTCATAGAGTCGCCCGTTACGTTCAATTTGATCTTTCATGAGTGTATTTACAGCAAAATGGGTCTACAGGGGAAAAAATTGGCCGCGCAAAATTTTTAAGGGCAGTACTTTTCTTTTCAGGGTGGTGATTTGCTACCCCTTACTAGCTTGTTAGTACTTACTAACATATGTTACCCCTCACCACCGACCACCGACCGACCATCAACACCGATCGGTCATACCAGGTCTCCTCACTCGGTCACCACCACCACAGACTCTGAGGGCTTCATGCTGCCAATTTGGAATCTGTTCGTGAAGGTAACGACCTTGATCCTGCCTAGGATCCCACGCAGCATCACGTGGATCCCTAAAGGCTGTGCAGGCTGTTAAGCTAGCGGCTAGCAATACTATGAATAAGCGCACGAACATCTTCAGTGATCTCCATATGTTGGTCCATGACTGCTGCTATCATTAGATCGTGTATGACCACAGCGTCCTTCTTATACTCTGCGGGCAGGTTATTGATCAAGCGTTGAACATCCTCTTGTGATTCACAGCTCCAGATCATGTCAGCGATCTGATACTGCTGGCGGGTCAGTCCGTGTAGTTGTATGCTCATTGCATCAATACCTTTATCATGTTAGCCCAAGTGTTTGCAGGTACCTCTAAATGTAAATCCTGGACAGGTACAGGTTTTCTCTGCGTCGTTGACTGAGTAGACTTGGCCTTTTGAGCCTTGGACAGATCTTGTGTCATTAGTTGCCTTTACTTTGAATAAGTTGATGTTACCCTTAACGAACTGCCTACCACGCTTATCAAAGCCCTTGATACCGCTTTTGAAATAGACGGGCGTAGTTTCGTTGACCTTTACATAGGCTACTAGGGTAGTACCGTCTAGTAGATATGTGTGCGCGGGGAACTGGCCCCCAGTTGTTTCAACTAGGGCTTCCATATTAGTCCTCGGCTTGCCTAAGCATGAGCACACCACAGCCCATACAGCCTAGGCCAGTGATGGCCACTGCTAGACCTTGTAGAAGTTCTAGGTTAGAGATGCTGGCTTCTACACCACCTGTGCCCAACATTGTGATTAGTAGTCCTACTACAAATACAAACATTGCCTGTGCTTGTGTAACCATTTTCTGCTCCTAGTTGTTTAGCGTATGTGTTAATTGTATAGCCAAAGTGCCTGAGTGTCAATCAAAATAACGAAATAACCCTGCGGCACACACGGCTATTCCTGCGAAGTTAACGATCATCTGTGGCTTATTTGCCACACGATACGACCACGCAAAATAGCATAGACCTCCCAGTAATCCTAAGAGGATATTCAGCGGATATCGCTCAGGAAAGAAGCTCATCACAATATACATAGAGATCAGAGCGGCTGTGCCCAGCCATTGTAGGCCATGATTAATCATAGTTCTTTTTGTCTCCATAACGCTCGTTGTAGTCGTAGCCTGCCAAGTATTCGGCCACGGATGCAGCATCGTTGACCGAGACTCGGCGGCCGGAATCGCCTCCCACTCCACCGTAGTGAGGTTGACGTGGACGGCCGTAGTAGGAATCTGCTGAGCCACGATCATACAAGCAACCATGGGTTCCACGGATGAACTGCCAACCCTTTAGGGCATTTACAACACGTTGTTTTTCTGTTATCATTTCACGCTCCTTACTATACCTATAGTATAGCACCAAAAGGCCCAAAGGTCAACCAAAAAGAAAGACCCTTTAGCTCTGCGGGTTATTCTTAACAAACTGCCACATCTTAAACGCTTCCCCACGCAGACCCATTAAGATCCCTTCGTAGTCTGCATAGGAGCAGCAGGCCCAAGTGCTCTGAGGACGATAGATCCAGTCCTCATAGATTCGTTCTGTGTTGTGCTGCGTGACGATACTCTTGGCTGTACGGGCCAGCTTGTAATACTTTTGCATGTGCCCCGTACGAGCATCGTAGACTACCCATCCCATTAACAAACCTCTTTGAATACTCTGTAACCTCGACCCTGAAGCACACGGATCGCAGCCTGTACTTCTTGATGGTTCTTTTCTTCCCAATCCAACATCTCTTTGGCACCTTTGATAGTGTCTTCGTCGCAGGTGTTACCTGTAGCAAAGTGAGTGTAGAAGTAGTAGCGGCCTTCGTCACCCTGTACTGCCTGGATAGAGCCAATGTTCTTGTAGATCTGTGTGTCTTTGCTTTTCATTTTAGGCTTTCTAGAATTAGTTGATCTTTTCGTAGCTTGCTCGGAAGTAGCATTCGCTATCACCCGAGGCGTATTCTAGGCAGAACTGCTTGGCTTCTTCTTCTGTGTCAAAGAACACCACACCCATGTCCCTTTGACCATAGCCTCTTTCATACTCTGTGCATTGAACTCTGTATAGGCTTTTGACTTCTACTCTCATACACTTCTCCTTCTGTGTAAGTGTATTATATGTCCAAAGTGCCAAAAGGTCAAGAAAAAGCCCTACGGAGTGTAGGGCTTTTGTTGTTTAAATTGCTTCAAAAGCCTTAAGGGCTTCTTGTGCGCTCTCGTCCAAATAGACAGCGTCCATAGCCCGTTGCTTCTCAGCGGCTACCAACTTGCGATATGCTTCCAGCTCTGCCTTTTTGGCTTCCATAGCAGGCCACTCCACGTCCGTAGGGTTGAGGTAAGGACCCGTATAGTCCACCTTGTCTGCTTTAAGGGTAATCTCGCCGGATTTAATGCCCTCAAACACCATGCCCCAAGTAGGCTGTTCTGGACGGCCACTTGCGCCGTAAAGTTCTACTGCTTTGGCCTGCACTTTTTCTTGTGCTACTTCGTTAAGACGACGGACAAAATACTCACGTGCTTGTGCTTCCATGTTTCGCTCCTAAGTTGTTTGTTGAGCTTGTATTATATGCGATCTAGAGGCTGTTGTCAACCACTTTTTTGAATAACCCTTAGGCTGCTAGGGTTTCTTGTTGTGGAACCCAAAGCCCGTGATAGCCTTCTAAAAGCCCCGTATCTTCCCAACGGCCCGCACTTTCCTGCATGTTCAAGTAAGGATGCTTGCTCTCGACCAGCACGAAGTGATCCACGTAGCTCTTCTCAATGGTATGATAGTCTACAGGAATGTGTACGGTTACATGTCCCAGGGGACCTGGAATGGTTGCTTCAACCAGGGGAGCAAATGTAACATAGATCTCAACCGTGTGCCCTTGATCGATCTGCTGGCGCATGAAGTTCCATACGCAATAGGTCCTGGCGCTCATGCCCTTGGCAAAACCAGTGAAGTAGGCCCCTAAGGTTCCCTTGAGTCCGCCCTTGGCCTGTGAGCCGCCAATCTTCTTGATTTCACCGTTGACTACGATGAAGTAAACACGGCCAACTTCTTGTCGAAACAGCTCGCGAGTCATTGTGGGATCCAATTGGATGTCCAACTTGTCTGCGTGATCTGCCTTGCGGATGATCTGGCCTGCGCGGTATAGGTTCTGGAGTTCTGTAATTTTCATAACTCAATTGTAAGCTCAAACCGCGGTCGTGTCAACCGTTTTGGACTCCATGTATTCACGGCCCTCAACCACGATCAACCTTACATTCTTCATACGCTGCGCCATGGCTTCGATCAGCTGCTCCTTGCTGTTGCCCTGCCCTAGGAACTGATCGTTGTCTTTACGAAACGCATAGAGTGTGTTACTATGCTTCTCAACTTTGATATCGATCTGATCCAGCTCGGGATCATCGGATGATTCTTCTTCTGATCGGTTAAGGAGTGCGAGTAGATCCTGCTGACTCACCCCAAGATCCTTCAGGATGCTGCGTAGTAGGTGCAGATGAAAGATCTTAGATGCCCACCAGCCTGAAAGTAGGCCAAGGCCGTAAAGGATGATCATGGTTACATCAAGGTCGCTCATTAGGTTCTCCTGGGATTCAACAGGGCGGCTGCTTCCTTACGAAGTTTCCCTGCTCTTCGATACATTTCGTCTGCGGTTTCGCTGAGTTCTTCGCTTTTGAGCTGTTGCAGTTTGCCGCCCCCAAACTCGCGATCAATGTAGTATTCAGTTAGGTGGTTCTTGATCATTAGTGTTAGATCTGAACCGGAATCACTGGGACAAATAAAGCGAACTGGACATCGCCCCCATCCACCGTATTCTAGGAACTCTGCGTAGTAGCGCCTATGATCTTTGTTATAAGCATCGAATGCTACCAGAGGTCTTGCAAGGTATTCTAATTTGCTCATGTGTGTATTTAAGCTCCTGTGCTCCAATTCGTTAATACTATTATATGATCAGTTAATCCAGTTGTCAACCGAAGTCAAAAAAAACGCCCTAGTATACGTGTGCATACTAGGGCCCAAGGTTACCGCTACCGGGAGCGAATCGGATTTAAGCGGTAACAGCCTCTGCCTTCGCGGCAGTAGTCTTAACAGCTTTAGGGGCTGGATTCTTCTTCTCAGCGTAGGCGATCGCAGCTTGTACAGCAGCATTGCCTGAGCCGAAACCAACGCTCTTGAGGTGTTGTACAGCCTCAGCCTTGGTCATCTCTGATGGCAGCTCAACGAGCTCAACATCCTTGTGACCGTTCTTTGCCAAGATCTTGATGCGCATAACATCGTTAGCGAAACGAAGCTTGGTCTTACCTTCCAGTGTCGAAACACCAGCAACCGCAAATTTCTTATCTGTAGCCATTTTAAAGTTCTCCAAAAAGTGTGTGTGTTAAAGATATGCCTATTGGGCATGTTAATAATGTAGCATCACTATTCAAGTTTGTCAACCATTTGTTTGTCCAAATTGCGGAATTACTTGAATAGTAACGCTGTCCTTCTCGTCCAAGGCGGCGATGAACTCGTCGTCGTAGACCAGATCCTGCATGGCCAAATCGATCATTTCTTCGACTCGGCCCACGTCTGCCTTGCCGTCCCCGGCGCAGACCACGTGAAAACTGAAGTTAAACTCTCTAGGCATTTTGCCATGACTCCCATTTCAAAACGAACATTGTGTAAGATTCGTCTTTCAAATATATAGCACTCTTAGAATCATCCCAGGCCCATTTTGGTTGGACCCCATCGAATAACTCTGGGCGAGCTAGGTGCAATTCGGCACTCGGACCGAATTGCGTCCACAAGTAGTTGCGAGACTTAATCCAATTCTTTTGATCTGTAAGCCTCGCACCTGCGCCATAACTGATAAACTCGACACGATGGCTAAATCTTCCATAACCATCGTATCTCTTGTCGAGTTTAACAATGTGCATCATTCTGAAACAAGTCCTAGTTTCTTGTTCTGCTCAACACCATCCTTGATCCACTCTGTGAGCTCTTCGTCCTCTTCCTGGAATTCACGGATAGCCTCGGCGATGCAGAATGCTTCGTCCAACTCTGGATAGTTCTGCTCGATCTCATCGGCACTCATGCCTTCTAGGCTAAAGTCCTCGCAGTTGCCATCTTCGTAAATACCAGCAAATGCCATACCGGATTCGTAGAACATTGCGTTCACACGGAAGCCAAGTTGTTCCAACTTCTGATAAGCATTCACGGGTGGTGACCATGCTGAATCAAAAGAAGTGAATAGACTCTTACCGTCTGGGTGGATGTCGCTTTGTCCATCACCGCCTACATCCCATTTGGTTCCCCATTCACCCACGCAGAAGTCATACCAGTTGCTGTAGCCATATTTGGCCACATTGGCTTTCATCTGTGCTTCCAGATCCTTTTGTTTGGCATCATCCCCGTAGGATCCTGCCATGGTCTCTGTGAGTTCTTTGGGCACAGGAATAAACTCCTGCAGGAACTCTCCACGATCAAGTGCTTCTTTAGCACGGGTAATCATTGCTGGATCATCATGCTCCAGCGTCAAGTTGTTGTTGCACCAATTAGGCATATTCGCTCCTTAAGTTAGTGTTAAAATTATACAATCATTTTCTCAAAAGGTCAACCAAATGTGCATTGGCCAAGTTCTGATCTACGCGGTCTTGGAACTCCCTCTCGATCACCACGGCACAGCGTCCGGCGATCTGCTCCATCGTCCTTAAGATCTTGACACGGGCCATCGGAGTTGTCTCTGACGATCCCAATGCATCAACGGCTCGCTTCAGGTATTCAAATTCATTTTGATTCACAGCTGGCTCCTTTCACTATGCCTATAGTTTAACACCAAAAAGCCAAGTTGTCAACCAAAATGATGTACGTTAGCTGTTGATTGTATCGAATGGGCTGTAGGTGCGATCGTGAGCAGCTAGCTCTTTGTCCAACCATTCGCCGATGTCTTCGTTGTAGACTAGGTCGCCCGGGTCTGCAACATCTTCCCAATCAGCATCCTCGTCAATGAGTACACCATCTTCATCATAAAAGGGATCTTCAACGATCATACCAAAAGTCATGTTGTTTCCTTTGATTTTAAGAATGTTACCAATTCATCTTCCACGTCTTCCAGCTCGAAGTTGTCAGTGGCCCAATCAACCCATTCTTCGGTCATTGGGTCCACTTCTCCATTCATGAGCTTTTCACGTGCTTCCTCTTCTGAACCTGCTTCAAGTTCGTAGACTTCGCAGATTATAGAATTGCGCCAGAACGTGTATCTAGGCATTACTTCGCAGCTTCTTTAGATACTTCCTGGACTTTGGCAACCCCATTATCGAAGATCTTAGCGATGCCCGATAATCCTACGGTAGCCACTACGAGACCAAAGATTGTACCTGCGATGAATACTTTCATGATTGCTCCTGTTCTGACATTTGTTTAAGGACTTTGCGATACTTCCAACGTGCCCAAAGCATCTGAGGGATGCCCAAGCGCCAGGCCCACATTAAGTCCATTACTATGAGCCCAAGGACAAATGCAATTACTAGTTCCATTTACCGCCCCTTTCTGTGTCTGTGTATATGTATTATAAGGCCAAATTATCTATCTGTCAACCATAATCTATATACGTGCATACGTGTAGCAGCGGGGCCTTTGGTGGAAGTGTGGCTTTTTAGCCACACCCCCCGGCACTCTCCTAGCCCGCCTCTTTTTCGTAGATCACCGTTTGACCAAAGGGCGCCTCTGCTTGTGTATTGCCCTTAACGATAAAGATTGTGTCGCAGTAGTCCTCAGGACCCCAACTACCACAGGGATAGCCGTCTGTGAACATAATGAACTTCTTAGGGCGAATGTCATTCTCTTCCATGTAGGTAAAGTTGACATCAAAGTCTGTGCCACCGCCACCTTGAGGTTCATACTCAAGCAAGTCATGTGAGTTGTCATGAGTGATCTCTTGTGGGTTATAGATCTCTGTGTCAAAGCACCACAGGTTGATCTTGAAGTCCTCGTATTGGTCCATGATGCCTTTGATCTCCGAAAGGAATGTGCTGGCATCTTCTTCACCAATACTACCACTCATGTCAACAGCAATAGCCACGTCAATGGTAGTTGCTTCTTTCATGCCTGGCAAGATTGCGCCTGAGTGCATACTCTTGCGATTAACACGCTGGAAGGAGTAGTCGTTGCGAACAATGCTTTGGATCTCTTGTTGCACCAACTGACGCCAGTCCATCTTAGGCTCAGTCATAGACTTAATCATACGCATAATGCCTGCAGGAGTCTTGCCTGCACCAGCGGCCGCGGCACTTTGGATCATTGCTTCTTTGATCTCTTGCTTGATGCGTTCTGCTTCTTCTTTGCTAAGGCTAGGCTTGCTCTTACCGTCTTTGGTCTTGTCATCTTCTGAGCCAGCACCCTCTTGTTCCTTAATGTGCTCGTCCAACAGATCGCCCAACTCTTTCATCAGTTGATCCATAGGAATCTTCTCTGCTTTTTCATACAGAATATCGTAGATTTCTTCCCAAGCAAGTCCACGGAACTTAGGATCATAACAGATCTTAACCTCAGTGATCTTCTCACCAATACGCTCGTCTACAAGGATTTGGTTTACAGCAAAGTCCTGTGCGATGTTAGAAAGTTGACGATCACGGCTACCTACACGGCCAAAGTGATCAAACACGCAGTGAAGGATCTCGTGACCAAACAGGAACTCTAGTTTTTTCTCTGAAAGTTTTTCGATGAACTTTGTGTTGTAATAAAAGTCACGGCCATTGGTCGCCGCAGTAGGGCACCAGTCGTCAGCACAGACTAAACGCATACGAGTTGCCATGTTGCCAAAGAACGGTGCTTTGAGCAATAGACCGACCCGTGCAGTAGTTAATTTATCAACGATGTTTGTAGACATTAGTCGCTCTCCTTAGTATGTGTATATTATAGCACCAGGATCCGGGTTTGTCAACCAAAAAGAAACCGGACGATGTTGCGTATTTACAACACCGCCCGGCACTCCAAAAGGTGGGCGGAAGCCCTGGGTGAGCCCCCGCCCGGCGATGGGCGAGGTCTTAATTCTCCATCGCTTTCAAAACATACTTACCAAAACGCTTGTGGAACTCGTCAAAGCTCTTCATCTTTGTAGCGTCCAACGGCAAGTCGTAGTTGGTAAGAGCAGTCTTAGCACCCATGACCACAATCTCAGTTGGGAAATTGTCCATCATGTAGCGGAAGAAGTTGTCTGCCTGAGCATCCCAATCTTTAACCTTTTTCTCTGCACGGTCTTTCAACTCGTAGCACAATGAAACGGTCAAAGAATACATCGCTGACACTTCCTTGATCTGAAGGTCCTTGACCTTGCCAATAAGGATGTCTTCTGCCTTAGGCAATTTGCCAGCAATCTTACGGTGAGCCATAAACTTAACAGCCAAGCCGTCACCAATAGCACCACTTACCAATGTAGACAAAGTATCTTCGTCAACACCGTCATCACCTAACAGGTCGCTGACGAAACTCCAAGAACGAGGAGTAGCAAATGACTTGCTAGGGCTCTTAGGATCGAAGTCATACAAGTCTTGCTTGGCAAAACCCACATAACCTACAACCTCAGGATGCACCTTGTTAAGGGTAGCCCAATCTTGCCAGTCATCAAAGTCCACCTTCATTTCCAAGTGCAGGAAGCGGTTAGCCAACGGAGCAGGCATACGATAGGTAACACCACGGTCACCTTCACGGTTACCAGCGGCGACTACGTCAACACCCTTAGGCAGAACATAGGTACCAACACGACGGTTCAGCACCAACTGATAGGCCGCGGCCTGAACAGCAGGAGGAGCAGAGTTCAATTCATCCAAGAAGATGATAGCAGTGGACTCTGGGTCAATGGGCAGTTCTGCGGGAGGAGCCCAAACCATCTTGCCCTGGTCTGCGTTGTAATACGGAATACCTTTGATGTCGGTGGGTTCCCAAAGTGCTAGGCGCACATCAATAACCTCACGGTTGGAATCATCACCGATCTGCTTCACGAGATCGGACTTACCAATACCTGGAGGGCCCCACAGGAATACAGGACGACGCATTTTAATTGCGTGACGGATTGCTTTTTTGGCACCCTTAGGGCCAACTTGACGGACGGAAACGTCTTGTGCTTTTGCCATTCTAGACCTCGCTAATAAAAAGAGTTAAAACAATTACTTTCCCAGTATCATTATTGTAGCACCTCTTGGTGCAGTTGTCAACCAACTTTTTTAACATAGTTGAGCTGTGTTGTTTTATCGCCACGAACATTCTTGATCTTGCCCTTGATACGGATAGTGCCTTTGACATCATCCTTGTACCAAAAATCAATAAAGCTCTCACCCATACGAGCAGTGATGCGATACTTGTTGTATTCAGGGTTGAATCGTGTGCGGATCACTTCGATCTCCCCTACGATCTCATCACCTACAGCGCCGGAGAGTTGCTCGCTTTGATAGATCTCTCGCTTGAGCTCTGTTTGGGCCTTATCACGACGAGCTACGCTGGGTAAACAGCTGACAACAGCAAAGTCCAACATATCACGGCCAGTGAACTCGTCTTTGGCTGCAATCTTCATAGCTGTGGTCTCAAAGTCATTGATCTTGCCAGTGAGTGCTTTGAGGGTGAATGTTTTGAAATAGTTACGATACTCTTGGCCAAGAGTGATCTCTTCTGCTGTAGGCTGAGCATTCTCTCTGAGCCAGTTCTTGACCAGAACCTTGTTGGCTTGTTTGATCACGTTATTGTAATCGATCCCGTGTGTAGCGGTAGCAGCGAATACAGGCTCTTTGCAGTAGCCGCCATTCTGTGTATCAGCCCTAACAGCTAGGCCCCAAACTTGATCTGCTGTAAATGTGCTCATCATCGCTCCTTAACAATAACTCTATTATACCATCAAACAGCAGTTCTGTCAACCATTTTGGAGAGTGCCGGCCTGTGGCTTTTTTGCAACAAACGGCCAAAAAAATAGGGCCCTTAGGACCCTATTCCAAAACCGCCCCGGGAGCGAATCGGCTTGGTTTTGTGGAGCGACCTATTAAGCCAATGTCATGCCCATGTTACGAGCTAAGTAGCCTAGAGCAACGATCTCGCGTGAAGGACGGCCTAGTTCATACTCAGTAACGGTAACACCATTACCTGCCTTGCGAGAGTTAGCATAAACAGCATAACCAGCTTGGCGGAGACGGCTTGCTTCAGCAGCCAGGTTCTTTACGCCAAAACGCTTCTCAGCTTGGCTTGCAGTTAGTTTGTCACCATTTTGTAGTGCAGTAAAAATCTTAAAAGTCTTTGAGTCTTTAGAGATACGTTTCATGTCTGTGTTTTCCTTTATGTTATATGGCTGTGTTCCACAGCGTGTCAATATAGTAGCATTCTTGTTGTAAAATAGCAACCTCAATCTTTCCGTTTAATGGAAACATTTGCTCGAAAGAATGCGCCGAGCAAGACCACGCTTAACCATGTCCAAAACGTATACGGAATGGCCAACACGGGGAATAGTGTATTCATACTCCAAATTACCAGGATAGGACCTACGGCAAAAAAGAATACGATTACAAGCGCCAGCAGGGCAATTGTAAAGATGTTAGTTTTCATTTTCATACTCCTCAAGCTCTTGTGCTTGTTTAAGTTGTTGAATCTCTTGCTCTATGGCACGTTCACGTCGACGGCCGTTAACTGAAGTGCCTCGAGCATAGACCTTCCAGTAGTGATCAGCGCAGTAGCTAGACCCTTGAACACTAGGACACCCGCAGTAATGAATGGGCCAGTGCTTCAAAGGGTCCTGCTCGGGCCCAATCCAAGTACAGGTCTTAGACGGGCCTTCCATTAGGCACCTCGCTTCATAACGGTAACTTCTGCCATGCTCTTCCAATTTGTAGGAAAGCTCTTGCGCAGGTCTGCTACCTTGAGTACCGTACGCAGGCTCAGCTCACGCATTTGTGCTCGTTTTTCAAGAATGTAATCAATGATCTCATCCTTAACGCAGTCTTCAAACTCGTAGCTGTCCAACATGCCATCTTGGGTGATCTGCTTAATGCGCAAGACCTTTTCGCGATCTGTGTCCATTTGAAGATCAATGTAGTGGCAACGGCTTTCAAGAGCGGCAAGGTGATCCTGCAGTTTCTTAGAACGCACATTCTCAAACTTGATGTTAGTGATAAAGATAGCGCCTGCTTTAAATTCAAAGCGATCTGGCACTCCTTCTGAACGCAGAACACGGCTGTCAGTGTTCCAAGAGATAGTACGCTTCTTGCTAGAGTCCAGAGCAGCCTTCAAAATATTAAGGCTAAGGTCATCCAACAGCACAGAGTCGCAGTCATCAAACACGATAACATTGCCTTTTTCGCTGTAGTGATAGAGCTTGCTGTACAGACCCACTGCTGACATTGCGCCTTTGACAATCTCATATTTGGGCTTGCGCTGACCCATCATATCAAAGAGATCGTCCTTGCTTAGTACTTCTTCTACACCAAAGCTCTTGCCCACGCCTGGAGGGCCTGTGACGATCATAGCTCGCACGGTACCTTCTTTGACTGCTTTGGTCATATCTTTGAGCACGTCAAAACGGTTACGAAGACGTTCGATGATCTGCTCGTCCGTTTCGTGTGCTACGGCATTATCTGAAATTTTAATCTGCTCCAAACTTTTATCACCTGCGGGCATTGCTGGCACTTCACCGGCGACAATCATGTAACTTTGTGCTGAACTGCAACGAATACGGATCTTACGATCTGGAATGCCAGGGTTAGCAGGCTGTACAGAGCCACCTTCTACGGTTACATAACCACCCTGAGCACCTTCTTTGTATTGCTCTACTAGTTCGAAACGGTTACCGGCCATGCTCACATCTGAGCCACGGATCTTATACGAACCCTCACGAATCTCAATTACTGCTGGCATTTTCGCTCCTATGCATTTGTTGAACATACCTCTATTATATTACCAAATGAGGCTGTTGTCAACCCCATTCAGTAATAACCCTTAATCCTCTAGGGTTTCTGCTTCTGCCAGCACCTGCTCAAGTGCGCGGTAGGCTCGGCTGTATTCGGAAACATACCACTGATCGTCCGAACGGAAGATATACTCGTATTCTTCGTACTGGTGGTTGGCCTTGTAGTCCTCAAAGTCCTTGAACACACGAGCTTCACAGCCCGATTCGCCACGATCGCGTCCGTAGGCGTTGCAGACACCCTCAGGGCAGTTGTCCCAATCGTGCGGTTCTCCGATGCTAGGAGCTAAGGAGCTGATATCGCCCAGATACATGAGTGCCAAAACCTTAGCGCGATCACGATAGTGCTCCTGAAGGATCTCTCCGTTGTGATCAAGGTAACCGTCCCAGTGGCAGTAGATCTGCATTACGCGACCGTCGGGTTGCTCCATTGCAATAGTGCTTCGAGTAGCCATTTCACGCTCCTTTGTGTTAATGTGTGTCTATTGTACTATAAACGGGGGCTGTTGTCAACCCCCGTTTTGTGCTTATGCAAACAAGTTAAACTTTGCATCCCACGCAGCAATAAAGCCCTCTCCCACGTCTAAGCTAACGTAGTTGTCTCCCTGCATGCCTTGCTCGCTGTAGTCGCAGTCGTCAGTTAGTTCTTGTGCAATTAAAAAATTGCGCAGTTCTTCAATAAAGTTGCTGTCTGTGTAAATGAGACCGTCTTTGTTAACGTCCCAAAACTTAGTGTTAAAGTAAACACGCAGCTCGCCAAAATCTCTCTCGTCGTTAATGTAGGCAAGTTGCATGTCTACAATGTGTACAGGCTTTGCTACGTTGCTCCACAAGCCGTCGCCTGCTGTGCTAAAAAGTGTCTGCATATCGCGCTCCTTTGTTGCTAAGTCTCTATTGTATGCTCACGCAGCCAATTTGTCAACCTCTACACGCAATAACCCTTCAATAAGGCCGGGTAATTGTCGTTTGGCTTCTTCCTCTGCTTGCCAGATCATCTCGTCAGCCATACCATCACGCAGCACATCGCGAGCATCTTCGTAGAGGAACCCTCCACAGATCTCTGAGCCCAGTTCCAGATCATTGTACATGACGCGAGCTCTGAGCATAAACCAATCCAAATCGCCCCTGTTAACCTTACGTTCCAGGTCCTCTACATCACAGCAGCTTTCATCAAAGAGATCGCGAATAGAGCAGTCTTCCCAGGTCTTGTCCACGATCACGGTTAGACCATTACGCTGCTCGCGCAGCAGTTCGTCCCAGTACCTCATGCGGCCTCCTTGATAGCTTCATCGACTAATTTGTGGCAGGTGTTCAGGGTCAACATCATCACGTGTGCAGCCAGCGCAGCTTCCTGGCCTGTGAACTGATTGATCATATCCTGCAGCTCGTTGAGATCTGCGGGTGTGTGCCAAATGTTGCTAGAAGGGATTGGGTTAGTCATAGGTCGCTCCTTAACGTTGTAAGCCTGTATTATACTGCCAAAATTCCTAGTTGTCAACCCCTACATGCTCCAGTAGGTCTCGCTGGCTGCTGAACAGCAATGTGGGGTATCGTAACGTTCCTGATAGGGCAAGCCCGTCATAAGGTTAGTCTTTGTAACCCAAGTCTCGTGAAACTCTACGATGTAGCGTGGACGACGTGGGTACATGCGCTCCATTTGGGCCCAGCTCACGTCTGTGTAGTCCTGCTTCATTACTAGTACTCGGCCCGCTTTGCAGCGACGATCTATACGATACATTTCTACGGTCAAGTCCATGTTAGTCTCCTCGTGTGTCTGTGTTTAGTGTAGGGCCTACCAGTCTGCGGATTTCTACTTCGCGCTTATGGGCCAGGGCTTTGCCACGAACAATCTCGTGAACAATGATTTCAATTTCTTCTTTGCTGTTGAGCTTGCGTAGAGCTGAGCAAAGCAGCCAATTCTTAGTTTCTGTTTTGGCACGATAGAAGTGCTTGGCAGCACGAGCGCGAACACTCTTATTAATAGTTGATTCAGTCTTGGCTGTGACACCAATGTAGTTCTCACCGTTAACACGTAGTTCATAGATGATGTGATTACGATCTGATCTCTTTGCTCGCATTCGCCGCTCCTTCAACATATGTATATTGTACGATCTCTGCGCCAAAATGTCAACCAATTTTGTCTAAGACCCTAGAGGGCCTAGGGTTATTTGACGTGATCCTCGATTAGCTGCGCGAGTGCAGCAATTGCGTCTTGCTGTTCTTCGTCATCTAAATTTGTGTGCTGCTGTAGCGAGGCTAACGCAGCGTAGAACTTTTGCTGTAGTGCTGTCATTGCTGTCCTTGTTTAAATGCATATTGTACACGATCACAGCCGTTTGGACAAGAAAAAACCCTATAGCTGAGTTGACTATAGGGTTTCTCAAGTGGTGGGCCCCCCGTGAGTCGAACACGGCACCAACGGATTATGAGTCCGCTGCTCTAACCAACATGAGCTAGAGGCCCTAACTGGCCACGCATAAGGGATTCGAACCCCTGACCCACAGCTTAGAAGGCTGTTGCTCTATCCAACTGAGCTAATGCGTGAATTAATTATTGATTGGGTAAGGTGTCAGTGTCGGGGTCGCGAGCATCAGGATTCCAGCCAGGTTCCCCGTATTTAGGCACCAGCGCAGCACGTTGACGAGCCTGTGCTAGTGCTAGTTCTTCTGGAGTCATAGCCACTTCCCCGTCCGCTTCCACCGGTTGAACAATCTTTATCCTAGTCATAGTTCACCTCTATTCTTAGCTTCACGTAGATCTTCTTCCACATCCTCGGCCATACGCTGCTGCATGTCATGAGTCTTGACCATCTTGTACAAGGGATCAAGTCTACGTATAAAAACATCAGGACTAGCTGCTGCTGCACGATCTAGATCCCAACGTGAGGGATAGTGGCGCAGCAGACTTCTTGCTGAATCTCGGATCTTTTTGGGTACTCTGGGAGTTTGTGCAGAATCTAATAGTGATTCTAGAAAACGCTGTGTTTGCTCTACAGCGCGATAACGTTCATCAGGTAGGGTCATAGAGTCTCTGCTTTTAGATAATAGTCTTTTCTTTTGCATACATGTACGTGTGTATAGCAGCGGGGCCTATTAGTATCCAGCTCTACGACGCTCAAATAAGCCTTGGCAGTATACGCAGCGTGTACAACCTGGGACCATTTGCTGTCTAGCCTGTGGAATAGCTTCACCGCAGTCTTCACATTCCTCTAGACTAGGCTGTGATCTTTGACGAGCCAACTCTGCTTGTACAGAATCTATAGCGTTCTGATTAATGTGTAGACTATGAATCTGAGCCATTTCGGCTTCTTCTTCATTGTTATATTCAAATACTTCTCTTTGTGTCATATGCGATATTATATAGTCATTACGTGAGTATGTCAACCACAATCTACAGCAGCGGGGCCACTTTGCGCCTACCGTAGACTGGTTTAAGAGCACTAGTTCACGGTGGATTCACGGTGGATTCTCCCTGAGAAATGGTGGATTCTGAATCGTTTGAGCAGAGTCTAGGCTAGAATCTTTTAGTGTAGACTCTACCGTGGTGAATTGGTTATGAGGCATAGTTCAAATACCACACAATTTCACACTTTATCACACTTTTCTGCACTTTTTCCTTGCGCACACCCTACGCAGCGGGGCCTGTACGCGAGTCTAGGCTCAGTAAATCACACTTTTTGCTACTTACTGACCCAGCTGCAAAACCCCAGTAAAATCAACGTCTACAGCTCAGTAAGAATCTTTGATTCTTATCCTTCAGTAAGAATGTATATATAGTTCCCTCGGCCTTTAGGCCTATACTACATATATGTACACGTTGATTCTACAGCGGGGCCATTATAGGTCATAGTCTATCTTGTTCTTTGAGTTTAGCAGCCACAGCCAGTCTAAAACTCGTCAAGTTCTTAGAGTCTGCCCATATTAGACTAGCTATAATTGAACTTAGAAAACCCACTGCCCAAAGATGTGCTCTAAGTTTATCTGTATAGGGATTTACTCTAGCCAGTTCTGTTCTTACCCATTTAGAAATTTCTTCTGGATTACGCATATACACGCTCCTGCGTAGTTGTTTGTTGTTATACAAGTATTTAATGTGTTATGATCCAAAACAGCCAGTAGACCAAGACTAAGACTATACTTGCTAGTAATGCTTGTAGTTTCGTATCATTCTTCTGCATATAAATCCTCAATGTCCACGGTGTCTTCTACTATACACCAAGTTGCTTCTAAGATAAGACCCGCTTTATTTTTGCACCTTTCCACTTCCCAGTTATCCCATATCTCTACACGCTCTACACGCTCAATAAAGCCCAGTCTATGATTACGTGCTCTTTGTGCTATACGAGCACCCGCAAGAGACCTGTAGTACTTTAAGCGTCTTTGGGTGTCTTTATGCACCAGATACCAAACCTGTTGTTTCATACCTGTATCCTTATCTGCACACACACTCTATGTGGATCTTCTGTAAGGCCCTGTGGGCAAAGCTGTGAGCATGCCTCTAGGCCTAGAGTTAAAATTAACAGCAATTTCCTCATTTGATATTTATGGCGCTACCGCTGCCGCTTCGCGGCTTATAGAATTATGCTCGGCCATTTTGGATAAGTACAGGATGGCGATTCAGATCACAGATCATTGTTATAGATATCATCACTTTCGACATGGGTTAGATCCTGAACAGATTTGGCGTGATGTACAAGCGTGGGGTGGCTTTCTCAGTATACAACCTGGGGGCGACATAGACTTTTTTGTGCCTGATCGTAATCGTGTGTTCTTTGAAATCAAATACCCAGAATTATCTAGAAGTCATAGTCGCAGCTGGGTTTAATTAAATACTAGTATGGCTCTTACCAAAAATCAACATCGTGTGCTCACAGACTCCTTGATACGCTCAGGAGTTACACCCACTAGGGCCAATGCTAGAGCCATTCGAGAAGTTGCGCTTAAATTTACCAGTAAGGAAATACGCACAGCTAACCCGCCTAGCTCGGATCTGCTAGGACAGACCATTGTCAGCATCACCATAGACCGTGAAGAGTATAAGAATAGAATTGATTGGTCACGTGCTTGGTTTGATCATTATCAACAGAACATTCGCAAGGGCAGATCAGTTCTGGGCACTCAGTTTCCCCTTGAACTATTAACCACAGACAACATTGTCACAGCTGAAAATCTTAGCCTAACCTGGGCTTTGACTACCTCAGGCTTGGTCAGCGATGAAACTGCTCAAACGCCTAGGGCACAGCTGATCACTACAGAAGTGGTACAAACTTCGGCCGCAGCTCAGCAAATAGAAAGTCTTAGAGTAGACACAGCCACGGGCAATCTCATATATCGCTGGTCGGATGGGCGTGAACAGGTAGCTGGCTATGTCGCAGGCCCTGCACCTGAGATCAGCATAGGCTCTGTTACAACTAGACCCTCGGGCTCGGGCAGCTCAGTGACCATTGAAGGCACTGGCCCTGACTATGTCTTAAACTTTGAGCTTGAAACAGGGCCCTATCAAGAGGGTGCTGTTTTAGAAACTCAAGAATACACAGACCCCCAATGGCTACACATAACTACCCTGGGTACCCTTAGCCTAACAGAAGCAGTAACAGAACCCCTTCAGGCCACTACCAAGGCCTATGTGGATAACCTGGCCCTTAGACAAACAGCATTCACAATCGTATTTGGCAGCTAGGCCCCAGCAGTAAATACTGCATGGAAATAGTCTACGACAAAAACTACATACGGGTCATTGACGCTGCCCTTGACCCAGAATTCTGCGATGAAATGGTCAAGGCCTTTGAACTCTGCGCTCGATTCCATAAGGAACGTCCGGGCGAGTGGGCCAAATTAATTGAATTAGATCTACACTCTACACGCCACCCTCAGGCTCGTAATCCCTGGGATCTTTATAAGAAAAGCAGCCACTGGGCCTATGATTGGACTGAGACCTGCGATCAACTCTCAGCTAGGGTCATACCCTTGGTCAGTGACTATAAGCGTGATTGGGACACTCTAAACATCTTGCCCTATGACTTTGCCCTAGAGGGTTTTAGAATCAAATGCTATAGACCCAATGGTCGTCATGAGTTTAAACTACACGCTGATAATACTACCCTAGAAACTTCATCTAGATTTTTGGCCTGTTTGTTTTATCTCAACGATTCGGACGCTGGCACAGAGTTTCCTTTGGAAAACATGACCGTGGCTGCTCGTCGAGGTCGGCTCTGTATATTCACACCCACTTGGCATTTTCCTCATGCAGGGCTTATGCCCCAAGACGGACAAACCAAATACATTCTTTCAACTTACTTGGTATTCAAATGAAATCACAAAAACTACACTTATTTTATGCTCCTGTTTATGTACGTGAACTAGAGGGCGAAGAACTAGATCGAGTACAGGCACAGATCAAACAAGCATTAGACCAGTTGGAAGTCAAGGATAATCCCTGGGACGACGAAGTTAGTTCCAGCTTTAAATTTGACGGCTCCAACGATATTGTGGACCTGGGCATGAACCACCTAACTGACTCTATATTTGAAAGTCTACGTGATTGGTGTAATTTTATCAAATATCCAGTTAGACCCTTTAGGCTCACAGACAGCTGGGTCAATATCTACGAGCCCAAAAACTTCATGTACGATCATGTACATCCGGAACGAGCTATTTCGGGCTGCTACTATTATCAAGCAGATGGTGATGAGGGTAATTTAACCTTTAAAAGCCCTAACCCTGTAGATCATCTTAGACTATGGCCCGCAGATCTACTGCCACAACGTCAGAGCCATCATATACAGCCAAAAACAGGAACTTTGATCATGTTTCCTAGTTGGTTAACACACAAGGTAGGAGTTAACCGCACAGATAAACAGCGAGTCAGCATAGCATTTAATCTAGCCTAAGAACTAAATATTTTTATGAATAGACTAATTGCTCTAGTATGTGTTTTCATGCTTTCTGGCTGCTCAAGCCTAGTAGGCATGATTCCTAGTTTTTCGGATCCTAATCAAAGTTCTAGAATAATCGATGTTCGTGCAGACATTGATCGTTTGGACTGCTCTCAAGAGCAGTTACCACAGGTACTAAAGATACAACAGGATCTACGTTGGTTTGAATTATACAGCCAATCCGCTGGTCGTAGACATCAGGATGTTATTAACATTATCAAACCCTTACAGGAAACCGTAGGAGACATGGTTACTCGAGCACAGACACAACAGGGTTCTAAGGTCTATTGTGAAATTAAAAAGAAACTAATGGCAGCACAAGCAGAGCGTGCCGCAGCTAGTATCCTTGGGAGATTCTAATGTTTGAACACCTACAACATCTAGCAGCCAATGGCCCAAGTTGGGCAGCACAAAGAGCTCAAATGGCCTTGGAAATTGCTGGCCAATATCAACAGGGTGGTATATCAGCGGATGAATATCGAGAACTAATGTTAGACCTAGTTCGAGCAGATAGACTTGATGCAGAAGCCACTGACCTAGATACTAAAACACTTTTAGTCAACGCGATCTACGCAGTTGCTCAGGTAGCTTAATATGAAAATAAAAGATATTATTACAGAAAATATATTCACCACAGATTATCATAAGGTCATGCAGGCCGTGGCTGAACTTTACAAAGAACACTATGATATTAATATTTGGGAAAATGGCGATGCTCACGATGAAGCTGCCAAAGTTCTTTTGAAAGTACATCCAACAGAAGAAGAGCTTGAAATGATTATCAGCACAGCTCAATTACCTGAGCGTTTTATGGATTTAGATTTTCCAATCAACGATGATGTTATGTTTGGAGGTGGCACAGACGATGAAGCAGTTGCAGAAGAACCTGCATCGCGTGCCTTATGTACATCGGGAAAGCCCGATAGTGCCCTTGGAGCCAGCCAGCTTGCTTCATGCAAGAGTCAAGGGTACAGATCAAGAGAAGGCGGCAAATCACACAAGGTAGGCAGCGAACGTGTTAAAGTTAGAGGCAAAAAGATCAAAGGCAAAAAATACGGAGGCCCTTTACCTGATTGGAGTTAAACAATGACTCAATACCGCCCTGGAGATTTATTGATATCTCCGCCAGCAATGGCAGACCCAAGATTTAAACAAACCGTAATATTATTGACCCAGGATACAAATCAGGGTAGTCAGGGCTTGTGCATTAACAGACCGTCCGGTCATACCGTTAATGAAATAATAAAACCAATTGAAATATCTCTGGAACAAGACATTCCTTTATATTGGGGTGGGCCAGTTGGAGTTAACACGGTATGGATGTTGCATGACCCAAGCTGGACAGCAGACAATACCTTAAGAATTGGAACACATTGGTCAATGACCAGTTCAATGAATATGTTTCACAAGATCATCGATGGCGATAGACCAAAATGGTTTAGAGTTATGATTGGTCTAAGCAGTTGGGCACCAGGACAACTTGAAATGGAAATGGACGGTGAAGGTCCGTGGACCATTGATTCTAGCTGGATAGTTGCCCGTGCTCCAGGCCCAGAAGATCTATTTACAATACCACCAAGAGACCTATGGAGTCACTGCTGTGAACTTGCAGGAACACAGGCAGTGAATACTTGGTTAGTCTAATCTAAGATTCTTAATAGAAGCATTAAGATCGATTGCAGCCTTTAATGCTTGTTCTACAAGTTGATTAAAAGTAATATCGCGTTCGTGAGCAATCTTCATGTAATTTAAAAGTTCTTCGTCTGAGAACTCTACTTGAACCTGTACACGAGTATCATATTCTTGATCGTTGCAGATAGCATAGGCCTTTTCAAGAAAGTCTTCATCTACATCAATGTCAACATACTTAACGGGTGTACCGTCATCTTTTTCCCAAGCCATATCAAGGATTTCTCGATCCTCAACTTCTGCATCAAAGGCAGGTTTGAACGCAAGATTGATCATACGATAAGCACGTTCACGTTTATAGTCAAATGCTTCTACTTCATAGACAACCTGTGTTTTGGTATCAAACACAATGGTAATTGTGTGTCCTTCAATATCGCCATTCCAAGAATCTAAGCGATAAGCATCACGCCCAAAACATTGCCAACCGTATTCACTACCTTCAGTAATACGATAGTTACAAGTTTCCATAAATTGCTTTAGAGTAATCATTTATTCACCTTAATGTCGTTTGTGTCATTTAATGTTGGTGCAATTTTCTCTACTTCTTCTTGAGTCATAAATCTTTGAGGCTCGCCTGCCCACCACGGCATCCAATGCCAACCCCAAGACTTCCAGTACTTGGCTATAAGGTTATTAGCAATTAAGATTGCTCCTAGTATAACTAAAAATCCTATAGCCGTCAAAATTGATCCAGCCAAAAAAACTGCTGCTTGATCCATGTCCATCTTTGTGTCCTTTCTAACTACATTATACGTGAATTATTATTAGTTGTCAATCTTTCCTTGTACAATTAACACTTCCAAAGGGAATGAAAATGATTGTACAGATAGGCCTGTCAGCCCATTTAGTTTTAATTGTTCTTCTAATTCGGTTTTGGTAAAAGCGGCTCTTAAAGAGTTTCTAAAATCTTCTTTAAATTTCTCGCCATCTAAAAAAGAAAATGTGTTTATGTAATACTCAATTGTATCTTCGCTGTCGGGTCGAGCTAGATCCAATACAAAAACATTCGATCCTGGTTTCGAAATGTTTTTTACAACGTTCCAAAAATCATTTGGGTTGTGAAAATGATGTAGAGTATTTGTAGATATAATCCAGTCATACTTTTTATCAATATCGCTAAACATTTTGTTGTATAATGTAATTTGTCTATTATCTGCAACAACAAATTCTCTAGCAAGATCTATCATAGCAGGGGAACCGTCATAACAATCAATATGAATGTTTCTAAATTCTCTAGATAATGCAAAAGAATAGTCTGCAGGACCACATCCTAAATCAGCAACATCACCTTGTACTTTGTGAGTGGCTATCTGACTAATGAAAAACTCTCTTAACCCTTCTCTATGTGCAGAATAAAATTCCATACACTGATCAGGATCGAGCATTAATATATCCGGTTCAATAGTTCTTATCATACAGCGAATATGTTTGTACCAATAATAATTCTATCTTCTGTAGATTGATTGGGCATAGTCTTGTGTCTTAGATATGAAGGAAAGATAACAAGGTCTCCTTCTTCAACAGGCACTTCGTAATCAAACAACTGGTGATATGAACTTCTATTGTTAAATGAATATGGTTGATGTTTAAGTATTACTTCATTTGGGTGTTCAAAAACAAGATTGCCCGAATCTTTATTTTTCTTAAGATAAAAACTTGATGTTAACGGAACTGGACTATGATTGTGCGTATCGATAAATGACCCTGGAGCATATCGATTGGCCCACATCTCAACAATAGCAGGTTTTCCTGAATAATTTAAATGTTGCCAATATGCATTAACATGTTCTGTTAAAAATTCTAATAACCCTTGTAGTTCGGGCATTGATTGTAAATTGCGTACAACATTATAAGAGCATAATCCACCGTTCCTCATTGAACCTTGATTGTCTTTAATTGTTTCAGCAAAGACAGGCTCAAGAAGGGGGATAACATTGTTTTGTAATTCAACAATGTTATCTTTATATTTTGTTCTATATATTGAAATAGCAAATATATCTTCAATCATTATCTGTTCGAGCCCTACTATAATCAAACCATCCTAATACTTCTGCAATAGGACGTTTTTGTTCAGCAATGGTCTTTTTAATATGTTCAGCCATTAAACGTTTTACATATGGATATATTGGGCTTTCTGAAACTTTAAAATCCCAAGCACGAGTATCGAAACCTCCTGCATAATAGATTCTTCGATAGTCCTGTTCCATAGATGTTTTCATTTCTGGAGTAGCAAAGATACCAAACGGTTCTAAAGCCATATTCATAGCCATAGTATGTGTCATAGCAATGCCGTTCCAATAACATATATATTCGTCAGAATTTCTAATATACAATAGAACCGGTTTTGGATCTAGTACACTCCAACTTAGTTCAGAACGCATTTTCGTAATCTCCATCTACTTGGAATTCTTGTTTTGCTACAGGATTATTTCGAACAGAATCAAGCAAACCGTCTACAGGACGATAACCATAAGTCCAATATTTTGCAAGACGTTTAGCAGCATCTGGTTGCAATGGCATGTTCATTCTTAGATTTTTCTCACGAATATCTCGAGCAGTAGTTTTACCCATTAACCACTCTTGACCTCCTGTGCCAATTTGACAAACACTAATATCAAAATTATCAATAACTTCTTGTAAGTTTTTAAAATACCTACGCTTAATGATCTGTAAAGTCCAATACTTACTATCTTTACTATGATAGCTTAACGTGGTGGCATTTTCACTTTCAAATTTTGTAGAATAACGACCGTAGCTTTTAATCTCATCGATAATTTGTTGTGCCTGTTCAGGAGATGAACAGAACACATCAATATCAGCATCTCCTACAGGAAGACCTTGATACCAGCGTAGACATGCACCACCGGCGATCCATGGCCCGTTTTTCATGTCTGGACAAATGATAGACACAGGTTCTTGATCGTCATTGTGACAACACGGAACCCTAATAATCTTTACAGGCTGATTGTAGTTTTTATGTTGCGGCTTGTAATAAGACGCATCGTTTCTCCAATCATCAAAAATATCACTTAGAATCGATCCCATTGTCTTCTTTCTTTTTTTCGATAGGTGGAGGAAAGTAAGGTTCAATTACATAATGGTTGGCTCCCCACCAGCCAAAAGCTGATAGGAATCCCCACATCACGATTTCAATAACCATCACGCAGCCTTTTGTTCTGGAACTGGAACTGGTTCACCGCCGTCTGGATCGGGCGGGGTTGTGTCGTTGTCGTCGTAGAGTTGACCTTTAAAGAATTCAAGTTGATCAATCATTTGTTGACAACCTGCCTTATTCATGGTAATCTCGCTGTAGCCCATTTGGAAACTAACACGGTTGTTGTCAGTTAGGCCCAGGCGATAAAAAATCTTAGCAGGTTCTTCTTTTTTGGGTTCTGGTTTAGGTTCTGTAGGCTCTACCAGTTTAGGAAAGTCTACAACATTGCCTTTATCTTTTTTGCCAAACAAATTGAACATTTTCTTATCCCAATTTATATCTAAATTAAACCAACGCCCCCAGGGTGGAAACACAAAGGGAGCAACTAGAACAGATAACCATGCTATCTGTATTTGCGGTGATAGGTCTGCTTCGATAAAAAATATATCTAGCATACCTATCACTAGGTAGAGGGCACTACACCAAAATAAGTAGTAGCCCCCTGAGCGTCCGAAGATCTTCATTACTTGTTAATCATCAAACCAGTCATGTTGCTAGGAACAACAATTGTCTGTACCTTACCGTTCTTAATACCTTCTGAGATATTAAGTGCGGCCTGTGCGTTCATGTAAGCAATTGATTGGGCGCCTTGATTGCTCAGAGCTTGCATACGCTCTGCTTCTTTCTTAGCAGTAGCCACTTCAACTTCTTTTTGTTTGAACTCATTCTTTGCACGAACAAGAGCATTGGCTGATTCTACAACGGAGTCTGCTGGCACAACATTACGAACAAGAACTTGTGTAATAGTAATTGAACCATCCAATTTTTCTTCTACAAGAGTTTTTTGGATTTGTTCTTTAATAGCAGTTTCCATTTGCTGACGATTGTCCGCCATGTCCAATGCTTCATACTTACGTGCTTCTTTGTAGATAGCATTACGAGCAGCATTGTAAATGTAATTAAACATTAGATAAGTATCACCGTCATGTTTAACGTGAAATGCTTTGCTTTTTGTATTGTAAAGTTCTGCTACCTGTGCTTGGTTCAAACTATAGATAACAATAGCATCAAAGTCTTTCATTGTGCTGTTATCTTTGGCAATAGGAGTCATGTCATCCAGTTTGACGTTAACATCCTTAACCGGGAATGTAAGAACATCTCCAATAATGGTTTGATTAAAACTGCCAGGCAAGAGCTCATCATTCTTAACTTGTTTGTCAAAGCCGACCCGCAGACCAACTTCACCAGTTTCAATACGAGTACAGCCAGTGGCCAAAATAGCCGCGGCAAGGATAGAAAGAGTTGCAATACGCTTCATTGTGTGTGTCCTTAAAATAAAACTACGATAAACATCATTACCACTATTGCTAGCAGTGAAACAATTATACTATAACCTAGAGTTTTTGTCAACGACCAACGTTCCTTTCCGGTCATGTTTCTCCAAGTTGTAATGGTAAAATGGATGACTGCTGCCAAAAAAGCAAATACCAATACTAGTCTAATCATTCTTCAACTCCGAAAATATAAGCAGCCATTTTCTTTTGAGTTGTTTCTTCGTCTTTCATAGCACACTCAAAACAAATTTGCTCATCGTTTGGACCATAGGGACGACATTCGTCTATCTTTCCGCACATTTCACAAACGGTTGGCAGTTCTTCTGCAATAAATCCACGTCCACTCATATCATCTCCTATTAAGTTCTGACCACATTAAAAATGCCTTGAATGCATTGTACACGGTTTCTGCTTCTTTATCATCCTGTGGCACTTTTACTCCACGAACATAAAATCCATCTTTAGCAACACGAAGCATTTCAGCACCGCCAGCATAGCATTGAATGGTATTATATGCGTTCTCGTTTACACTGATAGTAGTGTTTTCTATAGTGTAATTTGGAATGTAGCTAATTGTCATTTGTAATGTTTCTTACGATGAAAAATACTTCTATAAGTATTTGAAAAAGAAAATTCTAAGAAACTTTTTTGAGGTTGTTTAAGCTCAACACTCATATTCCAATCTTCTCTTTTAAAAGGAATAACCTGCATTAACGGAGTACCTGATTTGATAGTATAGCACTCATGTTTACCTGTTAGATATCCCGGAAATTGAACTGGAATATCAAATGTATCTGTATCAACAATAGCAGGCAACAATTTGAAGTTTTCTTCAAAATGGTAAAATGGTTGTATAAACAAACAGCTATAGCCCGGAGGCGTCCGAACAAGCCATTCGTTTACAATTTTAATATAGTTTTTCTTTTTCCCGTCAATGTGAACAGGACATTGTTTGTGCGGATGACTGCTTACGTGTTCTCTAGATGGTGTTCGAACTTTGTAATCTTCAATCCCTTCGATCATATTAGGATATAATTCTATATCAAAACTATTGAATAAAATATACCCAGAGGTAATCATATCCTGCAAAGGAACACATTGTTTTGCACTAGGCACATCAAGTTTCCCCCAACGATCTAAAATGTCAACAGGCAGGTCTTTATACCATTGTGGTATAACTTTATTTGCCGGCTGCGGAGAAAAATGTTCTACAACGGCAGGATCGGTGCAGTAAAATTTTATGTCCATTAATCTTTCTTTTTAAGTTGATCTAATACTTGTTGTTTGGCTCTACGTTCTAGATCTGCTTCGTTGGCTTCTTTGATCTTCCACGACATCAAGTCCATAAACTCAACGACTGCCACTTTACCGTCCTCGGTTAAATGGCTGTAGGCAGCACCCACACTGGAGTGATAGTAGTAGTTTCTGTTGTTTAAGATCTCTTCCAAACCACCATAGATTAGATCTTTAATAGCACCTTTTTGCATCTTAGAGTTTTTCACCTTTTGTAAATCCACGGAACCGGAGGAATCGTGGAAAACGTAGCGACCACGTATCTTCGCTATCCTGGCTCCGAGTCGCTGCATCTGCACGGACTTCCACGACCTGCCCAATGAGCGTATCCTTAGCTTCCCAGAATTCTGCTCTTTGTTCGTCTGTAAAACCCGAACCACAATTGACCACAATCCTTTTACCATCATCTACACCTTCACAAACAATAGCACCTAACTTGCCTACATTACGTCCTGTTCCTTCTTCTACTGACGTAACTGATAGACTAACTTCAATAAACGGTTTCATCTTAAGCCAAGAGGTACTACGTTTACATTCATATTTGGCATCAGGATCTTTGATCATTACGCCTTCATAGCCTGCCTCGACCATTTCTTTCATGTAGTCTTTGAAATCAATTTCGTCTGTGAACACATCAAGATTGAATTCTCGTTGAGGCACAATGGTTATAAAACCCGAATCATTAAAGATGTTTTCCCAATTTTTTAGGAAAGCACTACGACGACGTTGACCTAATGTACTCTTGCCTTGTTTGAATTCCACTAATGGTACAATATCAAACAAATTGAGAACAGCATCAGACGCATTTACATTGTCTTTACGATGAACTTGTTTCATTAAATCTTGAAACGAATTGCTCATAATTTCGCCGTCTAATACATATGAACGACCAAACTCGTCAATATAATTTTGCAGATAATCGGTAATGTGTTTAAAGTTTTCAAGGACTTTACCATTACGTGTATATTGTGTCACGGTGCGTTGTTCATAATCAATTACCGTTAAACAACGAACACCATCTAACTTACGCTCTACAATTTTCTTACCTGTAAGTTTGCTTTCGTGATTAGCACTATCGTGGCTAAGCTGGCATTCAAATACTGGCACAGCATATTCTAATTTCTTTTGTTTCTTTGCTACAGAGTTAACGGTCTTTTCGCTAACACCACAGCGCAGATCTTTAATAAGAATACGACGATAAAAATCATTCCATTGATCTTTGGTTGCCACATCCATAGCCAATTGGATAGCATCACGTGCGGCATGACCGGTGAGCTCACGACGATATAAACTCTCTGCCAGTTGTTTAAAGTTATCCCAACTTAGTCCCTGTCCATCTTTGTCTGATGTAGGGACCTGTTTAACACCAAATGTATAAAGATTGTCTAACGCCATTTTTACGCCTTCGAAGAACTCATCTAAGCCTTCGGTCATAGCATCAGCAATAACAGCTTCTTTAGCTAGACGGCTATTGTCTGCTTCAAGACGCTGAATAATAACTTGTGGTTGTGTTCGCATATAAGTCCTTAAACAATTACAGGTTTGTGGTTGGGGTGATAGTCCGAGTAGATTTTGGCATAGTGATTAACACGAATCCAATTAACTAAACTTTGTGGATCAGCAATCATCCAATCTTCTACATCTTTAAATTCTATATCATCTTCTGTGGTGAACACATAGATTTCATAACAACGTTGCGAATTGAAACGAGCACGAAGAGTCATGTGTCCGATTTGTTGTGCCAACGGATTTGTTCGGAGTTCGTTGCCTTTGAGCACTTCGATGATTTGGTTTTTTTCCCAAATGTCCGGATGCTTAGAAGTAATGTCTTCTAAACATTCGAATCCTTCGCGATCCCAAGATGCTAATATATAACGCATTTTAAACTTTCTTGTTGATCCAGTTTGGGTCCCACATATCTTCATTTGTGAGGTCTGGGTAATACAATTCAGGCGATACAGGTAACTTTGTTATTATAACTTCGGGCGGAGGTTCTGTCAACTCATTATAAGCATTGTTGCCCCAAGCCAAAACCCATAACATTAAAAGTGTATCCATATATCTCCCTATACGAAGTTTACTATGTTACTAGTATAACACAGGAAAATACAGATGTCAACCTAAAATGTTCTATGGAATGTGTGAGGATTTGGGCTAATGTTTATACTCATAACGATCCGATCATCGTTTGAGTTGTTTTTTTGAGTTTTATGTAGCATCCAACCTGGGAACATTAATACATCTCCCGTTTGGACTTCAACTTCTTTCCAAGGAAGCTCAACTCTAAGACTTCCGCTCCAAATATGAAACATTGGATCAAAAATTTCTAAGTTTCCACCGTTGGCAGGTTGTTCAACATATAAAACGCAGACCAACGGAACACTACCGTGAGTGTGTTCGTCAGTCCATCCGTTAAAAGGATGAAGGTTAACCCAACTAGAGCTTATTGATAAGTCACATTTTGGAAGTTGCCATTCAGCCCAAACTTTTTCTATCATTGGTCCCGCCCAAACAAGAAAATCGTTTGATTCTTCCCAGTAGTGAGGCGCATCGGGATCGGAGGAAGAACTTATCCCTCCGTCCCGTTCTACTCTGTTATTAAGTTGTGATCCAGTTTTGAGTTTATGAGAAGCTCGTTTAACCAACTCACTTAGGTCACCAGAATAATGGCCTTTCCATACAACCGCTGGAGATAGACTGATCGGAGTCATTCAACACCCAAATAAGATGCCCAGCTTGGATGATGTAAGTGAAAACCTTTTAGTTTTCTCTTTTCAACTAGATCCCAAAAGTGGGGTTTGTATGGAGACAATTTTGGTTTCATCTTACCTACATGAGCAGCCTTTTTATAGTTGCAAGGCTTACATGCAGTTGTAGAGTTTTCCCAAGTGGTCTTACCTCCTTTTGACACAGGATGTACATGGTCCAAAGTAGCAGTTTGATCTGTTACTTCTGTACCGCAGTATTGGCAAGTATATTGGTCTCGCAAGAATACATTACGCTTAGATAAGCGCATTGTGTTCTTAGGCTTTTGATATTCCTTGAGCATTAGTACAGCAGGAACTTTAGTTTCCCAACGAGCTGAATGAACAATCCAGTCGTCATACCACTCAAGGACTTCGGCCTTGTCCAAAACCATATAGCGAATGGCTTCCTGCCAATCTACACAAGATAGCGGAAGTAGGCTAATTGGTTGCATGTCTGCATTTAATAGTAGGGTACTCATTTTTTTACTTTTGGTTAACAAAGTGTATTTAACGCCGAGAATGTATTATATGCTCAGATTACTAAAAAATCAAGTCATTGACAAATAAATTAATATATGAGCAAATTAATGATCACTGGAGCAAATGGGTTTCTTGGACGCAATGCTACCCCATTCTTAAAACAAATGTTTGACGAAACGGTATTGATTGATAAACCTCCGTTCTTATGGGACCAAAGTGTTCGAGAAGGGTGGTCGCACAATAATCAAATACATTATTGCGATATAACAGAAGATATTCCAGTTTTAAAAGAACATCTTAAAGAAGTTGATGTTGTTGTTCATATGGCCAATCGATCTAGGATTGATCCTAGTTGGAATGAGTACGCTGAATACTATAATGTAAACATAACAGCAACACATAAATTTTTTAGTTTATGCCAAACTATGGGTGTAAGGAAATTTGTTTATATAAGTTCTAGCTCAGTGTATGGAAACAACGGTACAATCAAACAACGAGAAGATAGCCAATTGATGCCAACCAATCCTTATGCTGTGAGCAAGATGTCTGCAGAATGGGCACTTCACGTGCAGAGTCTTGTTGGGGATACAGAATTAATAATAATAAGACCTTTTACCATGTACGGAGACTTTATGGACTTTGGCAAAAACGCATTAGTGATTCCAAAGTTTATTTCTGCCTGGGAAACCAATCAACCGTTGTTGTTACACGGCGGTGGTGATCAACGCAGAGACTTTGTTCATGTTAGTGATGTTATCAAAGGTCTTATGATTGTTCTAGAGTACGGTGAACACGGAGACGTATTCAATTTAGGATCAGGCCAATCTGTAAGTATCAAACAATTGGCAGACATTATTAGTCATAGACAAATAGTTGTTCCGCCACGTGTTGGAGCAGTAGCAAATACAGAAGCAGATATTACAAGATTAGCCGAACTGGGTTATAAACCAAATGTAAAGGTATTACGATGGTTGACGGACCTAATGGAAGAGCTTAAACTAAAAAATATTTCTAACATTAAGGAAGCATAAATGAGTTTAGTACCAATGGTAGTTGAGTCTACATCAAAAGGCGAACGTGCATACGATATCTATAGCAGATTACTTAAAGAGCGTATTGTCATGTTAACAGGTGAAGTTGAAGACCACATGGCAAATATTGTAGTTGCACAACTATTATTTTTAGAAAGCGAAAATCCAGATAAAGAAATTAGTCTGTTTATTAATAGCCCAGGTGGTGTTGTTACAGCAGGCATGAGCATTTATGACACAATGCAGTTTATTAAATGCCCTGTGGCTACCTACGTTATGGGACAGGCTTGTTCAATGGGAAGTTTGTTAGCACAAGCAGGAGCAGAAGGTAAACGTTATATGTTGCCAAACGCTCGTCACATGATTCATCAACCCAGCGGCGGCGCCCGTGGTCAAGCTACAGATATTCAAATTCAAGCAGAAGAGATTTTAAAAATGAAAAAGAATCTTACTGAGATTTATGTTAAGCATAATTCAAAAGGTAAGACCTACGAAGAGTTTGCTCGCGACATG